GTGAGTTCAAGGAAACCGCTCGCGCCGCTGGCCTTGACCTGACCGAACTTGAAGCTCTGCAAGCCAAGTCGAAGGAAGCCTATCTTGCCTATTGCGCGGCCAGCAATGCTCGCCGTGCGCTGGCAGAAAAACTCTTGGCGGAGAACTACGATGCCATCCGTCCCAAGCTGCGTCCCTGCCATCAGAAGCGCTTTGATGAAGCGCGTCAACGTGACCCGCAGAACTGGGCGGACGGCAAGGTCGCTGACATGGGCCTCGAATACTAAATCTCTATGCCTGAACAACAAGACATCGTAAACGATACACGCACGAAGTGGATCAATGACTTTACGGTCGCCTTCGATAAGCAAGGCTGGGACGTCCATTACCTCAAGCGCACCAGCAATCAAACGGAGGACAAGATCGGCTCTCTCGTCTGCATCGAACGCACCGGAGGTTTCCGCTACACAATCGAATTCGTCCGGCGTTTGCTCCTGACACCGCGCCGGATGGCCACGATCATCACCTGCCACAATCCGTACGCTGCGCGGTCAGTCACCCTGCACCTTCAGACCGAGGAGACAATCACGAAGGTGGTCGAATACGCGCTGAACACGCATCAGAAGGAGAAGGACAAGAATGACCGCTTCAAGGCCAATCAGCGCCGGAAAGAGGCCGCTGAGCAGGCGCTCGCCGCCGAACTCAATGGACTGGCTATCCCTAAATGGATCGGCCTACGCCCGAATGTGAGCGAGGACGGTGACCTGACCCACGCCGCTTACCCCCACACGTTCACCGACGGCCCGCTCGACAGCCTTGAACCGTTGCAGGTTCGGGCCTTGATCGAGTTCAGTAACCTGCTCCGGGACAACCTGCCACTGCCTGTCTGGCACGCCGTAGCAAAGCACCCTGTCCCGGCCAAGCTGCACAGCACAGCTATGGACTATAAACCGATCCTGCTCGCCATTCCGGGGCAGGAGACACCTGTCCGTGGCCGCTATGTCGGTACACTGGATGAATTCTTCATGGACGGCAGTCCGTCCGCCCAATCCGTCACGCACTGGATGCCGTTGCCGGAATTACCCTTCAAACCCTTTAGCCAAACGAACTACGCCCAAGAAAATTAGCATGACCTCTACCAAAGCGCTGGACGTCGCCAATACCGTCCTGAAACACATCAAAGAGTACAACGAACTTGCCGGAGTGACAGCGATTCATCTGCCGGTAGCTGAAGAAGTAGCCAAACGGATCGACGCCGCGTATCAGCGCCAAGGTGTGCTGCTCAAGGCGGCCTATGACTTACTCGCCAAGGCGAATGAGTCCAACTACGTCGAGCAGGCCACGGCAATCGTCGTTCACTATGACGGGGCCGACTGCGATGGCAACTGCCTCATGGAAGACATCGCCGCTGAACTTGAGATCGAGGACGATCCTGAAAAAGAAACAGACAACTAAATCGCACAGTATGAGTATTAAACGCAAACCAAACAAAGTCCCCAAACCCGGTGATCGTATTGCCCGCGTATTGCGGAATCGTCACGGAGTTACCAGTGTCCATTCCCGTATGGTGGTCGCCCTCGAGAAGCGCTATCCACGTGGGATTACTGTGGTGTACAAGCGCAAGAAGAATTCGACGAAGTTCTGCCGCTGCTCACTGACCGATTGGAAACGCTGGGCACGTTCAGCCAGTGTCCCGCTCTGGTGATGTGCTATGCTAAAAATAAATGTTGACTGTAACAATCAACTCCTTTTAGTATCAGCACATGATTCAACATGAAAGCAATCAAAACTGAGTTTATGCCTACCGTATCCATCGAATTCGGTTACATCGTCGAAGCGAGTAAACGCAGGGGCGGTGGTGATCCCAATAATCCACTCTATTTGAGTGATTTACCTCCCGTCGGTCTATCCCACGATCTCCAGCAAGCCCGCTGGTTCCCGACCGAGATCGAAGCACGTACCGCTGGCCACTGGCAGCATGGTACACCGAAGTCTGCAAAGAAACTCAACGGCACAATCCAAGTATCTCATTTTTAACATGAAAATCGAAATCAAACTCCCCGATTTAATTCAACTTTCCGTCACCATTGCCAGCGCCGCGCATCGTTCACAAAAGCGCAACAGAACTGAAGAGCCGTATATCATGCACCCAATGGCGGTTGCAATGATGGTACCCGACCGTCTCAAGCCGCTGGCTATCTTGCATGACGTGATGGAAGACAACGTTGCCTACGACGAAGAGCGCTTGCGCACACTCTTGCCTGACGAACTTGTTGATAAACTCTTGTTGCTGACCAAGAAGCCTGATGAACCTTACCTTGATTTTATCCTGCGGGCTGCCAGTGATCCTGATACGCTCGAAGTGAAGCTCAAGGACATTGAGCACAATTCCAGCGACTTGCCGCCCGGAAGCTTGCTCGACAAGTACACTCTGGCCAAGTACATCCTCGAAGGCATCAAAGCGAAAGGCGCACAATGAGCAAGCAAACACCCTATCGCGTTTACTCCGAGCAGCCTCGCTGGAACAAGGTACAGGAGCACTGGGTCATGGATTCCGACAACCTCATGGTTGAAGGAACGCGCCGGACTGATCTGACTGCCGTTCAAAGGCTCTGCGACGATCTGAACACGGCCATGCTCAAACAAACTTCGACGCACACCGGTTTTCGGCACACGGTTCGCGGCAAGTGTGAGAAATGCAATACGCCGACCAACTGGCGGATACAGGTAGTCGATCGTCATGCGTACTGGTGCGGTTGCGACTAACCTTATTTATCTATGATTATCAAGAGCTTAAAAGAACTAGAGGCTCCCAAGTGCGAGCACTGCGGCGACGTAAAACGGGAACTTGTTGCCTTCTCGTGGATGCTTTCTGCGCAGGTGAAGACCTATACCCTCACAAAAGATACCTGTGACGCTCTTACTAAGCGTCTGGAAAACAGAAACTTGTCAGACATAACCAGCGCAAACGTTGCCGGTCAACTGAAGATGTTGTCACAAGTAAAATCAAGTCAGGAATGGCTGCTGTCTCCTGCCCGGCCTTGGATCAGGCAGATCATTGATGTCCCTGTAGATCAGCCAGATAGCCAAACCATGACCGTCTTAGGCGCTACTAATTTCGGCTTCCGCTCGGCGGAAGCTGGCCCCTGTGTCCAGTGCGGCAAGGCAACCCACTGGGCCACGTATAACAACGCCGACGCCGTCTTCTGGTGCGGTTGCCAACGTTAACTCAAAACTCTAAACATTATGGATACAAGAAGCTACATAGTCTGGACTGATGACGAGTGGAAAGGCATCGCCAACCGGGCAAAGAAAATGAAACAGTCCAAGCCCGAAATGCCGTGGACGCAGGTTGTGATGGTTTGTCAGGATGACATCGCCCCCGAACGCCGTCGTTTTCACATTGGCCGGTTAACTCAGCTGAAGCCGCTGTTCGAGATTCTCAACCTCGACGCATCTGGAAACGAAAAACCGGTTAAGCCTGTAGTTGCAGCGCCCGAGGCTGAACTGCCTACGGTTTCTCCCCTGTCAGACATCCCGGCGCTCACACTATTGACTGAGCTTTTCGCACGGGGCAGCTTTTTGAAAGAAGAACTCTCTAAGCTGGAAGAATTTAAGGCTCAGCTTGCTGCCAGTCTTACGGAATTGACCGCTTTTGAAGCGCGTGTCGTTGAAAAACAAAATGCTGGAAATGAAAGCTTTAAGGCTATCGAACTCAGCGTCAAAAATACACTGTCCGACTTCGGTAAGCGTCTCAATGGTATCGAAGATTCCGTGCTCACGGCGCTCGAAGACGTGGATAAATTCCGCACTGGTTACGACCAGATGATCCAGAATGTCGAGCGCGTCAATGTGTTCCTTTCCAAGCAGGAAGTGAAAACTGCTGTCGAGCATGCCGCACCTGCTACACCTGCTACACCGGCTCCTACGGTCAGCATGCCTGCTGCACCGGCCCCGGCGACTGTAGTTGCTACACCCGCCGCCACCCCGAAGAACTTGAAGCGCTTTCTGGTGTTCGGGCCGTCGGACAAAGAAATTCCACGCATCACCCAACGTCTTGGTCGCGGCTATAACGTCGAACTCATTCTTGGTGAAAATCAACCGCATGCGAAACTGCCGCAAGTCGATTACGTCCTTGTATCCGGTCACAACGACTATACACGCCGCTGGCAGACAGTGCGTGATCATTACGGCGATAAGAAAGCGTTCCGCCTCAACAATGGTGCTCTCATGAGCTTTGTCACCGCCATTGAGCGCCTGCACGCCTTTGGCACGGTGTAAACAGCCTTTGCCGCTTTACGTGGGCGCACACCTCGACATCCTTGTTCGTTTGATGAATGGGACGCCCGCGTAAAGCGCTGCATGGTCTGCTAAATAATATTAAAAATTAAAGTTGACGTAGAAACTAAAGTCTTTATACTGATTGCCATGATTACATTTGAACAAGCCGTAAACGATCCCCAATACCGGGCAATTCCCAGTTACATCCTCACCAGCCTTTATGACTATGTCGAGCACCACTCTGCTCCCGGACATTTTCTGACGGCAATCTTATCCAACGATCTGTTTGCTGCTTTTGGCCGCGCCGATCGCGACGCCCAGAACGCGATTGGCTTGTTGATCACTTTCATCCATAACAACGTCCGTACGGACTGCTACGGATCACCTGAAAAGGTTTCCGCGTGGCTCAACAAGAAATAGAATCGTATGCTAAGTCTACTCGAACATGTGAATTCGGAACCGAAACCAGCGCAGGAGTCGCAGGAGTCCATCAATTTTACGCCGGACATGCTTGCCCGGCTCAAGCGTACATACAAAGCCGCCGAAGCAGTGCAGGCCGACACATTCATCTTTGAAGGGCGCACCTTTGTTCTAGGGTATGCGAAATACCTCATCGAATATCTTGAAGAGGTATTTCGCAAGCAATAGAGATAATACGTATTGACAGGGCACCTCAAAATATTGATATGCAAGACGAACAACTTGAAACTCTTAGCGCTCCGTCCGTTGAGCTTTTAGGCGAGCGCCGTTTCTCAGCCTACACGCTGCGCAAACAAGGGCTGACCTATAGGGAAATAGGCAAAAGAATGGGTGTATGTGAAGGCAGGGCAAACTACCTATACAAAGACGCCATACAGTGCCTAAATCGCGGCCCGCACTGGACAGACGGTTTTAGCGTAAGGCTTGCAAACCTGCTGAACAACTGCAATATCAATAGCCGCGAAGAAGCTCTGGAAGCGTACCAATCTGGACGTTTGCGTGTTACTAAAGCTGATCAGAAAGACTGGAGCAGTAAGACGCGGGGGTATGGCTGGAAATCTCATAAGGAGCTTGCCAAGTGGCTCGGATTACCTGAACCGCAAAAATCAGCGAACAAAAGACATAACCTCTGTGTTTGCCCGCACTGTGGCGGCAAGCTATCCTGACTGTATTTAGGCTATGCCTGACAAGGTACCATTACGTGTTGATTTCGCCGGGCCGTCCAGTTTCCCGGTGAACGTCTACCCATCGACATCCGTGGTCGTTGTTAACTGCGCGATCAGTCCAACAGTGACGCTGGATGACTGGCCGTACCTTGACCGTTCTGGTTTAGCTGATACCTACGCCCGGAGCTTGCTTTTGGACGCTGATCCCTCTGCGTGGTCTGATTGCTTCCTGCCTGATTTTGGCATATTGGAAGAGACTGGCCTGTGTGTCTGGTCACTTGATCCGCTAAAGCCCCAACCGTTGATTGAAAAGCGAGAGGCTGCGTTTCTGGCCGGTAAAATGGCTCTCTGGCACACCGGTAAAAACTGCTTGGAAGTAGTTGCTCGCGCCCCTATCAGCGCCCATGCTGAATCTAGCGCTCTAGCTGTCGCCGCTGTCGCTGCCGGTAACCTGACCAAACTGGCCGAGGCGATAAACCTTACCCACAACATCCAGCTGTCCGATGGCATGGAGCCACTGCCAAGCGCTTTCCGCAGCCTAGCCTACAAGTACGTGGGCGACGGATTTGGAGGCTATGCGCTTTATCTGTTCCCGGACAAGTCTCTGCGTGACGCCTTCTGCGAACGTCCGGGGGCTATGGCTATCGAACCTTACGTCGCTGATTAAAGCAGCTACGTCCACGTTGGCCAGACAAGCTCGGCTTCCGCAACCGCGATGTCCTTCCAAGGCTCCATGTAGTTGCGCTCACGACTTATCTGTAGACGGTTGAATATGAAACCGTAATCAAGTGATAGCTCTTTCAGGTAGTGGTAAACAGCTTCGTCGGTGAAGCTTCTAAACTGAAACATTGCGCTAATCGTGGTTGATGGCTTTAGCTGCGCATCATAAACCCATTTGCGATCAAAACGACGTACTTCGACTCCGTCCGACTGACACTGCGAAGTAAAGTCTTCCAGCTTTATATCGAAAACCATCCTTGAGCAGGCCCGTAGGACACACTGCTCGAAATCCTCGTAGTCACCTTCCTCAATTATGGGGTAGCTGTGGGGCAGTTTGTACCCTCTGGCCAGCAATAGCGCGGTAACGCCCGGCCCAGCCTGTCCGACAGGGACACCCGAGGGCAGCATGAACTGGTTCAGCGTTTCCGGTAGCTTAGCCATTGGAAGGCTAGTGTGGTTGGGTCGTAGGTGTAAAAAGCAGTACCGCCTGAATGTTTTACGGTCAGGCGGCCTGTTCTACTCCCCGCTATCCGGTAGCGTGACGTGACCGACTTTTTTCGGAATACGTCCACCAGTCCACGAAAAATTCTTATACTGCTTGCCAGTAGGTTCTTCACGTAAGGTTCCTTCGTCTTTTCTGGCCTCAAGCACAGTAAACTTACGATTACGCCATAGGATGACATCACCGCGTTCAAACGGAGGAGAAGCTGTTTCTCCCCAGTGCTTCCAGCGCGTGACAATACGGTGGATCGACTGCTTCTTCATGCCAAATCGTTTACCAACCTGCTCATAGCTGAAGTTGGCGGAAAGCTTGACGATTGCAAGCTGACGAGGCGTCGGCTCCGTCTGGGTCTTTCGACCACGGTTACGCAGCGCGATATTGGCTTTCTTGGCCCATACGGTCAGCGTCGCACTGGAAATGCCATGCTTAGTGGCGATTTCCTCCGTGGTTAGATCGGAGCCTCGATAGTCGCTAAGCGCAGCGGCTTGCACTTCGGCACACTTTTTAATGATACGTTTCGGCATAATGTTTATGTTGTATACGCTATGGACATATTTGTCGAGCACATAGTCAACATAAAAGAACAGGGCGGCACACGTTAGCGCCGCCCTGTTCCAGTGATATTTAGTCTGCCTCCGGGCGAATAGGTTTAAGGCTGCACTGTGTCGGAAGCAGCTGCTGCAACCAGAGGTTGTCCTCGACGTTGAAAGCCTGCCAGCGTTTATCGTGGAAGTCGGCCTTCGGAACGAGCACTTTTCCGCAGGTAAGCGGATTATCGACGCCCAGATCAGCAGCTACCTGCTGGATGGCTGTCATGAACTGATCATAGCGGTTGCGGTTGAACTTGCCGTCAACCATGAACACTTTGGTATCGAAACTGGCTGCAATCTCATAGCCGACGTAGTCGTTCACGTTGGCCTTTTTACCATCCACAGTGCGCAAGGTATTGAACTCGGCTTCGACCTGTTTCGGGTCGCATTTGAGGTTCTTCTTCGTCCATGAGAATTGAACGATCTCGCCGGTGGCGTCGTCCTTGAGATTGACGCTGCTGATGCGGGCTTTTGGGTCTTCAGGATGTTGCGCGTTGTGATTGAACACGCCCTGCAAACCTTCTTCGGTAAGCGTTGGCTTCAGTTCGTTGAGAATTTCTTCGGCCCGGTCAGCGGCATCGCGTGCCTCGTTGTAGCGGGTGACAATATCGCCGGTGACGACGACGGTGGGGATTTCGGTTTTGGCCTTTTTAGAGGCCGCATCTGGAATATCAAGAGAGTTTAGTTTTGCCATACGCCTGTACTGTATACAGTGTCGTAAGCTGCGTCAACACTAAAAAACAATATTTATTCCAGCGTGGTAGAAGGCAGCGCTACGATAAGTTTGCCGCCCAACACATCCGTAACCGTAAGCAGACCTTCAAGCGTCGTATCGACCACCGCGCCGGTCGTATCGAATACGACTTTCGGCCCCCAGCAGTAAAACGGGCTGGGCAGATGCGGCACGGTATGCGAGAACGCCCATTCGTAGGTCATCCAGTCGTTATTGTAGTCTGTGCCGGTCGCGGTGAACAAAATCTTCGTGCCGGTTCCGGTCGATGTATCAATCGGCAGGTTGTTTTCATCGTAGCGCCCCACCGTGACTGCGCTAGGAGCACTATTCTCGATGAGCAATACCGAATAGCTTATGTCGGTATAACTGACGCGACTGTCGTAGATATTTTCGGCGTATACACGTACATCCACACGGGCCAGCTTGGCTGTGCCACTGGTGACTACTTCCGCACTGATGTCGCGTTCCACGGTGTTCTGGATCGCACCGTTGGCCAGATAAGTCGTGGTGCCGTTTACGCTGTGCGGAGCCATCGTCCAGTGGTTACTTCCCGAAAAACTCCAATCAAAATAAACAACGTGTGTCGGCATCGGGCCGACAAACACGCTGAAAGTCAGCTGCTGGCTTTCACCGATCCTAGCTTGGACTGGCGTACTTGCGTCAAAGGCGACGCCGTTTACACCTGCGGTAAGACTTGCATCCGGTGGTCTATTCGCGTCACCGCGCAGCAAAAAGTCGACGGAACTCGTACCACCGCGCACATCATAAACCTTACATGTGACGGTGCGCGGGCTAGTTACGAGCAGATCGTAGTAACACTCGGTAGCCGGGCGCGATACGACAATCGTCGTCCCGTTGTACCACTCCGGGCCGTGCCATGTTCCATTCGCGCTACCGGCAGATGCCGTGGTACCGGAACCGATGTAATTTGTTCCCTGATACCAGCTGAATCCAATGGCGTCGCCATCAATGTCGATAGCCGTCAACGATAGCCGTGTCGGATACGTAAAGTATTCGTCATTTCGGCTGATGCTGACCCCCGGCAATATGGTCGGCGGCTGATTTGCCGTGATGTAACCAAGCACCGTATCACTTTGACCGTCGACAGCTACCGGGCGGCAACGGTAAGACAGCACATCGTTGAACGGATTGCCGCCCATGTTTACAACTTTAGTGATAAACGGTTGGCTGGTCGCTGCCGAAGAATTATCCCAAAAGTCCCAGACATAGCTGTAAACATCGCTACCGGTAGGTATCGGTGTCGCCAGCAAGATAACTTGATCGCCTACTTGATTCATGGTCTGGGTGATTCTGCTGAGTTAAGTGTTGCCGTAACGTAGATACCGCCCACGTTCACGATTGCTCCGCTGGCTCCGCTGCGGGCGGTGAAAGTGATGAGCATGTAACTTCCGTAGTCGTCCACCTGAACCATGCCAAAGATAGAACGCGTGCCTGAGCCTGTATAGAACGGGCCGATTTGGTATGGCGTTCCCTTTTGGCTATTCGAGTTGTATAGCTGACCGCACTGAAATACCGGTAGTCCGTGTCCATTAGGGGCTACGGAATTCGTACCGTTTGCGTGAAAATCGTAGGTTCGACCATCGTCAAAAGCCGTGGCGTGCATGTCGCCCGAGAGAATGAACACTTTGCGGATGGCCTTGCTGTAAATGTAATCTGCGATCTCTTTACGTTCAGTCGGATAGGCTGCCCAGTTCTCCACGCTCGGATTCGCTTCGGGATGGGCAACGCCTGTCCACGGGAAGGAATTGACCCAGAAGATCGCTGCAATGTCTCCACTTGAACTAGCCGCCAGCAGTTCCTGCTTGAACCAAGCTTTTTGCGCCGCGCCTAGTACGGTCTTGTTGTTGTTATCAGCCACCGTTACTGGCGTACGTTCCGATCGGCAATCAGTGACGATGAAGCGACAGCGCCCTACAGTAAACGCGTAATAAATCGGCTGGTTACCATCGCCCGCTGCCAAAGGCAGATGCGGTACCACTTGCCGGTAGGCCGAACGGGCTGCCGGGCGTGATACGTTTGCGCTACTGCCGTCATTCGGGCCGTAATCGTGATCATCCCACATGTACATGACGCCATGTTGCCGGTAGAACGCTTTGTGTTTGCTTTCCGATAGCACGTTGTTGAACGCTGTCCGGTAAAAAGATGGATCGTTTACGTTGATGTTGTAGTAATGGAAATCCCCAACGTGCATTACAAACATCGGATTCTGCGTGTGAATAAATCCCCAAGCCGCGTTGGATACCGTGCTTAAACTGGTATTGTTCTCGCAAGCGACCACCGCAAACTTAAAGCTCTGGGCACCTGTACCGGATGTTGCAACGGTACCTGCCATCTCATAATGGATGCTTCCGCCTGTCTCGACAGCGTAATAGTAGGTTGTCCACGGCTTCAACCCATCAACTTTGATCTTGGTGTAATTGTCGGCACCCGAGGCCACCATGTCGGTCATCGAACTATCGCTAAAAGTGCTCGACTCGCTTACCGCTAAGCGAAGTGTCGTTTGACCGGTCGTTTTGACTGTCACTGTGAACGATGGATTACTGGTCAAGGCACCTGCCCAAACCCAAGCCGGAGCGTCCTGCGGAGCCGTGCCTGCCGCCGTAAAGTTCGGCATCGTGATTGTACCGGTATCGGCAACGACGACATTCGTTCCGGTATAAATGATGTCGTCGCGACGTTCGTTTGTCAGCGGAGAGAGCGTATCTCCAACGGGATATATTGCCGCTGTATTTTCGTTCGACGTATAGATTGTCGATTCGTGCTGGTAGCCTACCGCAGTACCATAGCTATTGATTGCTGCAAACCAGCCGCCGGGTGTCGTACCAATAGAACTGATGTCGGTAGAAAGCTGCGTAAATGTGGGTGACCCAACGCTCAGCGCCTCAACCTTAAAAATCTCAGTATTGATGTGGCGGAGTGTGTAACCAAGGATCGCCAGCTGGCGCTTGGTTCCTTTTGCCGTATCTGTCAATGGGTTCGTCCAATCGAAACTGATCAGATAATTCCCGCTCACTTCGTCGTCCAGATAAAACTGAAACGTATCCGTGCCGCTAAAATTGTAGCCGCTCTTACCGCGCAGCAGGCGGCGCTGGATAACCGTGTCGTTCACATTGATGCCGACAGCGAATCCGTCAAAGTCTTCATCCGCTTGACCTACTTGCGCACTAACAATCGTTAGCTCGTAGTTGCCTGTAGCGAGGTAGTTGCTACCTGTAAACTCAAGCACGCCCGCTTTGCCGAGTGCAGGCGTATACAAAGATGTTCCGTACGAGTCGATACGCACGATGCTTGGCATGGGCTGCCAATCGACGGCATTATCCTCGGGCGTCACTACGGGCGGACTGCCTGTAGGTGTCTTGTCGACCCATGTGTCGTGAGCATCTCCCACTGTCTGCTTGCTGCGGCTGGTCAGATACATGTACAGCGGCGGCGTTGTGAACATACCAAGCGTCGGCCACGGATTCGCGGCTGAGATAACGCCGCGCATTGTGGTCGGGTCGGCGAAAAGCATGCCTACGCCGTTCTTGCTGAGCCGTGTATAAGCCCCGGTGGCTTCTTCATTTCCTACTGTACCCACGAAAACCGCCTCCAACCATGTTGATGCGGCATCACCATTCAAAGCCATCTGGTATACATGCTGCCCGTTCGTGGTAAGCACGTACACGTACTCACGGAACGGATTAGTCTGCGTCATCGTGTTCGGCCACGGCGTTGCGGTACCGCTTGAAACAGTGACCGCTGGAATACCGTTAGCCGTGCTGCCGCTGAAGTTTAATTTCAGGTAGTTGCCTGAATTGTTCTGGGACTGCCACTTAGCAGACCAACCGGGCAACTGTCCGCTGTCAGTGCTGTACGGCGTCGTGCCTTCACCAGTCATACACGTGAACTGAGCACCCAGCGTATAAGTGTCCGGCAACGGACGACAGTCGCCGATACCGACTTCCTTGAAACGGCTGTCGCCGTGGTAGGAACCCATGCTATCGTAGCGCAACACCAGACCTTGGCGCGTGCGACGATACCACGCAGGCAATACATTCGGGTAAGCCCAACCGGACGGTAGAATCTTGATACCGTATTTGTCCTTTCGATCCAGCGTATAGATGAACCCAAGGCGGTAAGTGCAGAGCGTCGGTGTCGGATTATGGTAACGGATCAAGTCCATTTCCGCTGCTGTCTTGGTCACGTTCCAGATGCGCAGATCGTGGATCGTAAATGCAGCGCCATTGGCAGCTTGCACATTTACCAGCGTATCAATATCGGGATCACCGGCAAGGTATGAACCAGCTACGTTGATTTCCACAGCACTGGTAGACAACGTTGCATCACCGAACACTGCATTGTGTTCGCTGCGCCGGATGTAAATGAAGTGCCATTCGCCGTCTGCAATCACTACGCTGCCAAGGGCAGTGCCTACACCGTTGTCCTTTTTGGCGTAGCCAGTCACGGCACCGCCGGGGCTTAGCGTGAAATAGACCAGTGAACAGTCGACAATCGTAGTTTCCGTTGACGGGTAGAGTGCAGTCGCCGTGCGCTTGATCCAGAACGCCGCCGTCACTTCGTCTACCAAATCACGGTATTCATCGGCAATCACCTGACTGTCATTCAACGTCAGGCACCATCCACGAACAGAGTCAAAATGGCGGTCTGCGCTATTAACACCGATCAAGTCTGTCGGCGTAGCCCGGAAGCTGTGGTCGACTACAGAAAGCGCTGCGTCTACGTGCTCATTAAATGCGAACCAACCGACCAAGCCCACGCTGTGCTGAGGGCCGAAAAATTTAACCAAGTCCGCAACCAAAACGCCTTGAGCGAGGCCAACGTGGTACAGACTGTATCCGGGCTGAAAGAGCACGTCATAGTCCGTCTCTGTATCGCCAAAGCTGGAACCGATCGGAGGACGTATGAAGTCTGTTTCCGCTGATGTTAGCGTAGACAAGTCCTTGAGTGTGCCTTGATAGCCGATGGCGGTGTAGGCCGGACTGTATACGCCTTTAGCGATTGAACGCGGTTCGTAGGTCAGACGAGGTACCGATGTGTTGGGACTGGTCAGCGCGTAGACATTTATGTCGACACCGGTCTGGTCGTTGAAAGCTGTTGCCTCCTCTAGCTCTTGAACAGCGATGTCCGTGCCTGTGCGGTAGATGTCCAACTCAACCAGTTCACCGCCGACCGTGACTTCACGGTTCCACGGAAAATCATCAGCAACCTCGTAAATCAGCCCGTCATCTTCGTCTTCGGGACGACACAAGCACGCTTCCGCCGCCCGTTGTTCTTCTTCGGAACAGACGGTAATGTACGATGTAAACGAGCCTTCGTTGTTGGCGCGTGATACGTCATTCGTGACTAGGTAAAGGCTTCCGGTGTCTGTCGCCGCGCCGGAATAGAGCGAGCCGACCAAAAAGATGCTGCCCGATAGCCCGACGCGACCAAGCAAAGCTTCGTGCTTGAACCGATTGTCCAGCCGGTCAGGTGCCCAGTTGTAGCCTTCCGGCCCGATCCAATAACCGGGCGTTGGTGAAACAGAACCGACCGTCGTTATCGAGATCAGTTCGCCTTGTTGAAAAAATATGCCTGTATCCGGCCACGGCGCAGTCGGATTTGTGTTCGTCGGGCCTAACGTGCTATCGGTGTAAAACGTGCCTGTTTCACAAACCAGAACACTTTCATAAGGCTCAGGCCGAATCGTACCTGTGCTCACCAGCGTCCATGCCGTCAACACCGTAAAATCTGCAATGTTGCTGTGGCTGAAGCCGTACTGCCCAGTCGCGAAATTAAACGAACCGGTGCAGGTTATGTTCGTATCCGACTTTATCGCGTAGATGTATTCGTCGTAGTTTGCCGGATTAACCTCAGCGGTCAAAGGCAGCGTTGCCGTGTTCGATTGCACCGGGAACGCATAGACCGGAGACGGTTCGATGGAGAAAGCGGCGGATGGGCTGGTATCGGTGTAAAAAGCGTACGTTCCTGCGTTCTGCGCTGTGACTGTTCCAAGCACGACGTTTGGTGCGGGCGGCGATATGAAATAAGCGGTCAGGACGTACTGAACGTTTGCTTCAGCGACCCACTTGATCTCCGTTACATTGGGAATGACTGCCGTCAGAGCAGCCACATACGAACCCAACGGCGCATCAGCGCAGGTTCCGCTTGAGGCGGCGACTGCTGTCGGTTCTGTAAACAACGTGCCGTTTACAGCGTACGGCGCATAGCAAGCGCTGTCATTCACCAAGAAACCGGTCTGGCTACGCCGGGGTAGGCGGGTAGCTGCACGTACCTCTTCCAAGGCTTGCGTGACCTGCACACCGGCAACGACCAGTGAATCCGTGTTCAGCTGGCGGTCACCGACCGCTGGATCAGCTTGCTGACGAGCAACAACCGTGTAGGTGATGTCGCCGTTTGAAGTCACCCAGTCTGTCGTCGTCTCGGCAACAGCGATGCTGCCGGATACCCAAGGCCGGTATGGACTCTCCGCCGTTCCATCCGGGGTCAGGTTCGGATTGGCTTTGAGGTCTTTATTGGTCGTCGCCGCCCGGCTTCCAAAGATTTCCTCCACCTTGTCCATGTCAGCGGTGAGGCCGAGATCGAAGTAACTGCTGCGGTACTTGATTGCCGACAGTCGGTCTTCGATGGCAATCGTCGCCAGCGTACCCACGGTAGTAACGTGGACATAGATGCCGTTGAAGGAAGCACCGTCGGCGACCGCCTGAAAACGAACGCTGCTGCCGAGCGGATCAACGTATGCGCGGGCCAGTGAATTACCGTTGGCCAGTGCGTATGAGCCAGTCGCTGGATGAGTAACTGTCCCGTTCTGAATCGATGGTACGTTCGTGCCTGCCAGTGAACCGAGCAGTGCAACGCGAATCCAAGGATTCTTACCGTTGACGCTTTCCGTGTAAAATTCGGTGCTGTTCGTGCCGTTGTTAACCGTAGTGCTCCAGCTGTAAAAAGGGCCGTCACGATAAACGAACGGATCGTAGTAAGGGCCGATAACTTGCTGCGGCGCGTATTCCGGCTCGGCGGCGTAATCGGTTGCATTGGCGCTGTTGCCGACATCGTCCGGGACGTGCGGATTAAGGCGTGACCACAGCGGGGTCATGCGGATGTCGTCAAAGCCGAGAATCTTACCGAGCACTTCAAAGCTTTGATTGGTGCCTTTGATCTTGAGGCGCGGGAACCACGTAGACACCAGTTGGACTTGAGCGGCGTTTACCGCATTGCCCTCAAGCATGTCGGTATCATACAGGATCGCTCCCAGTGTCTGGGCCAGCCACGCCAAAGTGTTAACGTCTACAGCACGCAACGCATCGTATCCGTAACGCACCGCGCCTAATGCTTCGACCGGGATGTTCAGTTGAAAAGCTGCCCACAGTGGAAGCTGGCTGCTGCCCGGAGCAGGTGTATCCGTCTGGATGTCCAGACTGCGCGTATACGCTTTACCCTGTTCGCTGACGAGATCGACCAGAATGACATTGTAACTCCCGGTTGGAAGCGCACCGGGCTGCCAGAACAAGTCCAGCTTCTTGGCATAAGAGCGCACGTCTTCCAAGCGGTCTTGCACGCCGGAAACGACTGCTTCGATGTACCCGCGATCATCCTGACTGACGACAGCGTCAGGCAGGAGATCGTACAGAAACTGCTCTTTGAGATTGCCGATGCTCATTTAACGCAATAACTACAGGATCATGCGCCCAACGCGCTTCCTCCAGTTACTGTTTAAGAACTGAGCAACCCGCGCCGGGTCAACCGGGAACTTCAGGTTGGCAAATGGATCAGTATTAACGGATTCAATGCGGGCTTCTTCGCTTTCACTTAGGTTGATGTATTCAGTCGCCTGCTTGACGAAACGGTTGAACGTCTGCGGGTAGCGCTGACGATTATGCCAGTACTTCATTCCGTAGCCCCAGTTACCCGAGCGAAGGCGCTGCACCATCTGTTCCTTGGAAAGCCCTTGCCGACGCCAAGAGTCAACCATGCTAGCCGCCCACGCCATGACTTCCTGCTTTTGGTTCAGATAGCGATCAGTATCCATCTTACCGCCGGGAGCGACGTACTCGGTAGCCTTATCGGCTACGGCCTTCGGGTCTTGCATGCGATCCATCTGCCCAAGATGAACGCCTTCATGGTATAAAATGGAAGCCAAGCTCTTCGGCCAGTATGGGCTGCGCAGCTGCTGGGGATAAGGGATCGGTATGGTAACACCTGTCTCATCCGCTTCTGGCACGTTGAACTGGGTTTCGCCGAACAGGACGCCTTTGTCTTGCAACGCATCATTAGCCAAGGCCACAAAAATGCGCGGGTCGCTGTTGGATTCTTCCGCACACTGTGTAATGATGTCTACAATGCTGTCGATTTCGGTGCGTTCAACGTCTATGACCGCCTCGGTTACCTCTTTGGCTTTTGGCGCACGGCTAAACAGCAAATGCTCACGTAAACGGTCAGGGTCACTGTCGTCACCGGCACCGCTGAAGCGCATACCGGCAGCAATGAATTCGCGTGTCGACTCTGGTGATTCAAACGGGTCTTCCCCGACAAGATGTGTACAGGAACCTTTCTTAACGTAGGCGAGCGTCAGATGTGGATTGTAGGTCGGATACGAGTCTTCGTGTGGGATTGCATCGCTGACGCGCTTGTTGAGCAAGCGAAGTTCGGGCGACTCCACATCGATTTTCACCACATCGAATTGCGGGTTCGTTGTGAACAACGATACAGTACCCAAGAAGATTGGGAACGGTCTGGTGTCCTTGGCGATCTGCCTCAGTTCACCCGGTACTTCGCTTGCAAGCAGCCCGTACTTGACGGTGATATGCGGATCGCGTTCACGACCTTTGCCGCCATCTGGATCGATGACCAGAGCATCTTCAGGAACCTGTAACCGGTTCCATTCAAGGATGAAGTCGATCATCTCCGGCGGCGGCGCGATGTCCGTCGACGAATACGAGTATTCGGCTTCAAGCAGGCTTCTGGCTAATCCAAACGGTGTCATAATCAAAATGGAATTTCCTCTCCAGCGCCCAGCTGATCAAGCACTTCTTGATCCGACTGCTTTCGAGCAGCGTCGTGGAGAGCATACAGAAACACGAGTGTACTTTCTGGATGTTCGATGTCTTCCAAGCCTAACACGTCAGCATCCAGCATACTCGCCGAATAGCGCACGGACGTATATTCCGGGAACTCGTTTACAACGATGTCCGTGACAGCGTCAAACAGCCTCTGCATCGATCGCCACTTAAAGTTCTCGTCATATTCAAACCAAAGCGCCAATTTCCGTCCAGCGTCTGGTTGCGTCAAACGACCGTCCGATGAATCAAGCTCTTCTTCGGAGTACTGCTCGATCGGTATAAGCTTAAAATGTGCAGGTGACAGCACTGCACCTTCCGCATTGGCTGCGTCTTTGATAGCGGCGTTGACCCGCTTCTCAAGTGTCACTGGTATGCCGCTCCACATGGCAGGCATTTCGTCAGGACTGTCTAAGTCAACCTGCGATTCAAGCGCCAACTGTGTTTGGTTTGGGTCTACATAAGGCTTAGGCGCTTCAAGCTCGTATATCTCGTAAAAGAGGCCATCGAGATGCTGGCACTTGGCAAAATCGTAGGTGCTGGCGTGATACTGCGAATCGTCCACTGAGGCTGACTTTTTGTTGGCTTGCACCATCAGGTCTTCCAAAGCGCCGCTAAAATTTTCGTTTTCGTTGCTGTAATACGTAGTAGCTGCTTCAGCGATGTCATTCCAGCGAACCAACACAAGCAGCGCTTCTTTCGGTCTACCAGACTTGTCTACGCCGGACGTGCCCCACTTGTACTCAATGCCGCCGATCTGTTCGATGGCTTTATCTGTATACGCAGTGTAAACATTGTCCTGACTTAACGACTCGATAGCGCGACGGCCATCGGATTTAATCGCGTCGATTATATCGTCGAACACACCATCTTCGGTATCTTCGTCGCTCGGATCACTCAGCCAGTCTTTTAGTGTCTGATCATCATACTGATCAAGGACAGCCTTGGTCAGCACGACGTAGTCTCCACGCTGATTTTCACCGGCATCGGGCATCCAGACGCGGCGATTCAAAAGCGCCTCCCGGATACTTTTCATCGCTTTACCTGTGAGATAAGGGATTACATCTTTTGCTTCCGGCTCGTCGGTGTAATCGAACCAGTGGTAATTTTCTTGGCTGAAAACTTCCTCTGCCGCTTTCTCGTTCTCAAAAACCGGCGCGAGATCATCAAAGCCTGTGTAGCTCAACCAAATTCCGCGAGGCTCCGCTGCCTCTACCGGCTTGCCGTATAGCGCTGGAATCTTCTTGTACTGTTTACGATTAACGTAGTATAGCGCGAGCGGCAGGCTGTAGTCATCAAGCCGCAAGTTACCTTTACGATCCTGTCGCCGAAGCTCTGCGGGGCCTCCAAGCTTGAGCAGGTAGTTGCCTAGCGCGTACGATTCACTGTCCTCTTCAATCAGACGCCGGAAGTACTGAAGCAGGGCTTTCCGCACAGCCACGTTTTCCAACAACACGTCGATGCCTTTTCCACCGTAAGTCGGAGGCGGCCATGAGCGCATGTTTCCATCTTCCAGCAGCAAGATACCGAGCGGCTTTACCGATTGGCTGCCTTGCTCGTCGGATTCACCGACTTTATCCAAGATGACAATCTTGTCCGGCCAACGGAAATAACGTTCGTAGTCTTGACCGTTGATTGGCTGATAGCCGCCTGTTTCAAGGTAATGATTTATCGCCGCTGTATCTTTAGGCTCAATGAGAACAATACGATCATCGGCATAGAGCGTGGTCTGGTTCAGGCCACCACCGTAGTCCATGAAGATACTTGGATCATCCGGGTCGATCGACTCAAATTTCAGTTCCGGGTGGTCTTTGGGCGGACGTTCAAAGAAAGTTGCCACGAGCTTGCGGAACTTATCCGAATCGTACATCTCTTCAAGCGCGAGTTGATACTGCCCAATCCAGTCATTGTTGCCCCAGCCTTCCGGCTCCCAGCCGTAAGCCCACACGATCTCTGTAGCGTTGTATGGCTTCCAGAAATACCAGTAAGGCTCATCGCCGCCAGCCCAGTGGTCAGGGTGTGCCAAGTCCCACAGACGGCGGAAAGAGTCGGCATCGAGCTTGTTGTAGACAGTCGCGATAACCTCATCCTCAATGGCGAGCTTTTTAAGCAGCGCGTCAAACTTGTTACCTTGCGACTCAAAGAACGTCGTCCGCACAGCCTCCCAGCCTGCGTGATCGTCGTCGATGTGCTCAACGAACCAGTTCTGTGTCTCTTCCTGCTGCGCGTAGCTTTTGACGTCCAGCCACACCGCGCCCTCGCCCTGACTTTCCGGGTAATGACCCGTTTCGCGGCACCATTCGTACATCAAGTCCGGCGTGATCTTTGAGACAAGAAATACCTCGTAAGCGTCGTCGATGTAAGACATCAACTCCTTGATCATATCTGGGGTACCGTCCTCGGTGATCCACCGATCAGTCTCCTTCATCTCAAGGTCAGACATGCCCTGCTCATCCAACACAGGGTAGTTCTCCAAATTTTCAAGTTCCTCAAAGAAGGCTGTCCAGCTATCTTCAGTTATCGACGCAAGGTACGCCTCAAAGCTGTCGAATTCTTCGGGCCACGTGTCTACGTCAAAACCAAGCCCATCACCGACATCCGTCAGCCACGGATACGTTTCTTTCAAGTAACTGTGGTTTGAACGGTCTACAAAGTCTGCATACTGGCCCACGTGTGCGTGCTTGATATGGAATGTTCCGTCGCGATAGACTTCAAGCGACTGACTAGCCGCCGCATAGTCTTCCAACTGCTTATGGCGCACGTAACCGATGTTGAGGATCGCGTCCACCATCTCTGCCGCCGCGTCCAGAGACAAGTTCGGATCATCCGCACCGGCTGTGTGCGGAGTCATCTCCGGTCTGTCATAACGACTATGGTAGGCTTCGTTCATTCAATCGAAATCTGCGGGCTGCTCCCGCCATATTCAGTGTCTATCGCCACCGGCATTGCCACGTTTGATCCTGAAGCGTATACGTTCGGTTTATTGACGTCACCGTAGTACGCTTCGTAAAACGCTTTGATCGCCACGACATCGTCGATGTCAAACGGTTTCCAGTCGGAATACTGGGTACCCACGTCACAGAAAAACTTCTGGTTACGAAAGAAATTCGTCGTGCCGTTGAACTGCAACCGACTGATCAACTGATCAAGGTCTTCAACGCCGTCTCCGGTAAACACCACACTCTCACCGGGTGGGCCGAAGTAGCAGTCAAAGTACCACTGAGCACGACGGGCAATGTCGCGCTGTTGTTCAGGCGTTAACTTCACGCCTTAACTACGAAAGACTGGCAAAGTACGCTGCCCGTTGTTCCGGTGTCAGTCCGTCCACGTAGTCATCGAAATCAGGATGATCCGGGATGATCTTCTTATGATATGGCCGGGTACCTGTCTTCTTCTTCCGTGGAGCTTTCGGGTAGTACGGTCTGTTGAGCTTACGCTGAAGCGCACTGAGTCCCTTATCACTGAGGTAAAGACGGTCTTCCTCTCCTTCGATCACATGTAGCTCAGAAACGACACCGCGAGGTATTTTCTGAGCTAACGTCTTGTCAGGGTCTTCTCCACCGTTCGCTTCGATCTCCTGCATCTTACGGATTTCTACCGGAGAGCGTAAATCCTCCGCCTCCACGTGCGAAGCACGTTCACCGGACGACGTCGCCGAGCGAAGCGAAGGCGGCTCGTCAATGTCTTCGTCAATATCTTCTCCAAAAGCGTCAGCGCTTCTTCCTACAACTAAATCTTCTACAACAGGCTTGCAAGTGGCTGATGCTGTTGCAGTTAACACCAGTTTTGATATATCTTTGACGCCTTCGATATACATTTGACGTCCATCATATACATTTGACGGCAACTGTATATCTTTGGGGAGATAATTTTTTATCCCACACAAATTCAAAGACGTAGCGAGATACTTTTCCAGTTCCTTCTTGCTCCAGCAATACTTGAAAGAATGACGATCACCGCGCTGTTTATGCAGCAGGCCTTCATCAATCAAAGCAGCAAAAGCCCGTTCAGAGGTACGCTGTGAAACGTACGGACGGTGCTTTAGCCAGTTGCTGATGGAACCGGTGTAGGCAGCGGCACGTAGGGTTGCTAAATAAGCGGCGTGGGTGCGCTCCTGATTGTCCGTAAACTTGAGGGGATCAAGGCGCAAGACGTAGTCAGTCATCGCCTTTGACCAGTTCTTACCAATGAAGTAGGAGATGTTGTAGTAAGCGACTGCCGCGATGACACCCAACTTGGCTGCAAGCTGTGTGTCAAACTTATGCGGTGATTGGATCAGCTTGAACGCGCCGGTAAGGCCGATCTCCAGTATGTTGCCCTTTTTCCGGCGCTTCAACAGGGCTGGATGCTTATCAGTGCCTTTGCACAGCAGTTCCAGCGCGTTCTGGATCGTTTTTCGTGCCATGTAGGGGTACATGGCTTGAAGATTGTCGAACTTGATTGGGCAGTAGCGGTCTTCAAATTCAAGCTGAAGGTAAGACCTGTTGTTCAGCCGAAAGTTGAAGTAGCCGAACACGATGGCTGCGTTGATACTGTAGTGTGTTGCGATTTCTGCGTCGAACTCGTGTACTATTTGTTTTTTCATAATTCCTTGTCTTTTGTAAACACTGTCTCCGGCCCCGCACAGGGATGGTAAAACTCGAAGCCTTCGACGCGTTCTAGTTGGTTGAAAATCTCATTACATCCACGGTTGAGCACCGTGTGTTGCCGATCCCAAAACCACACGATGTGTGCTTGGTTGTCGGTCTTCTTTGGACGCATGCCGCGTCCGATAATCTGACGGGCTACGTCGTAGTCGCTGACGTAGTCGGCGACCACCATAGCCCGTATCTCGTTGATGCTGACCCCTTCTTTGACGAGCGGTGTGACAAGCACACTGCCCGGTGTATTTCTGAACCATTCAAAAGTAGCGTCACGTTCTTCGGGCGAAGCTTCACCGATAAGCACGCGCACAGACTCTTCGCCGATAGCGCCTTTTAGAAGTGCCTCCAAGATGCAGACATGTGTCGTGCGTGTAGCGACAACCACCGTCGGCCAGCCCTTTTTGTTGAAGAAGCGAACCCAGTCTACAATCATCTGGTTACGTGACTTGAACTGGATGATGGCGCGATCGTACATCCGCTCCAGCAGGCACCAACGCGATTCAATCTCAAAGTCTTCTCCGTCGACGTTTATCTTGTGGACGCCGGTTACGGTTACAGGCTCATGTACCACGATCCACTCACCGTTAGCATCACGTTCGGCGGTTTTGACGGCTTTGGTTTTTATTTTTTGTTGACCATCCTTAGTCTCAACCATCTCGTAGACCGGGCCTGCATACGTACCGGTTATCCACGCACCATCCAGTAGCAAGTGCGCTTTACTGCCGATGGTCGGGCGATAAGGCACGTCAGAAAAGCGACTCTTCCAGTCAGGAATGTCTACAATGTAGATGTTTGGGCGGGCTAAGCGCCCTTTGTCTATCAAAGGCGCAGAATGGACTTCGTTAAGCATCGGGCCGAAAAGACCCCGGACATTGTTGAAACGCACCAGATCGTTTTCTTTGCCGGAATCGCTCGCGCCGAGCCGGAAATAAGCCGGGATCGAGAGGAGAATCTTCATCGATGACGGGCTGCCTGCGTGGTGAACTTCGTCATACAGGATGGCCATGAAGGTATCAAACCACTGCTCGTTACGCAGACTGATGTAGTTCTTGTTGAGCATCGCCACGGTGCAGACCACCATGTCTTTCGCAGCAAATTCCTTGCGTCCACCGCCGCACTGTCCGATGTCAAAGTCGGGCAGGAACTTCTTCATCTCTTTGGTCACCTGCCGCACAAGGCGCTCGGATGGCGTAATGAACAAAAAGCGAGCTTCGGGATACTTCTGCTTGATTGTATACGCGGCTCCTGCAAAAGTCATGGTCTTGCCGCCACCCACAGTGACTTTGTTGAAGCCGATACCGGCCTTGAGCCAATCACAGATGCAGCGCCGCTGATCGTCATCCAGCCGGTGCTCGCCTTTGACACAGTCGGGCTGGATGTCGTCCGGTAAAAGGTGTGCGAACGGATAAGGAAGCAGGTGACCCAAGTCAACTTTATATCCCAACATCTTGGCTGCCCGGATGATTTCGTCTTTACGTCCGCGCAGAGCGCGGGCCGCTGTCCTGCCGGTGCGCTGTAAAGGGTAGGTGTAGCCATCCCAGCCTTCTTCGCCTTGGCTTTTTACATTACGCTGGTAGCTGAGAGCAAAGAAGTACCCATCCGGGCGGAAGCGGAAAGTGGTTACAAGCTCGTCAATCTCTTGCGCGTTACCGGTGACGGTGACATGCGTAGCGTTTTCGTAAAGTGTGATCATAGCGGGCCGACGTTAAGAACCAGAAAAACGTCGCACCTCGACGGTATAGTAACCGTCAACAATAATCAACAATTACTTCGCACTACGTGCTTTTGCAGCTGCTTTGGCCGCTTTCTCTGCTTCAATCTCAACGGGAAGCTTTTTGGTGTTCCGCATCCAATGAACCGGGGTGATGTGCTCAAACCAATCTTGCATGGAAGGGATAAACCCAAGGTCTTCAAGCACATGCTGCTCTCCGATCCAACGCACAGGTATCTCCCGACCCAAGGAATTGATGATGACTGTACCGAACAAGCGTTCAGCCATGAAGATACCTTCAGCATGGTGACGCAATGCGCGGTGCCGGAAATCGGCCATGAACATCTTCGATTCATCAAACCACGTGTGAACCTTGATGTAATCATCCGGTTTACCGCCCCACTTACGGGCGCTGCTCACTGCGTGGTGGTAAGATGTGGCCATGTTTAAGGTAACTCCTCCGGTTAGGTACCTAGCTGCTCATTCGCTAAAATTTCATCGAACGTATACGTGTTTACAGAGGCATTATCCTCGTCAGTCGCTGTCCATGATTTCGTGCCTCTGATAGAGCAGGTGTCTGAGCCATTTTGCCAGCGCACTGCTCCAGAGTAGGAATCATTTTCCCCTAAGTCTGCGTTATCAAAAACAAGCGTTGAAATAGCCCCAACATTGTTTGCATCTTCATCGATGCCTTCAGTTTTATCATTGAAGTAGACATCACCATCGCTGCCCATGTAGAAGCTAATGTAGCACGATCCGTCATCCCCAGTGTATTCCCGAAATTCTTCCGGCAAAGGTAAATTCGGCATGTTCAGTTCCTCGTCGAACTCAACATTGTCTGTGTGATATACCGTGACCGTTCTATCGTTAAAATCAAAAGTTACATGACCTTGACCACCTTCGTTATTCTCAAATCCGGAGTGTAGATTGTAGGCTGTTTTCCACGCAACGTCTTTAACCACTTCATCGAACTTATCCGGCAAAACGATGTCAGACGGCTCTATGCTGATGTAGTCGATGTCTCCACTGTCACCATAGCCGGAATATTGCACCTTAAGCTCTGTAATGCCCAACGGTTGCAGCGCGGAAACGACACCTTGAAGCGTATCGTCTGGCGGCGCGGGCGGAAGCTGGCTGAGATAGCGTTCAGCTTCGGGATCAAGATGCTCAGGATTTAACGGTTCATCGTTCATGAACTATCTACAGATGTGACCGATAGCGTTCAGCCTCGGGATCAATATACTCAGTATTTATCGGTTCATCGTTCATGAACTATCTACAGATGTGACCGATAGCGCTAATCACTTCCGAAGGCGAAATACCGGCCATAACGTCGCAGACATTGCGATTTGCGCGAGGCGGACAATATTTCGGGAATGTGTTACTGTATACAAAGCAGGGGCTGTGCGGGCAGAACTCGCGATGGTAGATCGGGTGGTGGTTCTTGTAGTATTTCATCCGACTTTCCGGTGACATCGGCCCCCAAAGACCTACGCAGGGAGTACCGAAAGCTCCGGCGATGTGGGCCATCATGCTGTCAGGGCTGATAACCACATTCACGTGCTCTGTCAGCGCCCACAGTTCGCGCAGATTAGGAGCCGTAAAACCTTCCACATTCGTAAAACCGCGCTTGGTAATTTCAACAGCCAGTGTCTCTTTGTACTCCTTGGGCACAAACTCGTCATGCAGGCAGAGCCAGTGAATGTCAGGATAGGCTTCAGCAATCTTCATGATCAAGAACACGCTGTCCGCCGCAGGCAGGCAGCGCACTGGATTGGCACTGGATAGCTGGTAAAGACCGACGCGCTTGCCGGAAGTCACGTATTTGTTCAAGGTGCCTAGTTCACTTGGCGTAAACACAGGGCGCACGCACTTGTCCTCAGCCGAAATATCCGCCGGATCGTAGCCTATCTTGCGGAACATCATGTCAATCGGATGCTCCTGATCCTGATGCTCGTCCATGTTAACCACCGCCTCCCAGTGGATGAAGTGGTCATATAGCTGAACAGTCTCCCAAAGCAACGGAATCGTGTTCACCGTCTTGACGAAGTCAAATCCCCACCAGCATACGTTGTTGCCGGGGTCAGTTAAGACGTGGACTTTCAAACCCTGATTGGCAAGATAACGCGCCACCGGCCAAGTCAAAATCTGGTCGCCGTAGCCGCCGCTGCCGTTGTAGATCAGAACGCTGTCATTACGGTTGAAAGCGGCTTTATGCGCGTTCGGAATACGTGTGTCGGCGCGGCTGATTTTGTAAGCGCGTCCGCTGACTTGTTGATCGCGCATGATGCGCTCAATCTGCGCATTGGCGATCAGGTATGGACGGTTGGCTTCAAAGGTTTGAGTGACGCCACCGGCGCTTTTCTTGAAGGCGATTGTGATCGGGTCATTGAATGTGATCAGATTCATGGTGTTAAGAACAGCAAGCCGCCGATTCTGTTCTTATACACGGCTACGGAATAAACGGCGGCTTTAACTATAGCGATCTTGATCGTGTAGATAATGATATGGCGTACGTTCCTGAAAACGCAGTTCCCTGCTGTAAAGTATGCAACTATGCTAAAAGCGATAACAGCTTGGCCGAGTTTTACGACTGGTGCGTCCGCGTTTACACAAAAATAAAGCAAAACCATGAAACTCGAAAAGATTAAAAAAACTTATAACGATTATAAGTTAGAACTTAGCTGGGGTCAAATCGAGGCGATCGCAGCAGCGCTGGCCAATAACCACAGTGATCCTGTTGCCGACGAACTCAACGCGGAATGGCAGTGGTACATGGAACGCGTGCCCGGCCCCGGCGAAGAGGAGGATGAAGGCAAGGGTGAAGGTGAGGGCGAAGGTGATGCGGAAAGCGATATGGCTATCCCGCTCCCGCCTAATGCGCCGCCAGATGCCGGTGCGCCAGAAGACGCGCAAGAGGTGCCGACACAAGAGCCTGAGAGCATGGAAGCTCCGGTCGAAGGCGGCCCAGAAGCTGGTCTGCCTGAACCCGGCGAAGAACCCAGCGAGGCAGAAACAGCCGAACAACTGGCTTCACCTGAAGGTGCTGGCGAAGAAGAGATTGCTTTGCCTGAGCCGCCACGCGAATAATTAAAACATGCGGCAGAACGTAAACATACTGACGTCTGCCAGCGAAGCTGCCGTTTATCAAGCCGTTACCGGTTACGAGAACTCCGCCGCCGCCCACGCATCTGGGGACTGGGGCGCTCATAATCAAGTGCGCTTTTACGGCACAACTTTCGCTGAGCACGACACGGGTCATACCATAAACGGCGCTTTTCTGCTGCGGGTGCAGCTGACAGGTACCAACGTAGACGGTACCGGCGATGCTGCCTTTACACTGCCTGCAATCATATCCGGTTCGACAGCCTACGAGGTTGGAAGCACGCCGTACATTGTGCGCCAACCGGAGCCGCTATCTGTGTATACAACTGATCCGGCAGAGTTTGTGGTTAAAGCTATCAGCCCGGTGGAAATGAGCTATCAGTGGCGTTTCAACGGCACAAACGTAGCTAACGGAAATACAGCCGCTTACCTCATACCGTATTGCACTACAGCGAACAGTGGAAATTACGATGTAGTCGTATCGAACAGCTACGGAACAACGGTCAGCAGTTCCGCGCATTTGACGGTATCGCCGATCAGTTCAGGTTTCAGATACCACAAAGACGGCTGCTTTTTGCCAGACACGCCGGTTACAATGGCTGATGGCACGCAAAAGCTCATCTGCGATGTCAAAGTCGGCGACAAGGTCATGTCATACAAGATCAACGGCCTAAATCCAGATAACGAGGACGCGTGGAAAACGTGGTCGGCTAAGGAACTGGTGATGCGTGCGTCACCATCAACGGTCAAGCGCGTCCTGCATCAGCAGTTCACCGGTTACTTTCAGTTGCTCGACCTTCGTGTTACTTACGAACATCCGCTGCTTACCTGTCGCTCTGGCATCTGGGCTTTTCGTCAGGTTCAGGACTTGGTTGTTGGCGACCTTCTCTGGAAAGATGGGATGTCGGTAACGATCGATCGCATGTCATACGTGCGCGGACATGTTGAAACCTACAATCTGGATGTTGAACCTACCGACGTGTACGTGGTCAATGGCTACGTGGCACATAACAGTTTCTGGAAAGGATTCTTCAATTTCGCGATGTACGGGCTGGCCCACATATCCGGGCCTGCCAGTATAAGCAGCGCCGGAACTAACGTGATTCTGCCGCCCCTTGGATAACCTATGGCTTCACAACAAAATCTCGTTACCCGTGCGCGACTTGAGCAGATAAAAGCGGCACAGACTGAGCTTGTAAACAACTTGTTCAAGCACGCTAACGCTTCGCTGTCTAAAGCGCACGGCATCAACTTGCGCTACCTGCCGGTGCCCTACTACGATGCCGCCGGTAACGACGTAAGCATGTATCTGGACAGCCACGGTGATCGCGTTGGTCGCTACTACATGGTGCTGAACTACAACCGCATCAACTACTTTGTTCCGATTGAAGCCACGTCACTTCCGGGTAAAGACCCCGAGACAGGCATAAGCCGCACGCTCAACACGCCGACGATTACCACCGCGCCCGGAGGTACTGCGTGGGTCACCGACTTCACACCACAAGACGAGCAAGACTTGATCAATACGAATACGCAGGTGCTGCTGCCGCACACGCAGGAAGCACACTGGGAAACACACAGCGGCGGCTTGTACCAAGTGATCCCACAGGTCACGGTCGATAGCGCAGGCCATCGGGTTGCGGATTACCTTGCGCGTATCATCGTAGACGGCGTTGAGCTTTTGCTTCCATGCAGTCGCAGACTGGGCGGCCCGCTACAGCCGGTACGTCCGGCTTTTCCGGGGATAACGACTTTGATCGGAACTAACTGCAACTACTGCTCGATGGGGCGTGATGATACCCAGTTTGGTTACTTCTACGTTAATTTGCCTGCTGGCGGTACCCTTCCGTACATTTTTGAATGGCAACTCAACAGCTACGTGCCTACCGGCCCAACTGATCCGCTTTTAGGCTCAGGCGAATGGGTATCTCTTGTATACAGCACAGGATTTACCGCTGTACCGGCTCAAGTAAGCTGGGTTAATACACACTCGAAGATGGTCGGAACTGCGGAATACCCGTACGAACTTGTTATCAGGACAGCTTCAGGCAATAACAGTGGTCAACCCGGAGCTTTGGTGCGGGGTAAGTTTACGAACGCGGCTGGATCAACGTATACAAATTGGTGCTATTTCCGTTGTAACGACGAGGATGGCAGCTGGATATTTTCCGGCCCTGATACGAATCAATCGGCTTCGCGTATCACACTGGCGAATGATCCGGTCTACTCTGACAACTATTACTATCCGCCGGGGCCTCCGATATGAACACAATCTGTGCGCATGTTAAAAACGTTCACGCGTGGACGCAGGACGAAAAAGACGATATGCGCCGGGTTTTTGCTTATGTGCTTCGGGAATGGCCGATATTGGTTGCAGCTTATCACCACACCCAAGGAACATTGGTCATGAGGGCTGAGGAGCGCAGCAGCTACGATTGGCAGGCGCTGGCAGCTTTTGATCTGGAACTTGTTCGCTTACACCGTGAAGGTAAAGACGATGAAGCGATGAACCGCATAGCGGAACAGCTTAAAATTTCAGTGGATGACCTTTTTCCTGACTGTACTTTTCCCAGCTACCTTCAGTTCATCAAGGAACGGACTGAACGCCAGAAATCAGGAATGACATTGGAAGCGCGTCCGGTGACAGCACCTTGATACCCCAACCGTAACTGTACGTTGTCTGCTCAAACAGCTTGGAATAAACCCCGCCGGAAACTGAAGAGTTCGTGGCTGTACCTGCGGACACGAATGTACCTGCCGCTGCTACTTGAAGGCTGATGCTGGACGTGTTGTAGTTCGCAGCCGCGCCGTTGAACGCCTTGTTCGGTAGTATGATAGACAGACTTCCGCTGAAGCATGTCTTGTAGGAAGCTTCCAGAAAAGCAAAGCCGATCGTACCTGAAGCGTTAGTGATGACCGATTCACGCACAGCAATCGGATATTTAGTGCTCGCAGCTGATACGACACCTGCCGTGTAATCGGCACTGTACGGACGCGACACGTAGGTATTCGACGTAAAGATCGTACCGCTGATGTCTTGCTGGCTGAACACAGGCTCACCACCGGTAGGGCCTGTAGGGCCTGCGGGGCCTTGGGCATAGATACCGTAGCTAACAAAATTCCAAGTGGCCGGATCAACAGCCGGATCGTTAACACCCAGCGATGACACATGAGCATTACGGCAAATCCAAGACCCGTACGTTCCGCTGTAGTCATAGCTGACCACGTCGTTTGTCAGGTAGCCTGTAGCGTTCAACCAAGCGCCGCGCCAGATCATGCCGGGAGAACCAACACCGCCGGTACCGGGAGGCCCCTGCGGGCCGGGCGCACCTTTCGGGCCGGGAGGCCCTTGTTCGCCTTGGATGACCGTGCCGACAAGAAGCGTACCTTCAGCACCCAACGGACGCATCGTCAGCATCAAGCTGGCGGCCAGTTCGAGCGTGGCGGCTCCAGTGTTTTTCAGTGAAACGATGAATTCGCCGGTCTGATAAAAATTGACGTCACCGTTGAATTCGCTGCTAGGTGTGGTTGTAACCACAGCTGTACCCGTCGAACCGCCATACGTATCCGAGTAATAGACGTTCAGCTGCGCCAGATTGCTGGTTGGCGTGGCGCTGATGACTGCGTTAAGCACCCGCGATTCATAGCCTGCCGGAATACGGTAATTTGTGACGATGATCTCTTCGCCGGGAGGTACGGTGGTGCGGATTACCGGCAGGGGAACAAACTGTTCGCGGTTGTTCACCGTGCTGATGATCTCGTTGACTTTTTCCCCGATAAGATTGTCGCGCTCAGCTAGATTGCGTGTCGGGGCGCTCAAGCCGGGCACGTTAACAGCGTCACCTTGCGAGAAGTGCCGCACATCGCCGCCGCTATAATCAACACCAGCTGCTGCCGGTAAATCGAGTGGTTTTATTGCCATACGCTTTTAACTACTGACCGGCATATCTACCATCCACTTTAGGTTCCGAGATTCCAAGAATCGCCGGTAGAGGCGGAACTTGAACTCGTAGCGTCCGTCCATGAAAAAAGTGCGGTGAACACCTTTTTCGACCTTCTGGCCCGTCCGCCGAAAGTGCATCTGGATTTCTCGCGGTGAACGCCAGCAGGGAACGATGGCTCCAACACGCCCGATGGTAACTTTACTGCCGGTGATGATAGCCTCTTCAAATACGTTACAGGTTACGGTGTGCAGGCGGCAGGCTTGACTGTACGTCAATCCACCTTCTTTCATGTACCGATCGATAAAAGTCCGCCGGTCAAACGTTTTCGCGTCAATTTCGTTCACGTGTTGAATGTCATTGGGATCGTAAAATCCCGTTGGTTCAGTTTACTGACGAAATCGGCAGTCACTGTTACGTCACGTTCTGCCGTTCGTTCCACAAGTATAGAACGTAAACTCACACGAGGCTCCCAAAGCACCAGCGCGTCTACAATCTCTTGCTGAACCAATGTTTCAATACCGGTGGTCTGAAGCTCGAACAAGATGGCGTGCAGATTGGTACCGTAACCCGGCTGCATGATCCGCTCGCCTTTGCGCGTGGTGAGCAGCATCTTTACAGAAGAAGCAAGAATCTCAATGTCTTCACCGCGATTCCAGTTCCATTGGTCTTGGTTCGGATAACCGGTGTCCTTTGGCAGAATCGGGCCGTAGATCAACGGCGTCTTGACCGGTTGCTTATCAATCGGTTGGACATAGAATCCAAAGTTTACGCTGACAGTGTTCCAGTGCGGTCGTCCGCAGTCCTCCGGTATCACCGCATAATTGTGCGCCTCCACCCGCGCCACGTATTGTCCGGGCTGTAGGTTACGGGTCGCATCAATGACAATCGTGCCTGCGCTGGTACCGTTGTATACAACCGGTAATGAGCCATCATCCCAGTAAAGCGTACCGGTGATGTAGTCAACCGGCAGGGCTGAGTCCTCAATCAACAAACACTGGATGTTTGCGGCACCGCCGGTTACCGGATAAGCAGCAACTGCTACCGTCTCTGGTGGTTGCTCGATGAGGTTTACCCCGTTTAAGTTGGTTATGCGCAGTGACATTAGCCGATCCATTTACGGTACACGGACGGGCCGCCCATGCCCTCGCCGGAACCTGATTGTGACTCGTTGACAGGCTTCGTAGCGCCGTCATCGTCCCAGCCCGCAGACTTAGCATCGACTTTGGCTTGGATGACCCCGGCAGCACCATTTTCGCCGACTTTGCTCTCGGAGAGTTTTCCGTCAGAATTTGTGCGGCGTTTAAGCTCAAACGGATGGCGACCAAAGCTTGATACAACAACGTCGTTCTCTTTCATCGGCGCACGCTCAAGGACACGTTCCTTTGTCCACTTGGTCTTCGGTTCCTGCGGCAACTTCTCTTTGTAGTAGACCTCCCGCAGCATGTTCATGGCTGCCTGACCTTCACGGCTATTGCCGATCTTGGCGTTGATCTCTTCGATCAGTTTATCCATCTTGGGCGCACCCTTGCGACCAAGACTCTCTTCCTGCTGCTCGATTTCAGAGGGCAGCGCCGTCATGAAAACAGAAACAACTTCGTCTGGAAGGTGCATGTAGCGCTTGAAAACGACGTCAATCCACGCTTCCTTGGGCAACTTGTACTGCTCCATGACGTCACCTAGCTTCTGCAAGATGTCGGCTTGGATACCGAGCATTTCCATCTTCATCTGCTCTTCCAGACTGCCGATCTGAGGCATCATGGCCTTGATGTCGAGCTTGCTGACATCCTTGCCTTTCAGTACGGCGTGGAAGTAAGCCAGCCACTGGTAACAGTTGGTAATCGGCTTGCGGATGGACTTGATCTTGCGCAGGAAACGGATGTCTTGAGCGAGCAACGCACGACCGGACGGTGTTTCACCGCCGCCACCGCCGCCACCACCTTGGTTACTGAACCATGACTTTGGCATGCCGATGATGCTGTAGAAAAGGTCGGTTAAAAGCTCGATGTCGTATACATCAGGCACGTCTGCTGTACCGGGCAGCTTGGTGATGACGTTGTTGAAACCTTTGGGCTGTGCAATGTACAGCATGGTGTCCAAAGCCAGCGCGTTGTAATAAGCCGTAAAGTCACTGGCACTATTCATCTCGTTCGGCGATCCAACCTGCCCGAACGCCAGCTTGCTGCGTAGCGTCTGACGCCAGCGCTGCACCGTTTTCATTTGCTCAATCGGCGGTTGCTCTTGTGTGTCGATGCTGACCGCGTAACGATCAGGTTGAACTTGCGCACGGCAGACGACCATCTGGTCAACAGCTAAGCGCAGCTTCTTATAGATGCCGTCAGCTTCAGAAAAAATTGGTTCACCGTGCTCACTCATGCGCATGCGGAACATGCGGCGAAAGTGCATAAAATCCCACGGATACCACAAATCTTCGACGTTCTGGCCGCTGGCCATTGAAACACGTTCAACCGGCGTCGAGTTGTCGGGCTGTACAAAAACGTCTTCTTTGTTCGGTTTATGGTTTAGCCAGCGGAATCCGATACATTTGCGGTTGCGCTCCAGCCAGTAGCGACGCATCTCCATTGGGTGAACAAAAGACATCCCGATGATGCCGTCGTGCGGTGCGTACTCCAATTTCTCGAAGTGATTACCCATCGCGGCGATATACCAGACCTGAGATTGAATCAAGGACTCGACATCGAGGCGAACAAGCATGTCGTTCAGTTCTTCCTCAAAAGCCGTATCGTTGCACTGGTACCATAACGTGCCGGGGCTGTTGGCATCGGCCTGCGTTGCTTCATCGACAATTTCGACGAGCGCTGCCGCCAGCAAGTCCCACTGACTCATCTCATCCCACATCTGAAGCATCGCGTCGAACGTCGTCGGACGCTTCATCATGGAATTGAACTTCGTCCAGATTTCAGGATCGCTTACACGACCGGCATCTTGAAATTCCTGCCATAGCCGTTGATCGGCGTCGGGCGTTTGGGCACGAGGCACTAGAGAACCGGTGTGCGCCCCACTCGAACCCGTAAGTCCCATGTAGCGCAACAAACTGCTGGTTTTGGTATCAGCCATAATATCTTTAACTACGAGAACAGAAAATTCTCAAAATGCTGTTCTTAGAGGTATGGCTAAAAACACTAAAGCACCAAAAACAAAGAAAAGCGCCGCCGTTCAACGCGAGGCGATCACACATCCACACGTTGTCAGCTTCCGCCTCAGCGGCGACAAGCACGGCAAGCTTTCCGAAATCTTCGAGCGCGGCGAAGCTACCGGCGTGAATTCACTGAATCAACAGGCCCGTAAGGTGGTCAATGACTTCATTGATGGCCGCCTTGTATACAAAAATCCGGCAGATCGTCTGGTTGACCACGAAAAGATCGGTTAAATCCGAGCACACGCCCCCGTCTTCGGATTAAGCGTGAAGCGGACATCGACCGGAAAAGTGCCTGCATCTTCGTGGTCGTAGCAGCGGCAGGGAATTCTACAGTGTATACAGTCGCTGGTGACGTTTTCAACGATCACCAGCGATTTGTCTATAAACTCACGCTGCTCGTTGCAGAATTGAGCTACGTGCTCAGAAAGAGAGCCAGAACGACATTCCTTGGTAAGCCAAGCCATCGTTTCTGACAGCTTGTTCACTTCATCGGGAACGTAGGTGCCTGCCACTTTCTTGGCTTCATCAGAAGGCATAGTTGTAAGGCGTACCCGGCAGGTCTTTCGGGCTGATCTCAATCTCCAGCCCTGTACGCGCTTGACCGTTCTTGATGTATTTTAGCAGCCGGTGGTTCTTGAACTGGTCAACGCACAGTAATTTCTCAAGCTCGGGGATGATTTCCTGCGGCAAACGCAAAAAGTCCAGCTGAACTTTCACGGCACCGTCAGAACAGCCTTTATCGGTGACGCTCCAGTCAGAAAGAAAAGCCTGCAACGAAGGGACACTAAAGACCTGCAAAGCCATCCGGTTGGCTACGGCTGAGACTTTCTCGTCTGCCCCTGCTTTCTTGAGCTTAAAGGGCAGGTCTTCAATTAAAAATTGTGCTGCGCGTGCTTCGGTCATGACAATCTAAATACAGGGACGACTCAGAAAAATAGCGGTGAAGCGCCTTGGTGACGACTCCGCGCAGCCATTCTTTCGGTACACGCGGCGTTACCGGCAGCCATGCCGGGGCTTCAATTTCGACCCGACAGACTTCCTGTCTGTTTACAGCCAGTGAATATAGCTTTGTCATCAATGTAAGTTCCACTTTCAATAAGAACCAATAACAGCAAACCCCTTAACGCATCTTTCCTGATTGAACTTCAAGCAGACGCTGTTCTTAAAAAGCATGAAACTGCTATGCTACGCTGATCTACAGGCCACTGACGGCGACGAACTCTGCTTCACGAAGCCCAACACAACACTCCAGCACTATCGAACGCAAAAGTTCTTTAAGGACATCGCCGAGATATACACGGCGGAAGGTTGCGATGGAATAGTCGATCTAGGGGACACAACAGATGATCGGTCATCGATACCGATGACGACTGTTGAGGTACTTGGCTCGGGCATCGCTGGTCTGCCAGACTGCCCGCGCTGGAAACTGACCGGAAACCATGAGCAATACCTACGCGATGCTTCGGTCAACAATCGCCGTTTGTTCGACCACAGCTTTACCGTAGTTGACCGCTATCGGCACGAAATAGTAGACGACGTGAACCTGCTTTTTGCATCCTATCCCGGCGACTATAAGAAGCTCTGTGAGTGGATCGATAAAAAACTCGGTGCTTGTGCAGGCCCGGTTATATTATTCGGGCACTTTGAGATTGAAGGCTCCTTTTTCAATAATGCCAAAGCGCTGACAGGCGTGCCGCAAAAGTTGCTTTCTGCGTGCAACCTAGTGCTGATGGGACACATTCACATGCCCCAGTCACTCACGAGTAAAATCCACTATATCGGCTCACCTTTTCAGCAGGACTGGGGTGAAGCCGGTCAAGATAAGCGCGTCGCTATTGTAGACACTGATACCTGTTCCGTGAAGTGGGTTCCTCTTACCGGATACCCGCAATACCGCACGCTGTCGCTGACAGAGTTCATGACTTCTGTAGGCACAGCCAGCGAGGATCGCTACCGCGTCGTGCTGACCAGCCACGACGAATCCGAGCAGTTTTTCCGGCATCCGCTGTTCAACCGCGCAGTCGCCGAATACAAATACGAAGAACAGGCACCAGAGGAGCAGACGGAACAAACGGATTTCTCGTTTGAAGGCACGCTTCGCCGCTATTTGAAGTCAGTACCGCCATCAAAAGTTGGAATCAGCCTGAATGAAGATGAGATGATCGAGATGAGCGGGCACGTATTGAATGGCTGATACGTCTAAGCGCATTGAATTTCAACAGTGTTCGATGCAGTAGGCAGTGAACACGTTGTTATGGTGCAACAAATGCCGGTCATGTGGCTGGCTGATAAACAACAACAACAACAAACCAAAACATCACTATGAACCAAGTATCCTCTGTACCGTTCGGCGTTGACGCCAACGTGTTCCAAGGTTATGCCGAATCCGCCAATGACCGGCTGGGCGCAATCGACTTCGTGTTTGAAAACACGGGGCCTAACACCGCTTACATCCGTCTCGGTCAATATGACGGTACAACGTCGCCCTCCGGCTTCGCCACAATCGACACGACCTACACCGCGTCTCCGTTCACTGCTGGATTCCGTGGCTTCGCAGTGGCTCCCGGTGGTACTGTCACCCGTCACTACACGCTTGTTAGCAAGCGCGTGGCGTTCTTCGGCTCTGGCAACACCTCCGTCAACATCTCGGCTGTTCTTCGCAACAAGTCCGACCTGCGCGGTGCGCAGATCGACATCGTTGCCACGGGCCGCCGCGCTTGGGGCTACGACGAAGGTTGGTGCCGCAACGAACTCATCAAGCAGTGGGGTTCTGTTACTGGCCCAGCCTCTACCGTTGCCAACATCAACGCAGGCCCCGGTAACATCAATCCCAACGGCACGACCATCTAATCGAGCCGTCTGCGTAGATCACGAGCCGCCCTTCGGGGCGGCTTTTTTGTTCTTAGCCTGTATGGACATAGTACCGGCAAGCAGTTCCCTAGCGGCCTCAGACAGCAAGGCCAGACTCTTGTCTGGTCAGCGCCATCAGCAGTATCGATTTGCCTTGCTGGCACTCGATGTGTTTATGAAACAGCGCGAATTCACGTCACTCGTGGAAGGAAGCACAACCACGTATGCCTACGAAAAGTCCGGTATCCTTATCGATCTAAAAATAGCTGAACCACAGCGTGTTGCTTTTGTTACATCCTTCCCCGGTTACACTTATACGAATGAAGTCGTAGGCAAAGCGCCTGACGGTACACCGATCCACAAGGTCAACGCGAAAGTCGTAAAAGCCAGTGATGTACTTGGTGCAGAACTTACGGTGCAGCTGATCGTGGAAAATCATCAAGTGATCTACGTGCCGGTACCCAAAACGGAACAGGACATCGCCCGCTATATCGTAGAAAACGTACTGGGAGCGCTGTCTATTATCTGTGAAAAGGACGAAAAAGTCCGCAGCGCCTTCACGAAGAAAGCCGCTCCACCTACCGTGCAGGATGCCGCTGAGATTCTAAATCATGCCAGCCGGATGATCGAGTAAGATAAACCGGGATCAGGTGCAACAGCATTGAAGGTTTTACCTCCGTATACGAAATAACCGGTCGGATTGTAGGCTGAAATGACTTCACCATCGGCAGCAACCGCCAGCTGCGGCCATACGGCATCTACGACCGTTTCCGAAGCAGCCACGGCAAAGCTATTACGGTGCGTGTCTGTTGGAGCCACGTCACGCCGATATGTTCCAACGGACAAGGCGCTGAACTGTCCTGCACGGAAGTAATTTGGAAATTCGCCGTCAGTATCGAGCCATACATCCATCTCGCCATGCGCACCAAAGGCTTCACGCCCGGCGTAAAACTTGAATAGGAACGGGCCGTTGAGCAGCTGGCCTGCGTAATCCGGCAGGTGCGTAAGCTCGTAAGAGTTAACGTCGCCTACCGCAGAAGCGCTGATAAGATTGTACTCCGTACCTTCAGCTGTGACTGTAACAATACTGTCTGGATTGACCGGGCCAGACATCGAGCCTTTATACGGCAGCGTTCCATAAAAAACGTATTCACCTTGGTTGGTGTACGCACAAAAACCGACCGCGTTTATGGCGCTGCTGCCTTCGTATTCAAGCAGCGCAGCATGGTATAGCCGAGGCAGTGCAGGTATAGCCTGCCAGCTGACTGCTACCGTTTTACCGGTCAACTGATGCGGCAGACGGCCATAGGCATCAGAAACGCGCAGATAGACCTTGTCTCCGGGGATCACTTGAACCAGCTGGCGATAAGTGGCAGACGGCATCGTGTAGGCGGTCAGGACTCCGGCACGCTCGCGCACGAGGCTCTTGGGGTAAGCCAGCCCGACGTCAAAGATAAGCTTACCTGTGCCGGTGCTGCTGTAGATGAGCGTGTCAGCGCGATTCAACCCGACCGAACGACGACCATCGGTTACACCGTCGTTCCAGTCGTCAATGATCTCGCTGGCTACTCCGTAATGCGCGATACCTTCAGCTAGGTGGTCAAAACGAACCGGAACTTCAATGCCTGTCTGGGTATCAATGTATACAACTGAGTCGCCGTTGACGGATGCGTTTAGTTCACAATCCAGCGCAGGCATGACGTCAGCAGCGGAAACGAGCATCCGCGAACCGTAGTCATCCACGGTACCGGCGAACGTGTATAGGCGGTCGCCATAGCTCAAGTAAGCATGCGGTGTTGACGCAGTAGGATAAACAACTACCAGTGAAGCTGCGTACGCTGCGGATGCTACGCAGGCGTTATAGAGATAGGATTCTCCGCAAAAGTCTGTGGTTTGATATGCCCAAAGGTCAATCGCTTGCGTTCCAGTGAACGCCGCTGTAGACACGTTTGTGCCGTTATAGTACGCCTGCGCTTTAGGATCACCATAACAACGTGCAGGGGCTGCGCCATAGGCGACAAACGGGGCAGGAAATCCAAAAGGCTGTGCCACGTTGATCTTGGTGACTGGTGATTCCAGCGAGGTGTAACAGTAAAGCGCTGCCGGGCCACAGATTGGCGTCTGACAGCCGCCGATTGGCGTTACAAGCACACCCTCGCCGTCAAATACCGGAACGTACACTGGGTTTGTGTAGCAAGCCCCTTCGTAAACTACAGTGCGTCCCCAAACCGGCGAGTAGATGTTATCCGGGCTGCTTATCGGCGTAGGCAGCGGATTTGGCGTCGAATCCGTGACACCGGACTCGTCAACAGAAAAAGACATAACCAGCCCAGTCTCGCTGAACTGAAAGTCACTGATATTGATCTCAGCCTGACCCACACGAAGTAGGGTGTTGGAGTCGTCCGCGTAAGCAGTTTCCGTTACATTTACAGGAATTATTGTTGACGCTAATCCTTCCTGCCGAAGCAAGGTTACATTGATCACAGAACCAGCCATTACCGATCCATCCGTAAGATAAACACTCAACTTTCCAGTTAAACGCTTGATCCGGTTGTTGATCAGCGGACGTGTGTTGCCGAACGTCAATAAGGACATGCAGCAAGGACGTACACCTTCAATCGCAGCGATGGCGTGAGCGCTTAGCTCGTACTTCCCGTCGGACTCGTAAAATGCGTACAAGTTACTGTCAGTGTAAAAGAGTCCGGTATTTGCTTGGATCGGATTCGGTGCGCCGTTCGTGGCAAGATTCATCAACGGAACACTGGTAGCATCTACCGTAGTGTAGTGTGTAAGGCTTTCACCGACACCCATGCGGTCAAGGCGCGTGTTGGCGTCAGTTTGCACATCCATCTCAGTGATGATAGCGGCCCAGCGCCGATTACGCCGACCTTCGCCACCCGGCAGGTCAGAATTAGTGCAGCGCTCGTAACGGTAGATGCCTTGAGGCACGGTGCGGTAGCAGTTTAAGCGCAACCGTGATGTGTAACCGCTATAGGTCAAACTGCTTACGCTGAAAGTGTCCGTTGTGATACGCAGGTGTTGGTCTGCCGGTGCGGGGATGTATGTCGGCATGTAACCGTAGTCATAACCGACCGTTTCACCAGCCAATCCGCCAGACAAACCGTTCAAGCACCAGTTACCTTTTTGCGTGCGCAACACGACTTCATCCGCAAGAGGCCCGGCACCGGGATCAATATCAAAAGTCCAGTGCGTAGTGCCCGGAAGCAGGAAAATTTCTTCGGTGACGCTAGCAATCTGTTGCGGCAAGCTGGTAGCTGTACCGCCGTTAGCAGCTAGTGTTTGTGTATACACCGATCCTAGATAAACCAAACTACCTCCAAACTCCGGCACAGGAAGATTGTGACGTACATTAACCGAACCTGAGCACTGCACCGTACTGTCGAAACTAAGCTGTGATCCATCGTTGCAGTAAGCCGTTCCACGTAACCGATAAAGACCGCTCGCTGAACCACTGTAATTCACGGATGAACCGCTGCTCTTGAACACTTCGACACCGTTCCGGTAAAGTGTCCAGAGGATGCTTTGGGGAGGCGCACCTACACTGTCGCGGGCTTGAATGACGGCTGTGATGTTTTCGCCGGGCGTAAAGATCAGGTTGCTCCAGTTCACACCGGCTTGCGCACTGCTTCCCCGTGCAACAATATTTACCGTCTGGGCATAGGTTTGCGGCAAATCGAATTCACCCATCACCCGGACAACGATCGTGTGCGGTACCGGACTTACAGGTTGAAACTTTACCGGGCTGGACGCACCCTCGGCGACTGTAGAGGTGCCATCGGTGACCGACCAATTTAACGGCAACACCACAGCACCGTTCAAACGAACGGTTAGCGTGTAATTGGCATTAGCAGCTAGAGACGCCGGTAAAGGGGCATCATTGACGAATAGCTCGATCACGCATTAACTACGGTCGCCTGTTATCCAAGACATCAAATGCGAAGCAAGCCATTCTGGGCTTCGCTGTTCGAGATTGTGAAGATCAACAACTGACCAGTAACCTTTCGCGGCTCCCCGCGCCGGTACCCAAATTTCGCGCCGACCGCACTCAGGGCACTGCCTACGAAACTGCGCTTTCGACATCCGCAAGGACGTCTTTCCCCAAACCATCTCCCCGGCGCAGAGATCGGTCGTACCGCGCTTAACGTGTGGTGTCGACATTGAAAACGACGGCGTCGATCCATTCCTTGCTTGTGTAGCAGTATTCCTCGTTACGGGTACCTTCAAGACCGCTGGTGACGATAAACATCGGCGTAAGGCGGCCAAAATTGACGATAAGTTCATCATTGACGTTAATCGGCAGATCGACAGTTGAGCCTTTCTTCAAAAGCTTGAAATAGATGAATTCATTGGCGTTCTGGCGGGCAACGCTATCAGGCAGGATGATGGTATCCGACGCTTCACGCACAAAGTGCTTGAGGATGGTGTAGTCACCAAGCGCTTCAAGGTTGTCGATGGACATATCTTCACCATTGATCCGGCACACCAACTCCGTTTGAAGCAAGTTCATGTAGTGCTTGCCATCAGCGACATACTTCTGCGTGTTCTCCATGACTTGATTCATCTGGAACATGACCATGTCACCGGGCTTTACCAACGAGGGCACTGGTTCATCTTTGCCTTTCACTTTACCGTCGCCGATAAAGCGAACAATACCGATGCGGTGGGTATCGTGCGTTTGGGCTGCGTCAGGGATAACGATTTTGCTCGTCGTTTTCAGACGTGTGAATTCAACGAGACAACGGTGGCCGAATAGATTTACGTTCATGGTGCTAAGAACAGATATTTCGTGATGTGATACTAAAAATTCTCGGATCATCTGCCTCCAGCATTTTACGGCTGAAGCTCGAAGCTGTATACAGCTGACGATTTTCGATTGCGTTTATCGCGGCGTCCACATCGTCGTTTGGATCGCATTTCTTATTGCCGTCTAATAACGGCATCTCAGCGATCGTCACGACCTTCTTGTTCGCAATCGCGCTGACACTCTGCCACGTTTTATCGATCGCATCGTGGTCAAACAGCATGCAGAACTCTTGAACACCTTGGCAACGCAGTAGTTTAAGTGCTTGTACTTGGCTTAGGTGGTGCTTAAAAACACAGACAGGAACGATATTTTTCCAGCCAAGCTGCCGAAGCTTTTTGCGCAACGACAGCACGTTCAATATGGATTCCACGATGACAACAATTTCCGGCTGTTGCTCACGAACGGTATCGATGTTGTACACCCAGTTACCAGCACCAAAAGTTACCTCGTTCCGACTTGGAAATTTCTTGGTTGTCTCCCCCGGCACGTCTACATAAGTGCGCCCTTGGTAGTAGACCGTCAAACCGTACTCTTGCACCGGAAAAATGCAGAAAGGCTCCCATTTTGGGTGGGCTGGGGTATAACCGGCTCCTGCTTCAGCAAATGCAGCGTAGTCTAGGTTTTTACGTGCAGCCATCTTGGTTATCAACTTAGTGTATACGCTCTTGGGTGTCCGGGCGATTGGTGTAAAACCTTCAGGCAGCTTCACCTCTTGGATAACGGGAACAACCGATTCCTGCTGATCTTCAGCATAAAGCAGTTGTTCAACCGGAACGTTATTCGCCCCTGTATCTGCCGTAAAATGGAAACCGAGCGCCCGCGCCCACGCAACAAAGTTCCCTTTGTTATTCTTGCCCTTGTTGCATTTCCAGCAGAAAGTCTTGCCGGACTTGAGGTTTACGCTGCGATGGCCTGTCTTATCGCCGCACTCGGGGCAGCAGAATACCAATTCGAGGGTGGTACACTTTTCGCGCACCACGATGAACGTATTCTCAATTTCCTGCTTTAGTACCGGCCCGATCATGCTATCTTGTTCTTAGAACTGTGAACGATATTAACAAATTCATTGATACGGCACAAAAGTACACCGCACCTGCTTCGGACAGCCAGCTGCCTACGATTGACCGTAGCCATCAGGTCGGTTTCGGTGTCGAACTAGCCCAACGCATGGCTGCGCAAAACCAGACGCAAGGCATGCCGCAGCAGATGCCACCGATCACGCCAGTATCCAACTGACAAAAACCGTTCTTTGTCGTGTGCCTGAGAACGACACCAGTTGGATTGAATACCCGATCGCATCGGGACTCATGGCGTTTACCCGTCCCCAGCAGCTAACCGCCGCGAGAGCAAGCATCGCTTCATTTTACAACCAAGACTGGCCGAATAAGCAGATGGTTGTATACAATACGACCAATAGCAAGCTCAAGCCTTGGTTTAAGCGGTGGCCTAACTTTCTGGAGATTCAACTCAGCCGCCAATCCGTACCGGCAATGCTTCAGCTTTGCCGCGATAATGCCATCGGTGAATGGTGCTTCAACTGGCTACCTGATGCTGTTTACGATCCAGCCTATATCCGGGCACACATGGACAAACGGGCCAAGAACTCGATCACTTTACTGCGCCAACAGCGGGTCTATGCGTTAAAAGACAGAAAGCTTGTGATCGTAGAAGGTCATCGTGATTGCTGGGGATTTTACCGGTTCTTTCCAGCGAGCTTTACAGAAAACCCTGTGGAGTTCAGGAAACAGTTCGAGATCGTGACAGAAATCGACAGTGCGGCTCATTACGTAACCCGTTTTGCTAGTGAAATCGTTTGAATACATCGCTAAAAAGCTAAAAGCAGAACACTTTGATCCCGTGTCTGCCGAAAGAAGCGTCGTCATTCCACTGAAGCACCGTCTTTCGTTTTTCCATAGCGGTGACTTTGGCGACATCATTTACGCGCTGCCGACCATAAAAGCGATGGGCGGCGGCAGCTTGTTTATCGGCCCAAGTGTTCAACACAAGACACGTTTGTCGATGACAGCAGAGCATGTAGAAGTAATGCGACCTCTGCTGGAAATGCAACCGTATATCCACGAACTGAGCTTTGTAGAAAAAGCCCCTGAAATCGACATCGACTTGAACCAGTTCCGTGAATACCTGCTGACGGAGCACACCAAAATGGCGGAAGGCGCACGGCGACTCAACCTAGCGGAAGCTCATCTATACACGTTCAAAGTGCCGCTAGATGCCTGTCAATCCGCGTGGCTTACGATCGACACTCCCACTGAGCTAAATGACTATCCAGTTCTTATCCACCGCAGCCCGCGTTGGCGTAATTCTGATTTTCCGTGGGCGAAGATCATGGAGCGTCACGGCAAAAGAGCGGCCTTTGTCGGATTGCCTAGCGAGTACAACGCGTTCGTTGCTGACTGGGGTTATTTGACGTATTTGCCGACAAAAGACTTCCTTGAACTTGCGCGTCTCATAGCGGGTTGCCGCTTGTACATTGGAAACCAGTCGCTGCCTTACGCCATCTGTGAAGGCTTGAAGCACGACAGCATGCTCGAAGTGTGGCTCGAAGGCCCGAACTGCATTTTCAACCGGCGCAACGCGATTTACGGCGAAAGCGCTATTGTTCATATACCAAAACTATACAAAAAATCTATGAATACCGTGTTAACAAAATGTCCCATCTGCGACGCAGATGCCGCCAACGCTCCGCAGCATCGAGCGCAGACTGACATCGTAAAGTGCCCAAGCTGCAATCTCGTGTATCTGCGCACGCACCCGGATCATGAGCAGACGATGCTCTATTATCAGCAGTACGCCGATGACCACTCACACATGCGCCTGCCGAAGAATTTTGACGACATCCGTACGAGCGGACTGCGTCGTGACTACTTCATGCAGCAGCTTATGGAATTCGCCAAACCGCCCGGTAAGATGCTGGACATTGGCTGCGGCTGGGGTGCCTTCATGGTAAATGCTCGCGAGAAGGGATTCACGCCGCAGGGTATCGACGTTTGCTACAAGGCGGCCAATTTTAGCAACTCTGTGCTCGGCATACCTACCACCTGCGACGAACTGCTGGATTGTGCGATTGATGCCGACAGCCTTGACGTGATTGTCGCTATCCACACGTTCGAGCACCTTTCCAAGCCAGCTGAGGTTTTAAGCCGTGTGTGCAAACTCTTAAAAGTAGGAGGCATTTTCGCCGGTATCGTTCCTAACATCGAATCGTATTGTAGCGAACAGCGCAAAGAAAAATGGCAATGGCTGGACGTCAACACGCACTATGTCCACTACAGTCCGGCAACTTTGAAAGCGACGCTTGAGAAGTTCGGTTTTGACGTACTCCGTGTGTACACGCATACAGGCGATTACGACTTAAACGAACTGCGCCGTTTAATCCAAGAGCGCGAAAACCGCGTCATGAAGACCGAAGAGATTGATGCAGAGATCGAAAAAGTATGGGCATCCGGTAACGGCGAGGAAATTCGGTTCTTTGCGGTGAAACGTTCTACCGTTGTCGCGTGAAGACCGCTATTTTAATACCGTGCTATAACCGACCCGGCATGCTTGCTCAAGTGCTGCAAGACGTGCTGGCATTTCCGCAGGTACGCATGGGCATGCCGGTCGTTCTGGCGTGCGACGGAGGCCCTGACGCTGCCCAGTATGAAAACGCAGCCATCGCTATACGGGCAAAGATTCCGGGGTTGCACCTGCTGATGCGCCCAGAGCACTACGGTATCGGTCGAAACGTGTACGAGGCTAAACGCTATCTGTTTGAAGAGTGCAAGTTTGACCGGGTATTTTACGTCGAGGACGACATCCGCATGTCTCCGCACTTGATGACTTTGTTGCAGAACATGATGGCTTGGATAAAAGCCAACTACAGCAACGAGTGTGTTGTCAGCACAGCCGTATTCTGCAACATGCCGCTGGAAGAAAAGCAAGCCAGTCTCGGACTGGTATCGGACTGCGGCTATAGCTTGTGTAATCACATGATGAGCCGCGAGTGCTGGATTTTAACCCGTCCGTGGATGCAAGAATATGTCCAGCGCTTCCTCCAGTGCCCCTACAAAGATCGCGACATCGCCCGCATCGGCGACTGGATGCGTGGTATTGCTGAGCGCCTGCCTGTCCATTGCGGCAATCGACCGTTTCCGGTTCATTGGCCAGCCAAGGAGTACTTCACGTCACGCCCTGTATCAAGTCAAGACGGGGCTATGGCGCTGGCCTTGCGTCTAGCTGGATTTTCTCATGCGGTAGCTCTTGTTAACCGTGCGTGGCACGTTGGACAGACGGGCGAGAACACAACTGAAGAATCGTGGCAGCGCTCCTATAGCCAGACCAAGCTCGACATCTTTGAGGAAGACAATACGCGGACACATTTCCGCATCATGGCATGAAAGACATCCTCATCATCGTGTCTACGTGGAATCGCCGCGATCTGACAGGAATTACGTTGGACAGCTTAAAGCGCAACAAAAGCGCTGCCAGCGACGTCTTGATCATCGACGACAAGAGCGAAAAGTACGGCGTAGATTTTCTGTCCCGCTGGGACTGGCCAGTGCAGCAGCATGTCGAACATGTGGGTGTCGGTATGGCAGCGTACAACCGCTACAAAGCTTTTTTGAGTTCGCCTGAGCAGTATCGTTACCTGTTAGCGATGGACAACGATCTGCTCCTTGGCGCTCAGTTCGATTATCGCCTACGCCAGCTGTGGGAGGTCACAAAAGACCCGCACCGCCGAACGGTGCTCACCGGATACCGCTCTGTTACGCAGAAGGTCTACGAAGAGCACGAAGATTGGGTGGTGGTGGATGGCGTAGGCGGTGCAATTCAATTCGTCGATCGTGCTACAGCCCAGTGCGTGTTTGATGAGATGCCCGTCAGCTGGTGGGTTCATAACTGGGATCATTGCATCAGTAAGGTGTTTGAGCGCAAGATTGCCACCAAGCACTCACTAGCACAGCACATCGGAATATACGGCAGCGGTGTAAACGGAATATCGGAAGATGTCGCCTATAACTTTGTTGGAGAAGGCCAATGGTGAAAGTCTACTCCACAACATGCGGCAACGTCGAAGTCGATGGCTTCGTGCTTGATCGTGTAAAAGGTTTACGCGACTCAGAGTTTGTCACCTCTTTGAACGAGGCCGACGTCGTTTTTTACCTTTGGACATGGCACCCTGAATACGTGTGTGACCCGGAAACTGTAAAAGCTGTGCTGCTGTCAGGTAAACCCGTTGTCGTGTTTGACTACCTTGAGTGCGAAAACGATTATCAAATAATTCTGACCAACAGCTTTAACTGGCCCGGCAAGTTGAGCGCCTACAAGCCTTGTGCTGATCTTGCCCCAGCAGTGAAGCTTTACTTTAAGCGCGAATTCTCCAAGCGCACTGTTCCAACAACAGCGTTCCCGCTCAAGGTTATCGACTTTACGAGTACTTTTTCTCCACACGAGCCGGATACTGAAGAGGCATTTAACGCACGTCCGATTGACATATTCTACTCATACGGCTTTAGCTCGTGTGATCGTCCGCTTTTACACGCTGAACTTGTTAAAAGAAAGCTGTGCAATGGTCTGTGTACGTCGCTTGAGGACTTGGACTACGCTTTTGCAAAAGGGCATAAGCGCCAAACAGCGATTCTGTATACACCGCATTACCGCCGTATACCTTTGGACACTTTGATGGCGTATCAAAGCAAGGCCAAGTTGTCGCTATGCCTACGGGGTGCGTCTTGGAAATGTTTTCGCCATGCTGAAGCCAGTTTTAATAGCGTCATGGCTATGCAAGAGTCTCCCGTGGATTTTACGTACCCTTGGACAGATGGCGTTAACTGCGTGGTTTTACCCAACCTTACGCGGCCCAATCGCAATCCTCCGCACTGGATAGATGTCAAAGCTGCTGTAGACAAAATTGAGCAGGCGCTCCACGCAAACCTGTATCGAATCTATGTTGCAGGCTGTGTGCAAGCAAGGCGCTACATTAACAGTGTATACATGGAAGAGCACGTTGTGCCAGCACTCCGTGAAGCAGGTATCTGGTCATGAACATAATCGTTGTCGCAAACACAAAGCGCAAAGCGCTTATTTTGCCGCACCTGCGCGGCTTGAACTACAACCAGCATTTCTGCGCTGACTACGAACTGCCGGATGGGTGGGTCGACCAGCACAATATCGTGCCAAACAAGGTAGGTCACCTGCGGGCTTTTCGCGGGCACCAAGACGCTCTAGCGGAAGCCGTTGGCCCGGCCTTGGTTTTTGAAGACGATGCCGTGCCTATCAGTAACCACTGGCAAAGGATAGCGCTTGAGGCTTTTTCCCACCTCTACCGATTCGATTTTATCAGCCTCCACGGGCGCGAATTCGATGTAAATGCGTACAGTAAGGTTGCTGATCTTGGATTCGGTTACGGCCTTTACACGAATGATAAATCGTCCGGCATAAACGGCTGCTGCATGGCATACTGGATAACACCAGAAGCGGCGCTGCGCTTTCGCTCGGTAGAATTCGACGGGTTCCCTGATGATCTTTATTTTTGGCGCAAGTTCAATAGTGCGGTGATTTTTCCGTCACCGTTTTTCCATGATCGTAGCCAAGGCAGCCTGATTGACATCGGCGCTACGGTCTAAATCCGCTGAAGCTGCAATCCTGACAGATAACCGATTGTCTTGATTGTGAGGGCGTCGTTGCGTGCAAGCGTAACATCAATTTTTACGTAGTTGTAGTGTTCGATGAAAGCGGGTGTCAGCACAGGATTGTTGGTCAATACTGTCGGCGTACCGCTGTTGATTGACACGTAAAACGTGCTGGCGCTGCCAAGCGTTCCTGCATTAGCGTACAGGTAAAGTGTATACGTTCCCGGTGGAACGTTACGCAGGCGAAAGATATTTTCGTAGGGTACTGGCCCGAGATAACCACCAATCCAGCGGGCAAGCATAGCATCCCAACTCAAACCGCTATTTGCTGCCGAAAGCATCGGAGCAACGCGCTCAAGCAGTACCTGATTGCGATTACCTGCGTAATCGCTCAGGTGGAGCACCGGCTGTGCAGTGAAGTCGTATGCTTGTATCCCAAATGAACCTAGGTAAGGGTAATAGCATGCAGAGTCTACAAGTGCTTGAAAGTCTTCAGGCAGATAATCGTTCCAGTAGTCATCAGCGGTGATGCCAGTAGCTGCGCTCCCGGTCTTTGTACCGTCGCCATTAAACGCAATATTGACCAGAAAAGGTGTAGGCGCGACTGCTTGCTTGAAATATTTTATACCGTTATGCAGGAACACCACGATGCCATTACTCAAATCGCGCAGCAGTTGATCAGGAGCGAATCGAATCTTATTTCCCTGACCGACGACAAACGCCGAGTTCTGGATTGCCCAGTGCTTATTTAATGTCAGCGGATTTATCGCCTTGTTGTCGATTTGAGCCGCTACAAACAGATTGTCACTAGACATCGTGCCGATGCGCTGGCCGCGCTGAACAGTCGAACCTTTAACGACGTTCACGCCAGAAAGACCTGCGACGGTAGTGAACACCAGTCCGCCGTGGGCAATGACCACGTAGTAAACCACCGCTTTTAGCAGCGTATTGTCGGAAACTTGGTAGATCGGAAGCTGCCTGTATACATCAACGACCGTTCCAGCACCTGCGGCAACGACCGGCTCACCGGCAGGCATCTGCACAGTGATTCCGGGGTTTACCAAGCCTTCGTTTGTGAACGGGTATAAGAAAGTAGCCGACCGTGCGAACGGCGGTCTTAACTTGGCAAGCGCGTTAAGCGTCGGCGTGGATAGATTCATAGTTGATTGCTCAGAGCATCGTTGCGCTCAAACGCTTCTGTATAGAACGTGGCCTCAACCGTGACCAGCCCGGTTTCTGCGGTGTTCAGGTCAGAAAGCTTGTAGCCGCCGATCCATGCGTTGTACATGATCCACGTAGCATCGATAGTCATGCCGGTTTCGACAATGTTGTTAACTGCGCCGGGTGATGACGCAAGCTGCTTCTGTATCGATTTTGGTATGGGTTTACCCATTTGCGCCAAGCCTTTTGCTTTTCGACGGTGCCGCTGAATCTCGTTGTTTACAGCCATGACTCTTGCATTTGAGGTGTTAGCTGCTGTATTGGAAGCATTGAGCAGTGTACCGCGCAGTAGGTGAATACTCACGTCGAACGTATAGTCGATTGAGTAGTTGCTGTTCAACAGTACGTATCCAGAATTACCGTATCCATCCTGACGAGAACCACGACCGGCACGTGTCAGTTTCAACCACGTATCCAGTACGGATATAAGGTCGTTTTTACTGACATCGTCAGAATTACTCATTAAAAACACCACTTTTACCGGATCGAGCGGATCGTCCCACGAGGGCATGTTGTATGGCACACTATCCCGGCGTACAGTTTCTGGTTTTAGTCTGTTCTCTGGTAAGGTGGTGGATCGTACAAATTGCGGCAGGATGCTGGCCGGGTCGATAGGGCGCGGTGAAGCGCCTGTGGCGTTTATACCCCGCACAGCGTTTCTGAAGTCAACGTAAAACAAGTCGCTTCGCTGAGGTACAAGTCCAACCGTTTGGTCGGTCGCCTTGCCCCAGAGATTTACTTGTGTGCTTATGTCGATCTGACGCGCCATGCTGTAACTACAATAGAGAATGAATTACGGGTTCACATACGCTGGAATCGTTGAGTCGACGGCTGATCCGCGCCAAGTCGGTCGGTTAAAAGTGCGCGTTCCGCACGTATACGGCTCTTTGTCTACGGGTAGCGGTTACGTGCCTACCAACGATTTGCCGTGGGCACTGCCTGCTGGTATGCCTGCCGGTGGCTCCAGCAAATCAGGCGGATTCAGTCATTTACCAGAGAAAGGCGACAAGGTCTGGGTACGTTTTCTGGATGGTGAACCGGAAAAACCAATCTGGGAATGGGCCGTTCAATCAGACAACGACCACAGCAACTTAAAGCTCAACGAGTACACGAACAATGCCCCGGATCGGGCCATTTGGACACGCTACGGGCACAGTATTGAGCTAAAAACCGATTCCTTGGTTATGACCACCAAGGAAGGCTATCAACTGCTGCTACAGGAAAGTACCAGTGAAAGCGGCGGACAGGCCTCCATACAAACGCCAAAGGGTCAACGGATGACCCTGAACGACTTGAATGGAACCGCCGTCATCCAATCTCTTGAAACAGGCGTGATGTCGGCCAAAACCGTCATCTTGAACGCGGCCACGAGTGTGCTTATGCGGGCGTCGGAGCGCTTAACGATGATGGTCGGCTCCACGATGATCAGCGTCGAAGCTTCTTCCACAGTTATCAGTACCGCCTCCGGCGCGACGTTTATTATCGACGAAAGTGGCAATGTTTCACTGAATTCAGCTGGCGGATCAAGTTTGGCGCTGGAAGCTACGAAAGCGCATATAGGCTCGGCTGGTGGAACAGGCGTTGTGTGTGAAGCCACAAAACTGTCCATGAACGCCCCGCAGTTCGTCATGAATAGCGCAGCCATCGCGCTAGGCACGCAAGCTCAGTATCAGGTTATGATGCTAACCCCGGCAATGCTGGAATGGATCACAGCCCACACGCACTATAACGGAAAGGACGGTGAGCCTACCGGAACACCGATTGGAGCACCGCCGCTGGATACTGGATCACTGACAACCCGTACTATTTAACATGCCTACTGTATACGATTCAGGAACCAACAGTGCCAGCTATACCGGCCCGACACTGGACAATCCAACTTTTACGCTGAACGGCAACTACGGAACAAGCACGCTGACCAGTAGTGCCGGATTGACGTCCTACGGTGTAACGACGGACAGCACTGTAATCCGTACAGACAGTGGCGCTACCGCCGCATACAACTACACGATCGTCGTTCAGATTCCTGTTCCATTCCTTAACCTGAGCCTTAACCTCAACCTTTTGGGCGATTTCGTCCTCCCTGCACTGACGGCTCTCGGTATTCCAGAGGCAACTCTCTGGCTTACGTCAAATATCGTAAAACGAGTGCAGAACATCGTAAATGACGCGATAAAACTGGTGCAGGCTATCCCAGAGCTTACCGTCAGCATCGTGATCAAGATTGGGTTTGTCATCGTGCTGAACATCCAGCTGGTGGCTAAAAAGACACCAGTTGTTGTCGATGTGCCGACCTTTCAACTGGAACTTCCAAACATCGCTGTGGGTGCCGACTATACCGTCACAATACCGTTTCCTGCACCGCCGCCAATCATGGTTAAAGTGCCGATACCAGTACCGGTTATCAACTTCCCGCAAACCCAGCTTAGCGACTTCGTTACAGGCGGGAATATCACGGCTAACGTGCAAGGAACAGTTCAGGCTGAACCACAGCCTATCACCGATCCGATTTATCTGCCTAAAACCTGACTTTTGCCGTTCTACCTTGTATGGCTATTAAAACCAATCTGAAGTCGCTGACGCCGCGCCGCCAGCAGTATAAGAAAGAAATCACGCTTCTCTCCAAGGGATTCAACGATCCTGCGTGGGCGGGTGGAAAGCTGACGATTTACCCTTGGGATAATACGATTGACCAGTGGATCGTTGACAACCTGCGCAAGCTCTCCCGCCAAGACTTGATCTTCGGCCTGCTCGGACAGGTAGCTGATTTGAACGGCGGCAAGCTGGACAACTTCGTGGCCGATGAAATCAATGTGGTGCTTCTTGTCAGTCGTGCCTTGACTACGGACGGGGCAGTTGTATACACTGCTCAGTGTCCGTACTGCGGTAGCAAGACTGAAGAGACGATAAAAGTTCCAGACGAGCTTGGAAAAATTGGCGAAAAAGCTGTCGGCTATCCCGGCTACGACACGGTTACACTGCCGGATGTGAAGGACGTTGTTAAACTGCGTCCGCTATTGATCGCCGACGAGAAGGTCATTATCGGCCAGCGTGCGAATCGCGATGCGGTGCCTGATGGTGAACTGCGTACGATTCTACGTATCGTTGAGATCAACGACAGTAAGCCGGATAATTTGGATGAAATGATTCAGTGGTTCCGTGCGTTGAGTCCGCGTGATTGTAAGTTCCTTGACGATGAGGGACGTAAGATCACGCCACACCTTGATACGAACATTCCGCACAAGTGCGATGAAGCAGCGTGCGGTCGCTCGTTCACGTTTCCGTTGAGCTTCGATAGCGAGTTTTTTCGTTGAAGCGGCTCGGACGAGCCGCATCGCCAGATACCGCCTGATGTTCGACTTAGCGTGGGACGGTAAAGGTCTATCGCTAATCATGAACGATTTGCCGGACGACATCCTTAAACAGTTTGCCGTTTGGCGCAACGAACGCGTAGAAGAAGAAAATCGACAAGCCTCAAAACGATGACTGACTTAGTATTTGACGCCAACAGTCTCTACGCGAGGTCGTGGTTTGCTGCCCAGCGCAACAACCCTGATCCTCGCGAAGCCTTGCGGCTGGCGATCAATTCCGTGCTACTGCTCCTGAATCCGGGCACGAACAAGATCGGGCTTACGTTTGATCGCATCTTGTTCGCATGGGACGGCCAGCAAAATAAAGCGAAAAATCGCGACCCAAAGCCTCCAGCTTACCACGCGACAAAAGACCGCCTAAAGGAGATTCTGCGTGAAATACTCGGGGCAGCTAACGTGGAGAATGACTCTGCTGAAGGCGACGACATCGTAGCCACGGTATGCGCCCAAAAAGCACCGGAAGACATCGTATACATCGTATCAGGCGACAAAGACCTGATGCAGCTGATGTCTGAACGCTGCCAGTATTATTCGCTGCACGATAAGGCTGTTCTGTCACGAGCCACGATCCTGAAGAAATTCCCAAACATCAAGCGTCCCAGTCAGATTGCGCTTTCGCTGGCGGTTACGGGTGACTCTGTCGACAACATCAAGGGTGTACACGGTTACGGCGAAAAGAAGTGCCGGAAACTGTTTGAGGCTGTTACACCGGAAATGAAGTTTCAAGAAGCGATGGATACAATCGTCAGTCAGCTTCCGCCTACGCAAGCCGATGAATTCTACGTCGCCCTTGAGCGCACATTGCTTAGAAACGATGTGCCGGGCGTTCCAAGCCCGGCACATTTGAAACTACGCAAACCTGCTGAAGTCGATAAACTCGATGTCCCGCAGATTGACCTGTATTATCGTCAGGTCTACCCCTACTACTCAGATTAGAGGTTCAGAATCGGCAGCGCCCCGCCCGAAGGACGGTTGAAGTAGCGGTCGATTGAGAACTCCAAGAACGCGCCGCCGGAAGCGTTGCCGACCATCTGTACCTGCGGGTACGATGAAACGACCTTAACCAACTTCACTTCGTTTGGTGACAAAGTGTTGTAGTAGTCGCTGCCGGAGTTACCGAGGTCAACCCAAGCGGTTCCGTTGAACTCCTGCAAGCGGTAGTTCATCGTGTTTACACCTGAATTTTTGATGAAAAGGGCCATGTTGATCGGCCCCGACTGAAGCACACTGAAAAGCGTGCTCTGGGTTTCGCCGACCACCTGTGAATCTGTAACGTGAATCATCATACTGATCTAAATACACTCGGTCTGCGCAGGTTTCTGTCCTTCAATGTATAGGCTCTCAGATTGAAACCGGTCATGGCACCAGCCGGGTATGGCGCTTTGATTTGCGGTACAACGGCGGACGTTTTCAAAGCCTGCTTCACGCATAAGTGTAGACAAAAGGACGAAATCGGGGATAAACGTGTGTTCCCACGCACGCATGAAAAACAAGAACCGCTCCGCCGGACAGTCGATATGCGCGTAGCCCTTGAAGTCTTCGCCGTAGATGAACTTCAAGCTGCTGCCGTCACAGTAAGCCTGCGCTACTGTTTCAAGGTCAGGTGTGGCGATACGCGCAATTCCTCCGGGTTTAAGCACCGCTAGGAACTGGCGCAATGTCTCTTGGACACCGTCCGGGTAAGGCAGATGCTCCAGATGATGGCACGACCACAAGTAGTCACCGACGTTATTCCCAATCAGAACGCTAAGCTGTCTACAATCACCTGTAATATCCGCCTTAAAAGCTGGATTGATGTCCATGTTTATCCAGCGGTAGTTCCTATCAGACTCCATGTAGATCGGGCCGCAGCCGACGTGAATAATCGTTTTCATTTCAGGTAAAGCTCACCAGCACCGCCGGTACCGCATTTGCTTTCAATGAAAGCACAGACCTCTGGGTAGCTCAATCGGTTCATATCAGCGAGCACACCCTGACGATAGTTGTACCATGAGTAGATGTGAGCCTTACCATCTTGAACCGGATAGAGCACTTTACCTGCGTTCATTGCTCCAAGCAGGTGCTCTAAGCACGGGAAAGAAGATATTCCGGGCCAACGGTATTTTTCAACGAGAGCCTGCGGATCAGTGATGTAGTGACGAATTTCGTCCAGCGGTAAAAATTCCCGCTTGGTGATGAAAAACCGTGTGCTGGCCCACCAATAGGTATCTGTCCGCTCAGATGGCAAAGGGAGGCTGACAAAGTTAGCGACGCCGGAGTCAAGCAACTTGAGGTATTGCTCGATAACAGCACCATCAACACAAAACGCCACCGTATCCTGATCAAAGTGACAGACGTAGTCGCCTTGTGCGTGTGCCAGCGCATCCAGATAAACATGGTCGTTCCAGCGGTAGCGTTCCTTGCTGTGTGGTACAACCACCAGCTTATCCGCGCCGCTTACGGCAACATCCAGAGGCTCGTGCTCGTCTACGTAAGCAATCAGTTCGATTTCATGTCCTGCAAAGAATTTTCGCTTATTGATCAAGCCCTCAGTGAAAAAATCGACTGAGCGTGTTCCGTTGAGCGTACTTGTTGCCAGAGTCGCTTCTAGTTTCCATCCGGGACGCGTATCGAGGTTTACGACAACAGAGATCATACCTTACGGCACAGAAAAAGCGCCAAACCGTTATGGAACGTTGGATCGTCATTTCCGGGTGTTTCCCACACCCATGAGCGCTCTGTTACAATTTTGTCGGCAAGGTTGCTGAAAGCTTCTTCTGTGCCTTTGCGGACAGCAGGCCAGTTATAGTCGTCGACACCGTACAAAAACACGTTCGACATGCAGGGCAAGAAATGAGGCAGCGCTTTAAGCTGCCACTGTGTGTCGTGATGACCGTCGTAGAAAAAGTAGTCGACAGGTTGCTTGATCTGTTCCGGGCCGCACTGCCAGCAGTCTGTAAACAGTGTTGTTATATCACCCGCCTTGGCCTTTAAGTTGTTGAGGTTGACAGTCAACTCGTAGCGAACACTGTCGAGGCCGAAACTCTGATCAAAGTTTTCGATTCCGTAAGCGGTAAGTTGCTTGTTATTACAGCACGCCGCTGTGAAAGACGCGCCACACCAAAGCCCTATTTCAAGGTAAGTCATGCCCGGATATGCGCACAGGTTGTTGTATAACTTCCGCATGTGCGCGGTGCTGAATCCTTTTACGGCCAGCGTTTCATCGTCGAGCCGATGCTCATTTTTAGAGGCTTTGTCTATAGCGTCCTGCACATGCTGTGCAAACTGAGGTACCGTTAATAGCGAGTGTTCCATGCCGGTAAGAACCGAATTAGAACCGGATGCGCCACGTCAATGTCGGAGAGTAGTCGGAAGTTTTGTTGATGCTTACGCTGCGGACTTTACGCGCAATCAGCGCACTGCCGCCGCTGAACAGGCCCATCTCGCTGATGATGTAACCGTTGGCGTCGTCGTTTCCTAGCGTGAAAGACACCCGCACAACAAATGGTGCTAGGAAATCGACGGAATCGATGTTTTTGAGCGTAGAGCTATTGCTTAGCGTGATCGGCGCTTGAAGGGCAACATCGGTAACTTTGGCCGGTGTAGTTCCAGTGCCAACTCCAAACTTCTGAACCGTGTAGTCAGAGATAGGGCTGCGGAAACCAAAAGCGTAGGCGACGAGTTGACGCCCTTGATCCACAAAGAGGTTTTTACCCAAAGGCACTTCGTGGCGTGCAAGACCCCAGCCAGCAAAGTTTCCGGCAGAAGGCGTGATCCAACCATAGTCAACCGCTTGCTGTGTAGACAGCGGTTTACCTTCGGCATCCTTGATGCCGCTGATGGTTAGTAATCCTTCAGGACGCTTCATGTTCAAGAAATCATCTTCCGCACGATAGAACTGGATTTTGACTCGCCGCGACGTAGCGAAGGCTCATCGCGCATGCCGCGCTCGTACGGGCTGAGTTTACGTCCAAGTTTCAAGCTTTTCGCCGCTTTTGGCGATGGATTCATAAGCGCTTTTTTGAAAACATTCTCTGCTTTAGCCCAACGAGCTTCCGCCTCTTCACGCGAAACCGGCGGATGTTTGACACCGTCAGGCGTCATAAAACCAGATACGCGCTCATCTACAAAGCGGCTGCGGATACTGTGCAGTGCCTGATCAAAAAAATGTTTATCTATTTCCCACTCGGGCGTAGGCATATCGATCGCTTCGGTTACAAGCGTACGCACGACAGCGCTCACGTTACTTTCCTGCTTATGCCACGATTTTTCGTAGCTTTCCCAGTCAGTTTCTGGTTCCGTGTCTGGAACGGTTGGATCATCGCGGTAAATCGCGCCTGTTAACTTAGGCCGGGTAAGTCCCAGCTTATGCTGCAAACTTTTACTGTTTTCACGGTGCTCAGGTGCAACGTTTCCTGAAAGCGCGTTCATAAAGGCCTGCTCCGCTTTAGCCCAACGAGCTTCAGCCTCTTCACGTGAACAGGGTGGGTGAGTGACACCTTCAGGAGTCGTAAAGCCAGCTACGCGCTCATCTACAAAGCGGCGATGTATAGCATCTAGCTTGCTCATGAGATGACGAGGATCAAATTCACGCTCTGTTTTGCTGTACTGCGGTTCAACAACAGCAGCTTCGATAAGTTTATTCATTTTCAAGTTCGGATTCAGGGTTTTCAACAGCCAAAGGCTCAGTATCGACGATTTTACGGAAAAGTGAGTAATCTTTTGGATTTACACCCGGCGGTGGATTCAACGGCAATGACTCAAGGAAGCGGCTCATGCGCCGGGCACGGTGCTCACCAATACGGCGAATGACTTGCGCCGATACAGCTTCCAAGCGTGGCGAGAATTCACACTGGCACTGTGGGCATTTAGCAACTTCCGCATCCTCCACTTTCTTCACAGCGGCGTCTTGGCCGCCGCAGGCCGGACAGATGCAGACATCGACAAGATCGAAGCCCTCCGCAGGCGGTGCCTCCAGAGGGAGATCAGGTACTTCGGGGAGCACCCGAAGTACCGCTTCGCTGTATACGTCAATTTTCACCGCGCAACAACAGGATTGACGATTGTGTCATCCAGAGCGCCGTTGCGAGACTTGCCAGCCGGATAGTAGCGATCGATCTGGAGATTGAACATGATGTTCACATAACCGCTCTGCGTCATGTCAGCATCTGAGTATTTGAGTCCTTTGATGATGCAGCCCTCAAGGTTGTAAACCAAGCCGTCGTCCATCGTGTTCTCCCCGGCAGCAACGTTGTTGCTCAGGGCGTTCACTTGGTTCTGCATGTTCGGTACAACCCAGCGCATGCTGCCTTTGGCTTTGCATTGCGAGGTCAGACCGATACCACCTGTGATCGGGTTGGCAACGAGCCAATTCCATTTTTCGAGCGCTTCGACGACTTTGACACCGAAAGCGTAGCGGACGGGAATTTCGATGGCGTTTGTCGGAGTGTCCTTCCCGATAATGAAGTTGGTCTGCTGCATGTACTTGACCTCGATCATTTCGCGTTCGCGGGTCGGGAACGGAAACTTTTCGAGCAAGAACTGCACGTTGTCGTTCCAGTTCGCGTTCAGCACCTGTGGCAAGACAATGTCCACTTTCCACAGGTCGCTGCGTTGCAGGTCAATAGCGTTGGCGTCTGAAATAGCGCCGAACGTATTGTTGAAGTTCATCTTTGACATAAGATTAGACTAAACGGTTCAGGACTGCGCCGCTTTCGCGAACAGTCGCGTTGATGTAGATACGTTCCGCCACGTCGGTCGGAATAATCTCCAAGTCGACTAAAACTTCGCGGTTATTGCGAGTCTCAGCCGTGTTATTCCGATCATCCATGACCAGATTGTACTGTTCGATGCCGCGATCGTTAGCGATGCGGTCAAGGAACTCGGTGAACGCCAGCTTCAGCTGGATCAGCAATTCAGCGTCGTTCGGATCAAACACGAAGCGGCGGGCGACGTTCGCCATACCGGTTACAACCCAGTTCACGAGAACAACGTTATGAACTGCCGTAAGCTTGCTTTCGGCACGTTGCATTGTGCGTTCACCGTACAGGTAGTGGTTGCCCTTGATCTTGAGGATCGGGTTAATGCTGTTGCCGTTACCGTACATCGCCTGCTTGGTGTCATCAGACACGCGGTCAAACGCGACCTTTTCAGCCATCTGGAGATAGCCGCGAGTTTCGCCAGCGACAGCATACCACGGCTTGTCCGCGTTGAAGGTGTAGCCGGTACGTGCCAGCAATCCAACCGTCGGAGGCACAAACTTTGTTTCAGCCCAGCTATTGGTGCGCATGAACCAATTCCAATAGACCGCAACGTTGCGGTTGTCGATCCGGGTACCGTCCTGAGTCGGCAGCTTGCCATTGTGCCAGTCAATCGCTTCGCGAGCGTTGTACTGAGCAGGCACGTCGCAAACGGCCATCGCATTGACCTTGGCGCAGGTACGGCCCATCTGTTCCATCACCGCAAAGCTGATGTTGTCCATCGGCGCGGCGAGATAGTTGATTTCAACCGTGTCGGTGTCTTCAAAAGCACGGATACCGGTCATGGTGTCTGTCGTCGGGTCGAGCGTACCAATCCAGTCGGAATCGTTCGGATTTTCGCCGTTGTAACCATTGATAAACTGACCGCCAGTGTCTTCGATGGTATTCACTGCGACGTTCAAGATACCGGCGTTGGTTGCACCGAGCGGCATCGGAACCGGCAGGCCGGGAGTTGCGGTAGTGCCGAAGAAACGGGCATCCCACGGATGAACCGTGTTGGCGCAAGTCCAATCTCCGGTAATCAAGTCGGTAACGCCTGCATCTTCGTCGAGGTAAACGAACTGGCTCTTGCCTTTGGCCAAGCGGGCTTCCCAGAAATTGACGGTATCAGCCGGATCGTCTGTGATATTGTCGTGGGTTTCAACAAGCGCTGAATCCCAGTAGACTTCAAGCTTCTTGGTACCGCCGTCAGAACCGGGGCGTACGCGCAGGTAAAGACCTTGCGAGGAATTTGCGCCGTTGGCCCATGTGCCTTCCGTGGTCGCCTTGAGGCGAAGAGCCGGAAGCTTGCCGGTGGGCTTGTACAGCTGGGCATTGGAGTAGTTGTCTTGCAACGGCAGCGCTTGATAGCCGATCTGCGGCATGTCCGTCTTTTCAAGATAGACCGTACCAGCGTTGTTGTTCAGGTAGTCAATGAGCAAACCGCGAACACGCACTTCGTACGACGTGTCTTTGTTCGTTTCCTTGATCTTGAAAACATCACCGACAGCAATGTTGTCCGCATCAGATGCGCAGTAGAACTGGAACTGATTCTTGTTGCCAGAGATGGAACCGACAGACGTGAATAGCGCGTCTGCATAGTCAGTTGCATCGGTGCCGTAGGTGTAAGCGTAGAGAACGCCTTCCGCTTTATTGGCTGCCTTGTCCGTAAGACTGTACGAGATCGTCGCATTGGGGCCGTAGGCGTCAGCCATACCGTCGCTGCTCGGGTCAAGCGCAATGGTTGTACCTGTGGCTGAGATAGCCAGAACATTGACTGTCGAGTGGAGGCCGGGCTGCGTAAGACGCAGATATACCGGGCCGTCGTTATCCACGATCAGCTGCTGAATCCGAGGTGCGTTTGACGGGCTGTACACCGTGTAGTTGTTTGCACCGGAAATTGCGTCGGAAGGTTGAAGTTCCGTGTAGCGGTTACCGATGCGCACGATCGTGATCGCGTCGGTGTAATCCGTGATCGCGTCCACGGCGTCAGCGAGAAAGTAGCCGTTACCGTCTGGGGTCGTGATGCGGCTGGTCGCGTCCGTCGAGTAGGTCGTCGTGATCGGACGGCCAAACGCGTTGACAAAGTCCTTGAGTGACTGCACCGGGGTTGGCACGTCAAACGGCCCTTTTGAGGCGACACCGAGCAAACCGGGTTTGAAGCGGCTGGTCGCCGGAGTAAAAAAGGATTTGTCGACAATAGTCGTGTAAACCCCCGGAAAGGTTTTTGGTGTAATCGTCATAATCTTTTGCTGTCTTAACTACGCGCTAATCTATTAAAACCGCGCTCACACTTTTAACTACCAGTATCATTCAGCGCACTTAACGCAACGCCACGTACTCGCGGGTGTTTACACTGAAGCTAGTGAAGCAGTACCGAAAGCGGTAACTCCGGCTGCTGGCGGATAACCGGAAGGCCCTTGCGTTGTAACCTGTAATGCTTCAAGCACGGTAACCTGTACCTGCTCGCGCTCCAAGCGAGCGTCACGCAGTTTTTGCGGGCAATCGCCTTCAGGTGGCATCGCACCCATCTTGCTGCGATAGTTTACGACGCTATTATCCGGCTGTTCGCGCATGTCTATGGTTAGTGCGTTAAACGCGTCAGTCAGTGCCGCCGGATCAACGCTTCCGCTGCGCAGCACCAGTTTCCATAGCGTCGGATAAATCTGATAATCGAGGTCAATATCGTAACCTTCCAGCACGACGGTGAAACTGGTGCGAAATTCAACGCTCTTGCCATCTTCCGGTTCTTCCGGCGTCATGTTCTGGATTTCACCGTCGACATAAAGTCGAACAAGCTTTGAGCCTAAACCGGGATAATTCACGACGATCCATGTCTGCATCGTCGGGCCTCCTGTACGCCAAAATTCGCGGAACAGCTGCGAAATATAAAATGCCTGCGTATCCGGGCGGTTACAAAAATGATCGATCTGGAAACGGTAATCGAAAGCCATCGGAAAACGGCTCGTTGTCACGTGACCCATGTTGCACTGGGTAAGGTTATCACCTTGATCGGGTCGCCCGTATACACTTGAGCCGGTGCTGCTGACCGTGGGCCAGTTGATGTAGCGCATCCGGTGAATCGAGAAGTTATGCGACTGACGCAGCTTCCAGCCTTTTCTGTATACACTTATGATCGGGTAGCGCACCGGCTGTGGATACGGCTGATACACCGGTCGGCCTTCCTCGTCTTTTACGTCCAACAGGTATTTGAACACGTTGTCGTTTTCGGCCCAGAGCTTGTTGAACGCGCTGAACGCGTCCATCGGTGTAGAGAATACAACAGGCACCGGCACGCCCCAGCGCAGTTTGAACACTGTGTTCAGCCACTGTTGGAGCGCCAGTTCATGATAACGCATACTGGTGCCAGCCAAGGCACCGGCCTGCGTGTTCAGCGTGTTACCTTTCCAATTCGGTACGTTCACACACTTAATTACGGGTCTGTAAAGAAACAGCGAGCACGGCAGCCTTTTTAGCCGCCGTGCTCGCTGGCAAAATAACTCACGGTGTTACTTGACGGGAACGAGCAGCGAAGTCTGCATCTTCACCGTGGTGCCGTTTTCAAGCTCCACGTCCGCGAATCCGGGATTGGAGTCGCTGATGGATTTGACCTTGCCTTTGGCACCGGTCATACCGCTGATCGGATCGTCAACAACTGCGACCGTTTGGCCGCTAGAGACGTCTTCGCCGAGAATCTGGTTCACGGCTTCGCTCACATAGTTCTTGCCGCCGTTCACGACGGATTCCGAAATGATCTTTTTGAGGTCTTTCATTTGACTTAACTACTTGCTTGGGTCTTTTAATATCGCAGCCAGAACAATCACGTCAATCTCTTCCCACGGCGCATACCAGTTTGTGCCGCGTCTAAGCTCTACCAACAACGACTCTGACGCCCCGGCCACCTTAACTACGAGCTTATCACCGGAAAACTCTACCGCTACTTCCTGCGCCAGCTTTTCAACGCGCTGGCGTAGTTTTTGCGTGCGCTCGGGCAAATCGGGCACTGGATTTTTACGCAGATGCTCAAATCCTGCCAGCACGGTGTCTACAACCTGTTTACGTTGCGCTGGGTTCGCCAGTCGTGTCTTAATCGACTGGTCGATAGTCCGCTTTAGCGCGTCCATTATCATGCTTCAGGCAGCGGGCGTGTTTGTATACGTTCTGACGGCGCTGGTTCGTTCGGGCTGACCAACGGACGCGCATCGCCGTCCGCCGGAATGGTTGTTTCGACCAGCAGGCCCAGCCAGACATTGGTCTGCATCCACATGGATGTCGGCTCAATCACCACATTGATGATCATGTTCCGATAACCATTGTAGTACATGATGTCACCACGGGTTGGAAAGTAGTTCGCAGCCTGTAGGCCGAGATTGGACATCCAGACCTTGTATTTTTGCTGCGGTACGATACCGACACGTGTCAAACGCCAGTCCGGGCGCTCCGCTTGAACGATGACCGGAAGTTCATCAATAACCCGGCTAAACTTGGTTCTATCGTCCAACGGTACGTGCCAAAGGTCATCGTAGCGCTCAGAGCGGCGGTCGATCTCATAGAATTTGGGATATGGCCGGGGAGACATCTTGTTGATGTACTCCGCGTGTATCTTCAGCGCGGTTTGGGTATCAGCCAGACCGTACTGAGCCATGTCGTATTGCCACTCTTTGCGCTCGTTGAATGTCACACCGTAACTATTCTAGCAGAATGAAAAAACCAAACGCACTTGTACAGTTGTTGGAAGACCTTAGCTCTGAGCACATCCAGAGCGACGTTGACGTGGTTAAAACGTCAAAAGCCGTGATTTATCCAAACGATGAAGCGGCAGTCGCAGAAGATGGCATCGAACTGAGCGCTTCCGAATGTTCCATGATTTTTGCCAACAGTAACACCGTTGAGCGCATGATCGACGCAATCGAAATCGACGATGCGTCAATCGCGTTGTACGATGTCGGCCTATCCAGCCATGTTCTCGAACTGCTTGAACGCAGTTTTGTGGCTGTGGATGAGGGCTGACTGTATACATTATGCCTGAAACCGTTCAAGCCCTAGAAGGTCAAGCTCAGCTACAGTATAAGCTGGTTTTGAAGGACAACAAGACGCTCGTGTTCAATCCGAACGTTGTTACCCTTTACCAAGCCGAATTGCGCGAAAGCATGATGTCTACGGGCTTTTGTACACACACTTTTACGACGAACGACCCGGCTTTTGTTGAGAGCGTAAAGCAGGTTATGGCTGATGCAGACCCGGTGCTGGAATTTCGCCTTGGTTTCGGCACACCCACCAAAATGTACTGGCTGCCTTGGCAACAACACATCATCGTATGCTACAGCAGCAAATTTGAAGGTATAGCTAACACGTCTGGCCATACGATCGTATTCAAGACTGCAAATGACCTGTTACGAATTGAGCGCTCTAATAAAGTAGTAGCCCGCAAAGGCAAGATCAGTGACATCGTCAAAGCGATCGCCGCTGAAAACAAGCTCGATTGCGTGGTGGAAGAAACGAGCGGGGACTTCATCTACTACCAGACTTTCATCGATGATACGCGTTTTGTTATCGAGCGCCTTTTACCGCGTGCAGTCAACACAGTCGGGCACGGAGGGTACTACTTCTTCATCCGCGATAACGTGCTGCATTTTCATACGCCAGACTACCAATCTACGGTGCGTTTGATGGACTACTACAGCGTTTACGGCACGAGCTTGAACGTAGTCGATCGGAGTCAGGAACCTGTTCTTTGGGATACAGGCCTCGCCGGATTGCGCATCATTCAGTACGATCCCAAGACAGGTGAAACCAAAGAGGTGTCCAGTTTGCCTGAAAAAGCACTCAAGCTTTCAGATAACATCTATCAGTACAGCAGTGTGCCGAATGGGCAGTACACCATGTCCTACCACCTGTCCGATAACGGGGCCGCCGAAGCTGCTGCAATCGCCCAGTATCAGTATCAGCGGGCACGCCAGCAAACTTTCGTCTGTACTGTCGAGCTTGAGAAGACAATCACTATTCGGCACGGTGATTTGCTGAACGTATCGATGACGCAGCAGTCCGATCGTGCCAGCAGCCACAGCGGATACTACCTTGTAACAGAAGCGCTACACATCGTAAGAAAGCAGTCTGTTCACTCGGTGTATACATTGCAGCGCGGAGAATTTCGCGGTCAGGATCAAAGTCTTACCGTACAGAACGCGCAAAACCAGCTAGTTCCTGAAAGCCAAGCGCCGGGTTACTTCCCAAGCATCCCTGAAGTCCAATCCTCAGAACGCACACGCGGTGCCGGAAAACAGTCGTCCGCCACAACCTATGCGATCGTGGCGGACGCAAGTACCGGAAAACCGGTTTGATTAAGTGATCGGGCCGGGAAGAACCGTGGCTTGCCACAGCTGCGGCGGATAGAACGGATCATCCTTCGCAAACCCAAGTTCACTCCAACGACGTTGCGAGTCGATCTGCATACGCAGCTGGCCAGCCGTAGTTCCAGAGCAATACACTTCAAGGAAGCTGCGGGTGCCACTGAGCATTTTGGTCTGCTGACCGCCGGGTACCAGATTGACCGGATTATCGGTCAGGTTGTAGCGGATGCCGCTGATGCTCCGGTCGTTGGTTTCGCGCAAGTAAACGGCGAACTGGGTGTTACCCACGTTCTCAAACGTCACGAGCATGTTCGTCGCAGTCGTACCGCCGGAAATGGTCGGCGGATAATCGTCCTGCGTGTACAGGCGCGAAGTCACGTAACCGGAAACAACAGGACACTGAACCAGCGTCTTGCGAACAAGCGGGCTTGTATATTCACCGGGGTTCATAGTGTCGAATGTAAATGGTTACTCTTTTTCTTCGCCTTCAGCTTCAGCTTCGGCTTCGTCGTCTTCGTGCTCGGCTTCTTCCTCTTCCGGGGTTTCACCCTCGGCAGCGGCTTCGGCACCGAGATCAGCGGGAGGCATGCCGGGCATCGGAGCTTCTTCGGCACCTTCCACGCCTTCACCGGCTTCACCGGGGGCAGGGAGAGCGTCGACAGGAGCGACTGCGGCGGCAATCTGTTCAAGAGAGGTTTTGATGGAGCGGAGGAGGCTAAGCGCCGTGTCGCCTTCCGTATCGGCACCGATAGCGCTGTCACTGACGGCAGGTTCGCTCGGTTCCAGCGTTTCACCGCCGATGTCGCTACCCAAGCCCATGTCAGTTGCAGGCATTTCGTCACCAAGCTGAATTTCGTCAGCTTCCAGTTCCTCGACGAGTTTGATGGCTTCTTTGATGTTGCTCATACTTTTACCGTTCGCACTAACTACACTCTCCAAAATAATATCGCGTATCGGCACACACAGCAGTGCCTCCTCTGGTTTGATCCAGTACTTGTCACTAGGATTATACGGCTGCACGATACGGTTTCCGATCACACGTTTCGGCTTCGATGTCGGTGTCAGTGCTGGTTTAACGGAAACTTGTTTTTGCTGCGGTGTAGCAGGCTTTTTAGCGGTAACATCGGTAGGCAAAGGTTCCGGTGATGCGCTTTTGAACGCCGTGGTCGCCTTGGGCTTTTGCGCCTGCGGTGCTGACTTCACAGCATCGACACTCGGTTCTGTAGACACTGGCCGTACAGGTGTAGACGCTGGAGCCTTTGAGGCAGCAGGTAACGGTGGTGGTGTCAGTGGCAGCTGGCCAAGATTACGCTGTTCGCGCCGACGGCGAATTTCTTTTTCACGCTCCTTGGCTGCTTGCATCTGACCTTCAAAATCAGTCCAGCGTTTGGTCGCGTATTTGGTCAGACGGTCAAGCTTATATGCCGTATCTGGTTCATCACCGGGGAACGCGGACATCAAACCGTAGATGTACTGCCGCGCCGCCAAGATGTGCTTGCACAGACCCGGCTTACCGGATGGATTCGTTTTACGCGGCGCTTTATTCCACGCCTGATTAAGCGAGTTCGGGCCGACAACGCTGCTTTGGCGCTGCTTGTTTGCCCATGCCCAGCGATAACGGAAGTCGGGACACGTGCAATCAACCAAGCAATCCAAATGCTGGAGCGGCACGCTTTTGGGACTCTTGTTTTTCGGTTTGAAAAACTTGACGTACCCGCGATGCCGTAATCCGGTTGTGCTTGGGCTGGACTTGAAATTGAAGATGTAATAGACGACATCCTGATAGGAGTCGATCTCCAGTGGCGGCCCGCGTACGGTAAAAGAACGATAGACCCGCTTCGGATCGCTGATCCGAAACAGTTTATCAAACGTCAGGCGTTCTTCGAGCCAAAGAGGCATATCAAGGTTTAGAACCGGAGGTTGAACCGGCTGCTGGCGGTTTCTGTGGGCCTCCCTGCTGGTTTGCGACAGGGATTACCGGAAAATTTTGGTAGGTACCTCCAACAAGAATTTTGAGCATCAACGGTTTTCCGGGCTGGGCTGCGCTTAGCACTACTGCAAGGCTTTCCTCAGAGGTTAGCTTGTACCAGTCAGAACCATGACCTTGACCAAAATCAATCCAAGCGTAAGTCAGAATCATCCCCGCTTTAAGACCAGCTTGCGCTGCTGGGCCGTTCTGATGGACTTCGACGATTTTGATGCCTTCTTTTGCCGTCTCGTAGCCGATGCCAATCCGCGTTGAACTGTTGAGGGGCTTCATCCCTTGAGATTCCTCTTTGGAGAAAATCTTTTCAGCGCTCATCTTTGTAGGCGTAGCAAACACATCGCGCCGATACTGAACGACTGTTTTATCTTCCATTCCGAGATACTGCTCTACGTATTTCGCAGCAGACGTTTCAACTGGAATACGTCCAATCACTTCAATGTCGTTCTGGCTGCGCTTAAATATAAAAGTGTACCCGGTCTTTACCAGCTGGCTCATCAAATTAGCGCTGTCTTTTACGTTTGCGTCGATGAAACCGTATTCGCGAAATTGCTCAATAAGCTTTTCAAAGGTGGGCGCTGGATAACCACTTGCCGGTAATCCTCGACCAAAAACATAGACACCTTTTGCGTCACCAGCCGACGGTTGGCTGGCTTCGAGCAGTACGTCAACAATAGCGTGCGCGAGTATCATTCGGATTAACTACATCCTGTTCTTTGAAGAGTATGGTAGACCTAAAACTTGATCGAGTCACAATCCGTAATTGGATGAAATTTCGCAGCGTTGACCTGACCTTCCCAGAGAAAGGCTTGGTGCTGGTGCAAGGCGTAAACAACGCCTCTGGCGGGGCGCTTCTATCTGTCGGAAGCGGTAAGACCGGCATTGGCGAAGCCGTCAGTCGTACGCTCTTGGGCGTCAACGGCAGATTTACGTCGCTGAAACAGTTCAGTTCCGAGAAAGCCGGGGATACTTACGTCAAGGTAGAGGCAACCCTGCTCGGCAAGCCCCTAGTCGTCGAATCCGGCTATAAGTGCAAGGAAATGAGTAAAACCGGTGAAGCTTTGCGCTACACGTATGACTCTAAAAAGGTTGAACGCGGCACGATTCAACAGACGCGCAGTGAATTGAGCAAGCTTTTGGGCGTTTCGCCCCTTCTTGCCGGATGGACGGCTTTTATTGACGGCGACAGCATCAAGTTCAACAAACTTGGACAGGCAGACTCTGTTGAACTGGTAATGGCCAGTCTGCGCCAACCGCCGTGGAATGAGTACCACGAAGCCAGCAAGCGCTTTTTGGGGAAGTATCGTCGTACACTGGATCAATCTGAGACAAATCACCGCGTCGCACTCGACACCGAAAAGCAGGCCGCCATCGCGCTTTCAACTGCAAAAGCAGCTTATACGCAAGAGCGTACAAACTACGAAGAGGCAGTGCGCCAAAACGAGCGCATGATCAAAAATATCGAGAAAGCCGTCAACACTAAAAAACAGAGTATCCAAGACGCAAAGGCCGAGATTGACCGCATCGCCAAGCAGCTGCGCAAGATGGAGCAGGAACGGGCCGATAAATCGCATGCGCTTGAGATCAGCATGCACGAGATCGAGGAAGCCATTCAACAGGCAGAAGAAGCGCGTAAACCGCTAGACAAAGCGCGGTCAGCTGCCGGTATCTGCCTGCATGAAGCACGTACCGCATACAGCAACTACGTCAACGCTGCTCGTATGTGTCCGACATGCAAACGGCCTATGGGTCAGATTGACGAGGCCCGTAAGGTTGAACTAGCCGAAGCCGTGGAGGTTGCCAAAGCAGCATCAGAAAAAGCGCAGGCACAGTGGGTTAAGGCAGAGCAGACCGTCGTGACTCTTAACACCCAGTATCGCGATGTAGCCAAAAAACACCGGGAATTATCTGCCAAAGCTGACGTTGAAAACTACGCGGATCAGGTTGAAGAGTTGGAGCAGGGAATTGCGATGGCGACGTCTGAAATCCGCGATTATGAGCTAGAGGCAGCCCGTATGCAGAGCGGGCCTTCCGACTCAGCGCTGAAGACTGCCGAAGTGCGCTACAACGACCGCAAGGACGCACTGAAGCAGGCCAAAGAGAAGCTGGCAACAGCAGCGGCGGCGCTTGTCGATGATCAGGACACTATAAAGGTTCTGGAGTACTGGAACGTGGCCTTTTCACCGTACGGCATACCGAACATGGTGCTGCGCGATGCGATTGCACCGCTGAACAAAGAAGCTCGCCGGATCAGCGCGGCCATGACAGGCGGTACAATCGAAGTGCGCTATAGCACGACCCGTGAACTTGCCAGCGGTCTTGAGAAAGCCCAGCTGAACATTGAAGTGGACAATAAGCTCGGGGACAAAGACTTGAGCGGTAGCTCGAAAGGAGAAGCCGGACTAACAAACTTCATCATCGCAGAAACCCTTTCGGAAGTAGGTCAGGTATCACGTCGTGTCGGTTACCGCTGGTATGATGAGATCGTGCCCCATCAAGACCCAAAGGTTTGCCACAGCATCTATTCCTACATGAAAGAAGTAGCACAGCGCCTCGGCATCCTTGTGTTTCTAGTCGATCACAACCCGGTAGCAGCGAATTACGCTGACCACGTGCTTTTGGTCGAGAAAGTAAGCGAATCCGGGAGTGTATACAGTTCAGCCCGCTGGCGCTAACTTGTTCTGCCTTCGGGATTAGATGTGAAGCCCTGATAATTGGCTGCCTGAACCAGATCGCGTGTATTAAACAAACGATCCTTAACCGTATCGGCGTACGCTTGACCGCCTTCGGCGATAGATACGGGATTCTGGCTCGACGTGTAGCTTGTCGAATTATTGTGATTTGGCCGGTGTACGAACGTAAACGAATACTCTGCCGATGACGGTAGATTGAAGCTGTTGTCTGGGCCGCGCAGCCAAGGCCCGGACAGCTTTACGTTTACATCGCGAACATAACCTATGGCTGATATGCCGGGATCGTTTGCACCGATGTACATAAGGTGCAAAAAGCAGGTTATGGGCGAGAATATAGCGCCGTTTTTGTTACCGGTTCCGCTTACTTCCCAGACAGTTTCCTGCGATGCGGCTGCCTGCTGCTGAGCATCGTTAGATTTTCCAGACGTCTCGCCAGTCTCCGGTACACGTGCGCTAATTGAAGCGTTTTTGTCAAAGCTGCTTATAGGCAGGACAAACGAGTGCAACCGTGCAGCTAACTGGAGCAGCGTTCGCGCACCGTGCTTACAGTACTGCTTGTCAAACGCATGAAGCTTGAAGCTGATCGGTATCTCCAGCGGCTTAGTTCCGGTATACTGGTGAATACCGTCAGGCAGAACCATGTTGTAGTTCACCTTGTAATCAGCCGTACGCGCCAGTTCAACAACATCAGGCATCGCCGGAAAGTCGATGCTTATGATGTTTTGGAATCCTGCGTTTTCACTGAATGACTTCAGTAAATCACCGCCTGTGCTGGGCAGCGCTACGAGCCTGCCACACAGTAAGCGCTCATCACGTCTAATCGTTTCGTCAGGCATAATTATTCATCTCCGCCGAGGCGGCTCCAGTAATCAACAGAAGTTGCCCATACCCCCATTTTCGCCCGTTCAATGCGTTCCTCTTCCATGCGCTCAACCGAGCTATTATACGTACGGGTCAAAACCTTTTCCTGCGCTTCGTTTATTTTTACAAGCTTTTCGTTAGCTTTCAGCATGTCCGTTGATTCGCGCTTTTGCTCGGGCGTCCGTTCAGCCATAGGCGTAAACATCAACTTTGTTGCCATGCCGACTTCAACATCACGTTTAACACCCTGCATCTGCTCATTAAGCCAGTTTTCCTGCGCCTGTTTACGCGCACGCGGGTCTTTTAGGTCACTGAACTTAGCGTTGGCCTGCTGAGCGAGCTTGACGTATAAGCGTTCAACCTCGGAAGCGTCACCGGCACGGGCAGCGGAATAAATGCGCCGACGAGTCTGATCTTCCAGCATCTTCTCGCGGTTGATTATGACTTTATTGGCAGCGCGTTGATCTTCCAAAGACTGTTTGTTTACATCGTAAATCTTTTTGAGCATGATCCCAGCAAAAACCAGTGGAGCCGCACCAAGAGCTAGATCAGCACCGATACCCATTGCCAACCGAGGTGCAGCCGTCCGAAAGGTACCGCTTAGCACAGACCATATTCCACGAACACCTGTTAGTTGGAAATTCATCAAGGCTATGCGCAACATGTTCGGCAAGTTTCTGAGTGAATTTAGATTACTAGCTGAGCTAACCCATGTTTTTATATCTTTGCCAAACGTCACGACTGATGTTCCTAGCGTCATTAAAATGCTTTTGATTGAACCGCCGCCTAATCCCGGAATACCCGCTTTACCAAGCGTATTTTGGTATACAGCAGAAGCTATGGCTGCTTGATAAAGTGACTTGGCAAGGCTGGCCAAGCGAATGGTCAGCAAGACCGCGCCACCCATCAATACGATGCCAGCACCGTATACAACGTCCTTGTATTCAGCAATTTTGTTTATCCAATCGGCTAAGCCGTTAGCTGCCCAGCCTACAAAGCGCACAAGCGGATACATACTTCCTTGAAGCAACGCGGCAAGTGAATTACCCAGTCGTGTAATTCCTTGGTTCGTAGCGCTCATCTGATTGCGCCAGCGCTCTTGCGTACTGATCTGCCCGATTTGCTCGTCATTCGCCCGCTTGATCGCAATCAACATCTGATTCGCTTGATCAGCAGATACGCCGAACATCTGCGCCAGCGCCTGTAAACGCATCTGACGTTCCCAGCCCTGTGATTGTCCGACCAGCATGTCACCGTAGCGGGCAAAACGGTTCATGACATCTTGCACGCCGTTAGACGTAGCGAGAAATTCAGGACTGACGCCCAGAGCACCAGCACCAGCAAGACCTTCTGGCGTCGTCAGCGACGTGATAAGCTGCTGGAACGCGCCTGACTGTCCACCAATCTCTTTTAGCGCACCTTCGTATTTTCCGACAATTCTAGTGACTTCAGCGATGCCTGCGGAAGCAATGCCCGGACGCAAACGACTCATTGCCGTACCGAGATTGGCAGCGAGCTTAGCGGCCTCATCGCCAGCTAGAGCCGTATCATCGACAAGCTGGCTAACCGTCTCGGCTACATCCTTGAATGAACCATTCACTTGGCGTTCCACAACAGCCGCAAGGTGGGCGCTCTCATTTACGGAAACACCGACCCCGGTATTAAGCTGTGCCACCAGCTTCAGATTTTCACCAAAGCTGTCTGCCGTATCCATGTTATAGGAAACCAGTGCCCGTGCAGCTTCTGTGATCTTATCGTATGAAAGACCGGTCTGCACTTGAAGCATGAGACTGGATTCAAGCAGCTTTGTGCGCTGAGCATGGGACGAGTTGGCTTCGATAAGCTGCTCGTTAAGCTTGCGCTCATTAGACCACAAAAGTTTACCGGCATCGATGTATGCTTTCAGCATCGTTAACCGGACACTGCCGAGCTTGTTAAGCTCGGCGTTTACTTGCCGTTGAAGCCTGAGCACTCCTAGCTCGTGCTCAGCTGAATCGTAAAGTTCCTGCGCTAGTTTGGCTTGAGCACCTGTAGCGGTAAGAAGCTCTTTTTCAAAAAAGTTTTTGGACGCTGTAAGGTCGACCTGCCGCTTCAACAATTCAGCCTGACTCTTGCTGCTGTTTTTAATCAGGTTCCACGAAGAGCTTAATACAGACGAAGACTCGACCATCCGAGCCATCACATTCTGCATCACAGTAAACTCAGTGACAGTCGCAGCAGCCCCGGAAAGTGCCTTTTCAAGCGCATCACCGGCTTTTTGTGACTCAGTCAGGCGTTTTCCCAAAAACTCCGCCTGCTTTACAATGTCTGCAAAATCGGTTGCCATAAAATATAATGTTGACTAACTACACACATGCGTATACGTTGAAACCATGAATGACAACGATGTCTTGACGGTTGAACGGGCTGCCGCTGACAATCCCGGCGGCCCTGAAAGCGTGCTGCTTGAAAGCATCCAGAACAGTCGCCGGTTTAGGTGGGATCAAGTTGCGACAGGAGTCATCCTTAGCACAATCAATCCGGTCTACGGTTTCCTTTACGGCGTTGGCAGCATGCTGTTCCAATACGACGTTAAGCGCCATGCGGCTAAGCACGCAGAGGCTAAAGCGCTTGAGCTTGCCCAAGCCCCCGCTCGGCGTGCCGAGGAACGGCGCAAATTTGAGCAAGAGTGCCTTGATCTTGACGAGTGCCGCCGTAAACATGGTGCATGGGTCGGGCCTGCGCCCGAACTTTAGTCCAGCATCGCGCTGACAACCTGCGCTGACGTCAGTGCTTCCTTCATGGCGTGCGGCACCTTGCCGACCTTGTCCATGCTCGGAAAGCCTTTGACGTCCTGCTGGTTGGTCACCTCTTTGCGCAACGCGACGCTTTTGTGCCACTTCTTGGACGTACCGCCGGGCTGCTCCATAATGTCGCTCTTATCCATGCGCGAATACGCATGACCGGCTTTGCCCAAGGGCAAGCTTGGCGCGTCGTCGCGCTCTTGTAGGCGACCAAACATAGCACGGGCCGTCAAAGCCTCTTCCTTTTTGACTTTCTTCGGCAGTTTGCCGGGATTGTCAAAGTGATGGTTCTTGACCCATTTGTGGCCAAATTTCCAGTTTAGGAACTTACGCTGTTTTTCAGATTTTGCAGGCATACGCTACTTTAACTACCCGCAAAAAAGTTCTAGTTTTATGTTTTTTGGTGTTGACCGTTAAAAAACTTTGTATACAGTGTACCCATCCTTGGCTGGCGGGCCGACCAGTCAAGGCAACAACTAACGGCCATAAAACTAAAAGAAAGACATATCATGAAAGCAGGACGTTCACTGCAAGACCTCAGCCAGCAAATCCTTGAGGAGAACCGTACCAAACGGGATTTCGTCGCTGACACCAGTGCCCTGAGCATGACGGTAGTCGAACCACCAGAGTCCGAAGGTACCCCCGATGTGGGCCTTCAGTTTACCGTCAATCAGCAACAACAAGTGTTCAAGCCCACTGTACAGTGCCTTGAGCAAATCGCCGCCCGCGTCGGTATTCCGGCAAAGTATGCCGAACGCATGCGCACCGAAGCTCCTGAGCTTCTCTGCCGCAACGTAAACCACTGGTTCGCCTCCAAGCCGGAACGCCGGATGTTGCGCACCCTCTGCAACGGCCACAAGATCGCTCGCGCCTTCCTGAGCGACCGTTACCGTATTCTCGACAACTTCGACCTTTTCGCTGCTGTCATGCCCAAGCTCAAGGAAGCAGGCTGCATTATCCGCAGCGCTGAGATCACTGAGAAGCGTTTCTATATCCAAGCTTCAACCCCACGCATCCAAGCCATCATCGACCAGAATGTGAAGATCGGCACCCACAACCGTATCCAGCGCACCGTCGAAGCCGGGGTCATCATCGGTAATTCTGAAACAGGCAACGGTTCAATTTTTGTCGATCCGATCATGCACGATTTGGTCTGCACCAACGGCCTTATCTTGCAGCGTACCCTCAAGCGTCACCATGTCGGTCGCCGTAACGAGGGTGAAATCTGGGGCGACGAAAACACCTCTGAACTGTTCAGCGACGAAACACGCAAGCTCGATGACAAAGCTTTCTGGGCCAAAGTTAGTGACGTTGTTTCCGGCGCACTCGATCAGATCAAGTTCAACGAAAACATCGAACGGCTGCGCAAGTTGCAGAACGTTCAACTGGCTAAAGACGCCACGGACGTGAGCAAGGTCGTGGAAGCCGTTGCCGATCGTTTTGACCTGATCGAACAGGAAAAAGCCAACATGCTCCTGCATTTCGCACAGGGCGGTGACTTCAGCCAGTACGGCTTGGTCAACGCAGTTACCCGTTTGGCAGAAGATGTGCCCAGCTACGACCGCGCTGTGGACATTGAACGCTTGGGTGGAAAGATCATGGAACTGCCGCCATCGGACTTTTTGCGCAACTAAAATCACAGGGGCTGGCCTTCGGGTCAGCCCCTATCTAAATCTTATGCAAAGAGTATCCTTCAGATTTTACATCAAGGTGCGCGATGTGGTTGAAAAAGACCCGTCATTGCGTCAAAAGCTTTCGCAGGTTCTAGTCGGAATACTGCGGCCAGATCGCACGACTGTAGACGTTTCTTCTGACATCGTCAATTTAACCGAAAGCTTGGCGGATAGCGGCTTTACGGCTGATACCATCTCCAAGTCCACTATTCTTCAAAGCGCCCACGTGTTTTTAACTAAACCTTCGGCGCAAATTCAAAAAGCTATGTCACTTAAAGATGAACTTTCGATACGTATCACAACAGCGGAATCTACGCTTAAACGCAAAAATGCGCAGTTGGAATCAATCAATGTTACCAAGGCTAAGCTAATAAACGAAATCGCAGAACTCACTAGCCAAATTGATGAGTATACTCGTGCGATTAACGGCCTTAAACCAGCTAGTGCGGATGATAAGTCGGCACTTGTGACTAAACAGCGCAGGCATTGGAAGACAGCCAGTACGGCTGCTTTTGATGACTTTGTGCTCGCAACTATTAGCGTAAAGCCACGTATCAGTACTAAAGAAGTACTAACAGCGTGGACTGAAAAAACTGGCGATAAGATAACACGTACTGCCTGCTATTGCCGTCTTTTACACAGTCCTCACGTACGCTTACTAGGTAAAAGTGTTTGGTGCCATCGTTAAGTGTATGGAAGCGCAGCCCAAAAAGAAAATTCCCGGTAAAGTTGTCCGCGTCAGCTACGGGCTGACAGTGAACACCGGTAACTTCGAGAACGTGCGCTTCGATCTGACCGCAGAAGTAGCGGAAGACGAGAAGTGGCCCGACGTAATGGACGGGCTACGTTCTCGTTGCGACCGCATCAAGAAAAGACTGCTGAGCGACACCTAGGTGCCGTTGATACTGCGCGGAGCACCGGCCACGTTGGGGCCGCTGTTGGTGCGCTGATTACCAGCAGCACTAAAACCAGCACGCAAGTTCGCGCTGGATAGTGCATTGTCACTGGCCAGCCCTTTGGCGCTGCCTGAGTTCAGTGTGCTTTGATTCGACACACGGTCACAGCCTGCGGCATTAGCACCCATGTCGTAGCGAGCGTTTGGATTATAGTTTACGTTCATAGCACTATAACTACACACCAAGGTTGAGGCATGTGCAGTTCATCTTAAATTATTTCCGTATTCGGTTCCCAGCGTGCCGGTGGTGATTACTTCCGTAGCGACCACTGTTGGGTATTTGGTTGGCGGTAGCCTGCATGATGCGAGCGCGTATGTGCAGACGATTGAAAAACGCGCGGGCATCAAGATTGGCTGTCCCGAAGAAGCAGCGTTCCGCTCGGGTATCGTTACGCTGACTCAGTTAGAAAAAAATCGTAAGCCTGATGCCAAATTGCGAATATCGCGCTTATCTGGAAACAGAGGTCATCGCCGAAGCCAAACGTCTGCAATAAAAAAAAATGATTCTACTTCTCGGAGCCACTGGCTATATCGGCGAAGCATTCGTTACGGAATTACGCCGTCGTAAAAAAGAGTTCATCACCCTTTCGCGTAGTCAGGTGGATTATTCCCGCTTTGATTTATTGCTGGAATTTTTGCGAGCCAAAAAGCCAGAGTTTGTGGCTAACTGCGCGGGTTACACCGGAAAACCGAATGTGGATGCCTGCGAGTTGGACAAGGCTGGCACGCTGGTCGGGAATACGCTGCTACCCCAGACCATCGCTCACGCGTGTGCGGCGGCGGGAATTCCGTGGGGACACGTCTCTTCTGGTTGCATCTACAGCGGAGCCAAAATTTTGGAGAACGGAAAGATGCGTGTGGAGAAGGATATGACTAAGTCGTACCTGCATGCTTTGGCTGAGCAGAAATCCTCCTCTATTTTCGGTTTCACCGAAAACGATACTCCGAATTTTTCCTTTCGCGACCAGCCGTGTAGTTTTTATAGCGGCACCAAGGCGCTGGGTGAGGAAGCGATGGCAGGTATTGGTCAGAGCTACGTCTGGCGATTGCGGATTCCGTTCGATGAATTTGACAATAAACGCAATTACTTGAGCAAAGTGCAGCGTTATGTGAAGGCTTACGAAAACGTAAATTCCATTTCGCACCGCGCCGAGTTCGCGAGCATCTGTCTGGATTTATGGGAACGCCGCGCCCCGTTCGGCGTTTACAACCTCACCAATGAAGGCTATGTCACCACGCGGCACGTTGTAGCACTCATTGAAAAGCACCTGAAGCCCGCGCGGAAATTTGAGTTCTGGGCGAATGACGATGAGTTTTACAAAGTCGCCGCTAAGACGCCGCGCTCCAATTGCATCATGGATGTTTCTAAATTGAAATCTACAGGTATCAAAGTTCGTAGCGTAGAAGAAGCGCTCGAACACTCGTTGAAAAACTGGAAGCCGGAATAATCTTCAACTGTCACTATGAATTTATTGATCACAGGCGGCGCTGGCTTCATCGGCTCTAATCTTATCCAGCATGTCGACAAGCCTGTGTGCGCTTATACTCATAAATTGTTTCCGTATTCCGTGCCCAGCGTGCCGGTGGTGATAACTTCGGTGGCAACTACTGTCGGATACTTGGTTGGCGGGATAGCCCCGGCAGCGTGCGGCCCCATGCTTGGGATACCTACCTTCGGGTTATTTGCGCCTTGCGTCTCACTGCGTCCGCTAAAGTTGTAGAGATCACGCGCAAAAACCTCTTTCTTTCGTGTGGTTACTTCGGGACGGCGCGTCAACTGCCAAGGAGTGAATTCAGCCATTGCGCCCTCCTTCATTCCCCAAGTAAGGAAGCAACCGTTCGACTGCTTCGGCATCCGGCTCGTCCGGTATACCGGCGTAGTCTACACTGATGTAGAGCGTGAGTCTGACATGGGTAGCGCCAGAGTTGCCTTGGAACAAACCAAAGTGGTCGGACATGCGCCAGTTGTCAGAACTCCATTTGACAAGCGCCTGTAGCTCTGGAATAGGGTACGTGTAACTGTCCAGTTCGTCTTGCATTATGTACCCCGGACGCATGATTTTGTTCTGCTTCGCCCATTGCAGCGCACAGTTGGAAAAGTACTTGTAGTCGTCCAGCTGCGATGGCTTGTAATAGTCACGCAGAAACGCCTTATAGTCTTCGTCCACGTCGGTAACCTTGGCAGCAGTCGCCGGGCCGTCTACAAAGTTGATAATCGCTTGGATCGCGATGGACTTCCGGGCAGGTTTCTCTGTGCCGATCAAGTACGTGAAAGACTCCGGGATCGGCCAGTCACGGTAGGGCCGGGAGAAATAAGCGTACCCGCTTTTGACGGTCTGCTTATCCTTCAGATCAATCAAGTATACAGCCACCGGGTAATCGTAACCGTCCAGCCGAACCTCCATCGCTTCAAGCAGGTGCGAAACTACGCTATGGGCTTTGGACTGTGGCATCGAATCAAGGCTGCTGTCCGTGCATCGTGATAATTTCGTCAGCGTAACGCTCGGCCTGCTTGAGAGCTTCCCGGTAATCTTCGGCGGTGCCCTTACGTGCGCCAATGCAGTGCTTGATCTTACGGGCCAGCACGACCTCACGCTTTTCCTCGGGGTTAGACATATCCGTTTCCGGGTGCGGCTCTTGCATCTCGCCGATGACTTTACGAATTGTAGCGTTCATGCTCTAACTACTAGCACGTGATCTAATCACATGCTTAGCTGGCACCGGTTTCCAATCCAAAAGCTGCCCGCGCTGCCTGTAGTTCACCGTTGTGCGCCCGATAAATCTGGCCAGCCAGCCGATCGGCTTCCTTGCTGGTCATCTGTTCTTCTTCAGGCAGGTCGCCATCGATCTCACGCACTATCTCCATCCATTCCATCCAGTCATCACCGGCAAGATCATGCCAGTCGTCGATGATGCGAGGTAATTCATCGACGTAGCTTTGCGCGTTAAGTTCACCTTCATCCTCCAAGAGAGATTCTACGATTCGGCTGGCTTTACGCGGGCCGGACTCGCTCATGTGGCAGTTGGAGCATAGGAAGATGCGACCGTCTACACTTGTTCCACATGGAACAGTGCGCTGGCTTCCGGGTAAAGCTGATGGTTGGTTGCAGCCGCTCATAGCTCATCATCCGATACGTTGTCCTCTTCCGATAATTCTTCGGGATCGTAAACTTCAAACATGCTGTCACTTAGGTAGACACTGTAGCCAGCTTCAATAAAAACTTTAGCAAACTCGTTGAACGCATCGGCCTGTCCGGGACAACCATAGTCGGCAGGCCCTTCGATACCCAGTGCTAGATAATTGCGCTGTATCTGTCGAATTTTATCCGCATCAACGCCGGGTATGGTCACCCATTCGTCGCACAGCACACCTACCTGAGCTACGGCTTGATCGCTGTCCCAGTTCCAAACTTCGCCGCCATCATCTTCGTCGTCGCCTGTGTCAGACCAGCAATCAAAATGCGTATACGTTACAGGATCAGCAGATGTCGGTTGTGTTGCCAGCATCTTTGCGCCGTAGCGTAGCTGGTGGGCTGCTGCGTCGATATAGCGACCGATGTCATCATCGTCGTTTTCGAGCAGGCGCTTTACAATGAAAGCGGCGGAGAGCATAAAGTAACGCGTTGTTTTCCGATTCTGGCCTGAATTGCCCAGTACTCTTCTGCGGTTTGCGCGGTGAGGATTTCACCGGACGGAGTCTTAAAATAGTGAGCGTTGCCCTGCTTCCATTGTTGCCACGTCGGTTCTTTAATTCCGGCACTTCTGCGAATGTCGTTAGCAACGCTATCAGCAATATCTTCACACTTGGATTGCCAGTACTGATCGATTGTACCGTCTGCTTTGGCTTCGGATCGTTCCGCTTTTTCGTCGTCGTCATCCAGAATGTTGTCGACTTGAGCCGCCGTCAAACGGGCACTTTTGATTTCAGCCTGCACGGCAGCTTCAGGCAGATCAGGGTAACGATTCTTATCAAGCAAGTACTGCGCAATCATGGACATTTTAAGCAGCACCAAGCCTTTGCTTTTTACCAGAACATGGTCATTGACGCTGGTTTCAAGCAGGCGGTTTACAATGAAAGCGGCGGAGAGCATATCATTCAGGCATCAAGCATCTTGGAAACCAGCGCCCCAGCAGGAGTCGTATTATGCGGGTTCTGGCCTTCCAAAAAACGACCATTTGTGCGACGCGGGATGTCGGCCTCAATGAAAGCGAGTTCGTTACGCAGGTCTTCGAGTTCGCGAGTCAGCGGCGCGGTAGGCTGACCATCGTGGTCGTTGTCTAATTCACGTTCAATTTGCGTGATCCGGGTACGGATTTGATTGGCACGTTTATGCAGCATAGTCTAACTACCCGAGCAGCTGCTTTACAACCTGCGTGGCGCGGGTGTCGCGGGCCTCAACAAACGAGCGATTGTTGAACTCGACTTTCCAGCCTTCCGCTTGTTTGTCCTTTAGCCAGCGCCGTTGACGCGTAGTGAGCTTATCCGCGCTGCTGACAGGAGCGTCGACGTACAGCGTATTGCTCGCCGCATCTTCGCCTACGCGCAGGTATTTCAAAGCAAACATCTGCTGGTACAGATCAGTATTCGGATCAAGATTTACAACAGACTGCGCGATCTCAAAGTGGCCCATGCCGGGCCGGTTCTGCATCCGGGATGTCGGCACGCCATCGCGGTCTACAAAGTAGCGCTTGGTGATGTTGGTGGCCGTCGGTTCAAATAGCATGGTGTAAGAGTAAGCGCCCGGCGCTGAAAGTCAACATTATATTTTATGTAACTATCTACAGCTTGGTTGTCAGCGCACGCTTCACATATTCCCGAAACTGGTCAAGCTTGAGCTTACCTGCCTGCACCAGCTTACTTTTAGCTAGTTAGCAAAATAAAGCAACAAAAAACCCCGCAGTTTCCTGCGGGGTTTATGAATTTTCAGCTTACTCTTAGCCAATCGTTTGGCCGAACGCCGTTGGACTATTCTGAACGAGGCCACGGCAGTACATCTTGCTGTTAACCATCTTCCGGGCGAAGCTCGTCGCAAAGCCACGTTGATGGATGAAGTCCGGCAGCACCACGTCAGGGGTGGTGTACAGCTTCTGATATTCGGCCAACACGTAGCCGGTGGTCAGGAACTGGTCACCCTTGTGACCGACGAGGAACTCGTTAGTCGGATAGTGCGGGTCAGCGAAGACCTTCTTGTTGCCAAGATCGCCGATGTAGGTGATACCCTGCATCTGCACGCGGTTGTTCTTCGGCACGAACTGCGGCAGCGTGGCAACCACGGTAGCGGCTTGGAGGCCAAGCAGCAACCAGTTACCGGCAACCATGTTCGTAGCGCCGTAGATGAAGTTCGATGCAGTCTCGAACGCGTCGATGATGCTGAACTTGTGGGTCTGGTAGTTGACACCAGACGGAGCGATCGCATCCCAGACAACGAAACCGGCATCAGCTTTGGCGCGGAGATCGAAGATCACTTGGCGGTGTTTCTGATACTGGAGGGCGTTGGTGAGCGCGTTGAGCAGAACGCTTTCGGCCTTGATGTTGTACATCGCCTGAAGGTTCTGGTCGGCTTCCTCAGACCACAGGGTCTTGAGCTTCATCACTTTCGCAGTCACCGGAGTGCTGGAAAGCTTCATTTCGTAATCCTGAATGGCGAGGTTGCCTTCAGAATTGAACGCGTAGGTCACGGAGTAGTCCGTGTTGGCTGCCCCGGCGATCGTCACGGTGCCAGCGCCAGTGCCTTGGTACACGACTGTACCGATCGCGGCGTTGGTGGCTACGTTGATGATCTGACCGTTGCCGTCGTCAGCAAAGTTCACGGTGCTGTAGGAACCTGTGACGGTACCGGGACGGATAGGCGTCCATTCGAGGATGAACACGCCACCGCTCGACGCAGTGCCGGTTTCGTCCTGAACGACTTCATCGCCGTCGTCGTCGCGGTCAACCGCGCCCTGCAAGGCACGCCACATCGGGGCACCTGCGGGAGTACGGCCTTTGCGACGGCCAGTGACGATGTCCATGTAGACGATCTGGCTCACCGGGCCTGCCATCGGCTGGAGCGCGACAAGCTGGTCGATCACGTCGTTCTCGGACATGTTGGCGATAATGGGGAAAATCCATTTATCGAACGTGCCGAGTGACGTGGTACGAGTCACTTCATCGAGGCGGCCAAAACGGCTGCGGCAGTTTTCGAGCATGATTGCGGCCAAAGGACGCTTGTGCTCAGGCATGTGTTGGACAAATTCCTTCCAGCCCCGCGCTTCCCAAAGGCCGCGTGAGTTCTTTTCAGGGATGCCCAACGATGTTTCAGCGAGGCGATAGCCCCACTCCAAGACGTCCATGAAACGGGAGATGTGCCCGCCATCAGACGCCAATACCGGTCTTCCACTTTCAGTGAGAATTACCATAGTAGTTCGTTAGTTTTGTTGTTGGATGGCTTACTTGTTACTTGGCGGGTGCGGTGCTAAGCCGACGCACCAGTTCCACCGATTCATTGACCGAGCGGACACTGATGTCAGCGCGATCCGTCTTCAGCACCTGTGACTCAGAAACGGTCTGAGTCTTTTTGGCCGCGTCGCCGGGAGCCTTCGACTCGGTTTTCACCTTGCCGGGTTCTTCAGCAACCTTGCCAGCATCAGGGCTGCCAGCGCCCTTTTGCTTCTCGTCCTTGATGCCTTCGTGGCTAGGCTGCTCGCCTTCTTTGGGCTGCTTGCCTTCCGCAGAGGTTTCAGAGACGGGTTTCTTTTTACCTTCCAGCCGTTCGCGGATGGTAACGATGTGACGCAGACGGGTCGCTTCTTTGAGCGACTTCTGGATTTCAGGCGTCTGGGCCTTCTCCTTGAATTCAAGGACGATGAGGCGACGACCGAGTTCGGTCACGTCTTCGTGATAGCGCTGGGCCATGATGTCGAGCGCTTCGCACGCGGTATCGAAATCTTTTTCCTGAACCATGAGCTTTTGCTTACGGCTCTCGGCGATACGCTGCCAGCCCTGACCGCGACGGGTCAGTTCTTCGATCATCTTGACGCGGCTGCCGTCGGATTTGAGGGCTTCGCCGAGCTTCTTCTTGTAAGTGACGGCAGTCTTGGCGACGGCGTCGATAACGCGAAGCAGCTTGTTGTTGTTCTCGCTGAGCTTACGAGCGGTGTCAGCGGGACGGTTAATGGTCGCAGTGAGTCCTTCGCCGATGGAGTCGAGGGACTTGTGGAGCTTCTGCGCTTCCCAAGAACGTTTGGGATCGGCAGCGGCCCACTCAGCAACCTGCTGGTGCAGTTCCTCGACTTTCGTCATGGACTCAGCGAACCGATTGGGTTTCGCAGCATCAGCGGAGCGGAGGCTCTCGATCTGCGACTTCAATGTGTTCAGTTCCATAGTGTTATTTTTGTTTGTGGTTACGCTGGTCGGTTTATCCGCACCAGTTGAAGGCGTCGACTCCTTCAAATTTTGTTTGGTTTCCGTCACTGTAGCGGGCGCAGGCTGTTTAGATTCAGCTTGCGGGTTAGGAGCGACGGGGGTGGCCATAGTGGCCGTAGAAGTACTGCGGGCCGGAGTCAGTTCAGCCTGCTCAAAGCTCGGCTTGATTACCACGTCCCAACCTTCGCAGACAAAGTCCTCAGCGACTTCATCAACACCGTCGCTGGCTTTGTTCAGAGAGCCGTAACCACGGCTGGAGACGAGCGGGTTGTAGCCGCCTTCGATCAAAGCGGTCAACTTGCGGCCTTCATCGGTATTGAAAATGACGATTTCGCCGCAGACTTCATAAACCGGCTTGCCGGAGGCATCGCGGGTTTCAACCATTTCTGCTTTGGTAACGTGGTGGGAAATCGGAGAGAGAAGAGTGACAATACCGTCTTTGGGGTGTTCGAGGAGGCCGAAAGCAGCGTTGCGCTTGATGGACTCCTGTAGGACTGAGCCTTCAGTGAGGTTCTTTTCCCAGACACGCTTGCTGTAACGGCGATTGTTGCCGTTGACACAGTCGCAAACGCTGAAACGTCCGGGGATGCGGGTGAAGCTACCGCCGTTGGGGCGACTCTCCGTTACCGGAGTTTTGTTCCGATCCACAATGAACGGAAACGCGCCCGTTATGCCTTCAATAAGGTATTGTCGCATACAAGAAATTCTGCGTACGTAACAACGCATACTTCTCCCTAGCGACCGTTTACACTGGCTTAACGCACCTAATACGATTGGACTTCCAATAGACTTTTGCTACGTCACTTACGTCTACAGAGGCTTGCAGGTGCCCGGTGTCTACTAAATGTCCGGCTCATGCGGAAGGCGCAGGTGCTTAGGTGTTTTTGGGTTGGAGATCAGGACTTCCGCGTAACCAAAATTCCAGACATGGTCGAGCACCTTATCAATCGAATCCATGTTCGCGCCACGCACCTTAAACCATTCCCTAAGAGGTTCAATTTCAAGCTCTTCGCTAGAATTGTCATCCAGCATTATGGTGAAGAAATCCGAAAACATCTCGCGGTGTATGCGCACGTGTAGCTCGTTGTTTACAACAGGCACACCGAGATTGGGTAATGGCAGATCAGACATGGATTTAAGTGGTTATAGGTCAAGCTACCGGACTGCCTGACGCATACGCCAGCAGCTTGGCTAAAACATGGTTAAACGTGTCGATTGTTTCAACGTCATCGGTGGAAAGCAGGTCAGAGTCTACGATAACCTGTTCAACGATCTGTTCCGCATACTCGTTACGGTTATCATCGCTGATCTTGCCCGCGTTTAACTTGCGCATCGTAGCGTTTTATTGCTTCAGCGAGCGCACGTTCTAAAGCTGATGGCATGCTGTTTACGGTGAAATACTCGGGTTTACCTTCGCACTCATCGAACGGAGCGAACGGATCGCTGACCTTCAGCTGGGGAAGATAGCGCTTAAACATGTGGTGGTATGTAGCCAGCTTTCGCGGAGAATAGCTACCAATGTACAGACCGCCGTAGCGTTTGATCCATTCACCTACAACGCGCATAACGCTACGCGCAGGCATCGCCATCGTTGTCGCAAACTTCTTATTTTGCTCTTCAGGAGCAAAAGAGCGCCCGTGAGCGTTCAGGCTAATTTCGTAAAATTTAACGGCAACGCCGCGAACGTGCCCTTCACCCTGCCACAGCTTCAGCGTGTAGTCGCCAACGTCAACCGTGTCCAGCAACTCATACCCTTCTGGTACGTATTCGCCGTCAGCCTCTAGCAGCTTAAACGCGATGACATCGGCTTTCATACGACAAAACGACGGAAAGCTTCCAAAACGCGCTTTCCGTCTGTTGGCGCGCTCGGTTCAGGCATCGGTACGCCGCCCTGTTGAAGCGCCGCTGCTGCTCGAGATTTGGCCTCCTCGGCAAGCATCGGCTGTACGCCAACCATGCGCTGGGCTTCTTCAGTGCTGATGTTGCCTGCCTGCTGGAACGTTTGCATTTCGGGCGCAGGGCGCGGTACCCGACCATGACCAAGTAGTACAGACAGCGGATCGATTTCAGCTGTCGTTTTTCCGGCTGCTGGGGCTGCCGGGGCTTTTTCAAGGTCGGATGCGCTAAATCGCTGAGGCCCGGATGCGCCGGGCATCGGTACCTGTGAAGCGTCTAGCGGCTGCGTGGCCTGCGGTGTCGCATCGGGAGCAGTCAAAGCAGATGCCGGAGTAATGTACTTCTCCTTATCAGCTGTTGGATGCGACGGTTCCTGCACGACTTTCTTGGGCGGATCAATCGGCTTGCCTACAGTGTAGGCGCTCTTATCAATCTCCTCTGCTTCGTCCGGGATAACGCTATCGCTGCGCTTTTGCTGCTCATCGGTTTCAGATTCACCGATCAGGCGCGAGATGTCGCGCCGATGGCTTTCATTTTTGGATTCAATACCTTCTGGATCACGGCGCTGGCGCAGGCGCTCAAGACGACTGCGTTGCGTGCTGCGCGGTACATTGGCGAGAACCGGCACGACATCGCCGGTTGATTCACCAAGGGCGCGGGCTAAAAGGGGGTTGCTGCTCATATAACGTTTTCCTCTGCGTTTGCTCCTGCGACTTTTTGAAGCAATTCTTTGTACTCTGGCGGGGTGGACGGCGGTCGCATATTTTCGGTATCTGAAAGTTCATCCAGTAAACCAGCCAATTCCATTGCACCAGCTTGACCAATGGTAAAAGATAACGCAATGAAATCGACATAGCTCGCTGGCGTGAACATCAAGCGGGCGGCAACTGCCATGTGCTCGCCGCGCTTCCAAAGACCGATCAATTCCCGCACGCTCGGAGCCAGTTCCACGTTGACGTTTCCGAAGCTGGCCGCCTTGTTACTTTTCGGCTTGATCGGCGTGTCGTCCTGCGTCTCGTCTTTTGGACGTGCGGGCATATTCTGCTGATCTTCGAGATTTTCAGAGAGTCCGCTCAAAAACTCGATCTCGTTGTTTACGACCTCAAGCTCAAAGCCGTTTAGCGCTTGATTGGCAACCATGTCGCGCAGTTCGTCCAACGACTTATCCTGCAAATGCAGCCGATCAAACGCAGAGGCAAGCTCAGGCTGATCTGGGTATGCTTCGCGTCCGTTCTGCGGCGTTTGCTGCATAGCATCGGCGTAGCGGTGAACCTCGTCGTGTTCCGATTCGCCGAGTAATTTCTTCAGATGCGGATTCTTAGTCACAGCCTAACTACGCAGGGGCGTTCACGAGTCTATAGCCGATCTGATCCAGCTGGCGGCAGGGCACGCCGACACCGGAATGGCCTGCCGCCATCACTGGATAGGTAAGACGGAAGGGCCGGTAATAGTGACGCAAACGGTATTCATAGGCAGCCCGCTGCATAGCGACGTGGGCTTCTTGATCAGCGTGCTTACGCGCTGAACCTGACATACTGGTCTGTACGTTTTGATGGGTCAGGCGGTTATGGGCGATGTCCAAACAATTCATATCCGTGTTGTTCAGACGTATGCCGCCTGCCATACGCGCACGAATTGTCCAGTCGCAGTGTTCTTCTCCAAACTTGCCGAACTCGGCATCCATGTAGCCTATCTTTTCAATGAGGCTGCGTGTTACCGACATCATGATGCCGGTGAAGCGGGGTAGAAACTTTACTTGATAACCGCGCATCGGATAAGTAGTCCATTTATACGTTTCCGGGGCACCGGATATGGCTGGAGATGCTTCAGTGAAGTCGCAGAAGCAAAACATGTCCACACCAAGGTCTGCATGGGCGTTCGCGTATGCTTCAACGAAATCACCCGTCACGAGCAAATCGTCATCGCACAGCAGCAGGTGATCCCACTCGCCATCCATGAACAGCTTGAGCAAACGGTTGTTGTTGCCTGTAACACCCAGATTTACGTCTCCAGTGTATACATCTGCGTTAATGAAGTTAGCGTCGCCGCTTTCAACGACATGCTTTGTCGACAGCAGTTCCGGCACAGCTGTGCCGACACGGCCTTTAGTAATGAAATCTGTCGTTCCATCACGCTGACCGCAGTCTTCGCTGATAATGCAGTGATACTGCGGACAGTGTTGTTCGATGCCCGACATCATAGCTTTGAGGGCGTGGAGTCGGCGATAGGTTTTGATTGCAATTAGGCTACGCATAAAATTAGATGTCAAAAGTACGGATGGCTCCGTCGATTACGGTTATACCAAGGCGAAGACTGTCTACAGCAGGTGCCACTGTAACCTCACGACACACGATTGGTACGCCATCACACATCGGCAGGGCAGACTTTTTAAGTGCGAGGGCTGTCAGTGCTACCGGGTGTACAAGGACTTGCAGCGGCAGGCGGTTGTGCTTGGCTTGGTACTGCTGGATCATTTGTTTGATTAGCTTCATATTTGGCAATTATGGCGCATAAGTCAGCGATCTGACGTTGCTGAGCATCGCAAAGCTGAATGTACTCACTCAGCATCTCAGACATGACCATTACCGGCTGAACGCGCAAAGTCAAAGCCGCGCCGCGTATCCGGGTCATTTTAAGTTCACTATCCAGTTTGGCGTCCATAAGTTTTCTGTTCTACAGAACAGACTATGAATAAATCTACACCTATATTTTCTCTGTGCTTCACCAGTGTCCGGCCTCAAATCATGGCCCGTGTCGTTAATTTATGGAATACCCGTGCCAAAAACCCTGAAACTATCGAATGGTGCTTGGGCATCGATGCTGGAAATAGTGCCTGCCTTGACGTAGCCAAGGCTCTGGCAGAAGAAAACTTGAATGTCAAAATAGCTGTAAACAACGGCCCTAAAACCTGTGTCGCAGGTTGGAACGCTTCCGCCGAAGTGTCTACAGGTAAAGTACTCATTGCAGTAGCCGACGATTTTGTGCCGCCAAACAACTGGGATGAGTTACTTCTTTCGCTCAAGCCTGTTAATTGGATTGATGGGGAGTACGTGGTCAAAGTCGAAGACGGCTACGTCCACAATATCTTTGTACTCTCAATCCTGACGCGTAAACGCTATGAGCGTTTCGGTTATCTATTTTACCCGAAATATCCGTCCATGTTCAACGATACGGAATTTGGCGAGGTAGCTGTTCGCGACGGCGTGGTTATCGACGCTAATCATCTATTGTTTGAGCACCTACACCCGGACTGCGGCAAGCGCCCACGCGATGGCCACGATCTCATCCATGCGTCGCAAGAACGTTGGAATACAGGCGAGATGCTGTTTAACTTTCGCCGTGCAGCCGGTTTCCCTCTGGATGATGGCCCTAAAGCAGTCAAATCAGAGGCGTCAACAAAAAATAACAAAAACGATAAGTATGTCGCCTACTTGCAGGTTACAAAGGATGACCTGTGCCTGCTTGACGTTTGCCAACGCCTTGTTGAAGAGGGTGTTAACGATTTCTGTTTCTGCCAGCCCGATAAGTACTGGTCAGGTGAACCGGTTGAACAAGAGAATGTTGATGATGTGCAAAAAGCTGTCAAAGCGCTCAAAGACGCCGGTCAGACAGTGCATTATTCAAAATATAATGTTGACTCCTACACTACGGAGGGAAGCAGCCGTATCGACGTAGAAACCCGCCTGCGTAATGCCAGCTTGGATTGGATTCGTTCGCTGGGTTATGAGCATATCCTTATTGTCGATGGCGATGAACTTTGGATGCGTGGTACGCTTAAAGTAATCAAAGCTTACGTCGAACAAGGTCGTCAAAGCGTCAGCGTGCGCATGATCCCTGTCATCGGTTTACCGGGATTTCCTGTTGACGGTGCAACCGATACGGCGGTCGTTTATATCGGGTCGGGCATGCGTTTTAAGGCTTGTCGCAGCCCTTTTACACCCCCCACAGTTGTCTTCCGCCCAATGATTTACCATTTCACCGGTACACGCCGTAATATGGAAGAAACCGTCAAAAAACACCGTCGTGGCGGCCACTATGACGATCCAGACTATGACTTTGAAGGCTGGATCAAGGATAAGCTGCCTAACATAAAACCGGGCATGCAGAACGCACACATGTTTACAAAATGGCAAGTTTGGCCAAAAGTGCGTGCTTGGAAGGAAAATGAACTGGCAGAAATGCCTGCATCTGTACGTCCGTATCTTGGTACGACAAAAAATTAAAACCCTGTTCTTTTACAACGCATGATTCCGATCAATACGCAATGGCTGATAGTAACCGTCAAGGAACCGGTGATGTTTAACCAGACCGCTGACGAAACGTGGCTGTTCAATCCAAACCGCCGCTACGTTGTAAACGCAAACCGCATTGAACCGATCAAGGACTTCATTGATACCGTATCCGAACTGGATGGGGCTTCGCTCTATAACCGGCTTACCGCTGGTAAAAACGTGACCGGCGCTAAGATTTTGGTGGAGCGTTGCCGTGAGCGCGGCATAGGTGACCTGTTGTTCCTTACCGGGCCGCTGGGTTTCATCAACCACGTATCGGGCGGTGACGTTGAAATCGACGTCATGGCGTTCGCAGATCGGGGATTAGTGTTGACGCATAGCCCGCTCATCAGCAACAAGTGCGTCAAATGCGGCCCGCTGGAGTATGACCATCTCCGCATGTACAACTACCACTGGCTCATCAATACGGTCACCGAGCAGGACTGTGAGGGTGACCAGCTGAACGTGTATGATGCACTGTTTAAGCAGCTTGGTTTTGATCCGGCAAGTATTGATCCTAAGTGGAAGCGCCCTACGGCAACCTTGATTTCTGAAGACTATCAAAACCTTGATCGACTCTACCGTTACGTCTGGGAGCAGCGTAAAGTCGACTTGCGGCATGTTGGCTACTACGTCGTTGCACCTTTCAGCAACGCGACCCTGCGTAGCATGAACTACGGCACGTGGTTGGAAATTATTAAAGAAATGTCTACACGCCGTCCGGTTGTGGTTGTAGGAAACAGTTCTTTGCGTCTGCCGGATATGGATATGAGCGCAGGCGAATTCAATCAACGTATAGCCCAGCTGGGTGGCGGAGTCATCAACGCAATCGACAGCACGTCGATCCGCGTGCTCATGGCGCTGATCTCCCGTTCAGCCGGATTAGTCTGTTTGGATAGCGCTCCGCTGTACATGGCGCAGGCTTTGAACACGCCTGCGGTTAGCATCTGGGGTACACACGCTCCCGGCGCACGCATCGGTTACGATAAAAACTACATGGACTTAGCTGTCTGGAAGCAGGATGCCTGTCAATTCTCTCCGTGCTTTGCGTTTGGCGAGTTCCCTGTAAACAAGTGCCCTCAAGGTATCCGGCAACATTCTTGCGAAGTTACCTCCGCAGTTGCACCTGACGACGTTCTAAAGAAGGTAGACTTGATGGAATTAGCGCAAAAGCAGTTGGATGCTTTTCACCCGGCAACACCATGAGAAAACAGTCCATACCGGTTTTGAAGTCCTTCACCATCGACGGCCAGACTGCCGACATCGATGCCGTGTTGAAGGCTTCGTTTGAAGACATCGGCGAGGCGGCTGGCATGCTGCCGTCCTACATCGGATGGTTTGGCTACCAAAAAGGTAAAGCCAACGAACGCGTCATCAACAATAAATATAAACTCAAGGAAGCCGAAGCGAAGGCATACTTCGACCTTAAAAACGGCGGCTTCATGAGTCAAGGCTTCGGCGAAAAGATGACCGAAGCCGCGCTTGAACGCGCAGTTACTCTTGCTCCAGAGGTTAAGGCAGCGTCGGAAGCTTACGCTCGCGCTGAGAAAGACTACGACTGGATAACGGCCACGATCAAGGCCATCGAAGCGAAAATGGAACTTCTCCGTTCTATTGAAGCGACTCGTCGCATGGAGCATGAACCGGACAAACGTAGAAATGTAGTTGAATAAACAAAAACAAGACCAGAAAAAGTATTATGAGCATCGATCCTAAAATCCTCAAACGCATGCAGGGCGAAGACGCCTTCTTGCAATCTCAATCACGCGGCAACCGCCGCGTCAAACTGGAACGCGGTCAAAGCTGGACGATCCGCTTCCTGCCCGCCAAACTCGGGCCGGATGGACTCTGGTTCGCCCGTATCGCCCGCCACTGGAACAACAAGCTTCCGATCACCTGCCCGCGCAATACGGCGATGGACTTCGGCGGCGACCCGGACTGCGAGTGCCCTGTCTGCACGGTCTGCGATGAACTGAACGCCGACCGCGACGAAGCGATCAGCAAGATTGGCTACAAAGCCATGTCGACGCCGCAGTTCCTTACCTACTGTTTGGTTTTCGACAAAGACGGCGTGCAGCAGCCTTTGTCGGAAGTGCTTAACCCTTACGAGTTCTGGCACTATCGCTCAACGTTTGAAGAACTGAAAGCGTTCTACATGGCGGGTGGTCGCAAGTGTATGGACAGCATTTTGGACTTTGAGCAGGGCAATGACTTTGTCGTCAGCAAGGGCGGTAAGGGTATGCGCCTTGATAAACAAGACAGTGCTCCGATCTTCACTCTGGATGATCCGAAGTATAACGAGCACATCAAGAAGATCATGGCCGCGTGCAAGCCGCCGAAAGTGACAATTCCAACCGCCGAACAGATGCAGCAGTTTGCTGACAAGCTTCAGGAAAGCGCACATCGCGGCGGTGGCGACGTTCCGCGTCGCGGTGCTGTTCGTGGTGGTTACGCCGATGACGGCGATGATGACGAAGCAGCGTTCCGTCGTCCGGCTCGCTCTGCACGTCCTGCGGTTGAAGATGACGTTGATGACGCACCGGCTCGTCCGGCAGGCCGCCGTGCAGCACCGGAAGCTGACGAGCAAGACGAAGCTCCGCGTGCTCGTCGTAGCGCCCCGGTTGAGCATGAAGTTGAAGCTCCGCGCCGCCCTGCTCGCGCTAATCCGGCACATGAAGCTGTCGACGATGATGACGACGGTGATCTTGGCCCACAGCGCACGCCGCCCAAAGCCCAGCCCAAGCCTATCCGTCGCTCAGAACCCGTCGATGATGACGCTTCCAACGAGCCTGCGGAAGAAAGCGAACCACCTGCAAAGTCACCGGTTCGCAACTTCGGTCAGACGTCCAAGCGCTCCGCCGCAGCTACCCCTGCTAAGAGCGAAGCAACCGGAACTCCGCAGGCGGAATCTGAAGAAGAAGACAACCTGCCTGAAGATGACACCGATCCAGTGCCGCCCGCGCCGAAGCGGACAGCTGCGCCGGTAGATGCTGAACCGGAAGAAGATGACGACGTTCCAACGCCAGTGGCTCGCGGTAAAGGTGCTGGCACAGAATCAGCCAATCGTCTTCGCGCCCGTTTAACCACCATGCCCGCTGACGCTTAAAACTTATGGCAGCTAAACGTAAAACTGTAGAGGTCGATGAGAACGAGGGTTTGATTGCCAAGCTCAAGTCCATTGCACCTAAAGGTGAAAACGCTGCCAGCTGGGAAATCAGCCGTACTAAAGACCTCGTGTTAAGCGAGGTCAAGTACGTGCTGACCACCGGCATCGAGTCGTTTGACGACATCGCAGGCGGTATTCCAATCGGTCGCATGGTTGAACTGTACGGACTGGAAAGTTGCGGTAAAACCGCGATGGCCATCCGCTGTGCGGGCCGTGCGATGAAGAAGCACGTTGCCGAGATTGTTCGCGACGAACACGGCAATGTAACACTCAAGCCCCTTGATCCTGATAAGTGTAAAGTTGTAACTGTGTACATTGATAACGAAGGTTCGCTCGACGACGACATGAAGCTTGTCGTCGATGGCGAAGCACTCGACGTTGTCGGTGGGCGATTTGATACCACTGACGACGTGTTTAAGGCAATCGACGGTGCGTTGTCGTATCAGAATGACCGTCTGGCGCAACAGGAAAAGGATGGCATCATGCGCTTCATGTTCATCGTAGTCGATACCATTGCCTCTACGTCGACACGCCAAGAGCTTGAGGCCAAGTGGGGAACGGAAGATTTCCCGCGCCAGCCCAAGCAGATCAGTCGTGCTCTGTGCCGTCTGGTGCGCAAAGTTAACCGCTGTCAAGCCGCCATCTTGTTCACCAATCAGGTACGTACGAAATTCAACCCCGGCTCCGCGCCGGGACAAAAAGGCAGCTACACGATCAGTCCTGACGATTACACGTCAGTAGGCGGTATGGCGCTCCGCTTTTATTCGTCACATCGCGTGTTCATGTATGCGTACGGCCAGAAATATAAGCTTGTGCCGGACGCTCAGTTCAGTGCGGGCTTGCTGGTTGGATTCCATACAAAGAAAAACCGGATCAAACCGCCGCTGCGCGATGGCCGTATGGTGCTGCTCTTTGATAAAAAGAACGGCGGACTCAATAACATCTTCAGTATGCTGGAAACGCTGGTTTACCTTGGCTTCGTTGAAGTTGAGGCTGAAACCAAGCACACTGGCTACATCCTGAAGTTCAAAAAGAATGGCATCGTCCCGACAACTTTTGACGCTGCGTCAGTTGAAACGTCACTGGAAGACGATGACGAATTGCCTGCAAACCGCCGCACAGGAAGCCGCAAAGACCCCGGTTTTAAGTTCCGGTCAGAGTGGCCTAAGTTCTATGATAAACACAAAGCAGACATCGACCTGCTTTGGGCCAAGGCCATCGAATACTGTATGAGTACCGAAGGTCTTGATGAAGGTGTCGAAGTTGACGAAGACATGTCCGATCCGCTCGGCGTGTCGCAAGAAGCTACCGAGGAATAAACTATGCCAACACATATTGAATACGTGCAAGAAAAGGAACTGTCAGACATGTTCCAAAAGTGTCTGAACAGCGACCTGATGTTTGCGCCGCTGATCGAGAATAACGTCGTAATCGAACCAGTTCTATGCGTCCGTATGGACGAGAACCAAGAGGAAATCGAACCAAAAGGCGAAGTACTCAAGCTAAAGAAAATGCCAGAAGAGTTCCGACTTCTGGTCGAGTCGCGTCCGAATTACGTCCTTGTTGTCGACAACCACTTCTGGAAAAAGTCCGACGATAGAACACGTAACGCGGAGATGTTCCGTTACCTTTCCCGGATCGAGGTTGTCGTAAAGGACGACGGAGTTAAGTTAAAAACGCGCCCGTGGGACTTTCAAGACATGGCTTGTGTCATCAAGCGCTTTGGGCCTTACAGTCCGCGTGTGTCGGGGTTTTTTGAAGCGGCTGGTCTACGCCACACCCTGTTGACTGCCGTCGCCGGAGCAGTGCAAGCCGGAAAAGCCATCCAAGCAGGTAAATCCGCTGCACAGGACGAAACGCCTGCTGCGGAAGAAGCACCTGAACAGGACGAAGCACCTTCACGTCCCAAAGGGAAGAGTAAAAGCGCAGAAGACTCCGATGAGAACTATTTGTCTCGTCGTGTCGTAAACGCGGCCAAAGCTCAACCCAAGGCGAAAGGTGAGGAAGCTGAAGATGCTGCGCCAAACGCGGATGAGGATGAGGATGAGGAAGAAAAGCCACGTGTTCTCGCTCGCCCTGTGCCACGCCGTAACAAACCAGTGCTCGTAGGCGACCCTGAACCTGAAGATTAAATCAAAATGGGAGATCAAAATATAACGATTTATGTTTACTTTTGATCTCCCACTGTTTACAACATAATAACAAGTTGCGCTTTATGCCTGAAACTAAACGTACCTCATTTGTTCGCTACCAACGCGTACACACTATTTTGTCGAACGACCACGCGCTCAAGCGCAAACTCAGCACAAATACGGTGGCCATCGGCAAGCCTGATCAGTCGTTTGTTGATTTTCCCGCCGAAGTTGTAGCCGTCGTCGATAATATCCATGACAATGGTGGCGACGTGGCATCAATGTCCAAATTGGACTTGTTAAGTCACGCGCACCGCTTTTTGAGCAGCAACCCTGCGATCAAAATCACGCAGAAGGTTCCAACGCAAAAGCCCGCACCGCGCAGCAGAGCGCCAAAACCCAAAGCTAAGCCCGCAGCTAAGCTTGACGTACCGGCAGAAACCAACGCGGAAGAACCGAAGGCTGAACCGGTTAAAGCGGAAGAGCTTAAACCCACCAGTGCCCCGAAAGCCAAGGCTGCAAAAGCCAAACCAGCACCTGCGGTTGACAGCGACCAAAAGTCTGGTAAAAAGACGGACAACGCTGGAGATGCGCCAAAGTTCATTCGTCCGCATTTTCCATATCTGGTCGGCGTTGCCGCACTGAGCCTTCTTGAAGGCGTCATGCAGCTTATGCAACCTCACGTTACAAACGGCGACAAGGAAGCTGACGATGTTTGCGCCGATACGGAAAAACTGATCAACAAAGTTCACCAGTACACCGTTTTACCCGCCGATGCCAAAGAAGAATCCAGCAACACCCGCTGACGGAGAGCATATATTTCCGGCAAGTCAACTGACGCCGCTGGCTATCCAGTGGAAGCAGCTGAACGCGGCTGGTCGCCACAAAGATGCGATGCTCGTGCTTGAAAACATTGTCGTCGGCTCCTCGGCGATGTTTGAGCGTTTAGCGCAGTTTGAAGATTTTCATTACACGGTCGATCTTCCACAACTGGTCAGCGCTGCACAGGAAAAAGTCATCAAGTGGCTGGCAGCGTGGCAGCCTAAAAAGGGCAAGTTGTTTTCTTGGTTTAGCAAATGCGCTAAAAACGCTTTTCGTTCTGAACTACAGAAAGTAAATCAGTACCGGCGTCGATTCCACGTCACCAGCGATAACCTTGAAAAGTTTTACGGCGTTGATGATCACGAAGTCGACAAGCACGATGCCGTACAGGAAACGCACAACAAGCTTAGAGAGCTAAACTGTCGATGGGGCGATCCACAGGAGATTGGCGCTATCCGCTTCTTGATCCAGTGTATCATAGACGACGAGCACGATAAGCAGGACGCAATTCGCAGCGCAGCTTATGCCTACGGTATCAGTTTCGACTTATCCAAATTCTTTTACGACTGGTCAATCGTGAATTTGCGCCAAGCCTTCTATAAACAAACTTACGTCCCGTTTACAGAATACGATCTTGTGCTGGCTTCTCAAAGCTACACGTATCTGCCCGATATTGTAGATGAGTTCGGGTTTGAAGTTGCTAAAAAGCTGTGCGTGCTGTTCGGAGGCAAACGGATGAAGTTTCCTACCATCCAACAGCTGTCAAAAATCCATTCTGATTACTTGTTGATGCGTGACATCGACAAGACAGATTTAGACCCTGATTCGATCGCAGAGGTCGCCCGCAAACACAAGAAAACTGTACGTTCAGCACAAGAAACGTACAACGAGATGATCGAGACTATCGACCCACGGCGTTATGGCGAGCACAGCATTTTCAACGAAGATTCGGCTAACGAGTGACATCCTTGGCGCACTGCGCCCAAAGCGTCAACGTTTATTCCTAATCTTCAAAGACCCGAAGCTTAGACCTCCGGTGTTGGAAGAGATGATGCCTGATCTACAGCGTGTCATCGCCACTGTGGCTAACCAATACCGCGACGAGACTACGCCGCACCTTCAGTTTGACGAACTGATGGGTGAAGGCAACCTTGTGCTCAGCAAACTTATCAGCAAGGGCATCATGGGCGGCGATAAGTGTCCGACTCGTCACTCGTTTTTTGCCTTTTTCAAGACAAGTGTAAACAACAACACCAAAAGCCGTGTTCAGAAATACCGCTTTACGGAAAAGCGCACTGGTCAAAAACCGCCGCCGCGTCAACAGCAAAAACTAGACGCGCCTAAAGCTGCGCATGACAGCGAGGAAACGCCAGAGTATCACAAGAACGTTGACCTATCACTTGACGACCCTGATTTGGGACTGCAAGTGCCGGACATGCACGACGTAGACAGTGGATGCGACGAAAACGACATTGATTGGGGATTTAGCCAAACAGCGGCTGAGTTTGCTTTCCAACTTACGCCTGTAGAGAAGCTTGTTTTTCACGAACTAATTAGCCCTAGTGCGCACGCACGCTGCTATGCCGAATTGGACGCGATGCGCAAAGGCAACAAGGGAAAGGTGACGGTAAAAATAAAATTCACGCACATGGCGGAAGCTGTCGGAATTTCGACCGAACTATTTTCAGAAGCTGTTCTATCAATACGTAACAAAACTCTAGCGCATCGTATGGTAACTCAAGAACAACACGACGGCGAAGCCCGTCAAAACGCAATCATCGCACAGCTTAAACTTGTCTTCGGACTACAGATTCCAACTGACCTTGACGGTATGGTCGTACGCCGCATGCTCACGATGGCGGCCCGTGATCAATTTGACAAGGTGTCGCCACAAGTTGCCGAGATGTTGACTGAGGTTAACGCCAAGGTTCCGCGTTCGATCGGAAACGGAAAACTCGCCTGCTATGGCATCCTGTACTCCAAGAACGCTCGCCAATGCAACACCTGTGACTTGCGTCACTCCTGCTCTGTCGAAGCCGCAAATCTTGGGCTATCAAAGATGGCAATCAGCCCTAAGCTGCTGGGTGCCCGCCAGCAGCGCACGCCTGCCTACCTGCCCCGGCCTACCAACGAACCCAGTCAGCGGATTACCAGCAACGATGAGGCAGAAATCATCAGTCACCTCGATGAGACATTTAACCGTGCTGAACGCCAAGGTCGTCAGTTTTGGTATCACTACGTAGGGGCGGAGCGTAAACGTTGTTTTCTGTTCTGTCTCGACAGTGAAGCTCCGATGAAACTTCGTTTTTGCGAACCCAGCGATGAGCTTAAAAAGAAGCTGACGGGTAAACAAAAGACGTGGTATCCCCGCGATAATACTCCGCTGGCTGAGCTTATCGCATTGATTGAACAGCACAGCAAAGAAACCTTTGAATAATATGGCTGAACCTGTCATTGCTCCCGAGAAGCAGATGTCGCGCTTTCAAGCACAGCGCAAACTTGGACTTTTTGCGCCGCACGACTTTGTCTGTCTGGGCGTTGTTCTCCTAATCTGGATCAGTGCTTTGGTCTGGAAACTGGTTGGATCACCTACCGGAATCCAGCTGATTGGCTTGGCGCTTGCCGCCGTTTTCCTGACGCAGTGCTGGATTATCGTGCTCGTTTATCGCGGGCTGGTTTTCATCTTGGACGTGCAAGCCGACATCAACTTAATGCCTGAATCCGCCGCACGCATCGTACTCGGATTCTGGGAAGGACGTAAAAAATGAGCCAAAACTTTACACGTAACGACCTAGCTATAGAACTCAACTTGCGCCTCGGTATGCCGGTAGACCGCGCCCGTGGCATTGTTGACGTCACTCTATCCGTGCTTACTGATGCCCTAGCCAGCGGTAACAACGTTGAATTTCGCGGCTTTGGAATGTTTGACGTCGTCGATCGAAAAGCGAAAGTAGGACGTAACCCAAAGCACCCTGAAAAGGGCAACGTCAGCATCCCTGCGCGTAAGGCTGTTCGTTTCCGTGCTGGCAAAGAACTCAACAATCAGCTTAATCCTGAGTGAAGCCAAAAGAGCTAAAACAACCGACAGCTTGCTGCGGTTCTCCGACGTTGCTCTGGGACGCGAAGAAATTCCGTTTCACGTGCCCTTGCGGCAAAACCAGCACAAGCATAGAGGGCTATCCTTTTAAGAGGGTGCGCCCGCGCATGTAGTTAACAACATGGATAAACGTTGGATAGGTGTCGATCTTGACGGCACACTTGCTCACTACTCTGGGTGGAAAGGGCCGCAGCACATTGGCCCGGCTATACCAGAGATGCTTGATCGTGTACGCGATTGGCTGGCCGACGGGAAGACTGTGAAGATTTTTACGGCTCGGGCTGCTGTTCCTGCGAACATCCCCTACGTAAAAGACTGGTTGCGTGCTCAAGGGCTTCCTGATCTTGAGGTGACTAATGCGAAGGACTTCGATTGCGTTGAGATTTGGGATGACAGCGCTGTAGAGCTTGTCGCGAATACCGGGCGTCCTGCAAACATCTTGCGCCGACTTGTAAAATAAAAAGGCGACCTCCTAAGAGATCGCCTTTTGGTTCCCCTGTCCCACTAAACCGCTTACGCGGCTAAAACTTCTTCAAGCTGCTTACCCCAGTTCAGTCCGAATTTTTTAGCGCAGACCGGGCCGTAACCGACTTCAGTTGAACGCGCATCATCCAGCTTACGGCTGCAAAAGCAGCAGCATCCGGTCATCTTACCGTACTTGGCTGCAATCGTTTCAGGATCAGCAGCGAACGCGGCCAGCTGGCCGTGGACAGTGCTAGGGCACGCTTTGACCGGGAAGAACTCACCTTTCGGAGAGATTTTGCCAAAGTACTCGGTGCCCTTTACGTAAACGTATCCCGCGTTCTTCGATGAATCTGCCGCAAGTGATAGCTTCAAATGTTGTCCGGCGTCGTCCACAAGGCGAATACCGGGGTGTGCCAGCTTGTTGGACTTTGCCTTATCAAACATCTGGAAAATACGTTCCAGACCCACAGCGTCCAGCTGTGTCGGCTTGGTCTTAGGCTGCGCACGACGATAGGCTTCTACGATGTATGCCGCAATACCGCAAAGGCGGGGTTCAATCGCTTCAGCGCGAGCAGCTGCGAGCAGATTGTGCTCAAAGTCGGACAGCTGGCGATTACTGGACTTGAAACTATCGGTGATCATGTCGATGATCGCACCGTCGCTGAGGCCATCAACATCGGTAATTGCAGGGCTATACGTGTTCAAAACCCAGTTCCGGGCATCGGTCGCAAGCTTAATCGCTTCAGGTGTAACCTCGTAGCGGCTGTTGCGGGCGATGTCGCTGGTTGCTGTGGTATGTTGTTCATAGGCGCTCTTGCGCGTAACATACTGTCCTTGCGCCAGCACGGTAGCAGCGACATTAGCGAGGAATGTGTCGAGGTCGATCCGGTAAACACCCGCGCCTTCACCGCCGAGCCAGTTGCGGCTCTGTGCAGCGTCGCATACGTCGAACGCGTTGAGCATGTGTTCGGCAGCTTTGCACAGGGTGTTTGGATTGGCTGAGCCGATGAATTCGCCGAGGCAGGATGAACCGACCTGCATGGTGCGACCGTCATCATGCCGGACAATATACGTGTCGTGGCGCTGACGGTTAGTTTTGCAGTGATCACACCACGTTGGGCGGTCGCGGTGTTCAGCAGATACTTCAAAGCCCGGAACAGCGCGAACGATGTTGCCTTCGTCCGTATGAACGATTGTCGCGATAAACTTCCAACCGTTGTGGCTAGGATTGGCGCAGCTGACTTCAATATCGAACGTGCGCAGCAGCTTGGTCGGGTTGTCGTTTGCCGGAACATCGTGCTGGCCTGTAACGGAAAAAGCCACTGGGCTTGCGCCAATACGTGTGAGCTTCTGATTGAGGTTCGTCAGCTTCTTGGTGAGGACACTGAAGTTGTGCTCGAATATCGTATATTTCATGGCTCCAGTGTATACACGATAAGCCAAGCGTCAACACTATTATTTAATTATTTTACTTCTACGCATGCGCCTTATTATCAGTGACTTGCGTATGTTGTGCCTTTTTCTTGAGCATAGCGGGCAAAAGCGTTTGCGTTATTCTGCATACGGTTTTTGACGCCATTCGGGCCATTACGGAAATCATTATGATTGAGATATTCGCGGGCTGCCTGCTCCCACTGGCCTGCGTTTATCAAACGGAGTGTGCGCGGAGTCGCCCGTGGGCCGAGATCACCACGGTACCACGCGCTAATCACCGCATTTTTAACGTACTGCGGCAAGCTGGCGTACGCCGGAATATTGCGCTGGATGTCGCGTTCCCGCTTTGCGATGTCTTGCCGCAAAAGTGCCGTAGCCTCTGCGTCAGACAAACCGTTGCTATAGTCTTCACCGGCTTGAATCTTGTGCCCGTAGGCAATCGTGTCTGAACCGCCTTCAATGCTGCGATGTGGATACCAACGTCCAGTTCGCTTATCGTAGCCGCCTTTTGGGTTATCTTTGCTGTTTTCATAACCCATGATGATCGATTCTGGTGACTGTGTATCCATACGCTTTGCGGTTTGAACAATCTGGCTATGCGGCATGCGTGCCGGGCGCTGAGTGTGCTTTGCTGCCGTTCCGGCTAAAGTGGAGGCACCGAGTAATCCGGCAGCGACCATGCCTTTTATGCTTTCGTCTGTCTGCTCAAGGTATTTCGACAGTTCAGCCCGGTCGGCTCCGGCCTGACGCCAACGCTGCAAGGCTTTATCCGCACGTTCTTCCGAACCTTGAGCGGCACGTTCAGCTTTTAAGAGCCGTGAGCGCGTAGCGTCATCCGCAGCATCTAGCTGTTCAGGGGTAAGTGGAGATGGTTTTGCTGAACCGGTTTTTGCGAGCTTTCCTGCCTGCTGGTAGGGTTTAGTCTCGTAGCCGAGTGCTGCGCTGGCTTTGCTCCAAAACTTGTCTTTTGGTGACCACTGGAGTTCAATTTCGATCTCCCAATCACCGGGATCATCTTCAAAGTCTTCCCATGCGTAGTACAGATCGTGCGAGTCATACGCAGGTCTTATTGACGTCAGCTTCGCGCTACTTACGTCCATGCCAGCGCGACGAGCCGCAGCCTTGAACGTCCGCATTATGCGCGGGCGTAGCAGCGGCGTTTCTTGGGGAGCCGGTGCTACACGAGCACCGCTATTTTCCCACTCTGCGCGGTGCTGCGGATCAATCATACCGGCGTGAAGCAACCAGCCTTCATCAGAGAGAGTGAGTCGGATATGCCGCCAGCCCATGTCGACAAGCTCATCGCGCAAGATGCTTTGCGCTTCATCGGACGGATTGTGCGTTTGATGGATTAACTCCAGAGGATCGTCTGGAATGTCCATTTCAAGCAGCTTGTCTACAATGCGGTTCACGGAACATTAGTGCCTGTCGCTCCGTACCCAAGAATGACGGGGCTACTTGCTGCTGGAATGACCGGAAATGGTACATCCGGTATCGGCTTACCCAAAAAGGTGCAAAGGGCATCCCACGTAGGATCAGTGTTGAAGTCAACGGTAAGCAAATCGTCCGGGCGACTTGCGAAGTACGCTTGAACCTCTGCGTTTTTGGCCTCGTAGATGTTTTGGATAAGGTAAGGCTTGTCATCCAAGTACATCTCTGGATCAAAACCGTACGCTTTGATGCGAGCTTCCGTAATCCACGACAGGGGTCGATTGTAGGCGATATGACGCACAAACTGATCGGCCCATGTGTCGCTATTCATTGTAGACAGGATGAACTTGCTGCCGGGATGGGCTGCATCCAGCTGCTGGTAAAGGCAGCGCCACGGCCAACTGTATAAAAAGTCATACGCCTGCGCCGTTAATAGGCAAGAGGATTCATCGCCGGAATTCCACGCTTTAACGTAGTGCTCGTTCCAGCCGATGGTGCTGTAACCTAGTATGTTAGCCGCCGTCAGTATTGACGACGATACCGTTTTAGAGTTGCCGACACAGATTATCTTGCTCATGTACTAAGTACGTTGAACATTTTCACTTTTAAGCGGATTTACGTTTAATTTTGGAAACGCTTTTAATGGAACCGGTTTCTTGAGAAAACCGCATAGCGCTTCCCATGTTGGATCAATCGTAAAGTCATGCTCCAGAAGGTCATCAGGTCTGGAGATAAAGTAGTTTCTTATTTCGGCGTTTTTTGCCTCGTAGTAGTCGATGAGAAACGCTTTGTCGTTGACGTGCTTACGGGGGTCAAAGCCATAACCTTTGATACGAGCTTGTTCTGCCCAAGGTGTCGATTTATGGTAGGCTAGATGGCGAATCAAGCTGTCAACCCAAGCGTCTACATTTCGCGTAGTAAGGATAAACTTACTGCCGGGATATGCTTTATCAAACACTCTGTAGTACGTGCGCCAAGGCCAATCCTTCAAAAATCCGTATGGTTTTGCCAAGCTCAGGCACAACTCATCTTGCCCAGAAATCCAAGACTGCACAGCGTAGTCATTCCAACCCATTACAGAGTAACCAAGCAATTCCATAGCCCGCTGTAAACTTGTTGTTGCTGTTTTAGGATTACCAACACAAATGACTTTAGACATATTGTTCTTTCTAGCATGAACGCGTTAATTGTTTGCTCAACTACGAACAACGGCGACGATATGCAGGCACTTGCCGTGCGCAACATGATGCCCGGCGTCGACTTGGAAGTCGATCGCGAGCACCTCGGATACTGCGTGCCACCCGGCACAAACGTCGTTGTTGCAGGATGGTACAAGCACAACGCATGGGACTGGCCGCCGCATCCCAACTATAATCCGCTGTTTGTCGGCGTGCACATCGCTAAACGTGAGCTTGTCGATAAACACCGTGATTACTGGAATAGCTACGGAAAACCGGTGTATACGCGTGATACATCAACCGCTGCCATTTTTGAAGCCTGCGGTATCGAAGCTTACTTTGCTGGCTGCGTGACACTGACCTTAAATCGACCTGATGTGCCTAAAACTGAAGAAGTGCTGGCGGTGGACATTCCGCCCTGTGCCGGTCTGCCGCTAGTCTACGCCGACGTCGAAGTCGATCCTAACGCACCTGTTGGTCGCCGCGAATGGCAGGCATTGAAACGTTTACGCCGTTACGCTGCCGCACGCTGCGTAATAACCTCTCGGCTTCACGTCGCCTTACCGTGTGTGGCAGTAGGAACACCTGTGATGCTGACACTCGATAACTGCGATCGAACGATGGGTCTAGGCACACTGTGCGCCGCGCACGTGCCTAGCGCATCGTTCAAGCAGATAAAAGGTTTCATTGAGGCTACACCGAAAAATGATGACAAAAGAGCCAGTACGCTGGCAAATAACATCCGCAAAACTGTCCGGGCACATTTTTCAACTAATCGACCATGATTGGCGTGCTTAATTGCATGCCCTTTAGCTGTTCCATCAGCTTATCGATTTCGCTCTGCGCAGACTCACGCCGTTGCTGATCCAGTTGGATGTTTTGACCGGGGCCGGGAATAGCGCCGGAAAATTTCATCCACGTCTCTGCAAGCAACAACTTGGAGCGGGCCAGTGCAAAGCGCTTGACCCAGTCAGCACCTGTGTAATTCAGCTTTTCGGTCTTCTCGTGTGGCCAGTAGCAGAATATGCCAGCCTGATAACGCTCAATCGGGTTATGGATGTAAAGCGCGTGCTCCATCTCGTCATAAAACCAGTCTGGCTTGATTGACGTGACACGCTGCCACGTCTTACGCCAGCGCAGAAACACATCGTACTCGTCCAAGCCGGTACGAAAGAGCGGCGCAGGATTGATCAGGTTACCATAGAAGATTTCCGTGGGTACTGGGTTAGGTTCGACAAAGTCAACCCGAGCGACGCCCAGCCCTACGTTTTCGTTTACGAGGTATTTGAACTGGCCGCGTGTCAGCAAGAGATTGCCGACTTTTATGTTCGGCACCCACTGAGAATACAGGCCGAGCGCATCTTGGATGCAATCAATGATCTGTTGATTGGTCAACTCAACGTTCCACGTCGGAGCGCCAAGCTGGCGCATGATGTAGTTCTTCAGTTGATCAATAGAGTAGCCGGTCAGCGGGAGCAGATCGGGACTCTGCGCACTCGTGCTGACCGGCTGACTGCCGTTACTGCTCGGGCCTGATACCATGCCTTAACTACTCAAGGTAGTGTCTGTTGCCGGTACGGTGACAAGATGGCGTTCAAACGGTCGGGATGTTCCTTCTCGGCGTGGCGCTTCAACTGATTGAGCATGCCGAACGGTTTACCGCATCCGACGCAGATGTACTTGCCAGCGCTGGTCGGTGCCTTGGGGGCTGCCGGAGCCGGTTTTGGGGCTGCCGCTGCGGGCTGAGGTGCAGGTGCAGGTTCTTCGTCGTCGTCGTCGTCGTCGTCCAGATTCGGCATCGGCAGGATCGTCTCGGCGGCTTCAACCACCGGGTCGCTTTCCACGGCACCTTCATCGAGGACGGGTTGGCTTTCTTCGGGCAGCGATTCCTGCGCTTCGGTAATCGGCGTTCCGGCGACAAGCGGACTTTCGGCAGGTGCGTCTGCTACCGTCGTGTTGGCAAATGGACTGGTCGACGCGTCAGGGGCGGGCATCCGGTTACTCTGGGTGAGTCCGGCGACAAGCTGCGAACGCTGCGGATTGCTTGGATCATCTTTCGGCAGGTTGAGCATCTCCTTGGGCAACGGCGGCTGCGCTTTGTTGATGGTCGGATCAATCGAGTACTTCATCTCGGGGATACGTGACGGCGGTAAACCGTTCGTGTCCGTGACGCCGTAATCTTCCGGCACTTCGCGTACCTTCCTGACGAAACCAAGACGGCGTGCTTCATCCATCGAAAGCGCATGGATGGCTTGACTGTTGGAAGCAACCACCGGAATGGAAGGTTTTGGCATTTCAACCGGTTGCGCTTGAGTCAATACCGGGCGACGCACACCTTTGGTATCGCGCTCAAACTTATCAATCGAGCGCACTGGATTTGTAGACGGTGAAGGTGTTGTTGTTGTTGCCGCAACTACCGGAATGGCGATTACCGGCACTGATGTAGTGGACGTTTCGCGGTGAAGCTGCTTGTTGTTCGCAAACACCTCGAAGTAGGGATCGTTGATCTTACGTCCCTGTCGATCAAGAACGTACTTACCCGGTTCCAGTGTCAGGGTGAGGTTCAGCTTGGATATTACAAGCTGAATAGGCCACTTGTTTCCGTTGTAGTATCCAACGACATTAGTCATTTGTTGAGTATTGCTCATGTGTACTAAGAACAGGTTTTTGTAATTTTTACGCTGACATTTTATTCGGAAGCGGGCGGGAGCAGACGGACAAATACCGGCGTATTATCTCCAACCCAACCGCCGATCTGATTGTAGCTGAAGTGCTCAATCGCTTCTTCTTCGGACATTCCTTCTTCGATGTGCTTTGCTATCACTTTGTCGTAGTCATAGCAAGCGACGTCATTCATGCCGCAGCGTGAAGCGACGCCGATGATTGCATCATCGTGACCGTCCATAAATAACGCGTCGGGATTGATTTCAGCCACCGATATGCGCATCGGATGCTCTTTGTATTCGTTTTCGTTTTTGTCTTGTGCCATACGCTAAAAAGAACGGCAACCCGAAGGTTGCCGTTCCATCAAACACGTTATTTTTAATTTTTGTTCAATTTAATTACTTGGCCCGTTGTCAGTAAAGTCACGGCGCAAACAAGTTATTTAGTTGCTCAAGTGTATACAGTTTACCTGAGTCAAGGTACATCAAAGGTGACGCTTGAAAGGCAAACCTTTACCGGTTTCCTTGTCTCACTCTGCAAGTAGTCGAGACTGTCGTCATCCAGATAGATGTAGTTCGGTTGCATACCAAAATGGCCGTGAGTGCAGAGAGAGCGCGTGATTGAAGTACACGACTCATCGCTTTCGATCTGCACGTAATCTCCGTGCTTAAAGCCGCAAAGCTCCGCCGTTTCCGGTGAGATGTGTGCTCCCGGTTCGCTCGAGCCGTCAATGAATCCAAGCGCTAGTACCGCTCCATGCGGTAAAACGAGTGATTTCCGACTACGGCGACTGCCTTTTTGTTTTTTGCCCACCACGGTGTTTCGTCTGTACGTGTAAAATGATTAGCATGCTTCGTCGTGCCCGGCAACTGATCCGGCGTACGGCATGCTGTTTTGGCAATCTCTAGCGCTTTTTGAAAGTCAGGTTCGTCTTTGAACTTGCTGATAAGCTGACTGGGCGATGTTCCGTTCAAGCATGAAAACGCGTGGATGTGTCCGCTATGAGTCGTGACGATTTGGAGGAGCGTCTTTTGCTTATCAACAGACCGCTGATGAATTACTTCTGCGACAGCGGTCATACCGTTCGTACCTTCGCCCCAAGCTTCACCCATTAGTACAGCAGCAATCACCTTTTCCTCGTACGTTTGGGCCGCAGCAGGCAACGCGCAAAGCAGCCAAAGTCCAAGCTTTAGTGCGGCGTACAGGTTTGATTTTTTTCGCATGTGTGGAGCTTCAGCTTCATCAACCTGCTGAAAGGCTGCGACTACCTTAGCGTTACGGTCAAGAACTTGGATAGCGGTGCGCTCGTCTTTAAGGGTCAAGTTGCGTTTACGCGCAAGCCATCTGATCTCTTTATCAGAGTAGAGTTTGCTGCGCCGCCACTGCCTTGAAAACGTTCGGGTGGTCAGCCGGTAGTTTGCCATGCTGCTTAGAACGTGATTTCAATCGTTCGGGTGGTCAGATTAACATCCGCTTTTGGAATGAACGTGGTACGGTTATCGTTGTCGCGATAGCGGTCGATACCATATTCCAGCTTCCATTTTGGTGGCTGTGCCAAGCGTTCAACATCCTCGGGATTAGCTGTATCGACGTCTACAGAGCCTGCTGTTGCTTTAACCGTAGGCTTTGCTTCCGGTGTCTCCGGGTATTCGTAATGAAAGCGCTCTTCGCTCTCAACATCCGGGCCTGTTTCCTGATAGATGTTCCAGTATCCATCCAGCACGATGCGCTTGATGAACGGCACGATGTCCTTTATGCCCCAGCTACGTGCTTCGATCTCAACGCCCCACTCGATAAGAATGGTACCTTCTGGATCACCATCAGGGTCAGATGGCGAGCCACCCCAGAGAATAAGACCACCTGTGCCATCGCCTCCACGGTACTGGTTCGTAAACGACAGGTCTTCGTTTTCAAGCAGTTTGGCGGCGATCGCAACAGCTTTAAGATTTGTTCCTTTCGGTGCGGTCATTTCTGTTCTTAACTACGTAGTTAATATACAACCGGCAAACACGCCAGCTGTAAACAAAAGTCCGCGTATGCGGCAGAAAGGTAAAATGAAACATGACCTGTTTGAAGTATCCGTAGCCGTGCCTCGTTCCAAAGGCACCGGCACAGTAAACATTCCTGAATACGGCCTGAACGGCCTGACCTTCGTTGAAGGGCGTCAGGGTCAACCCTACACGGTAAAGCTGACCAACAACAGCGCCCAGCGCGTCTTGGCGGTTGTCAGCATCGATGGTGTAAACGTCGTCGATGGCCAGCCCTGTGCGCCGGAAGCTCGTGGCTACGTTGTCCCGGCGTACAGTACCGTGGAAGTGGACGGCTGGCGCACCAGTTTGAAGGAGGCCAGCCGCTTCGTCTTTGAAAATAAGGAGAAAGCTTATGCCAAATCAGCTTCAGGTGACGTGCATAATTGTGGCGTAATCGGTGTGAAGTTTATCAGCGAAAAACCCAAAGCGAATAAGATACTGGAAGCTTTCAAAAAGCAGCAGCAGCAGACCATCGTGGAGGAGCACCATCACCACTGGCACTATCCTCCGCCACCGACATGGCCCGCTAAACCAGCATGGCCCGGCACGCCGATCTGGATGGTGGACTATACGTGCCAGCCCACGTATACGACTTTCAATACACCTGCCGACTCAAGTGTAGCAGGTGACTCTACGCTCTATTCTGGAAATGTAATGCGCATGACCCCGAACAAAAGCGAAGGCCGTATTATGTGCAACAGCGTCAGCGTGCCGGATTTCAGCCTTGGTACCGGCTGGGGCACATCAGTTAAAAGCGAGGTGAGCGAGACTATGTTCGAGCGCGAGAATGAACTCTGCACGCTGCTGATCTACTATTCAAACGCAGCTTCACTTGAGAAGGCGGGTGTGATTCTGTCGAAGAAAACGGCGGTGACGCGTCCTGCTAAGCCTGCGCTTCCACAGGCTTTTACAGGCTTTTGCAAGCCTCCGGTCAGCCAATGACAAACTCAAACTCTGCTTCGATCCGACGAAAATGAGCAAGCAAGTGCTCCGGGGTAAACGCGGTCGAATTCTTTTCGACCGTCTCCGGGGCACGCTCAAACTCACCGTCGCGACCTAAATGCCAGTTTGGCTGGCATAGTTCGCAGTTGCACGGCTGGTTGTTTACAGCAGCGTCCATACGCAGGACGATACACTGTATGCAACAGCCGTGCAACTTATTTGTAAACGCTTTTTCAACCGTAATCAAAAAATACTTAATCCGTTCTTAACCTGCGTGCGCCGACGTAACCGTAAAAAGTGGAAGCAGGCACCCAAAGCGCGAAGCAAAGAGGACAAGTGCGCGTCTAAGTGGTGCCGTAATGCGCGAGCCGTTAACTCTAACGGCTATATGCTGGAGCATTGCTGGAAGTGTCGTTCTCGCCGTCTTAAAGAGCGACATCCTGCGACGTACGTGCTGAATATGCTCAGGCACAGCGCTCGTAAACGGAATCTGCCTTTTACACTAACCCTTGAACAATTCATTAAATTCTGCACAGATACGGGTTATTTAGCCAAGCGCGGCAATCAACCAGATGACCTTACAATCGACCGTAAAGACTGGAATGAAGGCTACCACATCTGGAATATCCGGGTTTTAACCCACGCAGAGAATAGTGCTCAAGGTGCCGACAACACACCGCGCACGGAGCGTGGAGATGCGGACGAAAGCGAATACGACGCTAAACCTGTTCCTGATGATCAGCCGTTTTAACTGGATGGTAGAGCTTATCCGTCAAAGTACCGGCAACACGCATAGGGTTTCGGAAGCGTAAAGTGCCGTCGTATAGCTGACCTTTACTGTTCGGAGAGCTATCGCAGTACCAGCGTGCCACGCGACCGGCAGGTGTAAATGCACCTTCACCGCCAAAATCTTCGATCGTATACCCAGCATGATACAGGATTGTAGGCCACAGCACCTCGGGGTGACCGATCCAACCAGAGACGTAGGCATCATCAAGGCAGCCCATCGCAGCACGGCTGATTCTAAACACGACCGCAAGACACCTGAGTTTATTCCGGTGTACTTGTGTAGGGTGTTGCAGGCTAGGCCACCAGCACCATTCAGGTTCTTGCACGTCTGTGCGCACGTGCGCTGCTAGAAAGTCGACCGGATTAGTCTCAAAGCTCGTCAACAATAATTCCCAATTACCGGTAAAACGTACGTCATACTCGACGAACCAGTAGTAGTCATAAGATTGCTTGCGGTGGAAGACGAAAACAGGCAGCTGCTTAAAACCTGCCTGTAGCGGCAGTGTCAGATTACGGTAACCAAGGTCAATAAGATCGGCAGACGTTACGCGAAAAACGGGATAGTCGACTGGAGTATCTGACTGAAAAAGCAGGTAGCAGTCGGCGCGGTTTCCGATCTCGCGCTGCATGCGCTCAAATTCTGAGCGCGTAGACGCGCACCAACGGTGGCAAACAAATACAACAGCCTGTTTCACGTTGGCCAGCCGCGATCGCGGACGCTGTAGTTGTCGTTGCGACCAAAGCTCCGCGCACGCAGGTTACGGTTGGTGCTCATGCGGGCCGATCGAGCGCTGGCGGCTTTTTTGCGCTGAGTGCCGCGTGCTCCATGTTTCGGAAGAGGCTCGTCCAACAGCCGGTTTACAACCGTGTGTGCAGGTGACTTTGATAACGACTGCTTAATCCGCGCTCGCAGATTATTCGCGTGGTCGATATTTTTCTGTACTTCAAGCGGGTCGTAATCCATGCCCATAACTACATCAGCGCGGCCACAGCGGACTAGCTGGATTTGCTGGATTGAGAAGGTTGCTTGGATTAGCTGGATTCGCTGGATTAAGCGGACTAATCGGATTCGCTGGATCGGTTAATATCAAATGGATCGCGCTCTACGTCGTCTTTGACGGTCGTGTAAAATTAGTCTGACTCTGGGAAAAGGACGTTAGCCAAGAGCCTTCCAATCAAAAACCCAAGCAAGACTACACCAAAGCCAACACCGAACATGATCAAGAATTCTTTCATAAAGTGGTGGACGCGAGGGGAGTTGAACCCCTGTCCTATGTCCGTAACACTGCACCATTCACATGCTTCTTCGCTTTTGTGCGGCAGGATCAGAGCGACAACTGAAAACCCTGCCGGTTGCGCCATAGGCTGGCACGGGCCAACGCCGACGTTGCTCGGCATCCACACTGTCCTGCTAATGGCGTTTACTCGATTCAGCAGGCATCGATCGGTAAACGGGTGGTGGCCGTTAGGCCGCCACAGCTTCAGCGTTCGCGAGAACTTCGTCAGCATTGTTGAAAATGCTTTCGGCTTCCGCGAGGAGGCTGTTCAGTTCAGCTTCTTCAGCATTTAACTTTTGACGGTTTGTTTTACGAGGCCAACCATCATCCTCGGCATGTCGGCGTCACCGCTACGATCAAAGTCGAAACCAGTACGCGCCCAAATCAAAAATCAAAAAGCGAGCAGTTGCAGCCGGTAAAGACTGCGGCAGTCACGCTAGGCTGCTCGCCGGGGGCCATCACTGGCCCTCCACCAGAGAGACACTGCACGACGCCGGGAATCTCTCAACCCGCACTGTACCTAGCCGCTCGTGCTGCGACATTCACTTGCTCACGGCAAGCTACCGAAATTGGTTGCGGAGGTTGGATTTGAACCAACGACCTTCTGGTTATGAGCCAGACGAGCTACCGGGCTGCTCCACCCCGCGAACAGACTGTACGCACACAAATGTATACAGTCAATTAAAATTATCCGTCTGCTTGAGTCATCGCCGCTTCGTGTGCCGCTTGCCGAGACGCTGCGCTTGTGCGCTTTTTAGGTAAACCGCTGCGGGAATGGCCGCTACCACCGCCACGGCTTTGGTTTTCTTCTTCGTCTGGATTGTACTCGATCTCGCTCCCGACGGACATCTGCATACGTTCAGGATCGATGCTGCCCTCGTAGTGCTTCAAGGCTTCTCCGTGACGGTTGAGGAACACAAAATAGCGCATCCGGTTTTGCTTCAGTTCGCTGTCGCTGGCGCACAGACCGATAGCGATGTCGACAATACCGGCTTTCTCAAACGCACCTTGGAACGACTTCATGCTCGGCACATCACGGCCCACCGTGTCTTTATTGCAGCGATCCGGCATGATGACGCAGCATCCAAGTTCAGACCCCATCGCACGCGCCTGCGTGTAGATGTCAGCTTGCTGACGCCAGTCAGGCATGTCTTTATCGACCTTGTCTGCCTTAACCGTTTCTGCGTAGTCGATGATGATCGCTCTGACGTTCAACGAGTGTGTTTCAATCAGGTGCTTGGCATGGGCTTTGATCTGACTGATCGATGCACTTTTGGACGGATAGCTTTTGAAGACGATGTTACCCCAGAGTTTTCCATCAACAGCTTTCTTGGCCGTAAGCTTGCCCTTTTCCGGGCTTTCGTAGAAAGCATCGGTACTCCATCCCGTGACATTACAAAGCGCACGCATGCCTGCCAGTTCCTGCGAGATTTCGCAGGCGTAATACAGCACATCCGCGTCCTGATTGGTGACGATATTAAGCGCCAGATTGATCGAAAACGTGGTCTTGTAGCGCTTAGGCGGAGCCAGCGGTACGATCAGCCAGCCGGGTGCCCAGCCGGTTTTCCAGAGCTTGTCGAATTCCGCGTAGCCCGTCATGACGCCGTAGCTCTTCTGGGTGACCGTATCGATGATCTTGTCGGTGTCGTGGGCCAGCGACAGGCCGTAATCGTTCATGTTCTCGCCGACGGCCTGCGCATCGGACATGACTTTGACGACATCCAACGGTTTACCTTCTGTCTGGGCTGCGTGAATCTTGCGGATCGCGTCATAGATAGCCCGCTCCTTCGCAAATTTTACCGTCGAGTTGACGATGTACTTGCGCTCCGATGTTTCAATGCTGGCCAGTTTCTCGATGTAGTCGAAAAGTTCCTTGGCGTGATCGATGTTAACGGTGGCCGAGCGGTGAAAGGCGTAGTTGGCCAGTACCGTAAAGTTAGGCACCTTGCCGTACTCAGTCCGATACTGCATCAGATTGAATACCGCTTCGGTGGCTATTGATCCGGTGAAGAATTCCGGTTTGATGATTTCGCCGAACGCATAAAATTCTTCCGGGTGCCGGATAAGGCACGCGAGGATCATGTCCTGAAAGTCGTTCGTGAAGTTGTAGGTTTCCCAGCGTGACATAGCGGTGTTAAGAACGGTGTTCCCAGCGAAGGTGACGCGGCGTAAATAAATTGTTTTCGCCGTTCAGGTACAACAGGCAGTGGTAGTGCCGGACTGTCAGGCCCAGCGTGCGCCAAAAACTCATCACGTCTGTGACAGGTTCGCGACTATACATGAAATCGCACGGTTGCAGATTAAATTTTGCGAGCACCTGCGTCACAGCTTTTGCCATGATAGCCTGACGCGTCGTCCAATACCAGCGGCCTTTGCTCGGGTTACGCTTCAAAAAACCGATAAGGTCGAGTACTTCTTTGCGCCGATACTCCTGTACCTTGGTGCTTTTAAGCTCGCCGAGGCGCATCGGCGTGAGCACGTAGCGCGTGTAAGATGATTCCAGTGCCAACCATTCATGGCTCAGTTGGAATTCAAGGGTGTCAAACATCAGTCTTTCGCTCGGGCCGCTGTTAAATATCTTGTGGCGCACCATCCACGTACCGGCCATGACTTCATTTTGCAGCATCAGCTGTTCAGTGTCGGTCATGGTTTCCTTATCATCCGACAATGCCGCCAAGCTTTTAACACTGAATACGCCAAAGCGGTCACGGCACATCTGTTGATACATCTGCGCCCGTTTTATGGCGTACGCGCTTGTGAGCGAACGTGCCGTAAAGCGTGACGCTCGCAGTTTCTCCGTATGCTTGATAACCTGTTTTTCGTGTGTCTCGTGAGCTATCATGTTTGACAGCATGAACATGCGAAGTGAACAATCAGCAGCGTTGGCGTTGGCTAATATCTTTGCACTAAAGCGCTCAGCATTGTCGTTTTTATCGGGGACTACTCCGTCAAATACCGTAGCGTAACAATTACAGTATAGTGTTTGCAGTCGCACCTTGTCAGGGTCGTCAACATTAAATATTTCTTTTGGGTACTTGTCTGAGATCAAGTCGAACTTTACCTGATCCAGCGTCACTTTATCTGCGCGAGCACCCATGAATATGCGGCAATCGGCTTCATGCTTACAGCTTAAACACTGCGGATCGCTGCTATTATGCTCCATGCCGAAGCATGGTAGCGGTATACTTTGTGATTCACGTTCCATATTTTTTAAGAACACCGTTCTTTTGATTCGATGTCAGACGAAACAGAACAGCAAAAAGCAGAAGAGACGCTTGCGCCTCGCAAACCGAGTAAAAAGCGCTTATTCCGTTTATCGGATGGGACGCTGGTAACACAGTCTCAGTTGAAGATCCTGCCCAAGATGGACAAGGACATGCTCATCTACTACTACGGCGAAGAGAAATCGATAACACCTCCCACCGGAAAGAAGAAAGAGAAGATCGAGTGGATTACGCCGTACGATCAAAATCCGCCGATGCTGCCAAAGGCACCTGTACCCAGCGCCGAATCACCGCTTTGTAAGCAGTGCGACCTTTTCAACCACGAGTGCCGTACCCCTTTCATGCCTTTCGGCGGCAGCAAAAAGCCACTGATTACGATTATTTTTGACGGTGTTACCCATCCTGACGATATGGCGGGAGCGCTCGGTATTGCCGGTGATGGCAGCCCGGCAGTGCTTCGCCAGATAATCCGTAAACACCAAGCTACAACAGGCGTTACCTTGGACGACGTACGTTGGGTTACCATGACGCGCTGCTCGAATTGGCTTAAAAAGATGGTCGATCTGAAGCCGCGTGCTAATTGGTGCCGCTATCATGCGATTGATGACTTAATGCGCTACCCGCCTGCGCTGATAATGCCTGTCGGTACGGTCGCACTCGGCATGCTATCACACAAATCAAATGCCGAAGAATGGTCAGGTCGCCTCCTGACTTTTCGCGGTTGGCCGGATGATTGGCTGACAAATCCGAAGTACGCTCTATCGTACAAATTGCCTAATAATGTTGACGCCATCGGTCATCCACTTTTCGGCCCAATACCGGACTGGCGCATACCTATGGTGCCTATCCAGTCGCCGCGCATCATCAACGCACGCCAAAATCGCAGTGTACGTGCTCGCTGGGAAAAGCAAATCGTGGCCGCGCTGAAGATGGCAAAGCAGGGCGTACCGGCTCCAAAGTACACACGCAAGTGGTATCACTGGACAGAAGACCCGGCAGAAGTCAGCGCTGTATTGGGTGAACTACTCGAGCAGATCGAAGCTTTGAAGGCGAACGGTAAGAAGCTCGCTATATGCTACGATACGGAAACTACAGGTGTGCGTCCGTGGGCTAAAGATGCGGCGATTGTCAGCATCATGTTGCGCTGGACAGACCCGTTTACAAATAAGCCGCGCTCTATAGGATTTCCGTGGGATTTCGGCCCTACGCAGGATTTCCCTGAGTGGCGCGAAAGCCCGCTGCGACCTTATCTGCACGTGCTGAAGTTGGATGTCTGGAAGGTGCTGACGCAGTCAACACTAATTGGCCATAACTTGACCTTCGACATGCTTTACACCTACGCCACCTTCTGGAAAACGAAGCTGGTCGGTTGGGATGATCCGCAGTACAACCGCAAGCGCGACAGCTGGTTGGTAAAGCTCGCGAACGCCTGCAAGTACGACACGTGGCACATGGCGTTTGCCATCCAGCAGCGCCGTGGCAGCCTTGGCCTAGAGGTGCTTGCTTACGAGTGGGTACCTGACCTTGCCGGTTATGAAGAAGACATGACGCTTCTAATCGACCTCCACCGTGAAAGCATGCACCCGGCAGAAGGTAAAGGTGGCCACTACCTAAACTGTCCGGTTGATAAAACCGAGACGCACTTGATCCCTTACGTAATGGGTGACGTTGAAGTGTGCTATCAAGCCCGAGAGAAGATTGCTGAAAAGCTGGCAACGAGTCGCCTTTACGAGATTCCGTTAGCTGATCCAAAGCGTCCCGGAAAGTTTCGCTGGTATGCCCCACATAATCGCGAATGGGTCTACGAAAAGATCATGTCTCCCGCTGCGAGTGTTTTGATGAAGATGATGGCTCGCGGTCTATACATTGATAAAGCTACGCTGCACATGATGGAAGACACTATGCCTAAGCGCATCAAGGAACTGCGCACAAGCATGGCCAATGTTGACCCGCGTATCGCATCGTGGATCAAGGAGAAAGCGGCGACAGAGAAAGGCTTTGAGCTAGACCTTGAAAACAAGAGTCAGCTTAAAGACTTGATATTCAATGTCCTAAAACTACCTGTAAAGCGCTTTACCAAGCAGGGTCGAAAGCTGCTCGGCGAAAATATTGACGAGGCAACCGCGAGTCTAACCGCGACAATCGCATCAATGCGCCCGGAGTTAAACCATGACGAGGCTGCACTGAACGCCGCTGTGCAGGAGCAGCTGCGCGAGGTCGCAGCTGTAGACAAGTTCACACTTAACAATCTATGCTCAGAGCACGAGCAACTCCGCCCACTGATGAATTACCGGAAAGAGTTCAAGCTCTACAGCACCTACGTTCGGCCACTGCAAAACTATTTCAGCGAAGGTTTGGATAAGAAGCAGCGCACAGCAGATGCGCATCTGTGCTTTGACAGCTGTATCCACGCCAGCTTTTTGCTAACCGGGACTCGCGGAGGTCGTCTGTCGTGCAAAGACCCGAACTTGCAACAGCTACCCCGCGACGGCGCTGTTAAATCCATGTTCGTATCCCGTTTCGGTAAGCGCGGCTGCATGTATCAAGGGGACTTGTCGCAGATCGAACTACGCCTCATGGCTGCCGCCTGCGGTGATCCGACGATGGTAAAAGCGTATTTTGATGACATCGATCTGCACTCGCTTACGACCAGTCGCATATTCGACGTACCTTACGAGCACTTCAGTAAGGACTACATGAAGTCGTTGCAGGAGAAGGGTAACAGCAAAGAGGCGAAGGAACTGGATGAAAAGCGCTCCATCGGCAAGACCGTAAACTTTTTGACCGGCTACGGTGGCGGTGCGTTTGGTCTACAAAACGTGCTGGCGATGAAAGGCATTTTCCGCAGCCCTGAAGAATGTCAGCATATCATCGAGCTATTTTTCGACTCCTACCCTTCACTGAAGACGCTGCTGATGGAGTACAAGCGCTTCATCATGGACAACCACGTTGCCTGTTCCGTTTTTGGCCGTGTGCGTGTGTTTGAGGAAGTTCTTGGCGAGGATAAGGAAGCACAGGCTAAAGCTTTACGGGCTGGATGTAACCACCTCATTCAGTCAACAGCTTCGGATATGATGTTGACGGCTCTGTGTGTCATCGAAGACCTTATGCGCCAGATGAACTTGGAATCTATTCTGGTTTCAACGGTGCATGACTCGCTGGTCATCGACGCCGTCCGCGAAGAACTTCCAATCGTCCACGAAATCGTAACCGATGTATTGAACAACTTTCCTGACGTTTTTAAGCATGTGTTCGGAAATAACTTCGATACGTCTTGGATGCTGGTTCCGTTTAGCGGTGACTGTGAAGTCGGTTTGAACTACTTGAACATGAAAAAGATTCCTAAGAAGGACATCGACTGGGACAAGTTGCTCATTATCGACAAGTGACCACGTATTTAAGGATAGCATGAAAGCGCGTCAACTATTTGAACGGGCCGCTGGCCCGACTGAAGCTCCGACCAAGCCTGATGTCAAACCTGACGTCAAGCCCGACACCAAACCGGGTCGCCCGGCTCCTAGCAAACATCCCAATCCGTTCCGTCGTCGCCGTCACGGCACTGAACCGGGGCCGATGCCTAAGCCAAAAGCTTGTTGGGAGAGCAAGGCCAAGCAACTCATCAAAGGCGCATGAGTACTCCACTATCCAAGCGCATCCTGACGGAAATGGCACTCGATCTGGGCGACGTGCCTGACTGGATCGATCCACAGAAAAAGCGCAAAATCCAGACCGGCCAGCATCCGTATGCTGGTAATCCTGCCTTTCCGCAGAACAAGCCAGCACGCCGCCAAGGTGCGCCATACCGCGATGACCCAAATCGGCCTGATCCGACCCAGTCTTACAGCGAATTGGTGACGTCCAACGTGTATCCTGAGATCGTGCGCAAGGTGCAGCAGTACACTGGGCAAGACCCACGCCGCATGCAGCCGCAGCAGCTGGGTATGCTCATGATGCAGGCGATGCAGCAGGCTACCCGCGCCGAGGCCGCGCACCGCCAAGAACTGGAACAGGCAGCGGTTGAAGTGGTGCTCAGCTTGCCTGAATTCCGCGATGCCCGCGAAGCTGTTGAATCCGGTGATCTGAAAATTGAAGCTCGGTTGCTTGATCCGCAAGCGATGATGCGCAAAATGCAGCAGCGTATCCAAGGTGCAGCTGAGGAAGCCGAAGATGAGGAAGAGCAGGGCCAGCAGATGCAGGTTGAACCGGGTGAGGAGACAGAAGAGGAACGCGCCGAACTCGGTTTAGACGTGCCTCAGATTCGCGGCGAATACGACGAAGAAGCTAATAAACGCCGCTTCATCAACATGCTCATCCAAGGCGCGGCCATCAACAAGAATTACGCCTACCACCAGATCGCCGACCAGCTACGGGCAATCGACCCGAACATCCTACAAACCTACGGTAAGCTCATGTCTATCGCTGAGTTGATGTACTGGATGATGCCGGAAGATACCCTCAACCAGATGATGGGTTCTGGCGCGGGCGGTGGCGGCATGGAAGAAGTGACACCGGAAGATGATGGCACGTACACAATTCGTGCTTCTGCTCTGGTATTCCCAGTGCTGATCCAAGAACTGGCCAAAGGCTTGTACGAGTTCCTGTCCTTCAACGAGGATGACCCGGAAGAAGTGCGCAAGTATGCCTATTCCAAGGGCGACACGCTTGCGAATGAACAGTGGGACATCATGAAAGGGCCGGGCGTCTGGCGTCATCTGAACCATCTCGTAAATAACGCTGGAGGTGCCGATTTGATGGGCAAGATTTACCGCCATCTGGTCACGCGCCCAACAGGTGAATTCAACCAGTTGATGCAGGACATCCTACAGGAGACACCTCGCGGACGTCAGTACATCCAGAACATCGTTAACGAAATCCGCGCCGAGGAAGAAGGCCGTCAGGAAGAGAGCTTAGCCGCATCACTTATTCGGCAGCGGAAGTAGTGTCAGCTGCTCGCAGTAGCGGCATTGGTAGACAAAATAGCCGTGGTCATCCACGGCTATTGCTTTTTGTGGATCACCTGTGTTTGGAGCGGCACAGTGCGCACAGTAGCATCCAACCGCGCTAAAGCGTCGACGCGCCTTCCAAAATTTACGTGCCCAGCGCACAAGACGAAATAGCGGCCAACCTACCGCACTAAGCAACGCCACCAGCCCTACGTACATGAGCACGCTCTGGGCTGTCTTTGCTGTCTGTTCATCGATGACCATAAATAATTAAAATAAAATGTTGATTCGTAATGCGTAACTGTCTACACTCTGAATCACCTAACATAAAGAACAGATTATGTCCGAAACATCTGATCGTATTTCCAAGCTCCGGGCTGACGTCACCCGTTACTCTTACCAGTACTACGTCTTGAATTGCAGCCCAATCACTGATGCCGAGTTCGATAAGCTGTACAATGAGCTTGCCGATCTGGAACGTGAATTCCCTCAGTATGCTGATCCTGCCAGCCCTACGCAGCGTGTCGGTGCCAAGTGTACCTCTTTTAACAAGGTTCCGCATACCGATGAAAAGATGCTGTCGCTTGAGAATACGTTCACTGCCGAGGAAGTGCTCAAATATCTCGGGCCGACCGAGGTAACGATGGAGCCTAAGATTGACGGGTTGTCCTTAAAGCTGATCTACGTGAAGGGCGTGCTGACGCAAGCGATCACTCGCGGTGACGGCATGGAAGGCGACGATGTAACCGCAAATGCGCGTACAATACCGACTATACCACTCAAGCTCTCAGCGCCTGTTGACTGCAAAGTCAAAGGTGAGGTCTACATGCGCTACAGCACCTTTAACCAGTTAAACACGAAACTGGAAAAGGAGGGTAAACCGCTGCTGGCTAATCCACGTAACGCTGCCGCAGGCACACTTAAACTGCGCGATCCACGACAGGTTGCCGAACGCAACCTTTGCTTTGTGGCTTACGGTATGACGCGTGGAGACGCCGTCGCACCCAGCCAAAGCGGCCTGACAGACTACCTAGAGTTTTTAGGCTTCCAAAGTGTCTACTGGCTTCCGGTAACGCAATCGTGCAATACGGTGGCAGACTGCTTTAAGGTTGAAACTGCTGAACAGCTTGCGAAGCGTATTGCCGAGGCTGACGCGGCCCGTCAATTCCTTGATCTGCCTACCGACGGACTGGTTTTCAAGATCAATGACTTGCGCGAACAGCTGAAGCTGGGTGTCGGCACAAAGTATCCCAAATGGGCCTGTGCCTACAAGTTTCCGCCGGAACGTAAAACGACACGACTTGAAAGCATTACGGTTCAAGTCGGACGCACAGGCAAGCTGACTCCAGTGGCTAACCTTCACCCAGTTGGTTTGAGCGGAACTACGGTAGCTCGGGCTTCGATCTGCAACCAAGACGAGATTGACCGTTTAGGCATCAATGTCGGTGATGATGTGTTGGTTGAAAAGTCGGCTGAAATCATCCCGAAAATTGTCGGGCTTACCAATAAAAACGCTAAGGGTGTCTACAAACTTCCATCCACGTGTCCGTGCTGCCAGTCCGTACTGCAACGACCGGAAGGGTTTGTGGACACGTTTTGCTTAAACCCAGAGTGCAAAGATCAGATTGTCGGACGTATCCAGCATGCCTGTAGCAAGCAGGCGCTGGACATTGATGGTTGCGGCGACGTGCTTGTCCAGACCTTGGTCGAAAACGGGGTACGTTCAATATCGGACGTGTTTACGATTGACCCTACCTTCCTAAAGGCAGCGGCCAAAAAACGGTTTCTGGCGGGGCGGGCCGCAGTAGCTGGTAAACCGTTTTGGCGCAAACTCCACGCACTCGGCATTGACGGCCTAGGTCAAGCCCTAAGCATGGAAATAGCCGATCGTTGGGCGAGCCTGCCTGAGATGTTTGCGACTGATGATGACACCAAAGCACTGGTTGAGATTGTAGGGCCAGTCGTGATGCAAAACTTGACGGAGTACGTCCTGAACAACGTTGAAGAGATCGACAGCCTTGACCAACTCATCAAGCTAAGCGGTGAAAAACGCGCCAGCGGGCCGCTGGAAGGTAAATCGTTCTGTGTTACCGGAGGTCTTTTGTGCGGCGGTCGCGATGACCTACCGGACATTATCCGCAATGCAGGCGGTGTTTGGAAGAGCAGCGTGACCAGCAAAACTGACTACCTTGTCGTTGGCACTGACCCCGGTGTGAATAAACTGGCTGCCGCGCTAAAGTACGGTGTGCCTAAGCTTACCGAAACGCAGTTTGCGCAGATGATGGGACGCACTATATCGACGGAGTCGAAACCGGCTGAAGATCGCGAATACTAGACGCTGAACATCCTGTTGCGCACACGATGTATCCTACGATGCCGTTACCCGGAATAGCGGTAACTTTCGTAGATGCTGGCAACACACCATTGCGTGTAATGTACCGCAGCGTGTGGATCATCGGGACATTATTCACTGGATTTTTAATATATTCCTGCCAGACAGTGGCCGCCTTAGCGCGGTCATCTGGGTGGATCAATTTCATCCACTCATCTTCCTGAAGCTGCGCTTCATCCTTGCCAAAAAGCTCGCGGTACGCGGCATTTACGTAATACAGTTCCTTTCCGTCTCGCGATGTTATGAACGCTGGGATAGGGCACTCATCAATAACAGCCACGTAATGCGCAACACGCTCACGCATTGACTCGAACTTCTGCAACAGCTTGTATGCAAATGTGTTTCTGTAATCCACGCACTAAATACAACGCCGAGCCGTAGTTAAAGCAATGAGTGCCCTTATTCGCTACTACAGCTACACGTTTACAAATCAGGAAAAGCGACAAGTTATCGGCGTCACGGCCTCTAATCCCGAAGATGCTTGGGCGCAGCTGGGTATAAAGCTTGGCAGTTCAATGCTGCGCAGCGGCTATGCGCAAAGCGGTGCGCCTGTCTATGTCGGCTCATATCCGCCCGGCGCTAAGGTCACGCCACGCGATCAACAGATAGGCCAGCAGTGAGATATGCTGGTGCAGTTGTAGCGATCCACTGCTCAAAATCAGCGTGCTTTTTACGTGTATCACGCTTGAAATGTACTATAGCGGTCGTAGGCAGCAGGGGTTTTGGAGCGTAGTAGAAATTGAACTGTTCGGCACGAAAAAACTTAAAACGCGTGTTATACCCGACAGACACAGCATCACGCGATCTGAATACGTTTTCCCGTTCCAGAAGATCATTTAGCGTGAACTGATCGGACTGTACCGTCGAGAGCGGTATTTCCTGTATCCAGCGGTCAATGAAATTTAAGGCTGCTTGTGTTGGTCTTAAAAACAAGACACCGGCATTTATTAAGCCGTGCCCGTGATCTGTTTCGTTCGCGTTTCGGACAGTAACGCCGATGTCGTAGTCGTCGGTCTGGATAGCGTTCAGTGGCCTTATGATCCAAGCGTCGGCATCAAGCCAAACTACGTAATCTTCCGGTTTACAGGTAAGCAGTACATCCCGGATCAATGCAGGTTTCCAAGGCGCGACACCTCGAACGTTTTGATCAATCAGCTTGCATGGGCCGAACAGATGAGATCGGCGATGGTTTTTGTACTGCTCCGGTCGCGGATACGGCTTTCCAAAACCTAAACCACCGAGATCATAAACCTCAGTGGTATAGCCTGCGCGGGCAGACGCATTAACCGTAAGCATGACGGCGTGCTTAAACACGTCGTCAGCAGCAGTGATGACTCTGATCATTCCCTCAAGAACTAAATCAGGTCGCCAACACGCTTGAGATCAGCCAGTTTCTCTTTCGGCTTCGCCAAACCGCCTACCATCGTATACACGACTAGGTTATTCTTGTTGCCCTTGTAGATGCCGCGATGAACAGTGCTGCCTGCTTTGAGCATGCGGTTCAGCTGGTCAAACGCGTGCTCGATATATGCCTGCGGCATTGAGTTCATGATCTCGGCACCGCCGATAACCACAGCGGCTGCAATGTCCCCGGTAGCGAGGTCAATGCCGCCGGTAAGAATGTTCTTACGCAGATTGTTACGAACAGCATAGCTGATGTCCGTTTCACTGCTGTACGAAGTAACCGGATTGGCTCCAAAAGTGATTAAGCCGCTGTCGAGTACCGTCAGCAAGTCAGCGCGATCGAAACTGGTGTAGCTGCTGTTTTTGACGCAGATCGTATTGAACAGATGGAACAGGGAGCACACGCTCGTATTCGATGTATCCCAAAATGGATCAACAGCGAGATTCGGATAGAGTGTTCCAATCTTCTCGTTATCAACCACAATCAACGGTGATACGACCTCCTTTTCAACAAGGAACAGAAGATCGTTCAGCGTGTTGTACGCATTAGCGGCTACCTTCTTGCCTTCGGCCAGCTTGGGCAGCGCTACGATGACGCCGACCTTGTCGCTCTTGCACTTGAGCGATTTCTGAAGTTCGACGGCTGTGTCTACAAGCTGCACTGCCGTACCCGCGCCAGTTCCTCCGCCCGCACCAACGCAGACAAATACGCGATCGAGTCCGGGGCCGAATGAGCGACGCATGAAATCGAGAACGTCCTCTTTGCGCTCTTTGAACGTGGCTTTGGCCACCGCTGGATTCTTGCCTGCGCCGCCTGCATCGCCGAGACACAGCTTGTTGGCCTCCGGCAACGGCAAGGTTGCCAAGTCCTGCGACGCGGTGTTGACGGCGCAAACGCGACGGTAGCCGAGCTTCCAGAAAGTATGTGCCAGTCGCCCGCCGCCTTGGCCGCTGCCAATAAAAGCGAATTTGAAACCGCCCTCGAATTCATCTTTAATGTCTGCGGTTTCTGCTGCTACCGGTAATGGAATTTCCGGTACAACAACATCAAAGCTGTCTAAGTTTTCTTCGCTCATATCCATTAACTACGTAGTTACGACATGAACGCGCAGAATGTTGTAAAGCAGATGCTCGAAAGCACCGGACTCTTTGTCGGTGCCGTGCTGACACCGGCCAGCCGTGCCGAGCTTTTGCGACGCATCCCGCCGACGCTGGAACGTGTAATAGCGCATCACGTCACGATGGCCTATGACCCGGATGAAGCGACTCTGTCCAAATACCGTGACCTTGAAGGTGAAATCGTACACATACCTGTCGTAGCTTACGCTGATGACGGTAAAGCGCAGGCGGCCCTTGTCGGCGTCGAAAGCGAAAACGACTACCCACACATAACAATCTCCGTTGCCGACGGAATTAAACCTGTATACAGTAATACGACTTTAGCTACTGCCGACCATATCCACGTGAACATTTTCACTCTGGAAGGCGTGGTAACCATTGAGCCGCTATGAACAATCGTCTTAAACGAAAGTTATCCAACAAGCCGGGCTGTAGCTGCGCCATGTGCAAACCACACAAGCATAAGTGGGCAGACCGGCGCACGCGCCAAGACAGGCAAGCTGACGCTTCGCTCGTCGCCCAACTGCTTGAGATTGAATACTACGGTAATTAGAATATGACTGCAAAACACATAGTAGACAGATTGCTGGAGAATGACCTCAACCAGCACGTGAAGGCGTATAATCGCGTACAGCACTGGGATAAAGCGGGTCAAACCTACGATGAGTTACTGCAAAAGAAACGGCAGGCGCACGAGCTATTTCTTGAACTGGGCCGATCCATCGGATACGAACGAGCGCTGGCGCGGATCGGTGTGGATAAGCCTGATGTCAGTCACCGAATTTACGGGGCGCAGATCGGCAGTACTGACAATTACAAGCAAACACACACGGTACATGTCTGTGCCGATTCACAATGCAACGCGTTAAAGCCACAAACTGGCGAAAAATGTCAATACTGCGGCGGCCCGCTAAAAGAAAAAGAAGTGCGCTACAGCTTTACTGACCTGCACGGAAAATACCGCGATCACATGCTAGGTGTTGAACTGAACGATGGTTCACGTGTCTGGTTTGACAAACCTCTACCGCCGACGCCTCAATGAGTATCGCCGCGACATGTGCAGCCTGTGCGGTAGCTCGCCTGCTGTAAGATTCCAGCATGGACGATGACCCGGCACGCTATGTTGATGAGTTGCCTGATGTCGGCATGCTCTTGAAAACGCTGGGATACGCGTACGATGATGTAAACGATGATTGGGAAAAACGATCTACAGAGGAGGTCAAAACGGACGCTGCCCTTTGTTGATTTCCGTATGCTTAGGTGCAAAATATGCACGTACGCCCGGACATTGCTACCTTGCTTCGCTGCGCTACTACTATCAGCACGCTACAAACGGTACAGGTGTTGAGGAGTTAATCAGCCCGTACAGTCTAAAAGAGCGCCTGATTGAACTAGAAAAGCGCTGGCCTGTGGAACACCCGATCAGAGCCGTCTAAGCAACCGGTCAGTAGCGCGTGCTGGTATTCGCACCTGTCGAAGCAGCCAGCACTAACACGCTGACGGCAGACCAAGTGCTTAACTATTTTGTCCAGCGCAACGCTTCTTTAGCGCCCTTCGGCTTAGGCGTCTTGGGATAGTACTTTGGATTCTCGCGCATGTGCTCGCGTGCAATTTTACGCTTCTTTTTTGGATCACTGGTGTGTTCGCTTTCAACGTCCGCGCCGATTTTCATGCGCTGCGCGTAATCGTTTTCAAGAAGCGTGTCTACAACGCTTTCTGCGGTCATCTCAGGCTTGGCTTCGGCCTTTTCTTTTTTGCCGAAGCTCCCTTTGTTTTTACAGAAACCACAGGTGCAGTCTGCTTTGTGTTTACTTTCAGTGATCATAGATTCGTGAACGATTAAACGGTTTCGGCCTACAATTTCAGCTTGGCCGTTCTCCAGCTTCGCTGCAAGGGCTATCGCCGACATAGCTGCTTCTGCAAAACTGATGTGGTGTCTATACGTTGTAATCGTACGGTGTTGAAGATCAGTAAGCACAACTTCAGACCGACGGCGCTCGGGATTTGGATGATCGTCGCGAACAGCTACGTAGATGTCACGTCCGTTGTAGCTGTTTGGAACCTGCCTCACGTAAGCACCGTCTTCTGTGTACATCCGAACGTCGTCGCTTTCTTCCTCGTTATCGTAAAAGAAATCCTGCACGTAATTGAACATGTTGCGTCGCAATTCTTGTACGTGCAGTTCTTTCGTCGGCGGCAAGTGCGCCAAAAACGCTTCTGGATTATCGTTATCCACGTGTTAACTACGGCGCTGTCAGTAAAGAGTGCCGGTAACAAAAATACGGACAGGCGTCTTTTATATCGCACAGCGCAGGCTCCGCCTTTAGGTGAAGCTCACCCGTCAAAAGGTTTCCGATCACAGTGTTACTGTCGCCGCAGCGTGTGATCTTGCCGCTTGCATGTATGCGGATGAAGTCCGTACCTGCCCGACAGTGCTTGCCTAAAAACGGAGCGCGTCCGTGGATAAATGCCCGATCAACAGACATATCGTGCAGCTGCCCGTTATGGCTTTGCTGCGCAAGCAGGCTCCACTCCAAGAATTTTTCTCTTTGTTCTGTTGTGTACGCTGCCGGATATACACTGCCAGCGTGCAGACCCCGCAGACACTTGGGGGCTACCACCAGTCCGTGTTTGGATATGAATTCGTTCAGCACACCGTCAAACGCATCGAATACCTCTGGTGTGATGACCTGCGTCGCAAACGTGTGAATACCTTTTTGGTTGAGAGCTTTTATCCGGGCGCAAAACTCATCCACAGACAGACGCCGATTTTGGCCTAGATGCAGGGAGGCCATCACGTACCGAACGCTTTTAGGTGGCGTCTGAATGAAGTCAAGAACGGGCGGCGTATCCAGATTAGTGATGATACTGACTTCGTGGTTTTCACAAAGCCGGTGCAATAGGTCATTGAATTTCGGGTACAGAAACGGTTCACCGCCCGCAATATTGATGTGCCACTTGCGCCCTTTACTGTTGAAAAAGCGTAGTATTCTGTCGACTGGTATCTGCTGTTGCTTCGTCACGTTGTGCGCGTTGCAGTACGAGCACTCCATGTTGCAGAATTTATTTATGACCCACGCAGCTTCAAACATGTGCAGCCTTAACTACGATAGCGGGTCTGGCACGTGCAGACTTGTAATCGGCGTCAATGGCGCATCCGTATCAAACGCTAAGTCGATCGGGCAAGGGTATGCCTTACTTCCCAGTGTAGCGATCAACTCCTCGCCCTGTGCGATGGCCAAGTCAACATCAGGCAGGCTGACAAACTCGTTATCTGCGTGCCAGTTGTAGTAGCCACAGGACAGATTCAGGCACGAGATCGGAAATAACCGGCGGATGGCCATGACATCGGTGTACGGATGCCGTTGCCATAGCTGGGTGCCGTGGCGCATAAGGACAGGAAAAGCTGTCTGAATAAAGTCACCCCGGTTCTGGAACAGGCGGGTACCGCCAACGGAATACGATAACATGTTACGGCTGGGGCAGTCGTATTCGATCAAGTATCCCACTCCGGCAATAAACTCAGGGTCTACATTACGTGCGCCGACGCAACCGCACTCCTCGGTAGCGAAAAAGATCACGCTGATGTCACTGAAGCGCTCAAGCAGGTTAAGGCACACGAAAACGCCCGCCTTGTCATCACCGCCGATACCAACTTGACGATTTTTATCGGCATAACCGATAATACGCGTACCTTCCTGTACGATTTTGACTTTGCGCAGCGGCTGGACGCTGTCGATGTGCGCTCCGATGCAGGGTGCCTGTTTAGCCGTACCTTTGCGCACGTACACGTTACGATAGGGATCGATTGTAACGGTGCAGCCGGGAATGTTGTGTGTGATGTAGTGAACCAGCCAGTTCACTAACGCGTGTTCTTTGTAGCTGAGCGTTGGAACGGCCAGCAGGTCTTTAAGGGTTTCGATATTCACGTCAGGAGTGTAGACAGTAGCACAACAAACGTAAACATAAAAATTTAATAAAAAGTAAGTTCTTTTTAACATGTACTCACAAAATAACGAAGAGCAGATCATCACCAAAGCACTGGAAGGTATCACCGGCAGCTTTCTCGACATTGGCGCGTTTGACGGCAAGGCTTTAAGCAACACTTACCGTTTGGTCGAATTAGGCTGGTCTGGGGTATGCGTTGAACCATCACCGTGCGTCTTTGTCCGCTTGGCTGAACTGCATAAGGACAACCCGAAAATCTCCCTCGTCAATGCCGCCATAACGCCGGGGACTGCTGGAACACTCTGTCCGTGGTATGATAGCAACGGTGACGGCGTATCAAGCGTCAGCGCGGCGCATAAAGATAAATGGGAAGCTGGTTCAACCATCCGCTTCAATAAGCACTGGGTATACACGATGCCGCTTGGGGTGCTGTTTGAATCATTCGGTACACAACACGAATTCATAAACATTGACGTCGAGAGCATTAACATCGACTTGTTCCGCGCTTTACCGTGGACGCAGCTTACCGCCACACGTGTAATCTGCGTGGAGCATGACGGGCATGTCAACGAGATGCGCCAAATTGCAGAACAGTACGGTTTTCGTCCCATCGGACAAAACGCCGAGAATGTAATTATGTCACGATGAAACGCATTTATATTACTTTCAGCGGCCAGCGCTACCATAACCCAACAAGTCTTGCCGTTCAGAACGCACCAAAATTCGGTGCCGAGCAAGTTACTGTTTACGATGACCACTGGCTCTCTACTGCGTGTCCCGAGTTCATGGCTAAAGCTAACCCGCTTTTTACACATCCAAAAACTCGCGGCTACGGCTGGTTCAGCTGGAAACCGTTTGTTATCATGGACGCGCTCTTCCGCAACCCGGATGCGGTTGTGCTTTTTGTCGACGGAGATACTCATCCGATCCACGATCTATCCGTAATCTACGACACAGCGGAACGGGAGCGCATCATGCTGTTTTCCGCAGTCGGCTGCTGGCAGCGCCGCTGGTGCAAACGCGACTGCTACATCTTAATGGGGCAGGATGAGCCGAAATACTACGACCAGCAGCACGCTGTTGCGCGTTTCATGGCGTTCACAAAGGATCACATACCATTTCTTGCAGAGTGGCAGCATTACGTGCTCGACATTCGCTGCAACACGTTTGATCCGAGTGTGCTGGCACCGGAGGTTGAAGGCTTTCACGAGCACCGCTGTGAACAAGCAATGCTGACCAATCTGGCGCATAAGTACGGTCATCGCCTATACCGCGAAGCGTGCCAATTCGGCGAGAGCGTTGACACTGATCGTGATCTTTTCCCTCAGCTATTCGTGCAGATTGGAGATTACAGCTATCCGCAGAATCGATCATTGCCGGGAAGTGCGTTCCGTAATATCGAGGGGCCGACAGCTATTCCCAAAGAGTTGATGTTTGGAAGACTTCCGTGATCAGTCGACAAGCTGGACGGTGAATGACTCAGTGTATGCTTCATTCTCGTCACCGGATAATCCATTACCGCTTTCAATTTCAGCGGCTAGGGCAGCTTTTAACGCGGTCAGCAACCACTTCGCGGTTAGCAAGCGGTTCGGAAAACTTTATCCAGACGCGCACTTCTACCTCGTACGGATTGGGCGTGCTATCGATGTAGCCTTGCGCGTCTACAGACTCATCCTCAACAAGCTTTTTAATCTGAGGTGAAACCATATCAATCAACTTGGTTGTTAAGCACAATCTGGCCAACGCGCAACAGTTCGTAGTCCGATGCCGTGACCCTTTCAAGCGTGTTTGCCGGGGTATCCAAAGCCACCCGGCTTACGGCTGTTATTCCGGGAATGGACGCCACCATGTCTTTGACGTTCACCACCGAGGCCGCAACACCGTCGACTTCGTTTGCGTAAATGACGCCGCCGATGTACAGGCCCTGACTCCATGCCTGCAACGCAGCGCGAATTTCGCGGCGCTTGGTCTGGCTGGTATCGCCCGTGTACCCAATGTACAGGTTGACTACGCGGTCTGCGCTGTAGCCTTGAGCAGTGACCAGTTCCATTACCAGATCGCCGGGAGCGCCTTTGATGTACAGCACCGCCTGCCCGGTCAAGAGGTTCACCGTGCTGACTGCTTCCGTGCTCAGGTCTTCGCCAATCAAACGGCTCTGTTGAACCAACACGCGACCATCAGCACCTTGATAGATGTAAGGCAGGATGCTGATCTCTTTTCCGCCAAGTAGCAGGTTAAATGACCAAGTCTGAACAGGGAATACCGGTAGCTGCACCGTATAGGGGCTGCTACCGTCGGCAATCGGAGAGCCGCTGGCTGTTTTACTGAGCGCGTAAACAAACGTATCTTGCGGTACCGTGAATAATTCTGTGCTGTTTGACGGATACAGGTCAGTGTTCGGTGTAGCCATGATCAAGCTGGATACACCGAGCACGCCATCCAACTGGGAAACGAGGTCACTGTAGATGACCGGATCACCGGGCCGAAGCGACGTGATGTACTTGTCGATGGTGCCAATAATGAGCGATTTGGTGTCACTGATCCCGAAACCGCTGGCAGTCTTGAACCGCAAGCTGATCGGAACCGGGCGACTTGTACCGTCTAAGATTTGAACGAAATCGGTGCCGACTGCTTTTGTTTGCAGATAGGAGCGCAGTGCGACTTTAAGCTGCGCGTTCAGCGAGACTAGGCCGCCATCGGTACCGGTAGTCCACGCGTAAACACTGACGACGTTACCTTCAAGCAGGGAGTTTTCCGTGCGGACAACGGCCCGCGCATAGGCTACCGCACCTAGCTGCGCATCACTGTACTGTTGAGCGATTGTCTGGTAATCGCTTAGCGTAACTGCCCGATCATTAGTGCGCGTGTAGTATGGGATGTTAACACGGGCCTGATCCAGAGTTTCCGCTTCTTTGCCGCCTTGGCCGGTGCTGACCTGATTGGTGATCTGCACCGATACCGGGTTTGAAAGGCTGGTGACCAGTCCGGTAACAGACGTGTTGATGGTGTTCAGCGGAATATTGCCCGCAACACCGCCGCCAATCCGGTAGGTCACGGTAATCGCAGCGTCCGCAGGCACGGCTGCACCGAATACACCGTCGCCAAACAGGATGGCTGTTTCGCCGTTTACGTAGGTCTTTACTTGGAAAACTGTGGCGGTTCCGTCTTGCACACCGACCGAAGATGCCTGCTGCCACGGTTCGCCGTTGACACTGACTTGAACCGAGTCATCGATTACAGGTGTACGGCTCAAGCGCACTGCATAGCCGGTAGTCTGCGCCGGAGCTACGAAGCGGTCGATTACCGTCTGACCCTGCACCAGTTGGATGCGCTGCTCGAATACCTGCGCTTCGATAACACCGCTGTCACCCGTCCAAGGGGAATCCAGCACAATACGGGAATTATTGTTGACGCCTCCCGGAGCCGTTTCGATGTTCTGGATCGTGTAGCCGGTGGTGTCATTCAGCATGTACAGCGTCTGGCCGATTTCGATGTACTGTGAGAGATCGATTGTCGTGTCTACTTCGTCCACCGCCGAAGAACCGTTCGTGACGCGCAAAAACGTGTTGAGAACGTTTTGACCGGAAATACTGGGGCTGAACGTAACCACCAGCGCCTTGGGCGTGTACTCGCCCGCTGCAATCGTGTAGTCTTTGACAACTTCAAACGCCAGCGATTTGCTGTCGCTACTGCGGATCAGCGTGCCTTTGTAGATGGTAATTGATGCAGGCTGCGGTGTCGTGATCGTCGCCTCGCAGCTGACAGTAGAAGGCAAAGCGCTGCGTAGCTGGTAGCCGGTTAAAGCTCCAATGCGCACCGCCGACTCCCGCAACGTCATCGTAGGCACATACTGCTCGCCCGCAACGCGATTGACCAAGAACGCCAGCGTCGCGAGTGACCACGCAACGACATCAACGATCACGATGCCAAGACTGTTGGCAAGAAAATCGTTCCAGCGCCCCGGCCACCGGTCACGAATCCGCTGTAACAGCGCATCCTTCTGACTTTGGTAGTCGTACTTTATGTAGCGAAGTGTCTCGTTCGCCATGCTTTAACTACCGGGCTGGATTCCAAGCACGGCCATAAGCTCTTTTGCTGTGCGGGTGACGTCGTCATCATCGTCCGCATTACAGTTCGTAAGCTGTTGTTTAAGGTGATCGATGCGGTTTAGAACATCGGCCACTAAGTGCAGATTGTTGCAGTTCTGCCGATCGAGCCTAGACGCTCCATCAGCCAGCGTGCGTAAGTTTTCGGCATGAGCCTTGAAATTTATAGCCATGCCGGTAAGAACCAAATCAATTATCTTCGGGATTAGCTTCAGCGCGTTTTAGCATGTTTTCGCGCTCGTGCGGCGTAAACACCCAGCGCTCTTCAGCCTGACCTTCAACCCGAACAATGACGATTCCGTAGGACAAGGCTTGCCCGAATTTACGCTCGCGGTTGGGCACCCAGCGGGCCAGTCCAATAGTAGCAGATGTCCGACAGCAGCTGCGAACAACCAATGCGGTGAGGATCACCGCTCCGATTAGTGTTATGGCGTACCACATGCAATAACTACAGGGCAAAAATCTTATTAGCTCCGTTATCCCAAGCCAGCTGGGCCGGGCCATCTGACGGATTAAACGGCAGCCCGCTGACACCCTTATCCAGATAAGCAATCAACCATGAGGTAGCCTCTGTGCCGCTGTTGACAGCGAGAACGACGGCTGCAACCTGCGGGCCTGACACGTTAGAGAAGAGGTAGTCGTCTGCGTCAACAACATTATTTACAACGGTGCGACCGGTAAGCACATCCGACGTGGCGACCCGCGCAGTCACTGGTAAATCGAGCAAAGAGGCGTGATTTACCGACGGTGTATACTTGCCGGAAGCGACGAGAATCGCTACGATGCTGTCAGAAAGCCAGTTAAACTGACCTGATAGCATCTTTTCTTTTATGCTCGGATACATGAAATCTGCCATATCCTTACATACCGGCGCAGATTTACGTCGTACGTGTTTACAAAACGCCGTTCTTTGTCACGCATGAATGAAAAAATAGGCGGCCAGATCATGGATTACTTTCCAATGGCTAACCCGCGTCCCGCGCAGGTAGAGGCACTGGAATTTATCCAAGATGCGGTCAACCAAGGCTACCGCGACATCGTCATTGCAGCCCCAACCGGTGTCGGTAAAACAGGTATTGGAACAGCAGTGTCAATCTGGGGTTCATCTTTTGAGCTAAACGGCTATGAGCGCGGAGGCTACTACCTCGTCACGCAAAAGATGCTGCAAGATCAGCTGGAGGCGGACTTTCCGCGCTTCATCGCAAAATTCAGAACGGATGCTGGTTCCATCAAGAGCAGTTCAGAGTACGGCTGCCAGCGCTACGGTAACTGCATGCTTGGCGGCATGGCCAGCGCAGAAGGGGATAAAAACGGCAAAATGTGTAGCCAACGTGCGAACAAAACGTGCCCGTACCAGTTGGCAAAATGGCGTTTCTCGATGTCGAAAGTTGCCGTCACGAATTATCCGTATCTGTTTACAGAGCACCTGTACGTCAACGAACTGCCGCCGCGCAACATTATCATCTGTGACGAGTGCCACACCCTTGAACGGCAGATTACCGGTTTCGTTGAAGTCGTTGTAGACAGTGAAGCACTAGACAACTGGGCACCTGATTGCCGCCCGGTACCGAAGATGAATAAGTTGGCTCAGTTTGTTGACTGGCTGAAGAATTGTTACTTGAAGACCTGCACGAACCGCCTAGACATGTTAGCCGAAAACTTAGCCGCCAGCGGCTATCAAAACCGGAAGATGCAGGACGAACTCAAGCGTTTACAGAACCATGTTGGGCGTATAACTTACGCTGTAGACACAATGGTCAGTTACCCGAAAGACTGGATTTTCTGGCAAAAACAGACTGAGGATGATTTGGTATCGATCGCCAAACCGTTAAGCGCAGCACCGTTTGCACCGCAGCTGCTTGATTCAATGAGCGCCATCCGTGTTTACATGAGCGCATATCCGGGGCCGAAAGATGTGTTCTGCCGCAGCATGGGGCTTGATCCAGCTGGCGTAGCGTGGTTGGAACTAGACAGTACATTTCCTGTAGACAACCGTTTGGTACACATGACAACCGTCGGTTCGATGGGGCGCAAGTACATCGATGAAACACTTCCCCGTTTGATGTCGATGTGCAGCACGATTCTTGACGCACACCCGGACGAGAAAGGAATCATCCACTGTCACAGCTACGCTCTAGGTCAAAAAATTTACGAGCACATGCGGACGACACCTCACGGTAAACGTTTGTTGTTTTCCCAAAAAGCTGCGTCGCGTGTCTCGGATTTCAACCATCATCGGCAAAGTACCTTGCCGACCGTAATGCTCAGTCCAAGCATCGTAGAAGGCTACAGCTTTGATGATGATCTAGCCCGTTTTCAGATCATCGCAAAAGTGCCGTTTCCTTACCTCGGTGACGAGCAGGTTGCAGCTAAGATGGAAATCGATAAAGACTGGTATACGCTACAGACAGTCATGACTATTTTACAGGCGTGCGGTCGCATTGTCCGCAGCGAAACTGATCACGGCTCGACTTATATTCTGGATCGTGATTTTATCCGACTGTACAACGAAAATAGCAAGTTCTTCCCGAAATGGTTCAAAGACTCTTTTAAGTTTTACTCATGAAAAACGAACAACAACATGTACGTGAATGGATGGTCAAGGCTGGTCAGGCGACACCCGATCGCCCAACGATGCCTGATCATGAAACCCGTGTCCTCCGCATCAAGCTGATCGCCGAGGAATTGGCTGAACTGTGCGCCGCTTTCGGCCTGCGCATGGTACTGGATACCCGTAAAGGTAAAAAACCGAAGATTGAAATTGTCGCCGACGACGCTAAACCGGCGCTCAATTTTCATGATCTTGTGGAAGCCTACGACGGAGTTAACGACTTACAGGTCGTGGTTTTAGGTGCCGCCGTCGCGATGGGCATCGAGTGTAAGCCCGGATTTGATGAAGTCATGCGCAGCAACGACTCCAAGTTCATCGACGGCCACCGCCGTGAAGATGGTAAGTGGGTCAAAGGGCCGAGCTATAGTCCAGCCGTTCTGGCACCGATTATCCAAGCTCAGCTGGTCGATGCGCATAATCGTGATAAGCAACAAAAGTAGATTGCTGACGCGACTAGCGTAGTTAGGTCGGATATGCGAAAAAATCTGCTTGAATTCCTATTTGGCCCGGCAGCCGTTCGTCAGACCAACGAAGCGTTGGGTGAGAGCATCGTGAAGCTGTTTGAAGATGCCGCTGAGGAAGAGATGGAACAGACGGCGGCGAGCAAAAAGCCGCTCGTCGCCGCACTCAAATCTATCGGCATCGACAAGGAAGTTGGCGACGCCGACGAGTGCTACGAGATTCATTGCGACTGCGATGCGGAATACCACGAACTCGTGGCTAAGCTGCGTACACCGGAAGCGATGCACAAACTCGCCGAGCAGGGCTGGATTATGTCCCAGCGTGGCGATCAGGCCATGAGCAACGAAGTGCCCGACCTGAAGATCGGTTTCATCGAACTGGGAATCCTCGACACCCCGGATAACAAGAAGGATGCCGAATCCTTGGAAAAGGTCGTCAAGGATGCGCAGAAGTTTGCCACCACCCCGGTGGAACACGACGATGAACTCAACCCTGTCACATACGATACCAAGGGTAGTTCCGACGGCCAGAAAGGCGTTGGTAAGCCCAAAGACGGCGACAAACCCGAAGGTAAACCCAAGGGCGTTAAGGAGTCTGCCCGTGCTCTGGCAAAGCGTATGTTGGACGAAAAGCATCATGTTTGCGCCCGTTGCGGTCACACCAAGGAAGACCACCGCGAAGACCCTGAAGGAACAGGTGTGCGCTTAGGTGCGTGCTGGAACGGTTCCGGCAACGGTAACCGCTGTGACTGTCATAAGTATGTTCGCGACATCGACGACATCGATGAAAGCGAATTACAGGAGATGACCGGCGTCTCGGCGATCCCGGCGGTAGAGTCGCCGATGGGTCAGCCTTTACGTAACCGCTTCCGCAAGAATAAAGCTAAGAAGCATGAGCAAGGCAAGCCAAGTCGTTGATTCGCTGCTGGAAGCTGAGCCGGATTTTGATCCGGTTGACTTTGTACATCAGCATGCTGACGCATCGGCTGTAGAGGATGCCTCTGGTGTTGTGAACTATCGCACTGCGCAGACTGCACAGCGCTTTTACCACCGCACCAAGCGGAATACACGGGGTCAAGCCGAAGTCCGCCGCAACGGTAAAACAAAAACGTGGAAGACGCGTCCGGGCGAATTTCAGATTCCGGTAAAGTACGGGATGTACGACTGTTTTTACATCACCGACCGGAACGCGGATGAGTGGTCAACAAAACCGGGCGCAGGCCCGATCAAACAGCAAGATTTTAATTTAGGCGTATGAACCGCAATTTTTACGATTACGAAAGCATGGGGTGCCTTGATTTTTCTGCGTACCGCGCAGACATCATGGAAGGCTTTGCCGGTACTTCCGTCGTGCAGTGGCAGGGCAAGATCGAGCGCCAGCTGATGAACATGCTCGATGAAGTCGAGAAGGGTCGTAACTACGCCTACGCCGATAAAGTCCGCGAGTTCTTAAAGATTTGGCGGGCCAATGAGATCACCGGCTCCATCAACCGCGAAACGCTCGAAGTCCTGAAGTCCGGCGCTGACATCCTTGCCGTCGACCAGTGGACGCTGAACAAGTATTTCAGCAGCTTGCGCGACCAGCTTAAAGTGCTGATCGCTTCTGAAGAACAACTGCCCCGTGGCATGGAAGACACCGGCAATGAACCGATGGCCGGTGGTGGCGGTGGCGGTATGGGTGGGCCTCCGATGGCTCCCAGCTTTGGCCCGCAGGAAGAACCGCCCGGTGGCGGCGGTGGCGGCGCTCCTCCTGCTATGCCCGGAGCACCCGGTGCGGGTGGCCCCGAAGGTGGCCCTGAAGGCGGCGCTGAACCACCTCCCGGTGGCGAGGAAGGAACTCCACCCGGTGAAGGTGAAGCTCCGGGCGCTGAGCCGGGCGCTCCTGCTCCTGAAGAGGGCGGCATTGAAACACCTGAACCTGAAGAAATGCCTACAGGCCGTATGGGCATGGCATAGTCGTATTTAACGTATGAACATCTCGATCGCACGCAAACTGCACGAACGTCGTTTTCGCGCCAGCCCTGTCATGACGACAGGCGAATTGCTAAATCTCATCGGCTCTGACGGTATCCAAGAAGCGCTGGAAAAGCGCTGGTTAGTCGCCGACGAATTAACCGGCCTGCTGACGCTGAACACTGGCGGCGGCAAGCTGCTTGAACTGGAATCTGCCTGCAAATGTAAGGATTGCGGCAAGACCGACTGTGACTGCGCGGAGAAAGACGTCACGGAATCACGCGTCATGCCTACCTCAATCCGCGAAGCGTTCGCCGGTTACGGGCTGTCCCGGCCTGAAGGCGCAAGTACACCGACTGGTGGGACACCTATGGTGCAGACGGACACTACCCCGAAAGCGCCGACGTCACCGGTAGCTCAACCGCGCAAGCCGTTCCGCGTAGGTGAACCGGCATCAGTGAGCGTTGAAGGCAACACCTATAACGGCGAGATCAGCAACTTTGAAGCGGATGGCCGTGTACGCTTGCGTTTCAAAGGGGACAAGCCGCCGCAAGATCGCTCTTACGCGCCCGGTGAATTCATGGTTACCGACGAAAAGTGACATGCTCCCTGCCAATACCATCGTACGCCTGCTCATTGAAGAGGAACAGCCGGTTGATTCCGGCTTCGATCCTCTTGCTCTAGGCGCGGCAGCAGATGAACTGGCGCAGATACAAGCAGCAGGTGTTAAGCATCGAGTACCGGGATCAGGTAATGACGTTTACCGCAGGCTGCTCGCTTTAAGCAACGGGCGCTATCGACGCAAAATCGATAACAACACCTACCTCTTCAATCACGACAACGGAGGCCCGTATCATCGATTAGCCGTACATCTCCACCATACGGACGTGGTCGTTGCGTATCCAGACGGCAGAGTCGTCGTCGATACCGGCGGATGGCAGACATCGACTACCCGTGACCGGATCACCAAATACATTGACGGCACCGGTTGGAGCATCTTTCAACAGAAAGGTACGTGGTACTGGTTTAATCGCCGCACCAACGCCGGTACGCGTGAGAGTGGCGGCGAGCTTCTACCTTTTTCACGTAAAGACACTATCCTGCCTGACGGCACGCTGGAGATGAACGATCAGCCGGAATATCCGCGCCGTCACGCTCCACGTGCCACATGACTCCTGAAGCTGCCATCCAAGCGATCTGTGAGGGAAAATCCGCTGAGGGCTGGAGTGGTTCTCTCGGCGTCTATGCTGATCATTCCAACTGGCCGCACGAAGTGAAGTGGTACGTACGCTGTCCTAAGTGCGGCGGTGTTCATGGCACGTTCACATCCATGCGCGAGGCGCACGCCAAGAAGCTTTGTCCGGGCTGTGACTATGATTCGGTTAATGCCCTCAAGGACGAAGTCCAAAAAGTACTCCACGACCCACAGGCCAAGATCAAACCGATGGCAAAATTGGTTGGAGAGGCCGAAGAACTGCCGCTTCCGCCCGAGCCTGATCCAGTTCCTGAGCCTGATTTTGAAGCTGAACCTAACCTAGACGCCCGTGAAGAAGTCATACGCATGCTGGCAGGCAACTGGGTTGATGTTGCCCTCATAGAGTTCGCTGCAAATGAAAATATTGATACCAGTGAGATCGAAATCGAAAGCCGCCATTTTGGTGATTACGATGCGGACGATAAAGACTCAACAACACGCTTTGAGTTCGAGGTTGCAGGGCAAACCTACAAGATGTTCAAGGATGAAGACGTAGCTGAAGAATTCGCCTTGGAACTGGTGACAAACGACCTTGAACATGAGCCGGATGTATTCAATCAAGAATGGCTTAGCGGCTTTATTGACGAGGACTCTCTGCGCAATGCCATTGGCGATCCTTACGAAGACTGGGACGACGAAGTAAACAGCCTCGACTACGACGAGCTTCTTACGTTTTTGTATGACAACAATTACGTCGATTCGAACGATCCGTTTTATGATGCCGACGGTGAGCCGTTACCGGAGACTCCTGAGTTGGCTGCGCTATTAGACAGCAAAAAGCAGGATTACATCGACAACGAAAAACCGACTGTCGATCCTTGGGCTTGGATGCGCGATGTTTACGGAAGAGATGCCATGCGCGAGGCTCTACGTATTGCGCAAATAGACATTAAGGCTGCGGCAGAAAGCGCTGTTCGCACTGACGGCTGGGCGCATTTTGTTGCACACTACGATCACGATTATACCGTTTGCGATAACGGTGCCGTCTACTGCCGCATAAATTGACTTATGGCTGACTACAAACATGTCGTACAGGCGGCGCAAAGCCACTTGCTGAACTCTGCCTTGAAAGACCTTCTGCTGCCGCTTTGGCGCTTGCTGGAGTTTCAAGGGCACAATGATGACATCGGATCGCCTGCGGTGCTGGACGCCAAAGGCAACGCGGTCATCAATCTGTACCCGTCCCTGCATAGCGTGAAAAACGCCGAGGAGGATGTCCTTCGCCAATTTGGACTGTTCATCTTGAAGCGCTCCGGCGAACGTGGCGAAGCGATCTGGAAAAACAAGTTGGACGTTCCGACGGTCGAGCAAGTCGCCACAGTCAAAGGAAAGCTGGAAGATGCTGAGTTACGCAAGACCTGCAAGACCTACAAGGATGTGCTCGACAGCTATCCAAATACCGGCGGAAGTGTTGACCGCCTTGTCTACATCAATGTCGTAAACGCACTGTTGGCCAACAACATCGCCTACATGGATAGTGTCGGTGTAGACATCATGGAATGGGGGCCGACAACCAGTTACTGCAAACGTGAGAAGTATCACTGCCTTGTGCCGCTGACGAGCGCGTACGCACCGGCTGACGTTCACACTGACTTTGGAAGCGCCTTGACCAGCATGGTGCTAGACCAGTTGAATAGCGTGCGGGACAAGAGCGTGGCGTATTCGATGCGCGGCATCGTCCAGCGGGTTGTTCGGATTGCGATGCCGGACGCTTAAACAGCGGGCGTCACAATCTTTTGGTGATCAAACTCCTTGATCCATCTCTGGATTTCTTTTACTGCCTTATTCAAAGAGTCAACCACGGATTGAGCCTCTTCCGGTGACTGGTTTGTCTGTCCCCAAGCGTTCATAGAGATGTCCAGAGGCGAAGCGTCTTCAGGTTGAGCCTTTGCACCTGCGCTGGTAATTGCGCTCGTCACATCCCACAGCGTCGTATCTACCCGATTTTCTTGGTCTATTACCGACCAGCTTTTGGGTTCAACTTTTTCCGCGTCGTTAACTGATAGGGGCAGCACAAGATCGGTGAAATCGTACTGTTTATACTCGCCGCGCTTGCTTGAAGTCCAGCCGGGAACAGGTGCTTTGAAGTGAATAAAAAACGGCACTTGCTGACTAGACGTAATCGTGTTCCACGGGTCTTGCCAGTTGCCTGCCGCTCCTTTTACCGTGAGCACGCGCTCGAACGTCTCCGGGTTGGCAACATTCCAGCCAGAATAGCCGTACTTCAATGCTGCGGCGTAAGTCAGCGGCACGATAACCGACAAGTTGTCATCGTCGTAAACAGTTTCCTCGCGTACATCTGTTCGCGCTTTTTTAGCAGCAATGTGCCGTTTTACCTCGTCAACGACGTTCAGCATTTCCGTAGGGTTTTCGATGCGCCGAGGTGAATCCGCAAGGGTTGTTTTACCTTGCGCTTTCAGTTCCGCGTTGAGCTTTTTCAGCTGCGGATACACAGCCATGAACTGCTGCATAGCATCAACAACGTGAGCATAACGATTATCCTTACCCGGCCACGTGCGGTAATAACCAAAAGTATGACAGCGATCAATCAGCGGTTGATCTCCGTGCATAATGAGATTGATGATAGTCGCTTCGTTCTTTTTCCAAAGTTCTTCCGCTTTCTCTCTCAACATTGGTGCATAAGTCACACCGTTTAAGGTGTAACCTGCGACGCGGGTGTTGATGAACTTGGATTTAGCCCCGGCAGCATCGGATACGGATTTAGCGTGCGCTTGTTTACCGCCACCAGCGTTAAACATAATCCATTCTAGCCAGCGTTTGTCGGGTGTAGGATCAGCTTTAACCAATCTGTCCAGTACGTCAGGGTTTATGTACGGATGACGTGTCCTGTCTGGATCAGACGGACGCAGCGGTGCCGTGCGCAGTGAGCCGTCTGGATTAGTCACCCAGTACTTTTCAAGAATACTGTTGGTTATCTGATCGTACGGCATATCAATCGAGAGTGAACACGTCCGATTTGACCGCTTTCATGTCGAACTTAGCCAGCCATTTCTGAACAGCGTTAACCGCACGGTCAAGGCTGTTAACGACATGCTGCGCTTCTTCGGTTGTCTTGTATACATTTGCACCACGCTTGATCGGCACTTCATCCTCTTCCGCGTCTGTGCGGGTAGGCTCGCTGAGGATCATCTGCTTGATTTGAGCAAGCGTGCGCGTGTTCTGGTTTTCTTGGTCATAAACCTGCCAAGTATCAGGATTTTCTTTGGCGTCGGACGGTTCCAGATGCAGAGCTAAGTCCGTCAGGTCTTTCACATCCCATGCGCCGTCGCGACGGACAATCCAAGCCGGTACCGGCGTATGGAAAGTCAGGTAAACGATCGCCGTACCGCGACTGGTGTTTGCTTTCCACTCATCGCGAGTACGCCAGTTACCGGGATCGCCTGCCAATACAGCTTCAAAGCCCTTGCGGCTTGCCCACGGCCACTGATCATAGCCGTACTTGACGGCAGCTGCATACGTCAACGGAGCCAAGGCAGTGATGACATCGTCGTCGTAGATCGTCTGTTCGCGGATGTCCGAGCGAGCTTTCTTGGAAGCGTAGTAGCGCTCAACCTTCTGCGCGATTTCCTTCATGCGACTGAATGTTGGAATTCCATCCGGTGTTGTCGGCAGCTGCTCGCCGCCTTCGCGCACAAGCTCGGTGTTCATCTTTTCCAAAAGCTTGAAAACTTTCATGTATGCGTTCATGGCATCGACCACGTTTGCGTATACATTTGCGTTGCCGGGCCATTCGCGATAAAAGCCGAAGGTTCTTAGCTTCTTTACCGTGTCTTCGTCACTCACCAAAAGCACGTCGCGAAACTTAGGTTCGGCACGTTCCCAACGGGCGACCGCTTCCGCACGAGGAACAGGATTTTGATACTGACCAGTTACAGGTTGAGTCCAGCCGTTAACGCGCTCATCGATGAAACGCTGTTTGATCGAATCAAGTGCCTGCTTCGCCATGTTTTTAGCAGTGTCACCGCCGCCCGCTTGGTAGAAAATCCAGTCGAGCCAGCGTTTATCGGGCGTAGGATCAGAAGCAACCAGCTTGTCGATAACGTCAGCGGAGAGCACTGGTACGGGCTGCGCGTTTGGCCGATTACGGCGTATAGGTGACATGCGCAGGTTGCCCTGCTCATCAGCAACACGGTACTTTTGCAGTACCGTCAGAACATTAGGATCGGTATATGGCATAATGTGTAATAAATACGGTTCTTAGAACTGTATGGGATGGACACAAGCACAACTAGAAAAGCAACTAGCAAAGCATCCAAAAGTAAACAGTCTGGTTGGAGTAAACATTAAATCCAAAGAACAAGCAACTGAAAATGTTAAGGTTGAACCGAAATACTGTTCACCGCCGCTAAGTTCTGATGTACCTGAACCAGAGGGTGCAAAAACCACTGAATTCACCTCCGTTGGTGATCCGATGGGAAAGCCGCGCATGACCCAGCGCGACCGCTGGATGAAACGTGACGTGGTGCTGCGCTATCGTGACTACTGCGACCGGCTGCGCGAGGCCGCGCCGAACGGGTTACAGACCGCTGATGTGTACGCGGTGGATGTTATCGCCTACATAGCCATGCCTGAGTCATGGAGCAAAAAGAAAAAAGCTGAGATGCTTGGCAGCCTTCACCGTCAAAAGCCAGACTGGGACAACATCGGCAAGGCTGTATGCGACGCGCTCTGGGAGGATGATTCAATGATCGGTGACGGGCGCACCCGTAAGTTCTGGTGTAACGAAGGCGAGCAGCGTACGGTTGTCCGAGCACGTCATTTTTAAGATATTCTGTTCTTAATACCATGTTCGCACGCTATACCTATATCGACCCAAAGCACGTTGTGCCGCTGGAAGCTACCGTCCGCAACCACAGTATCGTCAGCGCGGCCACTGCGCCGCTGCTGGCAAAGATGTACAAAACCGCGCTCGACGCTCTTAGTTCCGGCGAGCCTGTCCGTGAAGAAGGCTTTGCCGCATCCGTATTAAAAAGCGAAACCGTGACACTGAGCAGTGTCACGGAAGCTAAGACCGGGCTTTATATCCAGATGGCCAAACTGGACGGTAAGGTTTACATGACCGTAGGCCAGAAATGGGTCATGGAGCAACCTAACCCGGCCCACGGTAACGTCACGACCTCAATGTGGTGACGTGTACGCCTCCTCGAATTTGAGGAGCTTCGATACATATTCCAAGCTGGGTACGTCCATCGACTTACAGCTACCGTTAGTAAACGATCCAGCTTGTTCACAAGCCGGTTAAGCCGACGGTTCAGGCGACGCGTATGCAGTATCTCAGCCTTAACCGTCGGGTGCGACTCAATTTTGCGTGAACGCTTCCGGCTAAGGGCCTCGAATTCCCGGTTCTCTTTAGCAGAGAGCGGTGGGTATTTAGATTTGCTCTTCGGGCTGGCTTCAAGACAGTGTCGGGCCAGCAGTTGAAGCCAGCGATCATTATCGCGCCGGTTAAGCTTGTATTTCGGTTCGTACACGTCTTTTAGAACACAATGCAGAAAATAGCAGTCATAACCGCAATCACCGGAACTGGTCGTGATACACTGCTCGATCAGCCTGCGGACGATCATGCCCGCTATGTCGCATACACTCAGCAGCCTTCCGTCTTTTGGGAGACAAAACCGCCGTGTTCCATGTTCGTAGAGCCGAAGAAAAATGCCAAAATCCACAAAGTATTAGCCCACAAATACGAAGACTGTGACACTTCCATCTGGCTGGATGGTAACGTGCGCATGTTACGCAAACCTTCGGCGATAATTAGTGACTTGCTCGGCGAGGCTGACGTGGCAGTAGCTGCGCACTTTGACCGTAAAGATGTCTACACAGAAGGTGCTCACATTCTAGCGCAGCGCTACGATCTCCCGGAAAATGTCACACCCCAGCTTGAGAAATACAAGGCCCTCGGATTTAAGGAGGGCCTTTTCTTTTGCAGTGTACTGATCCGGCGACACAACTCGCTCACAACTGCCCTGAACGAAGCATGGTGGGCTGAGATTTGCCGCTACTCGTGGCGTGATCAGCTATCATTCCCGTTCATTCTCGATGCCGCTGTACGCAACGGCCTTAAAGTCAGCGTCTTTACCAAACAGGAGTATCAAAATTTCTTTTTACGCCAACGCCATACCCCAATCACTTACTGATATGACCGCACAACACTCACCCACAGCTGACGCACATGAACTGAAATTTACAGCCAGCACATGGCGCGAAAGATTACGCACCGCCCGCAAGTTCTGGCAGCTTGGATTTTCTGTTCTACGTCACGGCAAGGTAAACGTGCAGTTACGCAAAAAATGAGAAACTGGCAGGACAAGATCATCGTTTCGACAAGCACGTGGATAAAACCTTTAGGTTGCCGTGTCATCTTGACGAACGGCTGCTTTGACATCCTTCACGTTGGACACCTCAACCTGCTGATGCGTGCCCGCGCTACCGGAGATGCTTTGTCGGACATGCCTGCTGTGTTGGTCGTTGCTGTAAACAGTGACAAGAGCGTCCGCACACTAAAAGGGCCGACACGCCCGATCAACAACGAGAACGACCGAGTTGCACTCATAGCCGCGCTGGAGCCTGTTGATTACGTTCTTACTTTTAACGATACGCGCTGTACTGACGTGATTGAGAAAATCGCACCGGACGTCTGGGTAAAAGGCGGCGATTACACGCTAGAAACACTTGATGCCGGAGAACGCTCCGTTGCGGAACGTGTCGGCGCTAAAATCAAAATACTACCTTTAATACATGGATACTCCACAACCAACACCATCGCCCGAAGCAAAACCTGAACCGATTCAGTTGCTGCCGCTAAAGGAAGGCGGCGAGAACGAGAAATTAGCCAACATGCTGGCCTTGTTGATGGCTAGTGAAGGTGCTGATCCGGCAGAGGCAGCCAACAGTGCGCTGTTTATCCTGACCGGTATTCAGGTATTCCTCGACTGCGGCAGCGTACGCCCGGTAGAGCGCTTGTGGCGACCATCACTGGTCTGTCGCCAGCTGGAAATTCAACACGGAAAAGACGCTTGGATCAAAGCCTCGGAGATGGCCGGTAAATTTTTTGCCGACGGTAACGAACTGGAAGGTCAGATTTACCAACAGGCCGCCGTTATGCTCTGCCCTGACGAAACTTTGTTAAAAGCTGCTGTTGACGATAAGCAATAACGTGTATACAGTACGGTCATGGCTAGGTGGCGCAGCGGTAGACGCCCGGAGGGCACTCTGAGTCTCCTGTGTGGGGGGCACCCTAAAGCATAGGCATCGTATGAACGCTGGTTCAAATCCAGCCCTAGCCACCATTTTAACGGCTGATGGTTTGGTACAATTCTGGACAGGCGTGCAGTTGAAGCGCTTTGGCTGCACGCTGTTAATCGAAGAGATTAGTCAGCCACCATTTGGTAAAACTCAACGCCTTAGAACAAGCAGAGTTGACAGAGGGAGAGAACCTCTCGCCAGAACCGGGACAGTGGTTCCACGCCAGTCTGGACTGGCAACCGTATTTATGGACGATATGAACGCAAAAAACCTTATTCGTGAAAATGATGATATGCCGTCGATGCCGCCCCGTGATCCGGGTCGTCGTCCGATGCCGCGCCGTGGTGATGACCTCTCCCGTGTGATGGGCGGCGGGCGTGAAGGCATGCAGCCTCCCGGCCAATTTTCTCCGCGTGAAGTGAGCCAGATGAAAGACGTGCTGGTGCTGATCCTCGCGCACCTCGCCAACAGTGATCAAGACAAGCAGATCATTGAAGCCCTGATGGCCGGAAAGGAAGTACCGGTCAACTTGCTGCAACATGTTCTCGACGAAGCCCGCAACGTCCAGTTGCCGCCGTCGCACGACATGCTGCTCCAGAAAATCCACTCGATCGTTACCCAAGCGCCACGCTAAGCGGCAGCCGTCCGGTCAATGCTTGCACAGTACTCCGCGATCTCGCGGGTGCGCAGCTTAATCTTGAACTGCTTGAACAGATGTTCCAGCAGTTCAATTTTTATCGCCCCATTGAATACCGTAACCAACGCGTCTTCGTCGAACGCAGTATTAACAGCATTAAACGCTACGGTGGGTGTATCTGGACACATGGTCTGAATGTTCTTGATCAGGGTTGCTGTGCTCCCGTTAAGTGTCGCAGCATCCAAAATGATCAGGTCATACACGCCGGATGCTAGACAGTCAGCTGCTTCAACTGCCGAACCTGCCTGCACCAAGTCGCAGTCATAGTGCGCACTAAGTAACGTGCTGATGCCTGCATGTGCTTCGACAACAAGAAACTTAGGCGGTCGAAACAACCTTAGTATTAAGCCTTCTGCGATTGTCATTAGTGGGTAAAATGTTTGTACAAAGCGTCACAGGCAACTTTTACGAGTGCTGTCAGGACTACCAGTCCAATACATCCCAACGCCGCCCATTTGCCAGAAAAATACTGCTTCCAATCCCACAGCCTCTGCACTTTTTCCGCGACACCTTCGGTTTTCTGCACCCGGACGTTGAGCGCGGCTTGCTCGTTTTCACCGTCCGTAATCCGAGTGTTTACATCGTCGATACGCGAATCCAAGTCTTGGATAGCCTTGTTTGTTTTAAGCAGGTGCTGCACAACCCAATCGCTGCTGTTCTCTAACTTGCTGAGAGCACTGACAATATAGCGCTCATCCGTAGGCAGCCGATCCAGAATGTGATCTGGAATAGTCGCCTTGAACTCCCGAGGTACGATTGTCTCGTAGCGCGTTTTGCTGTGCTTGTTACCGGTACTCATTTATGTTAAATATTGATGTTGACAGCGAACATGTTTGCCCTTACGATGCTCACTTATGATCTTGAACGTGAATACAAAATCAATACTTGATACCGTCCTTAAAGGGCTGCTCAAAGATCAGCCTAATACATTCAAAGCGCTTTACCCAAAACGTATCCAGCCGCCAAGCGACAAGTATCTCAATCCTAAATACTATGCAGCCAGCTTACTTAGCGAGTTGCTCACTGGCTTTAAGGCTGAACTGCACATGATTCCGCATGTCACCGGCCTGATCAATAGCCTGATGCAGATGCAGTATCGCGTTCCGACTTATTTTGTGCAGAGTGAGTTTGCTCAAGCCGTAATCCAGACGGAACCACCAGACGACTTCGTTCTTGACCAGATTAAGTGGCCATTACCAGCCATGACCTTCGTGCTACCGGTCGACTTCTCCGTAAAGTACTTTGGCTATGCCGTGCCATTTATCAGCGTTACGCGCAGTCCGATCGGCATTTATCCGCAGTGCCTTAAAAACATGCCTGCCTGTGACATCCCGCTGGACGCGCTCAACAAGATCGATAACCAGTCAGAGCGCATCAATATTGTCAGTATCGTGGTTGGAAACGACGGCGCTATTCCTATGGACTATGTCGGAAGTTTTCCGACGCACATGAACATCCGCGACATGGATAGCGCTCCGTTTGAAGATGCAACGTATCTTGAAGAGCAACTTTCACCGGATACGCTAAACGCATGCCGTGACGGCTTTCCGACCGACGCCGAAGATAAGCAGTTCAACGCAAAAGTTCAGATGTTTGCGATCAAGCTGTTGTTGGCCATGACTGCCCGGCCTCATGTCATCAAGCTTGGAGCCTTGCAGCGCCCGGAAAAGCGCAACCGTAAAGGTGCGATTGAACAGGAAGCACTTTGGCAGCCGAACTGCATCGGTTGGGACTACAAGGCGCAGCGTGTCGAAAGTTCAGGAGCACCCGGCGCTCACGCATCTCCTCGCATGCACTGGCGGCGCGGCCACATGCGTAATCAACCCTTCGGCCCGAAGCCTTGGAACGATGCGTCACCAAAACGTTTGACTTGGATCGAACCGGTCTTGATCAACGCCCCGGAGGTGGAAAATGTCCCGCAAGCGTAAACCTCTAACAGAGCGCGAATTTTTTCGTAAAGTTAAGCGTCCTCAGCGTCCGTTGAAAGTGCCGGTCTATTTTAGCCGGTTAGATCGCTGGATGAAAACTGCCGAGGGTGCCGCGTTCATGGCTCAACCTGACGTCAATCATTGACAAGCACGAAATAAATCAACCAGATGCTGTTCTATCAAACATGAACAAAGAAACTGAAAATAAACTGAGTGCCGCCGCCGCTGATCTTTCACGTTGGCGCATGTGCGAAGCCAACGGATTTATAGCCAAAGACTACACAGGTATTGCGCCGGGTGATGAGCCGGTGTGTGTTGTGCTTAAATCCGCCGACGTGTTTGCCTACATCGCAGACGCGCAAGAGCGTAAAGCTAAAGTGGCTGTATACGCCATCGGCCCGTGCGTTATTGACTGGTCTTGACGACGTCACATCGAAGACCCTGTGAAAACGTACGTTATACACGATACTAAGTGTACTGAGCGTTCCGACATGGTGCAGCAACTGGTGCAACGTGCGAACGCTCAAATCTGGCCTGCCGTGATGATGGATGATGGCCGGGAAGGCTGTCGCCGCAGTCATTTCGGCATCTACAATAGCCTAGCTCCAGACGAAGACGTTCTTGTTTTCGAGGATGACTGCCTGATTGTTGCCGATAACTTTCTAGCCCCACTGAAGCACTGTCACGATCACGATCTTGTGTACATCGGCGTGCTTTGTCGCTGCGGGCCAACCGGATCATGGGGTACACACGCCATGTGGGTTTCACCTTACGCACGCGGGCGCATGACTGAATGGGCGAAGCAGTACACCGATCCTGCCAGCACGCCGCCTTTTGATGATATGTGGAATCGGGTTGAGCACCGCTTTAAGTTGCGGGTCTGGCGGCCAGTGACAGATCAGATGTACGTTCGCCAAAAACCGGGCTTGAAGTCCTACATTAGCGGCAGTATCCGAAAATGAGCTACTACGACACCGACCAGATTCGCGGCAACTTTTTGATAAAGCTCTCCGACTCAGAGCTTGAGTTGACCGAATCTGAACAGCAATTTATAGCTAAAAGCCTCGACAAGGAGCATTACACTGACGATGAACGCGGCTATATCGAGCAGTTGATGCGCAAGTACGAAGATGCGCTGAACTGGTAGTTACACCAGATGAAAGCTTTTGCTGCCAATTTTAGCGATTTGTCCGGCCCGACAAATCCAACAGGTATTTGGACGCCACAGTACCTTGCGCTCAAACAGGCGCTGGATCGTGATGATCGCCCGGATAATGTGCTACAGGCGCTGTACAACTATCTCGGAAGCAAGCAGGTCGAAGTTAAACCGGCCACTGTTGAACGCATCCTTGAACTGGAGCCGGAGCAAGCTTACGAAGCTTTCGTCGGTCTTATCGGCGGCAAGCTGCATGCCGCCAAGCTGCCCGCCGGTATACAGGCTACGATAAAAACCGCTATCCAGCGCTTAGCCCAAAAATACGCGGAGCGTCGCGATATGGAGATTGCCAAAGAGCAGGAGCACGTTTCTGGCATACGTAAACGTTTCAACGTCGAGTCATTGGCTAATACCTTGTTGGAAGATGAAGTGGACGCTGAGAACTACGTAAGTGACTTTGCTGATTCCGTAGCCAAAAGAAACGCGGAAAGCTGGAACGCAATAGCGCTGAATAACGCCGAAGCTCGGCAGGAAATAATCCAGCTTTTGAAAGTCATTGCCCGAAAGCTGCGCCGTTTAAGTCGGCAATCCACGCTCGATCGACGTGACGATGCTGTCGCCGGACTGGGCCGTATTGCCGAGCGCCTGCGCGAACTGGAGTACTACACCAATTCGCCGGAATATCCTGCTCGAAACGGTGAGCGTCGCCTGACCACGGCAGCCTATAACCGTATCTGCGACGTCCTCTACGCAGATGATTACGCCACCTCGGGTGATGCGGACATTATCGACCGGGTGATTAAAATATTATCGGCCATACGTAGTTAGAGCGCTATGGCTGACACCGTCAAAAAACGTTTTAAGAAAGTCGTCAAAAACCCGGAAACAGGTCGCACTAAGACTGTCCGCTACGGACAGGCTGGTAAGGCCAAGGACGGCGGCGACCGCATCCGTCCCGGCACGAGCAAGGGTGACGCCTACTGCGCACGCTCCGCACACATCAAGGGCAACTGGCGCAACGATCCCAACAGCCCCAACGCACTTTCCCGTAAGAAGTGGAAGTGTCGTGGTGAAAAGTCCATGCGCGAGTCCGCCCAGTCGATTGTTGCTGTGCTGCTTGAGGATAATTAAATTTTGGTGTTGACTCGTTATATGCCGCTGTATACACTATGCGGCATGATTGAGATCGGCAAAACCAAAATTATCGCTGTCCGGGTCAAAGGCCCGAACGGCAAACTTACCATCAAACGCACGGCTGAAGGCTCTCCTGAAACCAAAGTCGCTACCAGCGATGTCTGGCGTCAAACCCGCGACACGCTCGGAGGCCAGTATGGCCGTGATAAACACCGCAAACTTGTTGTCGGTCTTGTCGCCGTTGACCAGCTGGTGCTTTACCCCAAAGGCACGCGGCAAGAAGTACGCTTAAATCTGAAGGACATCTACGCATGGGGACTCCGTAACCGCGCTCTGCGTGCCCAGCTTGAGCGTGCGCGTGAACGCAAAGAAAAACTCAAAGTCAGTCGCGAACGTCGGGCAATCGCGGCGGCAGACCGGCGCATCCGGCTGGCTGCAAAGTCGCAGCGCTTAGCTGGGGCCGTGGTCGACATCGAGCATAAACACCATTCTTGAACATCAGCTACACCATCTCAAATTTACGCGACCGGTTCCGCATGTGGGTCATGTGGGAACTAACCGGCTGGCCCTTCCGTCGGCGCTGCCCTCAGTGCGCCGGAGAAGGCCGTTATTCTACTGAGGTCATGGCACGCTACGGCGACACGCCGCATACGTGCGACATGTGCCAAGGCACTGGAAAGGTTCGTCGGTGAAAACACTACTGCTACTGCCGCTTGTCCTGCTGACTGGATGCGCTTCATTCAAGTATACGTCTACCGTGCTGGAACTGCCAAAGTCGACGCTGGTAAACAACAGCGGTTACACGCTTAAAGTCTACCAAAATGGCGACTACGTGTGCGATCTGACGAATGGCTGTGTTATGGTGGTCAAAAACAGTAACAGCTATTTTCCGTCTGGCCCGGCTTACGGGTATAATCAGTACGGATTGTACAGCATGCCGCACTTTTCGCTGGAACCGTGTTACGACAAAACGCTGGTCAGCGTGACCGGTTACGACAGCAACGGTAGTTATGTTGGCGCGAGTTCGTGGACATATATGTGGAGCAGCCCAGAGAACTGGACTGTGACTCGCCTGTATAAACCACAAGAACCGCAATGATCCTTAACTGGCTTGCAAATCGGCGTAAACAAATTTGTCCATTCGTCTGCCCGCGCATCAACGCGCTTCTGGACAGCATAATCAATCTCTGGCAGTTCCTTTTCCGGCGGATCAAACGTCTTTGGCTCTGGATCACATCCAGTCCTAAACGGCTGCTCGGTAGCCTTGCCGGTGCGCTCGGTACCGGCCTACTTTCATGGCTTCTAGGAACCCACGGACTGCCTTTAACCGCACTAACCGATCTACTTAAACCGGTGCCTAGCGCGGCAACCGTATCAACCAACGTCGTAACTGTTTACACCACGAATACAGTGATGTCGTACATAACGAATGTAACGGTAGAAGCGCACACTGTAACGGTTACAAATGTTGTGCAGCTATTCCAGCCGGTAGTGACTACGAATATCTTAGTCATTCAGTCCGCGCCGGTAGCTAACGAAAATCGTCCGTCAATCGTACCGCCTACAGTCGGCCTATACTTTGACGAGCACGGACACGCTATTCCGGGCCACGTGATACAACACTAATCGTTCTGAGGTGGGTTGCCGGGAGGCTGTGGATCGGTACCGTTTCCAATACCGTTGTTACCATTGCCGCCTGCATTGCCATTACCGCCATTGCCGTTGCCACCAGAGCCACCGGCACCGCCTGATCCTCCGTTGCCACCAGAGCCACCGGCACCGCCTGATCCTCCGTTGCCACCAGAGCCACCGGCACCGCCGGTTGCACTGCTGTTGTTTGAGTTATTGTTGTGGCTTGAACTGTGGCTGCTTGATGTTGATGACGATGTTGAACTGCCGCCGTTGGCCGTGGTGTTTACAGTGCCTCCGTTTACGCTGATGTTGTCTCCGCTGCGCGGCATCGATACACCCATAGCCGCTGAAGATGCAATCTGGCCGCCTGCGGACACGATGGATGAACCGATACCAGCGCTGCCGAATACGTAGTTCACGACCACGGTACCGTCCGCGTTCTTGCTGACCAGCGCCGTAAAGTTAGGCCCGTCAAAGTTGCCAGAATGAAGTGAGTAAAATTCGGTGCTGCCGACGTTACCCACTTTCTTGGTTGAGGTTGTACAGCCGACCAGTGAAATCGCTGCAACGCATACTAGGGCTATTTGTTTCATGTTTTGGTGTATTTATCTTATGTCGAGTAAACAGCATAAATACAGCGCTCAAGAGCACACTTTGGAAGTGCTGGAGCTTGTGGTTGACCGCAAGACGCTAACGTTCGCGCTTAAAGAAAATCATCGCGGACGCTTTATTAGGATCACCGAGTTTACCGGTGGAACACGCAGTTCCGTTATTATACCTGCCAGTGCGTATGCCGCGTTTCTTGAAAAACTCAGCGCTCTTCGAGTAGATGGCTGACGACGGATTCAGCCAATGACTCTTCTTGCGCCATCATCTGCAATAAGCGTTTCCGCAGCTGACTTTTCCGGTTGGGATCGGTTTCAGCTTTTTCCTGCGCCATGAGCGCGTCAATCTGACGAGAAGTAGCCTTCTCAGCTGAGTTGAGAATATCCGTATGATCCAGATCGTCTGGAATCTGAACACGCTTGAATTCGCCGGTTTCACAGACACGGTCAAACCATTTGGTCGCACGGCGGAAAGCAAACTCTTCGGTTACCGTGCCGTCTGGGCGCTCATACGAGTCAAAAGCTGAGTGGAGTCGGTTGTCTTTATAGACCTCAAACACGGCCTTTCCGTGGTTCACGATCTCAACACCGGGCATCCGATTGTCTGTGTACACGCGTTTCATCGAGATAACTACCGTACTTAGGTTGTGAGACTGATTTTGATATGTGCTGCATCCCTGCTTATATGCGGGTGCGCCTCCAAGCGCTGCCTGCCTATCGTCGGCATCGGCTGGACGGATATTAAAACGAATCAGTACGACGTAGTGAATACAAAAACGACTGTCGTCGGTTTTGGTTTTTTAACAAAGCCTACCGTGAACTGTGTCGTCGGGTACGCAACCAGTGAGGTCACTGAAGTAAAAACCCGCTACGTGTTTCAAGATTTTAAGTAACATGGTAAAAACCGCGATTGCATGCGTTGGCGCAGCGCTTCTGATCGGCTGTTCAGCCCTTCAGAATAAAGTGATGGTCAGCACCCAGACTGTGCTTGGCTTTGACCTGTCTCAAAATCCAAGCACTCAGATGTATCAGCTGAAGTTCGGCTACGCCCGCAATGAATTTGCGCTCGTACCGACCAACGGCCCGGACGTGATCACAGAGATCAACTACCGGAACGTCACCGGCAATGGCGGCCTATACCAACGCATGGCGGTAGGCCGGAAAGCGGTTGAGCAGTCCGTGCTGATGTTTGCCAAGGATGCTGATGGAGCGCTTGATCCGGCGGTAGCCAAAGCCGTTACCTCATCAGTGAATAGCATACCTGCGGTAAACACCTCGACGCTGTCCAGCAAGGCCGAACTGTCTGACGCCTACAAAAATGCAACTGACCGCGCCAAATTTGACGAGGCGGCTAAGCAGGCAGGATATGCCGATTTCGTAGCGTTCCTGATGGAAGCCAATACCTCGATGGTTAAGCTTGAAACCGTCAAATCTGCTTTGAAAGGCACAGGAGCTATCCAATGACCGACGTAGTTGTCCAACGCATCGATATGGCTAAGACAGGAATTGAGCTTGATAAAGCGATTGCTGATCTGTGCCACATTAACGCCGTAGCTGGTTATACGCTTGCGTCTACTTTCGTACACCTAAACAACCTTGTATTGATTTTCCAGCGCTTATGAACATCTGTGTATACAGCTTTGCAGACGCGAGTAAGACCACGCGTTACGTCGACAACGTCGGTGATTACAACTACACCGGCCTTTGGTCAGGTTCTACCGCATACAGCGCATCCCAGATGGACGTTGTCACTTACGGTAGTGCCATGTACATCTGCGTTGTAGACAACACCAACGAGAATCCGCAGACGTCATCCAAGTGGTCGATCCTGTCGCTGCTTTACGAGTACTCGTCGTGCGATAGTAACGGAACAACAACCGCTGACTTGGCCTACGAACTGGCTGTTACCGGTACGAATTTAGCTCAGTCCGCTTATGAGATTGCTGTTACCGGTACGAATTTAGCTCAGTCCGCTTATGAGATTGCTGTTACCGGTACGAATTTAGCTCAGTCCGCTTATGAGATTGCTGTTACCGGTACGAATTTAGCTCAGTCCGCTTATGAGATTGCTGTTACCGGTACGAATTTAGCTCAACAAGCACAGGTAACTGCAACTTCTGCTGGTTCTGTAGCTCAACAAGCCATGAATAGATTGAGCATAGGCCTCAGCGGAACATACACAGTTTGGGCCGGTGATTCGCGTAACGGCCAAACCCACTACCAGCTTACGTTTATCAATGGCATATTGACTTCAGCCGTTGCTACCTGACGAAGTGACGGTGGGAACTTGGGCAGGCGCGTCAGGCTCAGCCATCTGCTTTGTGACAGCTTGGTTCCAAGATTCACGTATAAAAACCGCCAGCGCACCAGCTTTGGCGGTATCGAACCAGCTGAGACTAGCTGCTCCGAGCTTATCCAGCACGATACCGAGCACCATTCCGATCAGCGGCGTGCTCACGGGAAGCGCCCATTTAGGAAGTTTTGGGATGTATTTCGCGATAGACGTAACGATGACTGGCGTTACGATGCTGATAGCCAAGTCCCAGTTGTGGGAATAGATGGCCGCTACAACGAGCGCGGCGATGACAGCAGCAAATGTGTAAAACTTCATGCTTTTAACTACCAGAAACCAAGCGGGCAGCTTTCTGTACTCAACTTTGTTTTTGTGTAAACAAGGCATTTACACTGACGACATTGATACCACTGGTACTGGCTTTTAGGACAGTTGTGGCAAACGCTCAAGCGGTGCAGATACAAGCTATTGTCGGCAAGCTCAAACCCAGAAGCTGACCACGTCTTCATCGACGCTGTAAAATGATCCCAAACCTGTCGCCACGACATTGGTTTTATCTCCTGCTCCGCTACCGAACCGCAGCAGCCTGACGCGCTTACTGCCGGTAGCTGCCGTTCTGCAAAAGGCAGGCTTACTACGTAACCGGCACCATTTATGCCCTCAAACTTCTTGTCGGGACAGCCTAGGTCGCCCCGCAAAGCGTGCCCTTTTACGCATACCCCGCGCCAAAATTCACAGGCCCGGCAGGTATTCAACCGAGCATCAAACGTGGAACTATCAATCATATCAGTAGTTACTGCGTGAACGCTAATATACTTGTCGATTTGCTGCTGGAATTGAACGTGATCAACGTCAAAGACATTGATAACGAGATCAACAAGCTTGCTGCCAAGCTCAGCGACCCACGCGCTCAGGGATGGTTCAAGCGCGTACCCCGCTATTTTCTTGTAAACATTGACCGTCTCCTTAAAGAACCGTATGTGGCGAAAGCCGAGCCTCGCCCTCATGGTTCAAGCAAGTATTACTACTCTCCGAAGGGCGGTTGGATGGCGCACGGAAAGCCGGAATCTGAATCACCGAAAAGCCCGCTGCCTGTGCGCGAAGAGTACGATCCTGAGAAGCGCACTTACACGACGGCGCTGCACGAGCCAGTCGTGCAGAAAGACATCGAGCAGTCGTTCCAAAAATTCAAGCCGACCAAGGCTAAAGCCAAGCGTGCTTTTGGCGAACCGCCGACCAAGAGCGAACTCCAGCCGTGGATGACGGCAGCAGGAAACGACGAGAAGGAACTGCATCATTTTGATCCAATCCAAACACGCCGCCGTGAGCTTTTCATTAGGCTAAACAATGTCGTTAATTTCCTGAATTATCAGGCGGTGTTGTCAAATTTCTATCAGAACAACCGCAACAAGAACATGGCGACCATGAACCGTGAAGAGCAGGTTGAGATCATCAACGGTCAGGAAGCGGATGCTCTGCTTGACCGCCTCAAAGGCATGAAAGCCGACGATGTTGCCGGTTTCCGTGACGTCCTTAAAAAGTCAGCTGACTTCACGGTTGAAGTGAAAGAAAAGCCGTGGGTGTTCACCAAAGACGGCAAGACGATTGCACAGCATGGCGAATATACGTTGCGCAAAACCATTTTCCCGGAAACAGTCAAAGCGTTCAGCCGTCGTGCTGTTGACGCTGCGTTGTGGCGAATGGGCAATCTAACACCCGCTGAAAACGGTGAAGGGTACTGGCCTACTTGGTGTACTAAAGGTAGCCATGCGGACACTTACGCAAACCAAGGCCCACTTTATTTTGCCGATCGAAACGACCGTCCCTATGTGCTGGCGCATTTCGAGTCAGGACAGGTGCGCAATCCTTACAACAGCCAGATCACTGCGGAAGAAGCCCGCAATGTCGCGCCTCTTTTTGCTGATGCGCAGCGTTTCCCTATGGAATTGCTTAAACGCGGCAGCAGCGAACTTGCCCGCGCTGTTCAGGCATATCGTAACGGTAATCAAGGTGAAGCTCGTTTGCGTGGCGTTATCGGTCAGCCTCAGCCTGCGTAGACACGTTTTTAACAGTCATCATAAAATTTTACTTGAACTGGCTGCCTGCCGTAATGTATACATTCCGGCATGAATGTACTCAACGTCGCTGACATTGAACGCGAACTTCGCCGCTACGCGGCCCGCTGCGTACATGAACCGGCCAGCCGCTGGGTCATGTCGGTAGCACGTAATCACATCATCAGCAAATTGCCGGAAAAGGACGTAAACGCCAATTACCGGCTGTTGACTGACGACGAGCGCTTTGAAAAAGAAGACTCGGCCTACAAATACTTTCCTGCTGCTAGTCTTCCTGCATGGGCAGTAAGCAGTCTCGCTGCCGGACAGCTGATATACTGGTTTGACCCGATTCAAGTTCGCCGCCGCAACCTGTGGCAGTGCTTGGACATTATCGTCATCTGGTTTAACAGCTTAAAGCCGACCGATACACGGTTGCGCCGTCTTGACCGCATCGCTTTCCCTGTTGCGGTTGATGCTTCTATCCTCTGGTATAAGGATGTATCGGAAAACGTATGGAATTATGTGACCGACAAGCCCGTTACGATTTTCCGCTACGACGATCACATCAGCTGGGTTAAGCTGGTCAGCACACTTCAGTTTGAGCGCGAAGGTCGCCTTATGAACCATTGCATCGGTAATGGCACCTATTTTAACCGCTTCCGTACGGCTGAAAACTACGACTACTACAGCCTGCGTGACCTGCACAACAAACCGCACGTGACGCTCGAAGTACACGATGGCGGTATCATTCAGTGCAAGGGTAAAAACAACAATCGGCCAAGCGCAGAATACCAACCGTACATCAAGCACATCATTGACCACAAAAAATGGACAGTGGTGAGTGATTCCCACCATATCGACGCTAACTGCTGTCGTCCTGTAAGCGCCAGCAGTTAGCGTCAATAGCCAGTGCTGTATACTTACGGCTTAGATTCTAGCGCCTGCTTAAAGCCTTCCTGAATAGCGTTCAGGAATTTATTCGCGACAACGTTACCGTTGACCTGATCGCGCACATAGCGACCATAGTAAAGCTCGTACAAGTCAGTGACGTTGTATACGCCAAACTTAACCCACTTGTCGTTCAACTGCTTGATATTTGCCTGCATGGCCGCTTTGAACGCATCAGGTGAATAGTCCGTGCCTGTGGCAAAATCGGCAATGACTGCACGCGCCAGTTCAAAGTACTTTGCTGATTCCGGGTGATCTTCGATTGCCAGCATCGCGCCGTTACGAGCAGCGCTACGCAACAGAATGGCTGTATCGTCAATGATCTGCGCACGTTGAACCGCGTCTTGTGTGGTTTCACAGCCGGTGATTGGAACGAGGGTTACGGCCAGCAATAGCGCCAGCCCCAGCGGAGTTAGTCTTTTCGTCATTGTTTACGGATGAGGCGACCCGGTCAGAGCCAACGACCTGTCCGCTCGGCCACGAGCTTATCCAAGTAGGAAACAATCTCGTCGGCGCTGTGTTCGACTCCCAAGGCGTCCAGCCAGTTCTGCACGCGCCAGCGGGCATTACCTGACTCCTTTATCTTAGGCCAGTTGTTGACCCAGTCGAAACGTCCGACTTCTTCCTCAATGAACGACAAGGCCAAATCCTCCGTATCAACGGCGGGTTTGGTTCTGAACATATCAAGCGGTGTCGCGTTCACGCTGTAACTACTGTGAGGGTCTTCGCTGTTGATGGCCCAAAGTAACCGCGATATTCTGTTCTATAGACCTGTATGGAAAACGTAAACAACCCGACAGACGGTAAATTCGTCGTCATCCAAAATGGACAGCGTGTGACTGCCCCGGTATCGCAGCACGAAGCTGCGTCTGAAGCAGCCAAGCGCAACCAGCTTGCTGAAAGCAACGGCCAGCCGGTTCCTGAAAATCGCCGCGCCGCAGTCAAACAGAACCTCTGTGGCTAATGGCTGACGCGGATAAGCAAAAACCGAAAGTTCACCCAAGACCAAAAACCCGCAAGCCTAAACAGCCAGCGGTTACAAAAGACATCGCCGCACCGGAGGTTAAACCGCCGGAAGTTAAAATGTCTGGGACGAACTGCGAAGTAATCTCTGCCCGCAAGGCTGAGATGGGCACGCCTTCTCTTGTCCTGCCTACGTCACCTGACGACGTACTGAATAATGTCATCGCCAAGGCGGCGCTTGATCCTAAGATACCGCCGCCGGAGCCTCCGAGCGTCGTCAATGAGCATCTCAAGCACGCGTTGAACGCGTTCATCACCGGAGAAAGCATCGAGAAGGCCGTACCGTTCTTGAAGCTGATCGCTACCGGCGTGCTGGAAAAGGTCGACATCGTTAAGACACTGAAGCTCTACTCTGATCTTGAAGCTGTTCAAACCTACCTGACGGTGCGTGACCGGTCTTTGCGAGCCATCAACAACGCTTCCACGTACGGCAAGATTTCCACCAGTGAGTCGATCGTGTTGTGGCGCACCGTAAACGAAGACCTGCCTAAGCTGATGGATTCTATCGATTCAAACGCTAAAGCTGTAGACATCAACTCGACTCTTGAAAAAGCGGATTCGGCTCGTAAGGTTTCCGACGAAGAGTCCAAAAAGATGTGGGAAGGCACAACGCCGCAAGGTCGCGAAATCATCCGTAAGACGTTGCACAAGCTCCAGAAGCAGCTTGATGCGCAGCTGGCCCAAGCTGTTCCACCAGAACCGCCACCAGACCCGCCGGAAGATTTCGAGGAAGACACGGCTCCTGCGAAAATTGAAGTAACTCCCGCGCATACGACCTGATTTTCCGTTCTTTGTTGTAATGACAGCAAGCAAAGAATGTTTGGCAGGCTTTGGAAGCACAACCAGCCTCTGGTTCCATTTCATGGACGGCCAGATGGTTGGCTATTCCCTTGAAGAGCCAAACCGTGTCGAGACGTTTCCGCCCGATACTTGGTTCGACCAGCACATGCTCATGCTCGGAACGTCGAAGAAATCGACGCAGAAAAGCAACGACGTGCTGCCCTATTTGACGTATACAGCAGGTGAACGTGCGGTGCGTGCTCTGCGCGACTACCACGTATACGAACTAGCTATCGCTTTCACCAGCCACTACAGCTGGCAGCTGGTGAACGGCGCAAAGATTTTACCTGCGCTGGGCGAGTTAGCCAAAGTATATGCAGGCCAGTGTGCGGTTTATCTGTTTCGTTCCGAGGCCGAACGCCGCGCTGCTGAACAAAAAGCGTTACTGAACAACTGGAATGTGTAGACGTCGCGATCCAAGAATACCTTATCCATGCACTCCGTTTGTCATAAAAACACTACGGATAATTGCACAGCACGTGCAGCTATCGGCTCGGGAGTTCGCTGCGATAATGTGGCCGCACAAACCCGTTCGATCGATGCAGATGCTGGCAGCTATGAAGCTGAGCTTCTTGGTAAAACGTGGGATGCTGCGGCGTACAAACACATTTCGTATGATACCCGGACTTCCCAAGCCGAAGCTGGTATACCTGCTGACCGACAAAGGCTTTACAATCAATGACTGGTACGAACGAGAAGAAAACCGTGGTTCACCCTATGCCCACGGAACGCGCCGAACGGCATGCTGAGCAAGTCTTGGCAGGCGAGCGCCCGTTTATCTTTGATAGGCGTGATCCGTCGCTGACCGACCTTGAATGGCAGCGCCTGCAAGGTATTGCTAAGGCTATGCTGGAAGCGGCTGCCAAGAACCAGCGGATGGATCAAGCGGTGATCCAGCAGCTGTGGCACTTCGACTACATCCGAAAACCGCCAACGATCAAGGAGTTCATTGAAGACGATTTTTACCTCGGAAAGACGTGGCGACACGTGCCCGGTGAAAACGAAGGCATGTGGCCTGCATGGATAAGCCTGCTGAACGAACACATGGATTTGGAGAGCAAAATCCATAACATGGTCATCACCGGATCACTCGGTATCGGAAAGACTGTCATCATGGTGACGCTGATTCTGTACCGTTTGATGCTGTCTACGCTCTTGAAGAATCCGCAGAACTATTTCGGTCTGAACCGTAACTCCAATATCGTATACAACCTGCTGTCCGTTACGAAAGAAGCTGTGAAAGATACCGCGTTTGGTACCGCGATGAGCTTCATGGCTGATAGCGCCTATTTCATCGAAATCTGCGGGTTTGACCCGGAAAGCGATTACAGCAGCTACCGCATCCCGATGCAGCATACCCTGCCTGACGGCGGAAGCTCGCGTATCTGGCTGACTGCCGGTTCAAAAGGCCAGCACGTGCTGGGTCGTAACCTTGTCGGTATCGGGCTGGACGAAGGTAACTTCCGTCTGGAAAAAGACCCGGACTTGAAAGCGTACGAGCTTTACGATCAAGTGCGCACACGTATCGCCAACCGTTTCCAGAAGGTAGCCACGTTTCTTCCGGCGCTCTCCATCATCGCCTCTTCAGCGGCGGACGAATCGAGCTTCACTGAAAAGGTTGTATCCGAAATCGACGAAGCTAATCGCGTGCGCGAAATCAACAACCGCACACTGGCTCCCGGCGTCGCCGAAGAAGAGGTCAGTCAGCTGGTCATCCGCAACGCCGTCTACAAGATCAAACGGCACGCACTACCGGGTATCGGCCCGGATCATCACTGGTTCCGTGTCGCGTATGGCTTGAAAAACATGGAGCCGTACATGTTGAGCGGCTGGTATAAAGAAGACGGCTCCAAGATAGGAACCGACATCCACGAAGAGCCGCCTAACGGCGCACGGACGGAACTGGTGCCTAAGTTTTACATCGAAGCTTTTCGGCGTAACTGCAAAGCGCAGCTGCAAAACCTGTCAGGTATCAGCGTTGGAGGTGCTCACCGCTTATTCCCAAGCCTAATCGACATCGAGCACTGCCTAGCGGTATCGGTTGAAGAGAAGGTGCCTGATCCGCTCATGCCCGGTGTCGGTCACATTCCGTTGAGCATGGAGGACAAAAAGCACGCGTGGGACTACCTGAACCACAAGACGTTTCTAACCCGCGTATCCTCACGTATCCAACCGATCCGTCACCCGCAGGCGCTTCGTTATGCGCACATCGACTTGGCGACCCAAACACTGGCCGGGGTGGCGATCTGCCATCTTGCAGGCAGCCAGAAGGTCGACGGCTTGGTACGCGACGGTCAGCCTTTTTCCGATTACCGGCTTGTCGTTGAATATGATTTCATCCTGACAATCTGCGCCGGGCAGAACAAGCCGATCAGCATCGCCAAGATACGCGACTTTTTCTTCTGGCTCCGCGACGTCTGCGGATACCGCTTCGGGTTGATTACGGCGGACATGTACCAGTCCGAACTTCCCCTTCAGGAACTTCAGGCTAAAAACTTTGCTACCGACAAGCTGTCACTCGACCGGGACAAGTCAGTGTATACTGCTTGGCGTGCCGGATTTGAAGAACACCGCATCCGGCTGCACCGCAATCCTCAGATGATCCGTGAGGCGGAAAACCTGCTGGAGATGGATAAGAAGTTCGATCATCCGCCAGACGGGTCAAAAGATACAACCGACGCCGCCGCCGGAGCTTTCTTCAACGCGGTCAACGCGGATGAGAAAATGACGATCATGAGCCAGAATTCTCCGACACTTTACACCGGCCAACAGGTGCAGTTGTCGTCGGAAGCACCGCCTGTGGACATCCCGTTACCAAGCAAAGGGTACACCAGCACTAAGGTATTCAGGGCTTAGGTAGTTAAAGCGTATGGCTGGTCAACGCATAGAACTACCGCAGTACTCGATGTTTTCAAAGACCCCGGTCTATGACTTGGGTGGTGAAAACGTCGTGTTTGGCCTTATGCACCCCGCAGTCGTCCAGAATTACACGGACGAGCTTTGGGTGATGCCTTCTGCTGGTGTGCCGCGCCTAGACCTGCTGGCCAACTCTTTCTACAACACTCCGGCGCTGTGGTGGGTCATCGCGAGTGTAAACAACATCATCGACCCGTTAGTGGCGGTGCCGGAAGGTACTGAACTCCGTATCCCAACCAAAACACGGCTGGCTGCCGAAGGTATCTTGAATGTCTAAGACACCTGCCAATCTCGATTTTCTAGCTTCGATTCAGCGTTCGGTGACGATTGCTGAAGCTCGCGACGTTGTGCGCAGTTTGCTCGACAACGCGGTCGATGCGTTCGATCCGCAGGCCGCCCTTGACCGGATTTTTCCCGGTCACTGCCCGGCATGCAAGAGCACTAAGGTGACCGAGCCGGATGATGAAGGCTTGGTTGATTGCGGCGACTGCGGCATCTGGTTTGACCCGCTGCATCCGAATAACCTTGGCGAGTCGGAAGAAGACGTCAGCCCGATTGACTATATTCACGACCTAGAACTACCTTCCAACTGGGGTATGGAGGAGGAAGAATACTCACGCGGGCACTACGGAAGCGAAAGCTGGCGGCTGCTCATTGACTACGGTACGCGCTACAACGAGTTCCGGCTTTCGTCCCACACGAATCATAATACCGGTAATCCACGTGACTATGTCGCGGGTGGCGAATTGAAATTGATCTTCACGGTCGGATACTACGGTGACGCTGTTGTCATAGTGCCGTTCGAGAGCGATGCGGACTACATCCCGCGTCGGGACGCCGTCTACGCTGTTGCCAAACAGGTATGTGTTATGATGAAGCGGCGCAAATCCCGTCAGGCGTACCTAGATGACTTCATGCGTCTGTGTGAGCCGCTGCGCGGACTGGCTTCAAGCTGGCATGTCGATTCATTTATCGGCGAGAGCGCTGATCCCGACGACCCGGCTGAGTTTGTCGCCAGCATGCCAGATTTACCCGGCCCGCGTATCACTATTTCGTACTATAAAGTAAGCCCCGAAAGTGCGGCGAACGGAGATTATGAAGAAACGGGTTGGATAGACGAGGAAGGTGTCAGCATGGAGCCGGATGAATTTGATTATTCTGAAGGTATCACTGCCGCCGATAAAGCGATCAAGTTCTTAAAGAAAGAATGCGCGACGCGCCAGTCATCCAGTCACTTTCACGTCGGCGTATGGTATTCCGACGGCGTAAGTCAGGATTACCGCACGGGGGTGGAGACAGAGTTAGCGTACCACCTGCACGGCTTTACCGAAGAGCAGGAAAAGCAAATTTGGAACGCGATCGTGAAGCGACCGCCTGCTGTTTAATTTATGGCCTACTTAACTGAAAACCAGCTGAACAACGTGGTTGATATTCCAATCGCGCTGTCATCGACTGACTTGCGCATGGGCGACTGGATTGTTGCTGCTACGGTCAAAATCGAAGCACCGATGCGCCTGAGCTACCGAATGGCCAACATCGCCATCTCCGGCTCGACCGTAAACACGGCAAACATCACCAGCGGTAACTTGATCTACGGCAACCTCGGATTAGCTTATCTAGCCCTCCGGCGCGATTACATCACCGGCTCACCCGGTGCCGCTGGCGGTCTGGACGTGCTGGTCGCTTATGACCTCGGTGTCTACACTCGCGATCCGTCGTCCGCTGTGCTACTGACAACTCCCGGCGTGTATTCTTGGATCATTTCCAGTAATATGCAGCCGTCCACTGATACGTCGCCGGTCATCCCGCTCACGACATCGATCGATTTTCGTATTTCTGTGAGCGGCAGTGCCCGCCTTGAACTAGACAGCGCATGAACGGATTCATCACAACTAACCGGTTTAATCGGGTATTTGACCTGCCGATGGCCTTCGCGCAAACCGAAGTGCGCAGCGGCAAGCAGATGGTCGTGTGCCGCTACGAGCTTGGGCTTAATCAGCGCCTTGTCATCCGGTCATTGACTTGTTCACTGATTGCCGTGCTGACGCCCGGTGTCACGCCTGCATACTTGAACAGTGCGTTGGGTAGCTGCTCTGTCGGAATCTACCGCGCTTCCAGTGTCAATTATCCGCCAATCACCAGCCCGCTGGCTTTCGCAGGTGTCACCGAATCCAGCTGTACTGTGAATCCGTTCGCTCCATGCGTTATTGAAACTCCCGGAATTTACGCGGTGGTCGTCAGCAACAACACCAGCAACATTGATCTAGCAATCGCCGCCAGCGGTGCTGCCAAATTTTATTACTGACTATGTCTGATCAGCTAGAGAGCGCTTTAGTACTCGCGTTACGGAACACCATCAAATGGGAATCCGGTACGCACGTCGCACCGTTGAGCGGCACCCTCGCGCCGGTCAATCCTGACCTGCCGTTTGACGCCAAGGTGTACCAGCAGCGCGACCGTCAGCTGGCTTACCGCGACCTAATGGTCGGCGCTGCTGTCGTTGAGGTATCCGTTCAAGTAGGCGACGTTTGGAACTACTCCGTACTGAAGCCGACTTTACAAGGCCCGGCGGAAACAAATCTGCCTTTTTCAGAGGATCAAGCTGGTCAACTCAATACTCAGCTGCGGCACGTCACGAATGTCAGCGTCCCGTACGACGCTGCCCGCTACGCTGATGCTGACCTTTATGGCCGTGACGCTATCGTGTACGAAGTGCTGGCGCGGGCCTGCAACGCTACATTTGCCGATCCGTCTATTCCGCTTTCAGACGCAACCGGCACCATCATCCCATCCACCAGCATCTGGTCATTGGGCGAAGGCACGCCTGCCCGCGCCGACATAAATCCGGCGTTGCCTCTTAATCGCGATCTTTTCAAGACACCTGACCGCAATCTCGCTGACCGCGATAACCAGCTGGCCGGTTACGTGGCCCAGTTATGTCAGGTGCTGAAGAATCCATTTGAGCACGCTCTCCGTCTGTACACCCAGATTGAATCGTACGGGACGGTACAGCGTGAGCCGGACATTTACGCGCTCATCAACGATGACGGTACACACCGGGTATTTCAGACCGAACCAGCGCTCCCCGGCGCAAATCAGATCATCTACAACATCGCCGAAAAGACGCTCCAGTGGCAGCGCGAACGTGTGGACGAAGTACATGTTCCGCAAATCTATGCTCTAGCGATTCCGGGTATCGAGGTAGGTCAAACCGTTGAAACTCTCACGCAAATTCCTGACCGTAAAGACGCGCAGTACTGGCGCGGCAAAGCTGGGCAGCTTGCGCCGAAGGGCGTCGGTTTGCAGGACACTGAGATGTACCTGAATTACACCAATAATGACGCTGTCTACGGCGGAGTGATGCAGTACGACTGCGCCAGCTTCACCGTACCAGCCGTCATGGACATCACGCTGGACGGGTCGGTAACGCCGGGCGCGTACCGGTTGAGCGTGCTCGCCCAGCCGAATGGCCGGGTAGAGCTTGCAGGTATCGCCAACATCTCCAGTACGACCGGTACACTCGGCGGCGCTACCTTTGAGATCAACGTGCCAAGCGGCAGTATTGCTGACAAGTTGTACATGGTCGATGGCGGTGACGGCATTTACTACAGCGGATCACTGTATCTGCCCGGAGAGGTGTTTGCCGGTACTTCTGCTGTCACGACGTACTCGCAGTACGGTGCAACGGATAGCAGTGTGCGCCAAAGTGCCATAAACTTTCTCGTTTCGCTTCCGGCAGGCCCGTACTACACGTGGATGGAGTACACCAATATCTCGGGCGAAACAACAGGCTTCCGCGTCAAAGCGGATTACATCGCAACCGGTTCTGAAGCTGTACCGGTTGTTCAGAACGTAGCGCCGCTTCCCTTTAGCGGTCAGAACGGTGATGTTGTAACCAGCCCGATTGCCGTCATGGATGTACGCGACAACGGCCAGTTCCAATACCCTATCCAGTGGACAGGCGGTACAGGCCAGTTGCATATCCGCAAGCTGGTGTTTGAGAGCAAGGCCCAGTACGGACGTTACGCAATCAGCGGTACATTTGCAGGCAGCCACGCCGTGATGGACGCTCTCGGTGAAAACCGTACGCCCTCCGTATTCCGTTGGCAGTTCTCCGTCGCTTCCTCGAGCAGCGGCGCACAGAGCCTTGTGCTGAACTATACCGATGAGCCTTCCTTGCCCGTACGCATCGAGCAGATTCAGGTTCAGCGCATGTACGAGTACGACACTACCCCGCTAAGTGCAGGCTTTCAGGGTTGGCGTCAGGAATGTCTTGATCGGGCTGAGCGGGCTATCCAGCAAGGCTACACGATGGCGGTCAAAGCCTACGGTACGGACGTACCCACATTTAGCGGTACCGGTTCGGTCTGGTCAAACGAGAGCACCGAAAACTGGATGGCCTTCTGCGAAATCTACAATCCGCGTTTACGCTCAATGCCGTCTATTCCTACTGACGGCATTACCGCTGGACATCAGTACGAAGTGACAGTCGGGCCGGTAACGTACAACGGTACGACGTACACTGACGGACAGAAGTTCTACGGCGTCGTGTCTGCCGGTACAGACTACTCTGGCGGTTCAGTAGCGCAGGTCGGAGCGTTCAAGCTCAGTCAAGCAGGCCATGTCGGCAAACCCGTACTGATGCCTCGTGGACTGTACTACGATGACGCCACCGACACCGTACTGGCAGCGTACGATACGGCCCAGTCCGTACCGATTGTCGTTACCTGCCAGCCTTGGATGGTTCAGTACGGACTTTACGTTGCTCAGGCGGAGTTCTGGATGCCTGAGTGCTTGGGTTTCACGCTGCCGTCTGACGCAGTGCCGATCCCGTACCTTGACGTTGATTTTGTGGCCGCGCCGACCGCAGGCACACTACCTTTGGTAGTCAATTTCACAAACCTCTCAACCAACGGAGGCGGCGCTTCGTGGACTTGGGACTTTGGCGATTAACTTATGTCAACCAGTCACGACAGAAATCCGATCCACACGTACAGCGCCGCTGGTATATTCACCGTGTCGCTAACAGGCGTTGGGCGCTACAACACGGATACGGTTGTTAAAACGAACTACATCACAGCGTACAATCCCACGTACGTTTTGACCGCAACAATTCATCCGACAGATTCTGCGGTCGTAACCGGGTTGGGTGAATACCCTGCCGGTACATCCGTCACGCTGACAGCTATCGGTGAGCCAAAACCGGCTGGTGACAATTACGTCGATATTGTGTTTCTAGTCGACGAGTCTGGCTCTATGTCAACTGAGCACAGTTGGCTTACAACAATGCCGAGTCAGCTGGAAGCTGCTCTTTTAGCGGCTGGAATTGGAACAGTAACGCAAAACAAGTACGCGCTCATGGGATATGCCAGCACCACTAATTCTGATCGTGCCTACAAACTTGTCGTTGGAACCGGTGATTGGGGAACAGCTGTTCAGCTACAAGCAGCTGCGCTTAACCTTAATACTCTCGGTAACATTGAAGATGGTTACCAAGCGATGGACGCTGCACTGACTGGTGCAGGTGATACTGCTACAGGGCACGGCCCATACACGTTCAGAGTCGGAGCCGCCGTCGTGTTCGTACTGGTGACTGATTCTGACCGTCAAGGGCCTAATACCCTTCCCGGTCACAGCCTGACCTACGCTTCGATGCTCGCTGAACTGGGTTCGTATAACGTCATTCTTGCCTCCTGCATCAATGCTCGTATACGTAACGTTTCAAACGTAGACGGAATCGGAAAATATGGAACAGCCTTGTACCTGTACAGCGCTTCTAGTCCATACTATACACTAGGGACATTTGATCATTATACCCCATCGACGGACAGCCAAACCGCTAACGTAATAGCTGACTACTGCAATCTAACCGATACTCATGGCGGTAGTGTGTGGGATTTAGAGATTTTGCGAAACGGCGGCCTCTATGCAACAGCGTTTTCAAACGCATTTACTGCGGTATTGACGGCACAGATCGTAGGGGCGTTGTCGTGGCAGTTTGATCACTGGATCATCAACGGTGTAACGATCACCTCGAACCCTTACACATTCACGGTAACCGGTTCTACCACCATAGACCTTTACATGATATGAGCGCAGAAGCTTTGATCCAGAAGATGACCGATACGGACGATCAATCGTACCTATGCGTTGTCCTGCGCAAAACAAACGACAGACTGGAAGTTGCACTGGTTGCCGATGAAATCGGACGTTGGAGCATACCGGGAGGTCATGCCAACGGTGCCGAATCAGGTGTCGAATCCTGCAAGCGTGAAGTCAGAGAAGAGACAGGCATGGATGTCGACCCTCAACCGCTCTTTTTGGCCAGCCATGCGGCGCGGAAACTGCCGGTCACGCTCTACTACGCCATCGTTGAACCTAACACCAAGGCCAAACCGGGTGGTGGTGACGTCACTAAGGTCGAATGGACGCCTGTAAACGCACTGGGCAGCTTGAACGGTACCGACCGCCTCGCCATCGCGGCAGCAGCGAGCCGTGTACACGACGTCGGCGGCATCGTTGAAGAGTTGATTGAGGAAGCCGAAGCACTTGGTTACCCCACAAGCAACGTTCTTCAAGCTCCAGATGCAGTTTACGGTCACCATATCCGGTTAACCGGCGCTGCGGCACCTGCCTTTGCCAAACGCCTAGCCGAAAATCTACCTAAAGCAGCAAGCATCACGGCTAAAATTTTTGAGAGCACTAGCTCGGCTCTGGAAAGAGCGCACAATCGACGGCAGCTTACCCCGGTTTTAGAGTGCCTTTTGCGCGTTTCAGACGCAATGTGGCGCTATGAAAGCCTTATTCTACCGGCACTGAAGGAAAACCGACACGTGCTCGAAGCCGGAGCAGACATTGACTGGGATGCTCTACGATTGCGCGGCGTCCCTCTGGATATTTTGGATCATCTTCGCTCAAAAATGCCGGTAGCAGCGCTTACCCTTGATGTTGGCGACGCTTTTGATGCGGCGACGTATACAAAATTGAAAGAAGCTGTCTACCGTTCAGGCTTGTTGGAAGATATTGACGATCCTAGCGAGCGTGATATTGAAAATATTGACGTAAGGACGCTTGAAGTTCCGCATAGACTGGAATTTGTTGAGCCAGACGTAGACGGTGGTGTCAGTTTTCCTATTGTTCGCTGCCCTGCTTGCGGCGAAACAGGTAGCTTGCTGAATGATTTCAGCTATCTACGCGCAGGTTTCGACGGTATTGAAGCCGGTGACCCTGACGATCTCGACTGCTACGAGTGCCCTAACGGACATAAGCTGGAGTACAGACATCTCGACTCAACACCTACGTATCCGTGCGAAAATTGTGGTAAGCTAATTTCACACGATGACATAGAAACCGGGTCACACCGCTGCGAAGTGCCGTCTAATCAACAATAGTGCTGTGATAATCAAGTCAGACTCTAAGCTGAAACTGCAACGTGGCGGTCAACGTGGACGCTGCGGACTTCTTGATCTGATTGAGCGCCTTGAAGGAACTGAACTAGACATCGTAGAAGTCGGATCATGGATCGGAGAGTCTGCCAACTTGTTTGCGTCATGTGATCGTGTTCGTTCTGTTACTTGCGTTGATTCTTGGAGCAACAAGGACGATGCAGAGATGCTATTTGACCTAAATATTCACCCAAAAATGCGCAAAGTTAAGGCAAAGTCTACGGATGCCGCCGCAACGTTTGCCGCACAGTCATTTGATCTTGTTTACATCGATGCCAGCCATAAGTATGAAAATATTGTTGCTGACATCCAAGCGTGGAGTAGCAAAACTCGGCGCTACATCGGCGGTCACGACTACAACTACAATAAAAGCGGGGTAATCCGTGCTGTGTTTGAAGCTTTCGCTCGCCCGCACTACGTGTTTATGGATGGTTCTTGGCTAGTCGACCTAAAGATCGACCTCTCGCAGCCAAAATACGCCGTAGCCTCCAACATGGCCGTAGTTATGCTGTGATTTTACAAGAAGCCAACCTAGCGGATTTTATCATCGATCTCCATGATCAGTATGGAACAGCGTGGCCGCGCCCGCAGGGTCAGCTTGTACACTTCAAAGTGATCCACAACAACACCACGTACTTGAAAGCAAAGGCTGAAATCGAAGCATTGCTGGAGCTTCACGGACTATCGGCTCGAAAGCTCTCTGTGGTTCCCGGCCCAGAGGTTAAAGGCAAAGTGAACCGTACTGTTCAGTTCAGTGCCGATACCGACTTGCTGACTTAGTCTTTGTGCGAGAAAACAACCTCGACCTTATCAACGATCATACGCAGTTGACGTGCCTTTAGCCGTGCCTGCACTGAGGCAGCTGCCCGCGTGTCAGCTTCGCCGTTAGCCAGCGCAGCCCGTCCGTCTTCCGGCAGTAGCACCCAAAACCATTTCCAATCCTCTCCGAACGTATAGGGCCGGTACTGGAGCTTGACGCGCTGCTTGCTGAAAGGTGAAGCGCCATCTTCGCAGAGCACGCTCGTGATCGATTCCGTTGTTAGGTTTGATGACTCACAGTGCGGGCACAGAAACAGTTTACCTTCCACCTTAGAACCGCATGGGGCGGTGCCGCCGGTGCCGGGATAGGGTGTTGGTGAGCCACAGCCGGGTGCGTAGGCTGCAAGCATGGCGTTCCACTTGGCGCGTGACGGAAGCGGCGCGTAAACCAGCTTGCCGCCAAGCTCATGAACTACCTGTGCGTGCGGATCGTTAGGATAGCGCAAATCAGTCGGATAGCGCGGGTCTTTGCGCTTGGGGCGACCAAAAGCACCGGGCTTAAATTCAGGACGTTCAGTTGACTCTTTTAAGTTCATAGCGTCAATCTCTTCCAACGTCAGCGGTTCAAAGTCATCCCGGTTCCACGGGCCGTAGCGTGAAGCGTGCTCGTTGAACGCCAACTCGTCGGCCTTGAACCTGAAACTTTCATATTCACTAGGATCGACAGTTACGATTTCATCTTCACGTATACAGTCATCGTCATCCTGACCACCGCAGTACCAAATGGTGTCTAAGCACCGCCAGTACTTTGGAACAACCTCGCCGGTATGCAGCCTGACCGTCGGAAGTGGCCGGTAATGCGTTAGGAAAGTATTTGGATCGTCATCACTGCTTTCTTCTAGTCTGCCTAGTTCAGCGTGAAGCAGGTTTAAGGCAGCTTTGCGTTGAGTCAGCGCGTTCTCCCAGCGAGCTTTTGCTTTAGTCGTGCTGTTGTCTGTCAAAAATAGGTGGTTGTCGTTCACGTTATCCGCGTAGGGCATCCAGATTATCCGGCTATACCCTCCGTCAGACAAGTACCACTCCGGGTTACCGCCGGGTTCGTTGAGCCAGTCTTCAACCGTTTTCGGGTAATGGTGGTATTGCGTGACGGCCTGCTCTATCGGTACACCAGTGACGGCCACGTCCAGATCGAGCATGACTCGCTGAAGTGGCGTCAATATCGCCATGAGGCGCTGGTGGCGCGTTTCCATCATTCAATAGGCCACGGCGTTGACCGGAACATGGGAAGCTGGTTTGTGTGAATCTCTGACTCCAGCGTCTTCATGTAGTAGCGATTCGTTTTTGACTCCGAACCTACGCGCACGTACAGCTTTACCTCGCCGGGCTTGGCACTAGCCAGCCGGTACAGGTACTTGCCGTCTGTCTCAAGGACAGCGTTGTGTGATGCGCAGCCTGCTGAGATCAGCAAGGTCAGCGCTACAGCGGCGGTAAGAATAGTCTTCATTTCTTTTTCGGGACGCAGTTTGGCACCGTGCGCCCGCCTTTCTTTTTGGTGCCGACAGCCTCGTAACCTTTCCAGCAGGCTTTCTTCAACGATTCATTGGCAGATTTTCCGTGAACGACCTCGCGTGAACGAAGTGACGAAGACTTGGGATAGACAAGTTCGTTACCGCAGTGTTTACAGACGACCTTTTTGCTCTTGGGGTCGAATGAGCCTTCCGTCGGCTTGCGGCACGTGGTGCAGTAGTGGCCGCCCAGTTCATGCAGCAAAGAGCGGGCACTTGGCACCGATTCCATTGACGGCGGAAAAGTGATGTTGAAGCGCCCCAAGTGCTTGTTAGGCTTTGGTGCAGGCTTGACCGGAGCTTCATCTTCTTCTGCTGGAATCTCGTCAATCACTTCATCTTCGTGACCGGGGCGGGCTTTTACGGTGAACGGCGGCAGCGGGCCGCTGGACTGACGCCACGGGTCTTCCGGGCCGCCCGGACGGGGCGCGTCGGGATCGACACCGTACTCAAGAAGGTTGCTTACAATTTGGGCTGCTTTCTTATTCATTATGTTCTAACTACGTAGGTACTTATTCTGTGACTGGACGTATACTTGCAAACCGCATCCTTGAGAGCGCCGACGATGATTTTGACCCGTTGGGCGAAATCGATCGTTTGGCCAAAACGCGCTATCCAGACATTGAATTAGAACAGGAAGGTCAGCACTGGAACGTCTACAGAAAGGTACCCGGAACACCTGCTCCTGCCGGTAAGCCAAACGAGATAACATTTGGTACGCAAAGTTACCAAACGTTCATTGGTGAAATTTACACGACAGATGCTGCGGATGCTCCGTCCGAAGAGGCGCGTAAAAACTGGCAGGATTACCCGTGGGTGGCTGTTGCCGGATTCCGCGACAGTGAATCCAAGGCGTGCAAGTCGTTTGACGAAGCCCTTGAGTTCATCCTAGCGATCCACGTCGCTAAAACAGGTCGTCCGGTGCGCGAGTCGGAGGACTTGGATGATCCAAGTGCTTTTCTGGAAGATTACGAACCTTCCATCGAAGTGACGAACGAAGCACCCGGCACAGCGTACGATAAGCGGAAATTCCGTGTTGTGCTCCATTGGAAAGATAGCTACGCCGAAGGCAAACCTAAGCCTCTTGTCGATTTTTACGACATCACGAAATTCGATGAAGGTCAGTTTGTATCCAGCTACTACGCGTCCACACTTATGGAACGGCCTACGGACGGCGGGCCTTGGTGGTCACCGGGCGGCCTTGATCTGTATGGCGGTATTGACGTTTGGAAAGTTGCGGACAACGCAATGGATCAAGTTCGGGCCTTTATCCGCCGCGAGCTTGAAAGCAAGCGTAAGCTGAAGCTGACGCCCGATAAGTATTTAGGTTACAATTACGAGAGTTTGGATGTTGATTCACCGGATGCAACTCTGGGTAGTTTTTTGAACAGCTTTCGGGGTCAAATCCGCATCGATTTCCGCGCTATAAACCCTAATCAGTCTAATGTAATCACTACCGTTAATGACGCGGCTGCGCTGTGGGTAGCTCTGACGCCTTATCAGCAGGCCGACGCTTTTCGACATGCGATGCTGTACAAGCGCAAGCGCGAGCAAACCAGCATGATGCCGCTCAATACGTACCGGTTTCCGCTGAACATTAAAAGTCCAGCAGTCTTCAGCGCCTTACGCACAAACGGCATAGCAGCGACCACTCTTGTACAAGCAAGCCAGCTGGAAGCTCCAATCTATCTTTACGTCGATGTCTCTAAATTTGAAGACTCTTTTCCTTACGTGAACGAGTCCGAAGATGTTGACGATGTCACTGCCTACATTCATCCCGAAGATGACAGCAAACAGCCCAAGTACGAGCGCTTGGAAGGTGAACTGCGCCGGATGCTCACGCCGTTTTACAGTAGCGTTTCAGTCCATCGCGAACCGTTCATGGCTCTAAAAGGGGCGTACCATTGGACACTTCAATGCCAGCGCGACGAAAGCCTACGCTTGCCGCGTTTGACTGGTATGCAGAATGGTCGCTACGGTTTTATTGACTGGCGTAAGCAACTTGTTGACTACGTTGAACAGTGGCTAGAGGACAAAGGATTTGTTCAGATGGGTAGCGTGAAGATCATCGGGGTTCTGCGTAAGAATCCAACGATTGAGTTCAATACGTTCAAGTCGGCACTAGCGATGGGAGAGAGCCTTGACGATCCAGATAGCGTGATCTCGCAGGTGGTGGCTCAAACCGACTGGGATAAAGACGTCTGCGAAGCGCTCTGGAAGTGGCACCCAACCGGCGTACGTTACGATGCGATCGACATCAGCGGCAAGGGTGGCTTAGTCACAGCGACCCTCTATTTTCCGTACGATAAGGACGACTTTGCCCGGCGATTCAAAGCGTTCGTTATCCAATGGCTGGAAGAAAACGGGGTGATGAAAGTCACGTCTTCCAAACTTTGGGTAGGTGAAGCAGCAGACAAGACGTACCCGCGTTGGTACGTTAACCTTTCCGTAAATCTGAAGAATTTTCCAGATGATAAGCCTGAGTATACATGAGCCTATTGCTGTTTTCTACCACGTGTATCTTGTAAACAACTGGAAAGAAATAGTCTCTGAACAGTTCCGTTTAATGCAAGAGAGCGGTCTGTATGACGAAGCTTCGACAGTAGTCTGCGGGGTTCAGGCAAAAGACGCCTCTGCTTTAGTGGAATTCGGCCAGATGTTTAGCGGCTACGATAAATTGCGTATACACTCTGGTAGAGGCAACAAGTTCGAGTACCCTACGCTAAAGCTGCTTCACGACTACTGCTTACTACATGACGCTCGTGTTCTATATTTCCACTCAAAAGGTGTAGTGTCTGAGACAGGTTTAACACGTCCTAGTGCTGCTGGCGTCAAAGGCTGGCGCGATCTGATGAATTTTGCCTGCCTTACCGATTATCAAACGTGCCTGCGCCGGTTAAGTGCTGCCAACTGCTGCGGCATAAATTTCAACGGTCAGTTCTTTTCCGGTAACTTCTGGTGGGCTAGTGCAAGCTACATCCGAACCATTCAAGCGCCCGAACGGCCCGATACGGTTACCCGCAGCTACTATGAAACTTGGATTTCGACCGGCACTGGGTTCAAGCCCGCAGCGCTTTACAAAAAGGTACGGTGCAACTACGACGCCTGTAATGCCGTAATCAGGAATAAAGCTATCTGGTTACAAGTCCCCGGCGGGTTGCAGGCAGAAGAGCCGTAGAGCGTTCTGCTCGCTTCACAGGCTTTACCGGATCAAGCCCAAACCAGCGATCAGGATCAGCCGGTTCACTAAGGTCACCTAGAGCACACTCTAGCGCACGCGGTAAAGCCTCCCAGCACGGAACGTGCTTATACAAAGCGATACCACCTTCTGAATCTACAGCTTCATAAAGGCTAAGGCGTTTTGTGCTGAAATTACCGATCACCTTAGTCATCAAGCGCTCAAACTTCAGCAGGTAATCGTCATCAGTCAGAGAGTAGTGTTTGCTTACTCCGTCAAGCATCTCCTTAAAACCTAGAATTATCTTGGATTTTCTAGGTTTACTCACCGGGTAACCGAACCTTATTCTAAGTGACAGGTTGTTCCACGAATCCGATAGTGTGGCAGAAATACCCATGTGGCTGATGTTCCGCACACCAATGCGGGCAGGGCAGCCGCCGCCAAATAGAGGCACGTTGTTGATCCATGCGCTGTTATTCCAACGGTGCTCGCCCGGAAACTGTTTGAACCCCATGCGTTTCAACATGCCTTCGACATCCATGACACGTGGGATAACCACCGACGGTGAGTCGATGTCATCGTACCGAGAAGCGGTGTTGACGTTGTTCACTGCAAAGCTAGACCACGCAGGTCAGGTGATTTTTCCACGCCTGCGGGATGCTGTAGATGAAGTGGAAAGCACGCTGAGTCGCAAAACAGTGCATCAGCGTCAAAACAGTATCCGGCCACAGCTGGTTTGGAATTGTTTCCACGTGGTCGACGAACTGCCACATCGTCAACTTTGACTCTGAACTGAGGCTGTAAGAGCAGTGAAGGAAAGGATTATCTTTTACACTGTCGATGGAGATGATAGCACGCACACCATCTTCAAAATCAAACACGTTCTCGCGCTGTTCTCCGGGACGAAGCGTATCAAACTGACTGGTAGCGTCGTATACACGATCAATCGCGTGCTGTACGCGTTCACGCATTGCGCTTAGACTTTCTGGATTGTAAGGGAGCATTTTTGGAGTCCTATGATGAATACGTGCAACGCCTTGTACTGATCCAGAGTCAGACGTTCCAGCGGGTTGCCCGGTGATAGTTTTATACTGTAGCAGCCCTTGTTCGGGCCGCTGGTGATGATTTGTGCATCGATACCCGGAATCTCTGACAGGTTACCGATTTCTTTGTCCTGCCGTTCTGACCACATTTTTGCGCTGTCCTCCTTGAACCGGTAAAGCACCATCGTCAGCTTGACATACTCACGAATTTTATGCCGGTTGTTGTCGCTACATGTACTAAAAGATGATCTATCCAGCAGGATGCGGTTACGTCCACGTACGGATTCAACAATCATTTCGCTATTCCAGTGTGGAACAGAAGGATGATTTATGGTGATCAGTGTCTGCGTGGCGGTGGAAGATTCAGTTACAAGGAAACCGGCGCTGATGATGTCGCCCTTGAGCTTTACGACCCAAGTTGCGCGTTCAATTTGCAGTTCAGTGTCCGTCATCGGCTTATGTGTATACAAACACCGTGACTAAGTCAACAAAATCCTTTAATACTTTTGAATGGTCACGACGGCATCGTCGCCTTGCGTCTCTATCGTTGCTTTTCCGTTGAGAATCGCTTCGGCGTCCTCTTGTGGTAGCTGCCATGCCTTCAAGATGTCGAGCGCGTTCTGCTTAGCTTTACGGCTGCGCTCGCGCCAGCGCCGTTTGGCAAAATCAATCAGGCCGGGAGCATGCAGCAAGCTACTGCCTTTCATGGTGAAAGTCTTGGTCGGCAGAAGTCGGTCAATCTCGTCGGGGTTAGGCGACGGATCATCGACATCCGATTCCAAAAGCTTGGCGACGATCACCCCTGCGTGCTCCTTGACGTTATCCCACTTGGTACGCTCAATACCCCAGTCCTTGACGTAAGGACTCATGGCCTTGGTTTTCAACGCCGCTTTGAAGGCGTCCATCCATGTGCGCGTCCCGTTGTTCTTGTTACGGTAGGCGGCAATCGCTTCGCGCTTCCACGTACGCCATGCCTTATCGCCATGCTCCTTGATCGCGGGATGCTCTTTAACCGGTGCTTCGGCATCGCCGTCGAAGCGCTGCTTGACGGTCATCCAGACACGCTGATTCTGTTCGTCGCTCGGAAAAATGACGCTGACTGCCGTGGTGCCGACTTCCCAATCATTCGCACCGGCATACATGACCCACCCGGAACCGTCCGCTACGGGGTCAAAATTCTCTGGCTGCTTAAAACCTTCGCTCAGCTGCATATTCTAAGTACCGTAGAGTGTTTTTGCCTTGTGGCTGAGGCAATCGATTAGTTCTTGCACAGCCTGCTCCACGCGGCTGCTGGCTTTAAGCGTAAGGTGACGTCCCATGACAGCTGCGGTTGGCTGGATGTCCTGTTCGATCTCGCGGGCAAGCCGCTTATTCGTACGCGGCCAGTCAACGTTAGCGATGACACTTGGAAGCGCGTGTGCGAAGCGCCGAAGCGTGACATCACGGTTTAACCAATCCTCATCGTCTTCAGTTTCACCCTTCACTTCCTGCATCGGAAGTCGCCACGAACGCGACATGAGATTATTCCCCTGCTCGTTGTCAAAGTAGAGGGTCAACCACGGTGCAGCCAGATCGTTTTCCAGATCAACAGCTAGAATGAACTCAATAGCTGTAAAAACAAGGCCACCGAGTCGGTAAATGGTAGGCAGCTGGAACCGTTTGCGGTAGTACGATGATCCGGCATCCCGTGACCAGCCTAGGCCAGATAGGAATTCATCTATATTTGCCGTGGTTTGAACGTACTGCTCTGCGTCGAGATCAACGTTATCGTCTGCACTTTCCTGCACGGGAGGATTGCTGTAGCGCACACCGCTGATGATACGGTCAGGTGTTTCTGAGCGGATCACTTGCCAGTTTGGAGTGATGAGGTACTTGACGCCGCTGTAGCGTACCGCTTTTACGGTCGGCTTATCCCAGTCTTCAAGCGAGTTGATGACCTCTTCGTCCGCCCATACGGTAGCGAATTCTGCGTAGGCATCCCGCTCGCGAGCACGGTCGACCGCAGCCTGTAAGCTGGTAAACACGCCCAGTGCAACCGGCGCGTCGTAGTTCTCCACTTGTCCGTAGAGAGTGTATACGTTCGGTTTAGCGGCATCGACGTAAGTCTGCGGATCGTCCTCCGATTCAGTTTCACGCACGTAGCGACTTACGTCATCAGACGGAAGCGTGCGCTTACCTTTTTTCCAGATGTTGGAGTCGACCGGCAGGATGTCGAAGTAGATCGCCTGTTTTTCCGCCATGCACCAGACATGTATGATGACACTGTGGTACAGCTTGTAGATGTTACCGACAAATGGCTTGTATACTTCCTCGGCCTGATTGGGGTAAAGTTTCAACAACCCTTGTTCAAGGTGATGGCGAAAGTACGCTTCTTCGTGATGCTCTTCACGTTGTAGCGCCTGCTGGCGTTCTTGCGTCCTCGGGATCGCGCTCCCACATAGACCGGTTGTGCGCGGACTGCGCGATAGGTTGACGGCCCGGTAACCAAAAGAGAGCAGCAGCTTGCGCACTTTCTGCGGATCAATCAGCTGGACAAAGTTGAAGTCGGGTGTGCTATCTGCGTACGTCGTGTAATCTACAACGTCGGGGTCTTTCTCGACTGATTCTGCTATGCTGCCTGTACCTTCACAGCGACAGCAGGGTAGCTCACCTACACCTTTACAGTGGGCACATTCTCCATCGACAGACGCATCAAAGCCGCTACCACCGCAGTCATCACAAGGACTGCTGACGTACCACGTACCATTGATTTGCCGACCGTCCGATCCGGCACAATCAGGGCATGTTTCAGTACTCTCAACTACGGCGTCATCTTCTGCATCAGGCTCAGGATACAGATGCCGGTAACAATCCCAGCACAGGTTATCACCTTTGAATGGTCTGTCACCTTCCGGCGCACCGCCGTGTTCCTTGCACTCGCGACAGTCTTCTGAACTTGGATCGCTCTCATCAGGAATCAGGACTGTCGTATCAACGACGTGCTGGATAGTCTCCGGTGTGGCGTCGAGATTATCTGGTGCGGACTCGTCTACAGCGCGATCCTTGAGTTCGCCGTCGTGCTTTGTGATTTCAGCTAGAATTGAGGCTACCTGCGGCTCAAGCGGGGCAGTGACATCAATCGAACATGTGCCGTCGATGTCAAAACCTTGACTGTAAGTGTCATCAGGTGAGTCAGTGTATTCTCGGTAACCGCCTGCATAAACGTTCCACCGTGTCGGGCTGTCAGGTTCAAGCACCACGGTGTAATAGACCCAAGGCTTTGTCTTGTCTGGTTCGTGGATCAGCCCTAGTTCATAACTCGGACGGTCGGCAGACATGCGCCGACTTAGTGTGCAGCCCTTCTGCACGAAAGCATCAATCACGCTTTCGTGCTGCTTTAGCGTATCGATGTAGCTCTCCGGGTCATCCGGGTCGATAGCTTCCATGATCGACTCGCCAAACAGATTCAACAGCCGGTTTGGTTCCGTCACGGGTATGTCGCTAAACTTGGCGGCCTTGAGCTTGTCGGTAAAGGTCTGAACATCACCGCTGAGCGCAAACTGTTCGATCTGGCGCAACACGTCTACAACGTCGTAGACATCCACGCTCATGCTCTGCACCCGTTCACACACGCCGTATCTGACGTAGCGGACATCGATGAAAGCCTGAGCACCAAACAGTTCGCTGCTGTTGTCTTTGACCGAAATGAACAGCGTGGCAGGGCCAAAAGGCAGCAGCTTCTCCCAGCGCCAGCCGTTAAACTTGTAGCCGAGGTTGCCCAGCACGCTGATGTAATCGTTGCTCGGCAAATAGTTCTCTGGAGCGTCTGTAGTTTCTGCTTCGTTCAGCGGCTCAACGTCTGAATCCACGAAGTAAAATGGATCGGGGTCACCAGCAGCGACAAAATCGTCGATAGCCACCCAGCACATGGTTTGGGATGCGCCGGTAACTGTGCCGGTCTTTCCGCGCAGACGCTGCGACGGGACTTTTGAAGAGATACGAACCCGAGTTCCTTTCGGGTAGCATACGGTAGTAACGCGATCCAATACCGTATCCAACGCATCTTGTGAGATGTCAGTTGGGTCTTCCGGTATCGGCGTGCTTTTCTTCAGATTGCTCGGATTGACAGCCATCGTTGTAACTACCCGCTTTGAATTCCAGCGGAACCGCGTCGAACTTGCGCCCTAAAAAGCGCTTGAACGCGTCACAGGTAGTATGAACTACCCGGCCACGGATCACGAGCACATTCCCGCAGTTCGTACCATCAAACAGCTGGTATGAGGCTGGTTCCGGCCACTTCATTACGCTGAATGTTCGAGTGCAACGTTGATTCCACCTGTCCCTGCTTCAAGCATTGCACGAACAGCGCCGACTTCGGTCGCCAACTTATCGGTGGCGAGCGCCTGCATGAACTGGGCGACGACTGCTGGGTTTTTCCGGGCAAAACCTTCACCATAGATGTTGGCGACGGCGGCGTGGACTTCTTTGATCTGTTCGACAGTTGGATTAGACATGGTGGTGGTCATAGTGTGCTCGCCTTTCGGCCATGAGCGTATAGGCTCGATGTGGACATGCGGTTGTACACCAAGCAGGCTGCGAAACCGCGACAACAATGTTGATTGTGCTGACATCTACTAAAAGAACAGCATGATCCGCTTTTTCGCACAAGCTTTTTATTAAAATTTTAAGTTGACCGAATTACGCTTGTATGTACATTACGGCCATGAGCACAAAGCAGTCGAACAACGTGCCGGACGCAGTCGTATGTGAAGCGTTCGGTTTGACCCCGGAACAGCCCCGTCTGAGTGAGGCGAAGGACTTGTTTCCGCTGCCGCCTGTATTGACAGAAGACACCTATGAACGCGAACCTGATCGTAAACCTGCTTCTTGATGACACTGTCGTAGTCGCAGGCAAAGCCTCCAAGCGCAGCCGCGAATTTGACAAGCTCCTGTCAAAACTGCCCAGCGATGTGCAAAACCTAGCCCGTGAGGTATTTGCCCAGTGGCGTGCCAATCCTTTCGATCCCAGCCTTGAGTTTAAGAAGCTCACTCGGGCTAAAAGCTGGTGGTCTATCCGTCTCGGTCGACGCTATCGAGCCATCTGCTACGCCTACCCTGATACGTGGTACTGGCGCTGGGTAGGAACCCATGAAGACTACAACGCGGCCATCATGCAGATTGAAAAGTGGCAGCCGCCGTCTTCATGACGTTTCAGCCGAGAATACTTCAGCCAACGTAAGTGAACGCTGAAACGGGCGACGGCACACCGGACACCACATGTGCTTTATTTTAGGCTTACTACGCTCAATCAAGCGCGTCTTCGGATTAAATGTCTTCAAAAACCGCTTTCTGAGCAGTGGACGGGCACGTGGATGTTCCCACTCGCCGGGATGTTGACCTAACGGCATTGGGTGCGGGATGTCGCAGATTTTACGACCAGACGCATCGATCGGCCATGCGAATCCGGGCTGTTTGGCACGCTCAATCGCCGCCCGTTTAAGCAGGCGACGGACAGTCGACTCACTCCGCCCGTACCATTCTGCGATCTCCTCGAAGGACTTACCCTCGTGGTACATCTCAAAGATGCGTTCCCACCGTTTTTTGGTGTTCTTAGCCTTGACGCCGCCACGAAGCAGGCGCATCACCTCATCCACGTTAATTTCTGTGTCCATACGATAGTTAGAACATGAGTTCGCTATATGTCCGTAAACTGGTCGAGAACGACGCTCTTGATGACCCAAGCGCCATTGGCATGGAACATTTCACCAATGACGCGTGGCTTATCGCCGATGTCCGTGATATTCTCGATCATGCCAAATTCCTGCGGGAACAGGCGCAACAGGCCGGAGCTTTGTCTCAATCCGTGATCGGCAATATTCCCGATCACGTGATCAACCGCGCCTTGCTCCGCATTGCCTGTGAAGAACTTGATGACGAGGTTCAGGTGGACACCGCCATAAAGCGCCTCAAACGGAACATGGCTTCAATTTGGGACTAACTTTTGTTTATTATGGATGACGGCGGAAATGTTGTAAACAACTTTGATGATCCTGATCAGTACGTGTCGTGGCTTAAAGCCAAAACACGGATCGGCGATCTATCACGCATCCGCTTTGGCTGTCACATCCACACGTCAGATGAAGACACGATTCAACAAAACGCTGCTGAGGCGCAGATAGGCGTCGACTGGAATCAGCTGGCCCGCGATGTTGAAAATATTGAAACAAACGTCATCATGATGCTGACCAACGCCGGTCTATACGTAAATGACGAGGGCCACGGTGACAGTGGTGAACGTGTATGCAGTGTTTACCTATCCAACGACGCCCCGGCCCGCAATACCCAGATGGCGCAACGGATCATCGACTGCACTGATGAATGGCTCAGCACCACAAGCGGTACACTGGAGCCGTTCTTCAAAGACTTCAAGCCTCGCATTGATCCTTACCAGTTTGTCAGCGAGCTTGGTAAACGCGTCTTGGACGTGTCGATCGAATTTACCGGCACGGATGCGCTTAAAGAGTGGTTCAAGCTTAACATAATCGAGTCTGAAGATGACGTCGATGCGCAGGACTACGTCGACAGCCATACGCTGGATTTCAAGACACCCAATCAGTTGAGCAACTTTTTGCATGAAATCAACGATCCTAAAAGCATCCTGACCCGCACCTTCGCAGGTCAGAATGATCATTACGTTGATTTTGACAGCTATGTCGTGCGACACGAGGACGACTCTTACTCAGGCTGGCGCTTTACGGTTGAGTTTCCTGAGTATCCAGAAGATGTCGACATTGGTGCGCTCCCTAAGCCGACATTGAAACTTTACGGCGGCTACTATCTAAACGCGCCTGACCGGGGCTGGACGGACGAAGCGCCGCCTGTGGAAGACATGCCTGCCTGTAAGGCGCATTTCAAGAAGTTTTGTGCGGCGCTCCGTGAGTACACTGGTATCACAGGCACCATTGAGATGACGAACGACGTGGTACAAGAGAGTGCGGATTTGGACGCGCCGGACACTTACATCGAGAACGTCCATGACCTTGGTGACTTGCTCAACGACTTGACCAACTACGGCTTGGCGCACAAGCGTGTCAGCAGCTATGTCGAATGGGTTATGGTCGAAGGTTTCAGCTACTGGGCGGAAGATGAAAACGGCAAGCCGCTTGAAACTGAGTTTTTCCGCAATCAGCTGGAAAAGTTTTGTACCGATCACAAGCTTACATCGTATAGAATTAAGATGGAGCCGTGGAAGCATGTTACCGGAACCGGCTTTTCTCTTCTGATCTCAAAAGCACAGCTGACGCCTGAGTCTCGGATGAACTACGTGAATACCTACGAGTCGCAGGAAGATGACGTCAATGCGCAGGAATATGTCGATACAGAGGTTCCAGTTGACGTCGTAAACAAGGATGAATATAAGCGGGCGCAGAAGTTTTTGAATCGCTGGTACGTAGCACCTAAGCTCGATCGTAGAGGTGTTTGCTACTATTACCCGACACGTATCACCCATCGAATCGACCGTTATCCTAATTTCAATATCGAGATGATTGATCTGAAGGGTTTTGCGGTTGACCAACGTATCGGCGTTTATCGTTTCACGCAGACAGATGTTGATGATGTAGAGCGACTGTTCCAACCATCAGAGCCTCCGCCTAAAGAGTGGCTCATCAGTCAGAATACAACTGTCGCGTCTAAGCGTGCCGATGTATTCAACGAACATCCCGGCATGGTTGCGCACATCAAAGAATCAGAAGATGATCCCGAGCCGTTCATTCAGCGCCAGATGAGTGTTTACCAGAGTCCTTTTATTGAGGCCATGTCCGCTATGGCCACGCGCACGGACGCTGAGGAAATAGACAACGCTGGCACCGTGCAGATAGATTATCACTGGACGCTGCCTAACGGGGTTAAGATCAGCGGTACACCGAACAAAGACTCGTTTCACATAGACCGCCTGTACGTGCCAAAATCGATGCGCAAAGCCGGTGTAGCCCGGAAATGGCTGGCAAAGCTTGGTGAACTCGCCGACCAGACCTCCACAAAGCTAACCGGTACTGCGTTACCGGATGAAGGCAGTAAGTCTAAGTTTCACCAGAAGTGGATCAAGACAATGCGTGATGCCGGGTGGGAAACGGACATCGAGTCACTAGCCTTTTTACATGACGAGCCTGAAGAAGAAATTCGCCGCTGGGACACGAGCATGCGTGACGAACTTGTCCGTTTTCCGCGCAAGCCGGTTCGTGAAAGCTTTGAGCTTCCTGATGACGATGTAGCTGGCTACATCGACAAACTTCCCGTTGCATTTTCGCTGAAAGAGGCTGCCGGTAACCTGAAACAAGCAGGCTACGAGTATGTTTACTGCCGAGCGGCGTTTCCGCCGAACAGTGAAAGCAACCCGACTCCCAGCACGATATATCTTATGGAGTGGAACAGTCCGCTTGAACTTACGTATGATATGCCGGACAAAGAGTATGACGCTATTGCGGATAAAGCCAAAAAAGACGGTGTACTGGCTATCCGTTCTGCATGCCCTCAAGCACGTAAATTCGAGTTTTACGCTCCGTTCAGCGATGGCGATTTCGGTTTGTACTTCACTGTGCCTCCAGAGGTGAGCGTCACGGAAAGTGAGGATGTAGACGCACAGGCCAGTGTTGATGCCTACGCAGCCGAAGTGGCTAACGCGTACAAGCTGCTGGCCCAGCAGGCCGTTGCTGAATTTGACCGACAGGCGAACAAACGCGGTGATCTCACGCCGCGCCGGGCGGACGAACTTGCATCTGAAGTGTCCTCCCAGTACATCGACAACAACGACATCTCCTACGAAAGCCCGGAGGCTGAACACATCCGATCGCTCGTGTACCAGCGCTCCGCTGAACTATTCCCGGCAGATTACGAAGAAGCCGTCGAAGAGAGCGCTGCTGACGTCGATGACACTGGCGACCTTGAACGCTACAAGGAGCAATTTTCGCAGGAAGAGGAAGCCAGTGCGCTGCTTACTCGGCTTGGGTTCGAGCCGGTGCGCTACTATGATGATCGCTTTACGCTTGAGTGGAAAAAACTGATTTATCAGGGCCGTGGCAAGAACGATCCGGCTCGCTACATTTACGTGGATCGTGACCGCCGCACAAAACCAGCGGCTGGCGAGTACGCCTATCACATCTACTTAGCGTACTTCTTCGACTCGGCGTACATGCCGACACATTTTGAAGTTACCTGCGACCTGCCACAACTGGCGGATACATTGAACGCCTGCATAAAGCGTTGGACGCAACCGCGCATCGTCGAGAACGCAGAATCATTTGATGAACCATCTGCTGAGGGGGCTGAGCACCTACTGAACTTGCGCGACATGCTAAAACAGCGCGGCTACACCCGCGAAGCTGATCTCATCTACAAGATATTCTGCGGGCCGCGAAATGAACTCAGCGGACGTCAGCGCGAGGTAATGCTCGGTATCAGCCGTCGCGGCTCCATAGCAACAGACGACGCGAATACGATCTACGATGTCACGTTCTGGCTGGCTGATGGTATGGCTTGGCGCGATATGGAGCACGAGCACAGCCTGTCATTTTACGATTTAATCAACGGCATTGACGCACTAGAAGCCCGTGCTAAAGCGCTGGCCAAAGGGCCGGTAGCTGAATCTTCTGATCCTGACGATCCCGAAGGAATTATCGGCAACTTGGATGCGAATCCGCTGCTGACAGAGCTTCAGCGGCTTGGTTGGAGCGTACCCAAGAACGGTGAAAAACATGAAGTTTTTATCTTCAACAACACCGAGTCGGCAATGACGCGCAGCTGGATCAAAGGCATCAAAGCGCCGGACGGAAATCAGCACGCCATCCATCTCTGGCTGTTTGGCGGAAACACTGTAGAAGCTGTTGTGCGGGTGTACAACTATCGCGACAAGACTTGGCTCAACGCGGCTCAGGACGTCAACTGTGAGACACCGAACAGCGCGGCGGCCATGCTTCGTGATCTCGACTCAGCCCTTGAGCGCTGTGCGGCCAGCAGTGTCCCGCCAGAAGAAGAGGCAAAAGTGATCGAGCGGATCGGTATCCATTACAGCAAATGGTACGATGAAGTGCTCAGCGCCATGCGTTTTGAGCCGTGAGCACATTTAGTAAAATTTTAGGTTGACGCTCTAATCGATGCTGTATACAGTGTCCACATGAACTGGAAACCTCGCGCATCTGATATTGAATGGACGCGTTCGCATATCGCCCGCATCAACAACGGCGGGACTTGGATCATCCCGATGAACGGCAGCATCTGGCGGATAAACCATACCGACAAAAAGCTGGTCTGCACCAGCGGCCCAAAGGATGACATGTATGATCGCATCACGATTGTCTGCCAGCATCTGGGCTACACAACCGAGTACGCTGCGGCTTCAAATGCCACCGTGCTCACCGCTGCCGATGCTGGTTCCGGTAAATTGACAGAGCGTATGCCGGGTATCAGTGACAACTGGAGCCGTAATTAAGCTATGAACAAGCCGCAACCTCTACAACCCGGCGACCCGGTCGAATACGAAAGCTCTACCGGTGGGCGCGAGCGTGGCTACGTAGTCAAAGTCGATAGTCACAGTCAGGAGAGCGTTCTCGTACGCAATCCGGCCCGTGGCGAAGTCTGGTTGCAAGTCGATGCCCACAAAGTGAAACGTATATGACTGTCACCCGCCAAACCGCCGTCAACAAGGCACTGCTGCGCAATCGCCCGGCCTTGCGCTATTCTTCATCGACTCCCAGTGTGACATTGGTACAGGACAGTGAGCAGCCGGGCGCGACAAGCCGTGTCATCCAACAGCTTCTTTCCGCGCAGTTTCTCTATCCGTCAGAAGTCGCTTGGCAGTTAGGCATGGCGGAGTGCTTCGTTTCAATGAACCCGGAAACGTCCGGCCAGCTAGTTGAGTATGACCCCGCCGATTTCACGCAACCGTAAGACCAAGATTGCCTGTTGTGAGGGCTGGATTTACGTCACACCGTTCAATGGTCAGCGCTTGAGCTACTACGTCACGGCCAGCGGGCACCGGGCTATGACGCTAGACCCGCTTGATCTTCCGTATGTAATAGAGGAACTGATCAAGGGCCTCGGCGGCCTTGCTTTAAGATGAACGCGAGCACTATTGCCAAAACACTGCTGGAAGATGATTCGTTTGATCCGAATGATCCGATGGCGTTCATCTATCACGAGATCGAGAACAAACACCATAAGATCGACTCCATTCACGTAGTCGGTCGGCGCTGGTTCCAGCGCACGTATGGCAACACCTATCACGTCGCAGACATCTACGTTAACGACAAGCTTGTCCACACAACACCGATGGAATACGGTTACGGTGATCAGTTCCAGTGGACAGCTGCCCAGTGGCTGGAAGATAACGGGTACATCAAGCGCGAACGTTCCAAGAACGGCAGCTGCGATCCGATGTGGGTAGTGGCTGAACGCATGGGTTTCAAGTACAGCTACGAGGTGTATGACGTTAGGCGGCAGCGTGACCTTTGATTTTATGGCTCTTGACCTATCCAAATGCCAAGTCATCAAGCATGACGGCGATCCTGTTACCGTTACAACCCCGGAAGGCGATGTTGTCCTTGAAAACGGCATGTACGTCATCGTCGATGAGAACGGTGCCGAATGGGTCAAGACCGAGGCAGAAATGGGCAGCGCGGGATGACCTGACCGCTGCTTTAAGCAGTCAGGGCGCTATCAGGCTTCAGAACTTACTCGTCCTTACGCTTCCGTAAGACCCAAGCGCGTTAAAACCAGCTGCTTGATCGTAGCATCTGTCCAGTCACCGAGGCTGATGTAGTCTTGGCCCGTAACAGTTATACGGATTTGACCGTTGACGATGATCAACAGCTTGGAGTTAAAAGCGTCGTCGAGCGTCGTCCATTTAATGGTGCTGAACGTTTCAGTACGTGCCGAAACGATTTCCACAGCTTTTGGGATTACGTTTACAATGTTCATGTTCATATCAAGTAGTAAAATGCGAGTACGACAAACCATTGCCGTTGTTGTACAGCTGATTTATCTGCGTTACGCTCAGTGCTGTTGACCATATCCCTAAGCCGCAGACAGAACCAATCCAACCATAACCTTCAGATGAATCGTTTCCTAAGTAGTGCGTAGATGTGTAACTGTATATGCCGTTATCGTAGCCTTCAAGCACCAAAGCACCATCAACGTAGAACAGCCAGTATCCGCCATTATTGTCAATGTATAAGCGAACGGCTGTAAACATTATCCAGCGATCATAGACATCGCCGTTGAGGTTAACGGTTCCGATTTCGTCATTTTTGAAGTATCCAAAATCACCGGATGGGTCGCAGTACGCTTGATAAGTAGCAATACCTGAGTTCTGGTCAACGTTTAATAGCTGATAAGCTGCCGACGAGCTATCGATAATCGTCGACTGGTACTGTGCCCAATAGTTGATTGTCACTGCGTCGTGCCCGTAGTCCATACCGACAAAGATAGCGTCGCCGACCAAGTAATCAGGGCTGTTTTGTCCAAAAACAAGCGCGGTATCGACAATACCTGTTGCATCTGATGGCTGATTAGCGGCTACATCGAGCGTGTGGTTACCGGTAACATCGTAATAATAGACTCCGTTTACGGGTGGTGCGCTGAATGTCCAGTAAGCTTCCAGCGAATTGAGCAACCCGTTAGGCGGTTCGACTAATACGACTTGACCTCCATTTATGCCGCTAAACGGAAATGTCGGATCGTAGGCATTGAGGCATGTTGCTAGATCGATGTAGATAGTACCTCCGTCTGATACGAGCGGATAATCCTGCGAACTGAAGTCGGTATTGTATACGGTAAAACTAGCATCCGCCGTCAAGAAAGTGCCACCATGTACTTCACCGCTTTCCGTCGATATACTGGTCATCGCCCAGTAGCCTCCCCAAATGAAGCCATAGTTCATCAACGCTGTTACAGTGATGCTCAGATAATCTACATCAGGCCCAGATACGGTACCGTAGTTTGTAAACGAGGACGATGTAACAAATCCACCGTAGAATCCGGCACCTGCGTTATTGGTGACGGCACCGTTGAAATTGCCGTCATACACGAAGCTGCCGCTGCCGTTTACGAAATCAGAGTTGAATGTTCCACCCCAAATGTTATTTGAGTTTTCTACGTAATCGTTAAACGTACCACCGTAGATTTCACCGGATGTGTATACGATTCCGTTGAAGGTGCCGCCGTATATTTCACCGCTGCTTAAATTAACTTCCGAGTTGAACGTACCTGAATAAATCGTAGCGCCATCGACGAACAACAGCGACTCGTACATACCTCCGTAAATTGATCCGCTGTAAGCGTAAAAATCGTTGCTCTGCCATTTACCGCTGTATACAGAACCACCACTAAGCTCAACGTGCAGGTTGCACGTACCGGTAACATTAGCACTTAAAACGCTCGTGATTCCGGGCGTTTCAATGGCTGAATCACACAGCGCCAAGTCTGAAGCTAGATAGTGAGCGTCAGAAGCAAGCCAAGGGGCATACGGCGACGGAACTGTACCAGCTGAATCTAGATACCAGTTATTCGGATCGTTCCAGTCCGAATTTATACCTTTCCAGTAGATCACTGGCGGTTCAGCGACCACAACGTAATTCGTGCGTGTTTTTGTACTGGTTCCGCTAGGGCCGGTAGCTGTGAGTACGACCGTGTACGTTCCAGCGCTGATATAGAGGTGAGTCGGATTCATGGTAGCGCGTAGTCAAGGATTATTGACGATGGTGCCGTCGCCGAAATCCCATGTGAAGTACGTTCCGTTCGTACTCAGGTTGGTAAACGTAACACTCAAAGGAGCATCGCCGGTTAACGGCGTAGCAGTAAAGTCAGCAACCGGGGCTGGCGGTGCGCTGTTCACTGCTGCGATGTAGTTCTCGCGGGTGTAGTACGTCGTACCGCTTGCATCGATACCGGCTAATTCAACCGTGTACGTACCTGTTCCGGTATAGATGTGTGTCGGCGATACGCTGTTACTGGTTGTGCCATCACCAAAATCCCACGTGAAATAGACGCCTAGCGTACTTTCGTTTGTGAACACGACACTCAACGGAGCTTCACCGCTTGTCGGCGCGGCTGTGAAGTAAACTGTCGGCAGTGTGGTCGAACGCGGAGGGACATAGGTCACCGGAATGTTGGAGACAGGTTCGGGCTGCGGTTCGACGATACCACCGCCATCGACTTTGTTCGGATCAGGTACCAACGTACACGAGAACTGCGGAAGCGGCACGGGAGGCAAGACCGGCGCAGGTATTACGGTGATAGGCATGTCTGCGCTCGGCAGCGCTTGAGGCACTACCGTTCCTCCGCCGTCCACTTTGAGTGGATCGGGTACGTATGTGACCGGAATGTTCATGTTCCAGTCTAACTACCTTCTTCCTCTCGACCGCTGAACAGGTCAGCCTCTTCCGCCTCTTCTTTGGTTTTTGGCGGTGGTGCGTTGATACTGTCCAACGGCAGAAACACGGAAAGTTGCTCAAACTCTAAGTCATACGAGACGTCTACTGGTTTAATACCGAACGGACTCAGTGTCTCAATCGCCGTAGCGTTTACGTCTTCGGTATTTGTTGTCGGGATTCCGAGCACAACTAGCACCGGGCCGCCGTGCCAGCGGTCGTTGACGTACTGCCACCAACCGTCTACCAAACCGAACGCAGCTTCCAGTGCTGCGAATACATCCTTGATGTTCGGTCTGGACTTCAACTGGTCGACGTAGCGATCGACTTCTTCGTCCTCAAGCATCCGGGATATGATTGATCTAGGTTTCATTGTGTAGGTTCCTTGGAGCCGAGATCGGAGATAAGCTGGTAGCCCCACCCGTAGCACGCTGGGCACAGGTAGCCGACATCATTTGGATCATCCCCGGTACCATCGCAGCGCTCGCACGGATTTTCGGTATGGACTTTACCGGTCAGCATCGAAATGAACAGGGCTACGTCTTCGACGTTGTCAAAGCACCACGACTGATTCGCCGTTATGATGTCCTTGGCTCGCTCCAAGTCCGGTAATAATTGCGAATTGTTATCCAGCCAGTTAAGAAAATTCTGCTTCTCTTCTGGCACGTCCATGCAGTACGGCGCTTCACGCATGATCCCTTTGACGAGACGATTTATTTCTAAACTGAATGGCAGTGCGTCGATGTAATCTTGCGGATTTACTTCGTCTTCAAGAAGCCGTCCTACAATCTGCTGTGGCGCGGTCATGGTACAGTCCGCCTAGGTGTTTATGTTGACTGCTACACCGCGATCGATAAGCGTTTGCATGTCGATCAAGCCTTGACCTGTCGGCAGCTGATTCGTGCCGCCACTGAAGTCCATAATACCTGAAACGCAAGCAAGCGAAGCTACGCAGCGGGCCAGCACGGCATTTACGGATTCAGAAGAAAGAGCGCTGCCGTACGCTGAGAAATAGAACCAGCTGTTGGGAACAAGCTCTGGAACGTTCAGCGTGGTCAGTGCTGGATTATAGCTCAGGTAAAAAGCGTCGCACGTCGTAAGTTTCGGTAAGTCAACCGAAGTTAGACTCGGACAGCTGGTGACAGAAAACTCGTTCGGCGATTCAGTAAGCTCTGGCAAACTTAGCGTTGTCACGTTTGAGACGTAGACGTAGAAGTCGTAGACGCTTACGAGCTTTGGCAAACTTAGCGATGTCACCAAAGGACAGGCATCAAGTTCAAAATAACCCTCTACCAGTACAAGCTCGGGCAATGCAATCGTAGTGAGCGCTGAATTTGAGTAGATGTAGAGTCCATCCGTTACGTGTACAAGGTTAAGTGCCTCAAACGACTCAAGACTGTTTTGTCCATAGAAGTACAGATAACGAAGCGTCGTTGGAATATAAAGCAGGTTTACAATACCACTGCCCTCAGTATCAAGATTCCAACCGGCTGCACCGGCAAAATCGATTGTTTCTGGACTCCAGCTGTAGGGTGAGTTTTGCATGTTATGGCAGGTGATCAGGGTTGGTGTAAACAAGCATGCCACGATCACGCAACGTTTGGGCGTCGATTTCTCCTTGGACAGAAGGTGCGGCGTTGCTGCCGTAGCACAGCCAGAGTTCGCCGAAGTCTTGACCGATGCTGACCCACTGGGCAAGCAAAGCATCAACACACTCCTGCGTAAGCGAATTCTCTGTAAACAGCGCTCGGTACCAGTAGTCGGTAGCCTGCAAACTCGGCAAACTGATTGTCTCCAGTCCGTTATAGTTGTTTGAGATAGCGAATATCGTAGGTGGTTGAACAAGCGAAGGCAGCACCACACTGGTAAGTTTTGTGCTGGTAATATCAAAAGTGATGTCGCCGCAAGCAACCAGATTCGGCATATCAAGCGACTCAAGGTTACTTCCTTCAAAGAACACGTTATCACCAATATACGTCAAACTTGGAAAGCTCAGCGCTATCAGTTCGGCGTCTGAAAAGTAGGAGTTACTCCGAAGCGCGGAAACATAGCACACCAAGCTGTAAGGTTCTGCGATTCCCGACGTGTACAAATCCAGCGATACGTACTCGTAAAAGTCCGGCGTGTTGTTCTGCCAGATATAATCTTCCGGCGGAGTACCTGCCATGAAGATGCTGGCATTGGGCCGGATGTAGGGTGAAGCCTGCGGCGGCGGAGGGTCGAGCCGACGGATTATGCGCACGCCGGGATAGCCGGGTAGGTATGTGTTTGATGCGTAGCGTTGCACAATCTTTTTTTTTGTTAAAGGGTTACTGCGCCAGAAGCGATCAATTCGCTCAGCTTCTTCTCTTCGACAGGTTCCGGCAGGTCTGTTCCGGCGTATTGGGCGATAAACGTGTCCAGCTGCTGTTGCTTTCCAGATTCCAGCACGGCGTAGACTTTTGCAAACGCCACCTCGTTGGTGCGTTTGAGCTTCGCCAGCCGGATCATCCAGTTATCTTTGCACTGCTCGCAGCAAATCTTGTCGTACTGGTCGACTGCCCGGCGCAGTGCGCTGAAGCCTGCTTCGCCGAAAGCTGTGGTTGCTGTCTCAATCGCGTTGACGTGGTCTAAAGTCAGTTTCATAACGTATCTTTTTACGGCTTCCGTTTATTAGTTCCAACAACCTGTGCGCCGTCAGCATGGGCTGTTGAGGTCAGCAGCAGTCAACCAATCTGAAGACCTGCCTGCTTGGCAATCTCGTTCATTGTGTTCGTGAACACTGACGCAAAGTCAGCGTCCTTGGTCATCAAGTCGAACGCATCCGGTACGGCATAGACGCTCTTGTCATCAAACATGAACGTAACACGCGCCTGTTTACCCGGAGCCGGAGCGCTTACGCCGATGCGCGTACAGGTAGCTGACTTTTTGGACAAACGGGTGGCGGTCGCTTTGGCTGCATTGACAGCTGCCGCCAGTGACGGCGTGGCGGTCATCTTTTCCGTCAGCGGGTAGATGTTTTCCACTTTCTCGCCTGAAGCAAGTACGTGCGTACCATCGTACGGCGCGAATTCAGCGCGGATGTAGCCTTTGTTATTAGTGCCAGTTGGAAAAGCGAGGATGGCGGTCGTAATCCAATAGCCGTTGAATACGGACGTCGTTATCGGATTGTCGTTAAAAATCATAGCGTTTTGCGGTGTTACTGCGCTCTAACTACTTGGCCTACGGAGCAATCAGGATAATGTCCGGCTGTTCCTTGGCAAACTGCATGCCGAATTTTTCGACTGCCGCGTATGCAATGTAAACCGCCGGTTTCTCGTAGAACTTGCAGTCTTCCAGACTGGCGACCTTGAATTCGACATTTGCCGGGTGAAAGCAGGTGATCGGCAGCTGTTCACGGCGCATCATCTGATACAGGACATCATGGATCAGAGACGAACGCTGAAAACACTTCCAGTCTGGGCAGGGGCCGCTTGGGCCGTCCCATGCGTAACCGGTGCCGATGGTCAGCAGACCGCTGGCGGTAAGAGAGTAAAAGGCATTAAAAACCGAATAGCCGGTAATCCCGGTCTGGACGGTATAAGTCTGTTCCGTGCGGTACTTGTAGCCTTCGCTATATTTGATCGTGTCGCCTTTCATGCACTACTAACTACAGTTCAAGATTGGCGTGCTGCTGGTGGATTGGCCGTGTAAAGCATTTAGTTAAAATATAGTGTTTACTGCTTTAGACCTTGTGTATACAGTTTGGCCATGACTTTAGACGACAACGCAGCACTGGAGAATTACATCAACGCAGCTGTGCGCTTGGGATTTACCCATGTTGCGAGCGGCAAAAAGCGTTTAAGCGGCAAAGCTCTCCTAGACGCCCTCGATGAAGTCACATTGGATGGCCTCAAGCTTCGGAATTATCACGTCAGTATCCTTACCAACGCCTATGGCTTTGCTTTCCGGCAGCAATACATGCAGAAGCTAATCGCCAAGAAAGGTGCAGCAGTATGAGCAAATTTGGAGCATCACCCATGCGCTGCGATGCTGCTCGACGCCCGTTGTTCTGCACCGTCTCCAAGATCAGCAAAGACCGTAAGAAAGTCACGCTGCGCTGGGACTTGGGTGAAAAAGTGAATACCGACTGGCGCATCGATTACAGCCGTCCGGTGCCGAACAAGCCGAACTACTATTACCAGTCACCGCATGACACTAAAAAGCATCTTGGATTTGGCAATCAGGTTGTCGACATGGATCAGGTGCTGAATGTGAACGCCTACCACGTCGGCGACTACGAGATGTTCTTGTGCGATGCCGCGCTGAAAGGTGCCTATCTGGAATGGGCACCTCAGTTGCTCGCCTGCGAACGTTTTCTGTTTGGAAGGTGCTGACAAATGGAAGCCGACTGCGCCTAAATTCAAGCCTGAGCGCGACTATTAAAATTTACAGTTGACCGACAATACCAACAGTGTATACAGTATTACCAACATGAATCCCGAAAAGAAAACCCAATGCTGCTCCCGCGACCATAACCACGACGGTAACTGTGATCAGCATCCCGGCCCGAGCGCCCAGCCAAAAAAGCTCAGCTTGCTTGCCCGCTGGAAAATGGCATGGGCGGCGGAGCGCGAAGCCCACGCTAAGGCTAAGGCACAGAAGGTAGCGGCAAAAGAAAAAGCCGACTACGACAAGTTTGTTGAGCGCAGTCAGATGCTGATCACCAGACTGGCGAACGAAGGTTTTCAGCCGCTGCGCAGCTGCTTCAACTATCAGGTGCTGCCGTCCGGTATCACCGTTATTGCCCACATGGTGCGCGACGGCAAGCTGTATAAAGTCACCTATACGCCGAAAGATGCAGTCAGCATCGAGAGCGTCTGACCATGCCCAAGCCAACCACACGCGAACGCCTAGCTACAGTGCTCTGTCGGGAGACAGGTGCGCTGTTCGAGGCGCACATGATATACCAGAACAGTAATCTGGAAGTAGCCTATCGGGATGTCTGCCGCTGGGACGCTTGGGGTACGCTGCCTGCGGAAGGTACTCTCGGCGCACGCAAACTTCATGTTTACTCGTGGGACACGATGGGTGACTGCGTCAAGAAAGGCATCGCGCTGATCAAGAGCGATTACCTCGACTGGGAAGTTTCAACCAAATAGCTTATGAGCATGACCGAGCAAAATGTACGCGTTGGTATCGTTAAACGCGCCGTTCTTAATGGCGAAGCAATCCTTCAGCACATGCGCGAAGGCTGGGAACTGGGCCTGAACAACGGATTGAATCCGCGCACGTGGTTGCAGAAGGATGGCCTGTGCAAAGGCGGCGAAACCAAAAATGTAAGCATGAACGTTGTCAGTTCGCTGCGGAACAAAAAGAAGATCGCGGTCGAACCGCGCCGCGAGAAAGACCCGTACTGGCTGACCCGGTACAAACTGAATGGCTGATGTTATGCTTATTTCCTACGCACCCCAAGACAAAGAGATCGGACGGCTGATCGCCCAGCTTAAAGCGGGTGACGTTGACATGCTTACAGCGGCTACCAAGATTCAGGAGCAGCTGGACAGCATCCGCAGCGAGTACACCAGCGTGCTGCACCAGATCAAAAATGCGCTCGGTCAACACGACACAGCGCTACCGCTTGATTTACCGGCGCTCGCTCGGGCAAGTTTTCAGAAAGCGTCCCACTGTCACAGCTACAACCAGATCGTCAGCACCATTCTCGCCTTGAACGGCGGCCCGGTCGATGCCGATACTACTACTGACGGGATCGACTACGTGCTTGTCCGCCGTGAGTTATTCGATTCGCTCAGCAACCTGTACAAAGAGATCAGGAAAGCTGACGGCTACGACTTGACGCCCGAACAGGCTGCCGACCGCGACGCGTTGAATCAGGTCGTGACCATTTTAGACAAGGCCGTTCTTGCGGAAGCTTTGCGCTTACTGGGCGGCTTCGTGCTACCGGATGATACGCAGGTGCCGTTGTCGCAACGCTTAAAGGCTCTGGAAATCAACGTTCAGGAAACACGTGACTTTATCGCCAAACACGAAACAGCAAGTTCTAAACAAGCATGAAGACCATCGAGCGCATTAAAGAAATCATCGCCGTACATTCATGCGACATCAGCGGCAAACCGGAACGCATCGCCGATGACGCCTTGTTTGCCGACGTTATCTCCGACTCACTTGACCGGTTGGAAGCACTTATGGCCATCGAAGACCACTACCGCATCGAGATCACTGATGGTGAGGCAGATGAGTGCAAAACCGTCAAAGACATCGCTAACCTCGTCGACCGCCTGACTGGTCATGAATAACTTTGACAACAGTACTGAACTGCGCGAACGGCTCGCCAACACCTTGCACCGGGCGTACAACGCCGAAAACAACGCCGCCGATCTAGCCGCCGAACTTCAAGCAACCCGGACTGCCCTGCACGTCTGCGTTGAAAGTCTCAGAGCGAACAAGCTACAGGAAGCTCTTGTCAGTAGTTCGACCTTTCTGAAGCAGCGTGGACTTATGCCGTTGTGTCGCTAGTTAGAGTCATGACGCACGACATACGCTGTGCCTTCCTGTCTATTGTTGCCAAAGCGCGGGCTGCCTATGTGCAGCAAGACTACGTTGTAGACAAGTGGGTAGACCCTACGGCTTGGAGGACATCGATTTACGACGAATACCTAAAAGATCACCAAATCCTTGCCAAGTTCATCCGTGACGGCAGCCGTGTATGTGACATCGGCTGCGGCCCCGGTTATACGCTATGGCTGTTGCGCGAGCTAAAAGGTTGCACGGTTACCGGGGTTGATGTGCCTGATCCACGATTCCAGATTATCCGCGAAACTTGCGGCATAGCTGATACACAGATCGCCGCCGTTAAGGCCCAAACACCGCTGGAACTGAACGGGACTTACGCTGCGATTACATCCATCCGTATTGTCTACAGTAAGGGCTGGACAGCCGATGACTGGATATACTTTATCGAGGACATGGCCACGCATCTTGTGCCGAAAGGCTATCTGATCCTCCGTCAGAACTGGACTGAGCCGTTGCCTAGTGAGACTAAATCGATGTGCCTAGTGCCACGTGTAGCTTGTCTTTACACTGTTTACCAAAAATGCGCATAAACGTATACGCTAGAGACATTCAGCTGAGCTTGTATTTGAGCCTTTTTGAGCGCAGTCTGTGTTTATTCGATGCTCGTGGAATTCAGCTGAACATCAATCCCGCGCCGGAAACTGCGGCTGACCTTGACATCGTTATTTGTAAGCGGCCCTCCGCTACGTATACGCGACCGACCGTCGTGGCGCATCTGTGCGACAGCGGCGCTTTAGTCGTTACTGATGTATTGAGCCAGTCTAACGTCTTATCGTACGACAAATACTCCAAGTTTACTCCTGAAGGCTACAAAGGTATGGCAGAAAATCAGTGGGTACGTGAGCGCCACGCTGATCTTCTGACTAAGCCGGATTTTGGCAGCTACCAAAAAACCGTCCTCTCGCTGTATCACAAGATACGATCACTTGTACATTTCGGCATGCTTCAGCAGGTCAGTCGCAGCGAGCAGTACGGTCAAAGCGAACTGGCGAAGCGTGGCCCTAGCGTTAAACAACGTCCCGTTGACATTTTCTTCGCAGGCACGTCGTCGCTTACTGCGCATCGAAGCCTGTTGATGCAGAAACTGGCTGAAATCAAAAACCTTCGCGTGGATGCCTGCTTGGGTAAGTCAGGAAAACCTCCGGCAAGTTGGAACGCGTACGCTAAACGCATGATTCAGGCTAAAATCTGCGTGTCACCGTGGGGTTTTGGCGAAACGTGTTACCGGGATTTTGAGGCTCTGCTCTCAATGTGTATCCTGATCAAACCTGATACGTCTTTTTCCGAAGTCAGTTCGGAAGCTTTCATACCTGATAAAACGGTATTCTACTGCAAGCCTGACTGGTCTGACCTGCCGGAAGTAATCGACAAAGCACTTGCGCTTTCGACCGGCATTGACCGCCTTTACGCGCACCGTACATTGGTGCAGGAACGTCGACTTGAAACGTTTGTTGACCGCTATGTAACACTGCTCAAATCGCTATGAATAAAACATCCGCTAAAGACGACAAAGTCATTATGCACTTCTGCGGCATCGATGCCGATGAACTCGCCCGACAACGTAAAGTGCTGAGTGACGTTGAGATTCTTGCTGCCGCCGCCAAACGTAAACCCCGTGCTAAATCCAAACGCCATCGCTGAATTTGCTGCCACGGTCATTTTCTTCGCCGTCGGTTCTTTGATCGCCGTCATTATCATCAACATCTGTTCTTAATGCCGTATGGAATATCACATCCTTGTCTACCCGCCAGAGTCCGGTAAAACCGGGCACGTTTACCGCCGTCTGGAGTGCGCTCAAGCTGATCAGCGCGACCGCTACCCGGACACTAAGCTGCTCACCGTGGTGGAAACACCTTTCATCCGCGTTATTGAAACAAAAGAAATCACCGCGTGAGTGCCATCGACACCAAATACCTCCGGCAAGTCGACGAGATGGCGGAGAAGATGTACACGAAGTACTGTGAAGCAGTCGGCGGCAAAGCCTTCAACGGTGATCCACTGCCAGCGTGGAAAGACTTTGTATCGGACGAGAAGAAGCTCAAACAGGTCGTGGCTTGGCGCGAGGTTGCCAAGCTCTTTGCGACCGACTACGAGCACGTTACCCGTGAAGAAGACCCTGACCTGACTGTGGCTTACCTGTGCGGCTTCCATAAGCGTGACGATCTGATCCGGCAGCTGGAAGAAAAATCGGCTCGCTGGGAAGAAACAGCCCAGCAGTACGGTCGCAACTCCGACTACTACTTCGGGCTATTGAAGCGGATTGCTTATCCGTTTGGCGACGAAGCCTGTACTGCCGATGACGGTTCACTGATGGATTCACCTATCATGCTCAAAGTACCGGAACTGGTGAATCGGATGCGTGCCGAGAACACAGCGCTTTACGAATTCATCAACCGCGAGATGGGCATGACCGCGACTGATCCGCGCCTTGATACGCTCAAGAAGCGGATTGTTCAGCTATCTTCAGAAGCTAATTGACGAATAAAGTTGACGGCACTTGAAAAATTGTATACAACGTCTACGAAAGCTAAACACCATGAAAGTCACCGAATTCAATCCTAACGATCTCAAGCTCAAAGCGCACAACAAAAGCCCCAAACCGATGGCCCGGCTGAAGCACTCGCTTTACGCACTCGCGAATCCCAGCAAGCAGGCCGCTGCAACCGTTCGTGGACTCCTTCGCCGCAAACCGCTGTGAGCAACTACACTGACACCTTGTTAGCGCAACTCATGGCGGAAATCGACTATGAGCGCGAAGTAGAACGTTGATCAATCTGAGCCTGCCTGATGCAGAGTCAATTTTTGCGGTTTCCTGACTCTAAACGCCCTGCGAAGCAGAACCGCGTCAGCAGTGCGCATTAGGCAGGCTCGCTTTTTAATATGTCAACTCGTAGACAAAGACGCGATAAGCGCACTATGTTCCGCGCTCGGATGCGCCAGCACTGGACGCGCTTTGGCTATGGCATCAAGGACGACCCGGACGAAACGTACGTCGCCGAACTGCTTGATACGCTGAAGCCGCCGAAAGATGCGTATCATCAGCTGAACAAGATTCTGAATTTCGGCCTTCTGTACGGCATGAGCAGCACGCAACTGGGACAGCAGGTTTTTAATGCGGGACTGGATACAGCTGAGCAAGCACTGCGGGAACACGCAGCCCGTTACCGCTCAATACTAGAAGTTGATCTTGATGAACCTGAAACGCAGTACTGACGTTAAGCGCAAGTGGCGCAACTTGGACGACAGCGTCCGGGAAAACCCGGATGAGTGCTACGTTTTAGACTTGCTGGATGATCTCAGGCCGCCGGTCACATTTTCACTGATGGACGGCTTCCCACCTGACGCAGTGATCAGCTTTCTGCCAAATGAGTCTGCATGCAAGACGTTTGTCGTAATTAAGAACCGCCGCCGTGAATAGCCATAAGAAACACGTTACATGCCAGCGCCGTCTGCACGCCCGCTTGAGTAAGACGTGGACTGAGCACGCTGTCGGCTTGTCGGATGACCCGTCCGCCGGATACGTGGCTGATTTGCTTGATACGTACGTTCCACCTAAACCTGCCCCGCGCAAGCTGAAGGCTACTTGGAGTTATGAAGCAGACCAAGCCCTCCAGCGGATGTACGCAATTCAAGCTGACAATTTGCTCTCAGCCGCGTTGCGGCAATCGAACGCTGCAATTATTCACGATTCAGTGTACGTCAGTCCGGGAGTATCCATAACCGAAGTCGACAGGACTGAAGGTGTTGTGATCTGGGAGCGCATGGCGGGGCCGGAACTTGATTTTACGATCACGAGCACGCCGATCATTTAGTTCAAATTTAATGTTGACGATGAAACCTACTTCGTATACAACATCACTATGTCCGATCACATCCCACCTGAACTAGCGGCCAAGATCGCTGTCAACCGGCCCGGCTGGTTCGCGCTCAGACACCATGAAGGCTGGTGGGTCGGCACCGCCAAAGGCGTTACCTGCTACCGCGACATGGAACTGGCCCGCTATGCTTTGACGATTGTCTGGCAGTGTGAAGGTAGCCGGAGCATTGATTACAAGATCGTACCGTTCACCGAAGACCCGGTCAAAGCTAACGGTGAACACACCCCGAAATATTCCGCGATTGAAGCGATGAACCGCTGCAAAGCAAAATCATGACACCCGCTAAACTCCAAAAGCTGCCCAAATGGGCACAAGATGAATTCAACGCACAGCAGCGCCAGCTGGAACTTCAGCGTGCGCTTTGCTGGCCGAATGAGCCTAAGCCGGTTCCGTATACAAGCGAAGAGATCATCGAACTCATCTCCGCCAAATTCAAAGACCGCTACGCCAAAGGCAGTGTACTCGTCGGCTGGTTTGCCAACGGAAGCCTGTCCATGAGCGTCGGCAGCTGTGTCAGCAAAGGCTGCTCAAGCGGACACTATCACAGTGTAGGCAGTACGACGGAAGCGTCGTCTCAAGGCTGCGGCATAATGTATGCTACACGTCGTGAAGCCTACCTAGCTGCCCGCTGGCAGCTGTGCCAGAACATGGCTGAGATGCTGGCCGCCCTCGACCGCAACGCCAACAGACCGGAGGTTCCATGAGTGTCTGGGCTGACGCGGAATCGGCTGCTGGCTGGGCTGCCATTACCTGCAAAATCCGTAAAGCGGCTCGTCGTGCCCGTCTGATGTCGTACGCTTTTGGAGGAGCGTGCCTGCTGATGTTTGGCTGGGCCAGTGCGCAACTTTGGCTGCTACCTGTGACCGACGACAGTGTGCTGAGTGTTCTGGTCAACGTCTTGATCGGCTGGATCAACTACCGCAGCTACCACTGGAACTTGCGCAATCAGGAACTCTGGCATCAGGCGCAGTTCCATGCCGAGCGTATGAAGTTTGAGGATCAACCGCGCTGGTCGTACCACAATGAACAACTGGATGCGGTGCTCGCGTCCGTGAAAAAGCGTTGATCTATGAACAAAAACAACATCAACAACCCGCCGCTCTATCGGACGACGATCGGCGGACGTCCGGCAATAGAGTGGCACACAACCATCATGCTTGCTCGCGTCCACAGCATCGCATGGATCATGCTGGTGCCTACGCTGTGCCTGTTCCTGTACCTCGCTTGGCGCTGCTACCGCTGGCAAAACTACGGTGGAGCGCTGTTCGGTGCCAGCATCTCCGGCCTGCTGCTCTGGATAAACTTCGTCGGCTTCCATGCCATCTGGCTGTGCAAACGTAACCGGATTGACTGGTGCCGTAACTGGAACAAGCAGAGCGCATCATGTGATGAATCTGGACGCGGACATTGACCGCTATATCGACGAACTGGCAACGCCAAAGGAAGTGCTGAAGAGACAGCTTGTTGTATACATTGATGATCTATGTCGAGCCGGTTATCCGATGACAGACGTGCAAGTGAGCAGTCCGCTCACTTGGCTCCAATACGTGCAGACGACTACCGACAAAATTGATTTCGCTATGTTTGACCTAATTCTGGCTCAAGCCCAAGCAACTTATGAATATCACATCTCCCGCTGACATGCTCGCCCTGCAAGGCGATCGTGTGTTGATCTTCCAACGTGACGATCAAAATGAACTGTGCCACGTGGATACCCTTACCATCGTGCGTGTGATCGACTTTGACCGGAAGAGTCTTCGTCTTGTCAAACGTGATGGCAAGGTACGGCTGCCGGACTGGGAATTCACACAGAAGTTGGCTGATAAGCTGCGCCCGGCCCGCGAGAACAAGGAAGGCGCGAAGTGGGAAGTAACCTTAAAAGCTGCGCAATAACAGATGAAAACGTTCAATTTTCAAGTCGTTGGCATCAGCCATAAACAAACTCAGTTTAGCACCGCGCAAGTTAAACGCGGTGATCGGCTCACGCTCACACTTGAGCCGCAAAACACGTACGATGCTCGGGCTGTCGCTGTCCTCAAAGATGGTGTCCAGATCGGCTATGTGCCTAGAAGCTATAACAAGGACATCCATGAAGCCATAAAGGTGCGTCCGACTGACGTAGATTGCTGTGTTGAAACGGCGTGGCACGCTGGTTGTTGTGTAGTTGTAAGCATCAAAGATGTCAGTGACTAAAACAGGTATGACCCAACAAGAAACCAGCCCTCATGCTATGGTGGACGAGCGACAAGTAAATTCAGCCGTTTGCTCTGCTACTGCACTAGAAAGTAAAACACGTAGCATCTCTCCTGAGCAGCGTGCTAAGCTATCGGCTGCACTGAAAGCGAAGTGGGCCAGTGGAACCAGAAAGCCAACGCCGAAAAGCGCCTATCTTAAAGCTGCTCCCAAAATTAGCGCGGCCCTAACTGGAATTGTACGCGGCCCTTTGACGGCTGATCGAAAAGCACATCTTTCAAAGGTACTTTCGGGTCGCGTATTACGGAAAACGCCACACTCAGAAGCTGAAAAAGAGCGCTTACGTCAAACGCAGGCAAAGTACGCTAAAATAAATGCTACTCCAGAAAGAGCGGCACGTATTGCGCAATCCCTGAAGTCTTCCAAAGTCGCCGCCGACGCCCGTGAAAAAAGCAACTGGCACGAACTAGCTGAGGCAGCAAGAGCCATCAGTCCGCTTACAGGCAGATTTGAAACAAACAACCGCGCCATAGTTTGGTTTTTACGTTCTCCTTCAAATGTTACGTACCAGTTTCGGAATTTGGCCCACTTTATCCGAAACCACTCTGAGCTATTCACTGAGTATGAACTTGGTGTCGTTAACAGATTTGGTCGTACACGAGCGCAGGGAGGACTTTCGCAACTGTCTCCGCATAATAAACATGCAAAAGGCTCGTGGCACGGATGGACGTGGAATTCTGTAGCTGAGTAGGCGTTTAATTATGGCAACGAACTGCCCGCGATAATAAGGAAGGCACGAAGTGGGAAGTAATCTTGAAATACCAATGAGTCGAGCAAGCATTGAAACGTATCAGAAGATAACGTATGACGGCACGCTGTCAGAGCGACGCTGGCAGGTCTACTCTGCGCTCTGGAAGCATGAGGAAGAGCGTCCAGACCTTGGGTTGACGCATAATGAAATATCTAAGCTTGTTCTGTCCATGTATACATTTCCAGATGGCTATCGCAACAATACGGTGGCGCGGCTGTGTGAGCTAGAGAAGCAGGGTGTCGTCAGACGCGTCGGCGAACTGACATGCCCTGTAAGCAAGGAACTGTGCACGACGTGGAAAACGTGCGACAGCCTGCCAAAGCAGGTTACCCGTGAGCATAAACGCCGTTTTTTCATCGTTGTATACCCAGAGGAACTACGTAAAAAGGGCTACGTATACCGCGTAAAGGCGAAAGCTGAAGCAGCGCACGCTGTGTGCCCTAATAGTACTTTAATTGAGGTTGAGGAAGTTGTAACCCGTAAACGCAGTCAACCGACCAGATAAGCTACGCATAAAAATGAAAATCAGTGCCCTCATGCGCGAACTGCGCCGCATCAAGAAGGAGCATGGTGACATCGAAGTCACCTGCACCCACTCTGTTCTTCCTGAGAAGAAGTTTGAGATTTTTGAGACAACCGTGGAACACACCGAAGTCCACAAACACCCCACCATCGGCGAGTGTGTTCGCCTTTGGCTCTAGGAATACGTATGGCAAGAATGGATAAAACGTCACCGCACGATGAGTGCAAAGACAACTGTGAAGAGTGCAACAACCAATGTGAACGTGACACGCCGGAGTTTGACGATCTGATCGGGTACGCGCTCACTGGCGCTGGCGATACGGCGGTCACCTCAGCGGAAGGACACCTCATCGTGTTCGGCGTCGATAAAATTCCGGCTGTCGTAACCCGCCATCGTGGCTGGATGGTTTTTGAAGTTCACCTGCTTGACGTGATGAACGCCGTTCCGTTGGGTATGAGCTACCTCTTCGACAAACCTACGACTGAGCGCTGGAACAAGGTGCTTGTAGACAATGCTGAACAGCTGAAGTTGCACGGTATCGAATCAGCCAAATACATCGCAAACTGGCCGGACAAACTGACTGACAGAACCGACGGTGTGTTCGGGTCGGGCCGCGTGCTTGGCGTGCGCTTGCCTGCCGCAGCACGTGCCGAGCTTGCCACTATCGTCAAAAAGTTAATGGCGGAAGGCGCTGATATACCTACGCTTCACGAAGCCGCAGCCGCTGTCTATGAAAAGCACGCTGAAGAGATCAAGAAAATATCAGGTGACGAACCGGAGGATAACTGATGAAAGAGAGTAACCTTCAACGCTTTGTTCACTGGCTCGTGCTCCGGCTGCATCCACAGCTAGCGGCCACGCGTGCCGACCTGCTCCAGCAGAACAAAGCTATGGCCAAAAAGCTGAACGCGCTACGTGATGAAAACAAGGAGTGGTACGCCCGTTGCATGTCTGCTGAGCAGGCCCTGCGGGCCATCCGCAGCGACATGAAAAAGTCCATCGAACTCCGCGACAAAAACCACGGAACCAACATAAGCTGGTATGCCTAAAATAAATAGCAGCAGCCGCGCACGCGGCAGTAACCGTGGCGGCGTTGGTGGTGGCTATGAGCGCACCGATCCTGACTGGGACAGCACCCGGATCAAGCGGCTGCGGGAAGAGTATAACAGCCTCGACGTACGCTGGCGTAAAACGTACCTGAAGGGCTTGAGCAAATCCGATCGAATTGCCGTTCTAAACATTAACGAATTATGATGAACCTATCATTAGACAAACAACAAAAGGCCGTTCAAACCGAAATTGAACTGGCGAAACAAAACATTCTCGGCATCCAGAGTCTAAAGCAGGCTGCTGAAGAAAAGATCAAGGTGTACGATCAGGACATCGGCAAGCTCGAAGGCAAGATCGACCGCTTGCAGAGTATCCTTGCCGACTTCGATCGGGCTGCATCATCAGCCGCACAAGAACTGGTAAACATAAACACGCCGACTGTGCCTATGCCGGGGTGTGCGCGTGTTTTAGCACTGAACGAGCGGCCACCTGTTCCTCAGTTTGATACGCTCGCGGAAAGCTCCGCGCCTGCCGCACCTGCCGCACCTGCCGCACCTGAGCCTGTCGTTGCGTCAGAGAGTGCGCCGGATGCGCCGTTCGAAACGTTAAAGCCGAGAGCACCCAAGAGAACGGCAACGACGCCTGAAGTACGTGCGGCGTCTTGTAAGTGGATGCAATCTGGCGAACAAGGTCGCATCAAGTACCTGACTACGTTGTTCACGATACTTGGAAATCGTAACGCCCGTAAGAAAACTTACTTCGCCGCGAATGACGCTACCATGTGGTCTTTGACCTTCCTCTGCTTTGCATGGTCAAAACTGGCTGCTAATCGGCAGCACAAGCTCATTCAAGCATTAAACGAATATACTGCTTGGATGGGTCGTCCGTACAAAGTTGCACCGCCCACCGGTCTTATCCGTTTACGCCACTTGGATCGTCTTGAACTCGGTATCAAACTGACTGAATCAGAGGGTTCTTACTTTATCACCGTTCAGCCTGAAGCGAAGAAATTCGGACTGTCTGCGTTTGTTCAGGCTGGGTTCGTACTCCACACTCCGTTAGCGAATACCGACAAGCTGCTAGGCGACAATTTTGTGCCGAAGCACTGCATCAACGCGTATGCCGCCAGTCGCGGGCTTCCTGAAGGTTGGCAACCGCGCATGGGTGAGTGTATCGCGGTGGTTGACTACTACTGGGAACTGCTCGACCTTATTCCGCCGAAGCACGCGCCGTTAGGCCAAAAAACCATGCTACCGGCAGCTAAGTAACGCGACCATCGTTCAAGTTCATATACGTCAAAAGCCGTGCGATCTCTGTGATCCACGGCTTCTTTTGTTGGACGTAACCCAAGAGCTTCTGCGCTTCGCGTTCATAGAGGTTACCATACCATTTGAAGTGATGCGTTTGCGCCGTCTTTTTGAACGGGATCGCGCTCCCGACAATCTTATGGTGACCCGAGGTGACAGCAATGTCTGATCGCGCCAGCGCTACCTTGACTGTCCACGATTGTTGAATCCGCTTGGTCACAGTACCGATGCGCGGGAACTGCTGCCAGATGGAAGGCTCCATAGTCAAAGCCGGTGGGATCGTACCGTTCATCGTTATCCGGTCGACCAGTTCCGAGGTGACCCATGACGCGCTCTCCTTGGCACAAGCCGCTACTACGTCGTTTAAGTTACGGTATCCCGGTACGACGACAAACTCATCCGTGTCGTGCGGAACGTACCAGTCATCCGGGCCAAGCTGCTGCCGGACATGGTTGAAGAAAGCCAAGTCCTTGTTGTTCTCGAACACACCGTCCATCCACGGGATCAGCACCGCGTCGTACGCTTTTGAGCAGTCAGCCAGCAAGTCCCAGTGAGGATTGTCACGACCGCTGTATACACCCCAGTAAAAGCGACTCACGCCCCACTCCGTGTAATGCTTGTAGAAGTGGTGCAGCAGGACGGGATCGACTCCCCGATTCATGTTTCCAACAGCGACGATCATGCGCTAAATACTGTTCTGTTAGTTAATAGAACATGGAATACGAACGCTCCTACAACCGGCCCTCCCGCCGCCAGAGCATCCTCATCGTTCTGCTTTGCGCGGGCATCGGCATGCTCTTGATCCTGCTGGCTTTTCTGCAATGCGTTATCTGATCCTCATCGCCTCCTGCGTCAAGAACGCCGACCGGCGGGCCGCGCAGCGGGAGACGTGGCTGACCAAGCTGCTGCCAGACATGACGCCGCTGTTCTACGTCGGGCACGGCGCTAAGGTCGACGAGCCGAATACAGTCCAGCTGTACGTGGAGGACAACTACGAAGCGCTTCCCCATAAAATGCACGCAGCAGTCAGCTATGCGGCAGCCAATTTCACGTTCGACTACATGTTCCGGGTTGACGACGACACCTATGCCGTACCGGCACGGTTCGATAGTCTGTTCTGGCAGCCGGGAATGGAGATGATCGGCGGTGACATCATGTCCGAGCATCAGTGGAGCACAGGCGGAGCCGGACTGATGTTCAGCCGACGGCTGGTCGATTGCATGGTAAAGACACCGCCGCGTACACCTTGCCCGGATTGCGACGATGGCTGGGCCTGCGAGGTGGGCCGGAAGAACAAGGCCAAGTTCTATTGGACGCCGCGCTTGCAGCATGAGAACAAGCCGTTGCCCCATCCCCGGAACGACATGGTGACCGGTCATCACCTCAGCCCCGACGAGATGCGTCGGCTGCACCGCACGTTCTACCCCACAGATTGAAATAATTTGTTGACGGATCAGAAGCCAAAGTGTATACACTTCAGTCTGATTACGTCATGAGCGATCTCACCAAAAAGCCTACGCAACGACCCAGCTGCAAGCATACCAACAAAGTTGATGTAGGCAGTTCTATGGAAGGCATGGGTACAGTTGTTGTGTATTGGTGTCCAGACTGTGGCGCGTTGAAGCGCACAATGACCAACTGGAGATACACCGACCACCCGTGGATTAAACCTAAGAACACGTGAACCAACTCATCGCCCACCTCGTCGGAGATTACATTCTTCAGTCCGATTGGATGGCAGCCAACAAGCGCAACAGCACGCTAGCCTGCGCTGTCCACTGTCTCTGTTACACGTTACCGTTCATCCTGCTTACCCACTCGGTGTGGGCTTTGCTCGCCATCTACGGCACGCATTTCCTGATCGACCGCTTCGGGCTGGCCCGCTGCGTCATCTGGGCCAAGAACCATATCGGGCCGAACGGTTACTATCCGTGGAACGAGTGCCGCATGACCGGCTATTACGACGAGGAAGTCTGTCCCGTATGGGAAGGTAAGCCTAAGCTGAAGTCCGACATCAAGCCGATCTGGATGCGCATCTGGTTGCTGATCATTACCGACAACACTCTCCACCTACTTTGCAACGCACTCGCGCTCGCCTACCTTGCATGAATAGCCTTGAACAACAAATCACGGACGCTGTAAACAAATACGCCAACACCGCGCCGATCGCGCCGGAACATAGAAGCGAGATCATCGCCGCTATGCTGAGCGGGATGAGTTTGCTCTGTTACTGTCAGGTCGCTAACGACGGCAACCCTAAGATCACACCGCACAAACTGAACGCCGCCGTACAGGCTGTGGCCGCTCAGATGAATCTGTCCAAGGATAAAATCCGTCCCAGCTGATACCTACGCCCTACGACGAAAAACAGAAGATGGAGCGTTTAGCTGCGCTGGACGGGTTCACGCAGGTAACCCAAGAGCCGACCGGGTGGTGGGTACAATGTAAACACTTACCTATATGAGTACTGAAATCAAAGAAGCCCAGATCGCCATCAGCGACGGCAAGATCGCCCTGTTCGGCAGCCGCATGGGCTACTGCGGGCCGGTGGTGCAGGACTACGTTCCGTTCGAGGATGAGGCCAGCGCCATCGCCGAAGCTCGCGCTCGCCTTGAAGCGGAAGGCTACACCGTTGACCCGGAGATCAGCCGTCCGTACATCACAAGCATGCGCGTCAGCTACAGTCGGCGTAAATGAGTTGAAGCGTAACTGTGGAAGCTCAGACAGGGTAGTAAGCTACGCCGCCACGACTGGAGCGACCTTGACGGGCTAAACCGGTATTGACGTAATCATCCATCGCCCGCTGAAGTGCTAGTTTGTACTGTTTACCGTAGCTCGCGATGGTGCTGAAGGATAGCTGCGTGCCCAGATAGGACGACAGCGTCAAACCTTTGCCTTCACCAAGTCTGCCGTTCAATTCAAGGTAAGGTTCTGCAAACCGGCTGACGTTGGATCGCGGCTTAGGTCTATAGTTCGGTGCGACCAATTCCGCTGGACTAACGTCCGGTGACGGTGCGTCGAGATCGCTTTCAAGTAGCCGGTTTACGATGATATTCGCGCTCACGCCTTAACTACATGTATGTAGTTCATGCCTTACGAATACAACGCGAAAGTAAACAAAGTGGTGGATGGCGATACGATTGAAGTCGACATCGACCTTGGATTCAACGTGCGCCTTGCCGACCAGAAGGTGCGCTTGCTAGGTATCGATACGCCGGAAAGTCGCACCGCTGATGCCGTTGAGAAGGTCTTCGGGCTGGCCAGCAAGGATTTCGTGAAACACTTCATCGAGAGCGCGGACAACTGGATCGTCCTGCGCACGCACAAGCTAAACGATGACAACGAAAAGTTTGGCCGCCTGCTGGGCGAGGTCATCCATCCCAAGACCGGCAAGGTGCTCAATGAGGAACTGGTCACGAATGGATTCGCCGTGAAGTACATGGGTGAAAACAAGCTGGATGTCCGCCCGCAGCACCTGATCAATCGTAAGCGTCTCATCGACGCCGGTCTGGTCAAACTGACCTACAAGCAGGCTGGGATCACGGGATAGTGTAGTCGATAGTGATGTACTCCGCCGTCTTGGGCGGTATGCTTTCTACATCCACTTGGATTTCGCCGTTCTGCCCGTCGATGCGCGTGACTCGTGCGTCTACACCCGGCATGGCTTGTCGCACTACCCGCTCAATCGGTTCCCGCGCCGTATGGACAAAGTCCATGTAGAATAACTGGCCGGAAGGTACGCTCATGGGTTGAACTGAGAGGATGTCGGTCAGATCAAACACCATCTTGCTGTACATCCTGCTTACGTTCACCGCAAAAAGGCATTTAGCGCATACGCGCCAGTACTTGTAATGCTTGACCGTATCCTTCTTGGTCTTCCGGCAGAGCCACTCCTTCTTGATCGGCTTCTCCGCCACGTCACCGCACCAGTCGCAGGTACAGGCTTCGATGAGGCGATCAACCTCGATCAGGTAGTCTTCGTATTCAGCTATGGCGTGCAT